ATCAGGTTCTTCAGGAACATCGGGTTCAAGTGGAAGTTCAGGAACATCAGGTTCAAGTGGTTCATCAGGAACTAGCGGAACTTCAGGTTCAAGTGGTTCTTCAGGTTCTTCGGGAACATCAGGTTCTTCAGGTATTAGTGTTACTGGAGCACAAGGAGCAACTGGACCTCAAGGAGCTCAGGGAGCGGTAGGACCATTAGGACCTCAGGGTGCACAAGGAGCAACTGGACCTCAGGGAGCTCAGGGAGCGGTAGGAGCTACAGGAGCACAAGGAGCAACTGGACCATTGGGACCTCAGGGAGCACAAGGAGCTACTGGACCATTGGGACCTCAGGGAGCACAAGGAGCTACTGGACCATTGGGACCTCAGGGAGCTCAGGGAGCGGTAGGACCACAGGGAGCACCAGGACCGGTAGGAGCTCAAGGAGCGGTAGGACCGTTAGGACCACAAGGAGCTCAAGGAGCGATAGGACCTCAGGGAGCACCAGGACTTCAGGGAGCTCAGGGAGCGGTAGGAGCTACAGGAGCACAAGGAGCAGTAGGACCATTGGGACCACAAGGACCAACAGGAGCTCAAGGAGCGGTAGGACCACAAGGACCAACAGGAGCTCAAGGAGCGGTAGGACCATTGGGACCTCAAGGACCAACAGGAGCTCAAGGAGCGGTAGGACCATTAGGACCACAAGGACCAACAGGACCGGTAGGAGCTCAAGGAGCGGTAGGACCACAAGGACCAACAGGAGCTCAAGGAGCGGTAGGACCATTAGGACCACAAGGACCGGTAGGAGCACAAGGAGCGGTAGGACCACAGGGAGCACCAGGACCGGTAGGAGCACAAGGTGCTGTAGGACCATTGGGACCTCAGGGAGCACAAGGTGCGTTAGGACCTCAGGGAGCACCAGGACTTCAGGGAGCTCAAGGAGCGGTAGGAGCAACAGGAGCTCAGGGAGCGGTAGGACCATTAGGACCACAAGGACCAACAGGAGCACAAGGAGCAGTAGGACCATTGGGACCTCAAGGACCAACAGGAGCACAAGGAGCGGTAGGACCATTGGGACCTCAAGGACCAGCAGGACCACAAGGACCAACAGGAGCTCAAGGAGCGGTAGGACCATTAGGACCTCAAGGACCTGTAGGAGCACAAGGAGCTACTGGTTCAACAGGAGCACCAGGACCTGTAGGAGCACAAGGAGCAATAGGACCTCCAGGACCTCAAGGATTCCAAGGAGCACAAGGAGCTGTTGGAGGTACAGGAGCACAAGGAGCGACAGGACCATTGGGACCTCAAGGACCACAAGGAGCTACAGGACCAACAGGAGCACAAGGAGCGACAGGACCATTGGGACCTCAAGGACCAGCGGGAGCTCAAGGAGCTCTTGGACCACAAGGACCTGGAGGACCACAAGGAGCTCAAGGAGCAACTGGTACAGGTTCAACAGGAGCACAAGGAGCGGGAGGACCTCAAGGAGCACAAGGTGCATCAGGAGCTTCAGTATCAGGAACAAACAACAGAGTTGTTAAATTTACAAGCACAACCACTATTGGTGATAGTTCAATTACAGATAATGGTACCACTGTTAGTTTGACAGGAGCGTTGGGTGTAGGTACAAGTTCACCAACAACCGCAGGTTTAATTAGAGCAACTAATGATGTAATAGCATTCTATTCTTCAGATGAAAGATTAAAGGCTGATAAAGTATTAATTGAAGGAGCTTTAAGTAAAATAAATCAATTAGGTGGATATGAATTTGATTGGATACCAATGGTAGGAATTCATGAAAATGAAGGACATGATATTGGTGTAATCGCTCAAGAAGTTGAAAAAGTATTCCCTGAAATTGTAACTACTCGTGATAATGGATACAAAGCAGTTAAATACGAAAAATTAACAGCAGTATTAATTGAAGCGATTAAAGAACTTTCAAATGAAGTAAAAGAACTTAAAAAACAAATTAATAAAGAGTAATGGCAATTCCAACAACAAATATTGCATTAGCAAATAATATATATGGTGAAGCTAACGGAGGATACCCCGGTAGTGGAGTTGTTAGTTTAAATGATATTAGTTTTTATTCTTATTTTGCGGGACCCAATGGAAGCAACTCAATTTCGTATAATGCGTATGGAAAAGGTGAAAATTCGGGTTTAAATAGAATTTATGAGACAAATGCGGTTGGCAACCCTGATGATATGGACGATTTAAAAGGAGTAACATATTTTTATGATAACTCTACTTATCAAGTAACATTAGATGTAGTTAATAATTTAGTATCTACCCCCCCACCACCATTTCCCGTAGATAATGAAATTGATGTTACTGTTGAATTATATGACGATTCTATTACGTATATGTATCTTCAAGCAAATACTGGAGTTGTTAATGCCCCTGGCAGCACTGGCGCCCTTCAAGCTAGTACAACTAATGACCCTATTATTTTTAGAGGATATTGGAAAGTTATAATTAATGGGTTATCTCCGACATTTGCTGGTGGTACTTGTAACATCAGTATAAATGGAAATGCTAAAGTTAGTAGTGGTACAGTAAATGCAGGTCCTGGAGGAACTACATTTACCTCAACTGGTTCTGGAACAGAAGATGTTGCCGCCTATTTAGGATTTACAGGATTATATTTTGCAGTAACAGTTAACTAATTATGATAATAACAGATTGGATACCGACACATATTTTTTTGGGATATCCCCCAAATGAAGAGTTAGAAAAAGAAATTTTTGATAAGGCTATTGAGGTAGGTATAGCATGGAAAAAAAATAACCCAATAAATCCTAATGAATATCCTTTTCTAAAAAAAATAAGTTCTTACTCACAGACATTTTTACAACAATATTTTCAAGATAGAGTAGGTAATCCGTAAGTTAACTTGGTTTTTTTAAATAAGTTATTATATTTGTTATTAACAAATTAATATAAAAAAATGGAACTCAAACCAATTTTCCTACCATCAGAAGACATTAACCAAACAAATTATTATTGGTTTAATGCCGGATTTACTTCAGCCGAAATTGACAAAATTGTTGAAGATGCAAAAGAATACCCATTTGTTAAAGCACTTGTAGTTGATGAAGATAATACTGATAAATTTAGAAAAAGTAACATTAAATGGTTACCTTTTGATTCTAAATGGGAATGGGTTATTGACCGAATAATGACTCATGTTATTGAGGCAAATAATACTATTTGGAAATTTGATTTAAACTCCATTATTGATAATATTCAATATACTGAATACGAAGGTAATGGTGGTCATTATGATTGGCATTTGGATATTGGACCTGGTAAAATTTCGCATAGAAAAATATCTATTACTATCCAATTATCTGACCCTGAAGAATATGTTGGCGGAGATTTGGAAATTATGGTTGGAAGTGACCACACTAAAATTCCAAGAGGAAAAGGTAATGTTGTGGTATTCCCATCATTTTTATTACATAGAGTTGTTCCACTCACAAGTGGAAATAGAAAGAGTTTAGTTTTGTGGGTCGGAGGAGGACAATACAGATAATATGGTTATATCTTCAATAATTGTGGATGATTTTTATAATGACCCACACGAAACGAGAGAATTTGCATTACAACAAGAATTTAATGTGATTGGTAATTATCCTGGATTTAGGACTAAACCATTTTATAATGAAAGTGTTGTTAACCTAATACAAGATATTGTATTTTTTGCTGGTGGTAAAATAACAAAATGGTCAACTGAAGAATATAATGGAGCTTTTCAATATGCAACACAACGAGACAAAAGTTGGATGCATGCTGACCAAACAACAAGTTGGGCTGGCGTTTGTTTTTTAACACCAAACGCACCTATTAGTTCAGGAACAGGTTTATTCAGACATAGAGAAACTGGTATACATACCGCACCTTTAAAAAGTGATGGGGGTTATGATTTTGAAATGTTGGATAGATTATATTTGGATTCCCAAGACATGACCAAATGGGAAATGACTGATATGTTGGGAAACAAGTTTAATAGATTGGTATTGTATAGAGCGGATTATTTTCATACATCATTAGATTATTTTGGTAGAAACTTAGAAGATGGTAGATTATTTCAAACATTCTTTTTTGATACCGAAAGATAATTTTTATGAGAACAAAAAAACCCAGTGCAATTATATACAATTGGGATAGAAAAGGTATTAATGAATTGCAATCACACATTTATTGTGAGGAAAATTTATTGGAATATGTTACAATTTATTCATTGGAAAATATTGAGAATCTAATCCAAGATTATTCAAAGTACTTGCCCGATTTAATAATTTCGTTTGGTAAAAAAATAACAATTAATGATAAAATATTAAATTCAAAATATATTCATTATGATAATATTATTGGTGATATTGAATTGGCTAATGTTGTTGTTAAACAAGGAACTTTTATTAATTGTCAAAATATAAGACCAAAATTTTCAATATTCACACCAACTTACAATACGGGTGAAAGAATTTTAAGAACTTATGAAAGTATTGTAAATCAAACTTTTACTGATTGGGAATGGGTTATTGTTGATGATTCACCTGATGACAATACTTGGAACATTTTAATGGGTCTCAAAGATAAAGATTATCGTGTTAAACCACATAGAATATATCCATTAAGTGGTGGTAATATTGGATTGGCTAAAAATAGGGTTGCTATGTTATGTGATGGAGATTGGTTAGTTGAATTAGACCATGATGATGTTTTAACATCACAATGTTTAGAAATATCAAATGATGCAATTTTACAATATCCTGATGCCGGATTTCTTTATAGTGATGTGTGTGAAATGTATGAGGATGGTAATATGAGAACGTATGACAATAATGTTTCAGGTGATTGGTATGGAAGATATGATAATTACTTTGATTTTGGATATGCTGGTCATAGTTGGACAAATGTTGATGGTAAAGATTTAATTGCTCATTGGTACCCTGATATAAATCCGTTAACTATTAGATTCAATATTAGTATGCCTGACCACGTAAGAATGTGGGAAAGAAAAAAATATCTTGAAATTGGTGGACATAATAAAAATACACCAATTGCTGATGATTTGGAATTAATTATAAGGACATTTCTTAATACAAAAATAATTCATGTAAAAAAAGTATTATACATACAATATAATAATAAAAACACTACTGTTGATAATAACTCAATTGATATAAACCGAAGAGCAAGATTAATTAGAGATTATTACGATAAACAAATACATGAAAAAATAATAGAAATGGGTAAACATGATTGGAATTGGGTTGAAGATGAGAATTGTTCACAAAAATTTCAAAACCACATTTTTATTAGGAAATTTCATAGTGAAGAAGAAATATTAAACTACATTTATAAATAAAACTTATGATAAATTTTACAGTAACCGAAAAAGAAATTAACGAGTATAGACAAGCACAACCATTTCCACACATGGTTGTTGATAATTTTTTACCACCATCATTGTTGAATGGTGTTATTGATGATTTTAGAAACCACAATAATTGGGGTTGGGATAATAGTGATTATTCAAAAGACCATCAAGTTAAAAAATTCTTTTCGCCTTGGAACAATGATGGGGATACAACATTACCAATTAACACCAAATTAATATTGAATTATTTTAATTCACCTGATGTTATTAGTATGTTAGAAAAATTAACAGGGATTGAAGGTTTAATTGCCGACCCAACATTATTAGGTGGTGGGATGCATAAGATTGAATCAGGTGGTAAATTATCAATTCATGCCGACTCAAGAAAACATGCGGTAACTAATAATTACAGAAGAATAAATCTATTAGTATATCTTAATAAAGATTGGAATAAAGAATGGGGTGGTTCATTACAATTATGGGATAAAGATATGACAACAATGGTTCAAGATATTCAACCCTTATTTAACCGTGTAGTTATTTTCAATACTGAAGCTGACACATATCACGGTCATCCACATCCCTTGAATACACCTAATGGTATGTCAAGGATTTCATTGGCATTATATTACTATACTAAAGAAAATCCTGATACTGAAGAAAATAGTGTTACATCCGCAGTTTGGAAAAACGAACCTGTTGAAATCAAAAAAGATGGACCAACCATGTGTTTTGCAACTATGTGTAAAAATGAAGAACATTGTATTCAGAACACATTAGAATCTGTTTATAAACATATTGACTATTGGGTTGTGTGTGATACAGGCTCAACTGATAGGACGTGTGAGATTGTCAAAAATTTCTTTGAAGAAAAAGGAATACCTGGTGAATTACACATTGATAAGTGGGTTGGATTTGACCACAATAAAACTTTAATGATGAAACGGGCTAAAGATAAAGCTGATTATGTTTTACATTTGGATGCTGATGATTTATTGGTTAATGGTTTAGAGTTTACCAAAGATGACATTGGTCAAGATGCTTATTATATGAACGTAACTCGTGGTGATATAAAATGGAAAGCTCTAATAATTTTTAATAACAGATTAACATGGAGATTTTGTGGTGTTGCACATACAACTATTAAATGTGAAGAAAAAGGAATTTTTATCACAAAAGATATTACAAATAGAAATCATTATGTATCAGGAGAAGGTATTGGTTCAAGAGCTTTTGACCCAAATAAATTCTTATATGATGCTGAAAAATTAAAAAAACAATTTTTTGATACTTTATTATCGGACCCAGATAATTTAAATAGTAGGTCAGTTTTTTACACAGCTCAAAGTTATCAAGATTCTGAAATGTATGACGAGGCAATTAAATGGTACCGATTATATACAAAATTAAATGATGGGTGGATTGAAGAGATTTTTGAATCACAAATGAGGATTGCTCTTTGTATGATGAAACTTAATTATGATTTAAGTAAAATTGAAACTGAAATGTTAGTGGCAATAAAGTTATGTAATGATAGAGCGGAACCACATTTTCATATTGGAAAATATTGTAATTTAATCGGTGAGTTTGAAAAGGGGTATTCGTATTTAAAAACCGCAAAATCCAAAAACATTAATAATGTAAAAGAAAAATACATTTTATTCATCCAAGAAAATATGTATGGAGATTATAATAATGATGAGTTATCAGTATCTTGTTTTTGGACAAAAAGATTTGAAGAAGGTTATCAATATTTGTTGCAAATATTAAATGATTTTAGATTTGAAAGTCAAAAAGAAAGATTGTTGACTAATCAAAAACATTTCCAAGATAATTTAGGGATTAAACACGACTAAATAAAAATGTTTTTACTTGATAAGTAAGATAAAACTCCCCTATCAAATTCTAATTTTTCTTCATTTGTGAAAGATTCCAAAGATAGATAATTGTAATAACTAAGATACTTGTTAATACAATGGGAGTTTTGTCCTAATTTTTCTGCAAACGTACCATCACCAAAATATGATTCATCAAATCTAACGGTTGGGTGAAATCCATATCTCCACATATAACTTGCTTGGTCCATAGCTCTGAACACCATATGTTTAGTGGGTCTTAATCTCATTGTGTCATCATTCCACAACTGACCCCAACTTAAAACATTATAATAATCATTACACAATGATTGTACATTTTCATACCATTCAGGGTGAATAATATTATCATCATCTAAGACATAGACCCAATCTGAATATGTCAATTTTAAATTATCCAAAGCATAATTTATATGAGGCTTACCATAATTACCACTTACATTTTTTGGTCTTAAAATTATATCACCATAAGGTAGGATTTTGTCATTATGGTTTGAGTCATAAACAATAACCCAAATACATTCATTAGGTATTGTTTTAGAAATTGTTTCAAGATGTTCAACCCTACTACAGGGGGTTATGATGTAGATACTCATTATTATTAATGTTAGTTTAAAACAAAAAAATGTCTATTTGTTATTTTTAAATATTGTATATTATTATGTTATGAGTTTTAACGGAAATGATTTTTTAACCGCACAAGATGCGATGAATCTACTAAAGATAGAACAACTTGATTATTCGGTTGTTAATACAACAGATGTTTCTCACATTAAAGAGATTTATTTGAAGTCAAAAATATATAAAGGTGGAACAGCATGTGAGGTTGGTAGTTTGGGTGGACATGGAACATTTTCATTATGTTTGGCAGGACTTGATGTTACATCATATGATAATGACGGACACAAAGGGTTTAAAGATAAACGAGAAACTTTGTGTAAAGATTTTAATGTTAATTGGATTGTCCAAGAAGGACTTTACGCATTAAACAATGAAACAAAATATGATGTTGTATTCCACGACTCATATCACTTTGAAGAGGTAATTCCTGAATTGGTTGCATTTTGGTTCTATAAAGTTAAAGATAACGGAATGTTAATTGTTCATGATGTTGAAACTTTTAGTCATGAGAGATTTATGTTCTTAATTGGTAATCCAAGATTTGAAAGAACAAAAGATATTCACGGTAGAGAACTTGGGACATATTATAAAGATTAATGAATCAAACAAATTGTGACATATTAATTATTGGTGCTGGTATAACAGGACTTTCATTAGCATCCTTTTTGGATACGGATAATTATTTAATTGTTGAAAAGGATTTTGAGGTTGGGGGATATTGCAAAACAACAATTAGAAATGGTTTTGTATGGGATTATTCTGGTCACTTCTTTCACTTTAACAATCAAGAAATTAAAGATTATGTATTAGAGAATATTGAGTGTGACGTGGTTACAGTTAATAAAAGAAGTCACATATATTATAAAGACCGATACATAGATTTTCCATTTCAAAACAACATAGACCAATTACCAACAGATGAGTTTGTTGAGTGTTTATATGACCTGAGGAACACTGGAAATGGTGAGGTTAATACATTCACAGACTTTGTTAAAAACACGCTAGGAGAGTCAATTTGTAATAAGTTCATCATACCTTATAATCAAAAGTTATATGCTTGTGATTTGAATAATTTGGATTATGATGCAATGGGAAGGTTCTTTCCAAAACCCACAAACTTTGATGACTTATTAACTCAACTCAAAAACAAAAACAAGTCTGAATCTTATAATGACACATTCATATACCCAACAGGTGGTAGTGTTGAATTTGTTAAGTCATTACTCAAACGAGTAAACCAAGATAATATTTTATTGGATACTGAAATCATCAGTATTGACCTTGAAAACAAAATTGCTCAAACAAATAACGGATATATCAAGTTTAATAAATTGGTGAATACAATGCCGTTTGATACCTTTATGAAACTTACAGGTGAGAAGGTTGATAACCTTTCATCAAACAAAGTAGTTGTATTTAACTTAGGGTTTGATAAACCAACTGACATCAGTTCAAATTGGGTGTATTATCCTAATGATGAAATATTCTATAGAGTTGGATTCTATAACAATATCTTCGGTACAGATAAAATGAGTTTGTACGTTGAGATTGGTTTGGATAAAACTGACAGAGTTATTGAGGAGGATTTGTTGAATAAGATATTAGAAGATTTATCAAGGGTGGGGGTTATAAATGACCATAATTTAGTAGACCACCAAATGATTGTTATGAATCCTGCCTATGTTCATATTACCAAAGAATCAAAAGAAGTTTATAGTAGTTGGGGCAAAAAAAATAACCCTAATGGGTTATTTTCTATTGGTAGATATGGTTCTTGGACTTATTGTTCTATTGAGGATAACATCCTACAATCAAAAGAACTATCAGTAAGATTGGTATGATTTTTCTTCAACAAATCCTGAAGAATATTTCAAATTAATTTCTTTTTTAATTTTAGCACGAACATCGTTTGTGTAATAAACCGAACGTGCCAATTTAACAAAATCCTCATCAAATTCTTTAACTCTTTCTTTATCTCTAATATCATCTTCAATAACCCAAAGTTCTTTGTTAATAGATAATAGTTCCAAATACTCAGGAGATTCAGTTGAAATTCCCAAATCATTCTCAACTACAGATAAAAGATAGTTATATTCTTTTACAATATTATCCAATTTAATTGGGTCAGTAATGTTTTCTTTTTTAATTTGAAGGATTGTTAACTTATCAACAATCTCCCCGTGTGATACTTCTATATTCATAATAACCAATCTTTAATTTCTTCATATACCATTTCAGGTGTTATTGATGTATGACATTCAAATTGCCTTGGTGTGTCCTTATGCTTGGGACACCAATACCAATCATCGTATTCAAAATCAAATTCTTTACCAACAATATTCCAACAACCATGACATACACTTTTATTTATTATTCTTTTATAATCATTTATATTTAAATCAAATTCGTGCCAATCTTCTGTAAAATTTGAAATCATAGCAACAGGTTTGTTCATAGCATGTGCTAACCAAGAAATACCTGATGACAATCCAATAAAGAATTCGCAATGTTTTATAATTTCCATAACATCTTTTAATGGTAAACCTAATTTTTTTACACAACTTTTTGGTACATAATTTCTAAAATTAGGAATTCCAAAACTTTCATAATTATCAACACATATTGGGGTATATCCTGATTTTCGTAACATTTTACATAATATATCCCAATTCTTAGAGGTGAGTTGTTCTTGTTTACCATTTACATGGTTCCAATATTTAAGTTGGGATGTAGATTGTATACTAATCACAATATATTTATTTTTAATAGTTCTATCTGTTAAAACATCATCAACTTTTGGTCTAATATATTCAGAATTGATAAATCCTAATTGTTCAGCAAAAACTTGTTGAAGAGGTTTATCCCATTTATGTTTAAGTATGATTTCTTTGTCGTAATTTTTATTATCAGTTTCATCTATAAAAATTATTTCAGGAAATGTCTTTTTAAATAATTCAGAAAAAAAAATATTCTTTACTTTAAAATAAATTTCAAGGTTTTGGGATACTCTAAATTTATCTAAATATGGCATTAATGCGATTACATCACCTAAACCAGTTGATGCGTCATTAAAAGTGATTAAACAATTTTTCATAAATTTAAAATGTTAAAAACTTTTAGTGGTGTTATTGATTTTTGACAAATATGTTGTTTTTTAGTTCCTTTATAAACAGGACACCAATCCCAATCACCACTATCAAAAACAAACACTTCGTCATTCCAACAAAAAATACAAACACCCTCATTATATACTCTTGTTACATTTGAAGTAAATTCGTGTTCTGATTTAGCAAAACCATTAATCATATATGTGTGTTTACCTAAACCCCAATTAAACCAAGATAGACCTGAACCTAACCCAATAAATGTTTCTGCGTGATATAAATAATTAGCTACCTCATCTAAAGGTTCCCCCCAAACATTAATAACACCTTCTATGTTATACGGGTGTTGAGTTAATGTAACAACGTCATAACCAAGTTCTTTGATTAATTTAGACAATGATACCCAATTATTATAATCCCATTCTTTACAACCCGCAGTTGCATTTGGACCAAACACAACATATTTGTTTTTAATTGGTCTATCTTTCTTTTTAAAATTAATACCAAAATTTAATTCTTTAAATTCTAAACCAAGAATATCTGATGCCGTTTGTTGTAGTGGAATCAGATTAGGTTGATTTGGGTGATTATCAAAATTTTCCCAAGTGTTATCTTTTTTAAACCAACCAATTCTATAAACGGAGTAACAATTACGAGAATCGCCAGGTTTTATAAATTCAATATTTTTATAAGACTCTAAATCTTCAAAAAATTCATTTTTAAAAGTTGAAAAATAAACTTTACAATTATGTTTTTTTTGAAATTCAACAACATATGGTGACCAAGCTATTGTATCGCCTAATGATTTTGACTCCAAAGAAATTATTACTGATTTATCTTTTAAATCAAAAACATCATAAACTTGACCATTTATTTTAATTACCCAAGGTATGTAGTATTTTTTATTACTAGCCACCCACATATTATTAGATATTGTTTGTGAATGTATAACTTTATCAGTATCCTTATTAATAAATTCAACAAAATATTCTTTTTTTTCATCACCTGAAATTTCAACTTTTGGACCATCTAAATAAGTTACGGTAATTTTATTTTCTTTAATTTTTTTATTTAACCAAGGCTTTCTTTCCATAAAATCATTTAAAGTTTTGATTCCAATTTCTGCAACATGCTCCCAATTAAAATTATTTCTAATTTCTTCAGATTCTTTTAATGATTTTATTTTACACTCATCATAATTTTCATAAACATATCTCATTACTTTTGATAATTCATTAAAATCAGGTTCATAATAATTTCCAGGTAATTCACTCATTTTATATCTTGCATATGAATCAGCGTCTGCAAGTGTTTCATGTAAAACATTAACAGGAAATCCTTTACCTTCTGCAAATTCTAATTGACCCGAACAATTAGAATATATTGAAGGTGTACCACAAGCCATTGATTCTATTAATGGTAGATTCCATCCTTCAGACCTTGCGCAAGATACAAATACATGACCAGTTTTAAGGTATTTTATATAGTCTTCTCTTTTAGGAAAGTGTACAATTTTAATTCTTTTATCTGTTAAACCATAATGTTCTAATCTTTCTTCAGTAGTTTTAAATCCGTCCAAATGTTCTCCAAACATATTATCAATAGACACCACCAAATCAACTGGTTCGTCTTCGGAAAATGTTTTTAAAAACCATTCAATTATTTCTTTTGTTGATTTACGATAATCCCATCGACCAAATAATAAAAATTTAAATCTACCGTCATTGTATTCATCTAATGGTTCGACAGTTTCAGGGAAAAATGTATGAATATCAACACCCTCAGGAACTATTTTAATTTTTTCTGGGTCGTACCCTTGTTTTATGGTACATTCTTTTTGCCATTTAGATGGTACCCAAAACTCATCAAATTTCTTTAATTCTTCAAAGTATGATAAGGGTTGTAATGTTGACTCCCAAACATTATATGCAATTTTTGGACCATAATAAGTATCATAAAATATATGATGATTTGTTTCTGACAGAACAATATTAACATCGGGTAAGAATTCTTTTGAATTATCAATATACATTTTATGATTACCACGAGTACGGTCTTCATTCCATAAAATTTGTTCGTATAATAATTTTTTATCTACATCATCAATATATGGTTCATTATCGTGAGGGGTTGAATTAAATCCTTTCCATGTGTTACCCACAGTAAAATTCCTAAATTTAATTTGTGCATGTTCTGACAAATGCCTAAAAAAATCCCTTGTGTGTTGATTGTAACCTGTGTTTCCAACATAAGAACCGTGAGCAAATATTTTCATCATAATTGTGTTTTGTTTATTGAAATATACTATATATAATCTATATTTCAATTATAAAAACACGTATATGAAAAAAACACTTGATAATTTTGATTGGGGTTGGATGGATGAGACAAATGAAGTATATCGGATACTTGGGGATGATAATAATAAACAAATGGGACAATTCCATAAAGACACTATTACCAGAGAAATTTATGTTGATAGTTGTTATGAGAAATTCTTTGAAGTTAAAGAAGGGGATATAGTATTAGATATTGGTGCGAGTGTCGGACCATTTACATATTCAATTTTAGATAAAAAACCAAAACATGTTTTTTGTTTTGAACCAAGTTATAGAGAATTTAAAACATTAGTAAAAAATACTATTGGAAATCCCGTGACCCATATAAATAAGGGTATATCCGATAAAAATTCAATTGTTAAAAATGATGAACTTTTTGGTGGAGAAACCGAAATGGAAGGGATAACGTTCAAAACGTTTGTTGATTTGTTTGGTGTTGATAAAATTGATTTTATTAAAACAGATTGTGAAGGTGGGGAATACCATATATTCAATGATGATAATATGGGATATATTAAAAATAATGTTAAAAAAATTGTTGGGGAATGGCATTTACGACTTGAGAATCATAACTATGTTGAAGAATTCAGACATTTTAGAGATACCTATCTTAAAGAATTTCCAAATCATCAAGTTTATTCAATAGACAATATTGATGTAAAATGGGATTTATGGAATGAACATTTTCTTGAATATTATAATCAAGTTATAGTTCATATAGATAATCAAGACTAAACACAACATTAAAACTTTAAATAAAATCATGGTATTATATTTTAAAAAAATAGAAAATGAAAAAGTTTATTTTTCAGTAAAAGACACAAAAAATAGTTCGGTTGAAATTTCTTTAATTGATATTAATAGTAATACATTAATCTATAAATCAAAATATGACTATATGGATGAGTTGTGTACTTATTGGATTGCGGCACCCGTAAGTTGTTTATCAAATTTAGGTAAATCTATTCTTCGTGCGGAAAGTATTGATGGTGTTATTAACTTAGAAATTGATTTTGGAAATCAACCTTCTTTGGTAATAATTAACGATAATGTTTTTAAAAGTTCCTATAGTAATCGATTAAATTTTTATACCTTTAAAGAGATTTTTTATGACAACGTATATTATGATGAAATTGTTAACATTAGTGAAAATGATATTGTAGTTGATGTCGGTGCTAATATTGGTTTTTTTTCAGTTTATGCAACCCAATTTAAACCAAAAAAAATAATTTGTTTGGAACCTGATATTAAAAACTACATAACTTTATTAGAAAATACAAAAAATTTAGAAAATGTTAGTTGTTATAATTTGGCAATTTCGGATGAAAATGGGGTTATGACATTTTGTTATTCTGATTTAATAAGTGCTTGTTCTCATTTGAAAAAATTTAATGAAATTATTGGTAAAGATATAAATTTAGAAACAAATGTTTTAACTATAGATATTGAAAAACTCTTTGATTTATTTAACTTATCACACATTGATTATTTAAAATTAGATTGTGAGGGGGCGGAACAAGACATTTTTAAAACAATTCAAGAACACAGTCTAAAAAAAATAAAAAAAATATCTTTGGAATTTCATACTATTGAAATTAGAAATCAAATAACTGAAAAATTAATTCAAAACGGATTTGAAATTACTAAAGAATTTTTCTTACATAATTCAAATAATGTAGGAGCCATTTTTGCAAAAAATCAGAATTTTCAATATGAGTAATATATTATATGTCATTGATGGTTATTTATCATCTAAAGATAAAGCGGATGTAACCTTAGAGTTGATTCAACAACTTAGAAAGTTGGATGGGTCTCGTAAAATAATGTTAATTAATAAGTTTGGTAATTCTTGGGGAATTGATGACCAAGTTGATTTTTATAGAGAATATCTTGATGGTTTTATGGTTGGTTATCCACCTGAAGAAATTATAAATTCAAATCTATATAATAAACCATATGTTTATTATGAAATTGAAAGTGGTGTTTTAGAAAATTGGATGCCATTTATTGGTGTTTCTGACCATGTGGCAAATGTATATAATGGATTCATATACGGACTTCAAGAGGCAAATAAAGAAGGGTATTCAAAAGTTTTTAGGATTGAATACGACATGTTATTTGATAACGAAGAATTTAGTGAGGTCTTAAATGATTTGAATACTTTTGAAACTGAAGATTATTTGATTTACGGAAAAAGAAAAGAAGGTAAATGGGCGGGTCAACACCAATCGTTAATTGATGTTCATTTTTGTGGATATTCAAATAAAACAATAGGTGATTTTTCATTTGTTAAAAATGATGAAGAATATTGGAACTTATGTCGTGAGATAGGATATTCGGGTAAATGGGCTGAGTATGTATTATCAATGATATTTCAATACAATTCAAATGAAAATGTTTTTGGTAAAATATATGAAGGACCAATTAGAAATAAATTTACAAAATCACAATTTGACCGAATATCATCTTCGGGTGAATGGACAGACAAATGGAAAGATATTCCAAAAATATGTAAATTGGATATTGGTCAAGGACACAAGACAGACCCAACTAAACTTGTTATTTTTTATTTAAATAGGGATTACGACATGGCGGAGGTTGATGTTGTGTCTAATACGGGATATTATAAACATGTTGAATTAAAACAAGGGTTTTGGTGTTATGAGATTATTGATAGAACTAACAACATGATATTCATGTCAAAAGTTACACATAAAGACGGTTCAAATGTTTACCTTAAAAAAGTTAATAATGATAATTTTGAATTAATTAAAGATAGATTTATATTAAAATGAATATATTAATTCCTTTAGGCGGTATTGGAAAACGATTCAGTGATTATGGGTACCATATGCCAAAACCTTTGATTAAAGTTTTGGGTAAAGAAATAATATTTTGGTTGTTAGATTCCTTAGATGTTAGTGACCAGGACAGTATATATATCCCATATAATGAATGTTTGGAGTATTATAATTTTAGTGAGATTATTAACTCAAAGTACCCAAATATTAAATTAACTCCAATTCCTGACACAAAAGGAGCCTCCGAAACAATATTAAAAGGATTAGATTATTTTAATATTAACGGTAAAATTGTTGTGTTAGATGGAGATACATGGTATGATGAGAATATAATAGAAAAAATACAAAAAATTGAGGGAAATTCAGTTTTATACTTTGATTCAAAAAACCCAAATCCAATATATTCGTATATTCAAATCAAAGATAATATTATTACAAACATTAAAGAAAAGATTAAAATTTCAAATAATGCTAACAGTGGATGTTATGTGTTTCAGGATTCTGAAAAGTTAAAAAAACAAATACTTGAAATAGGTTTTGATGTTGAAAAAGAATTATACACCTCTCAAGTTATTAGTAAAATGATTGAAAATGGTGAACAATTTATACCAATTAAAGTTAATGATTTTTATGTGTTAGGAACACCACAACAAATTATTCAGTTTTCAAAAACATATGAGATATCTAAGAAAAGATTTTGTTTTGATTTAGATAATACATTGGTAACATATCCAAAAGTTGATGGTGATTATACAACTGTTGAACCAATTTATGACACAATCAATTATTTAAAAAAACTTAAAGAAAAGGGTCATACGATTATAATTTATACTGCTAGAAGAATGAGAACACATGGTGGTAATGTGGGTGCTGTTATTGCAGATATTGGTAAGATTACTATAGATACTTTAGAAAAGTATAACATACCTTATGATGAAATTTATTTTGGAAAACCATACGCTCATTTTTATATTGATGATTTAATGGTAAACCCAAAGACAGATTTAAATAAAACTTTAGGGTTTTATATGGAAGATGTGACACCAAGACATTTTAATGAAGTTAAAATTGGGAAGACTTTTATTAAAGAATCCGATGACATAAAGTTACAAGGTGAAATAGAATATTATAAATGGGTTGTGGATAATGGAACTGAAGAAATTAAAAAGTTATTTCCAAAAATGTTAACATATTCTGATAATAGTGTGGAATTGGAAATGATACAAGGTATCAATTTTAGTACAATGTATGTTAATAATATTTTAACCATCGAACACCTTCAATTATTGATGAAAAAAATTAAATTATTACATAGTAACCTTGAAAGTGATGAAACTCATTTTGATTATCCAAACTTAAGTAAAAAATTTGTGGAAAGGGTTAAGATGTATGATTATAAATCATATGGTATTACAGATAATCAGGTATTACAAATTGAAAAAGAGTTAATTAAAATTGAGTCTCAGGGGTATAAAAATGTTATGATACATGGTGATTGTGTTTTTAGTAATATTATGTTAAGTGAGAGTGAGGATATAAAGTTTGTGGATGTTAGAGGTATGGTTGGGGATAAAAAAACTTGTTATGGGTTATATCTTTATGATTATGCCAAAATATACCAATCTTTGATTGGGTATGATGAAATATTGATGGATAAAAAAATAAAAAAATCATATAAGAATATGATGTTGGAGTATTTTAAAACACAAGTTGGTGATGATTTTGAGAAGATAAAAATTATTACAAAATCACTTATATTGTCATTAGTACCTTTACACAATGATGTTGATAAAATTAAAAAATATCTTAAATTAATTTAATATGGCACAAGGAGTACATAAAATAACAGAAGATTTTGAAAGAGCATTGTGTGATTACACAGGAGCACCTTACGCAATTGCATTAGACAATATGAGTAACGCTTTGTTTTTAGCATTATATTATGAAAAGAACATAAAACAAAGTTTAACATCGGATAAAGTAGATTGTCCATCAAAGACGTATCCATCAGTTCCTTGTGAAATTATTCATGCGGGATTAAAAGTTAATTTTACACCTGTTGAAGGTGAAACAATTAAGGGGGCTTATCAACTATCACCAAGTAATGTTTGGGATTCTGCTTTAAGATTTACTGCTGATATGTATATCTCAAAGTCTCATATGTGTCTTTCATTTACAGGTCCATATAAAACTTTAAAATTAAGTAAAGGTGGAGCTATTATTACCGATGATTATCAGGCAATGTTATGGTTTAAAAGAGCAAGATTTAGTGGAAGAAGAGAGTGTTCATATCATGATGATAATTTTGATATGTTGGGTTGGAATTTTTATATGATGCCAGAACTCGCAGCGAGAGGATTATTGATGATGACCCAATTTTATAATTTAGATGGGTCAAAAAAACATAATACGGATTTAGAATTACCTTATCCCGACTTATCAAAATATGAAATATACAAAAAATGAAAAAAGTTTTAATTGGTAATGGTGGACATGCAAGAGAAGTAATGGCCCAAATGGGGGTTAATTTACTTAGGTTTGTTGACGACAAATATGTTGATGATGAGACATTACCTTTATCAAAATTTGACCCAACAAAACACGTTGCAATGGTTGCTGTTGCGGACTCAAAAGATAGATATGATATCGTACAAAGACTACCAAAAGAAACACAATTTTTTACATTTATTCACCCAACAGCATTGTTGATGGAGAATATTGAAATTGGTGAGGGGAGTTTTATTGGTGCCTATTCAATATTGACCACAAATATTAAAATTGGTAAACATGCAATTTTGAATCGAGGTAATCATATTGGACATGATAGTATGATAGGTTCTTATTTCAGTGCAATGCCAGGTGCAATAGTTTCAGGTAATGTTACCATTTATGATTTAGTTTATATGGGAAATAATTCGTCAATACGTGAAAAATTATCAGTACATAGTTTAACAACTATTGGTATGAATAGTGCGGTTGTTAAAAATATTGAACAACATGGAGTTTATGTTGGTTGTCCTGTAAAAATAATAAAATAACTAATTAAACATTAATATGAAAATTGATAAAGTAATTTTTTCTTGTGATAATGGTGGAGATTATCGAAAAATGTGGGAACTAACATCTAAAATATGTAAATTAACTTTAGGAATCACACCAGTATTATTTCATATCACTGACGAATATTCAGATTTTTATCACGATGAATATGGTATTGTGAAAAAAATTAAACCAATACCTAATATACCAACAAGTTTCCAATCTCAATTATATAGGTTATATGGTTCAAAATATTTTATAGATGAAAATATTATGATGTCAGATGTTGATATGTTGACTTTTAATAGAGAATATTTTTTTAAACAAATAAATGATGTTGATGAAAATTCTTTGGTGATATATGAATCTGATGCATATGATTTATCCAGAAAAGATACTCAAAATATGTTTGCGTTAAACCGATATCCCATGTGTTATATTTTAGGTAAAGGTTCGACATTTATTAAAATTTTAGACATTAACTGTGATTTTAACGAATTTTGTGAAAGAGTTTATAATTTTAATTTTGGATATGATATACCCATGTTCCATAGGGACGAATGTTATATCGGTAAAAAAATAAATAGGAACCTTAATGAAATTAATATTGTTAAATTAACAAGAGGTATTGATAATGTTTGGGACTATCCAAGACGAATAAATAAAGAAAAATGTAAAGATATTAATTACGATTTGTTATCTGATAAAACTTATATTGATTTTCATTTACCAAACAATTATTTAAATAATCTTGAAATTATTGATAAAATATCTAAAACTATTTTAACCTACTATTAACATAAAATAATAATAATTAAAAATGAAATATGACTTTATAGAAATTGGTACATCCGATTTCGATACTTTATTACAGACCACTGAAAATCAGATTGGCTTATCAATTGAACCATTAAAAATTTACCTAAATAGATTACCAAATAATAGTCATGTAATTAAAGTGAATTGTGCGATTAGTGACAAAAATGGAACAACAAATGTTTTTTGGGTTAAACCTGAAGATATTGACGAATATGAATTATCTGAATATTTGAGAGGGTGTAATTCAATTATTCGACCACACATCACAACTGAGCGTGAATTAAAGGAGAAAAACTTGGAGTTTTTATTAAATCAAACTGAATGTGAAATGATAACATGGGAAAAATTAATTGATAGGTATGATGTTGAAAGTGTTGATTTATTAAAGATTGACACTGAAGGACATGATTGTGTTATTATTAATAATATTTTGGATTCAAATACTAACACACTACCTAAAAAAATATGGTTTGAAGCGAATGAATTGACTAATTCAAAATATGTTGAAAAAACGGTTAAAAGACTTGAAAGTTTTGAATATAAAATACTTGAATATAATAATTGGGATGTAATTGTAGAAAAAATATGAAATTAAAGTGTGGCGAGGGCAAGTTAACTTTTATAGTTAATACAATGATTTCAATTGGTTTGGAAAATAAGGGAGCGTCTTTTGCGTTACATAAATTAGCGTATGAAATAGCAACAAGAGGTCATTACGTTTATATATTTAATGAGCCAAAATATCCACATGAAAATATTGAAGTGATACCAACTCAAATTATTGAATCTTTTGAAAATGGGTGGAGAAATCAATTTATGTGGGAAGGATTTGGATTTAATTTAAATAATACAATATCTATTTTTCCACAAACAACATTTGGTAATCCATTTAATACTAATCATAATGTAAGATGGTTATTACATGATTTTGACCAAAATCAGTGGGATACGTTTAATGTTGATGATGTTATTTTTAATTATGGTACCTTTAAAGTGCCTGAAGGAACCAAACAACACCAATTGACCGTTTTTGATTATAATTTTGGTAAATTTTACAATACACATAATTCAAATAGAAAAGGATTTGGACACATTATTCATAAAAATACTCCTGATTGGGGTTTAGAGTTTTTAGATAATTTAGGTTCTACAGAAATACCTCATTATAATGGTAAAAAAGAAATAAATTATTTATTAGATGAATTTAACAAATACGAATATGTTTTAACTTTTGATGATAAAAGTTATTATACAACTGCCGCCGCATTATGTGGAGCTAAAGGAATAATATTAAATCCAAATAAAGATATTACACCTATAGAATATCGAATTAAAAATCCAATTCAAATGTGTGGGGTTGCTTATGGCATGAATGATGTTAAGTGGGCTGAACAAACGATTGGATTAGTTAAAGACAATTTATTACAATTAGAAAAAAAAGATAAACTTACAATAGATAATTTTATAGAATTTTGGAAAAACAAATTGCTTTAATCGAGATTTGGTTAGGAAAAATACCTGATTATTTTAAATACCATGTTGAAACAATTGGTTCTGTTTGTTGTGCTGATTTTTATTTCTTTACTGATGATAAAGAATATGATTTTTCATATATAAATCACTCAAATTTTTATGTGAATTATATTACTGAAGGCGAGTTTTTAAATAGGTTTAATTCCACATCCAATTTAAATATTGATAAAATACATCACCCAAAAAAAATAATTGATTTTAAATTATCGTATTTTGAAATGTTTTCTGACTATGTTGGGAAATACAAATATGTTGGAATTTATGATATTGATACTTTATTTGGGGGTATTAATAAAACATTATTAGAATGTATTGATAATTACGATTTTATCTCAGTTGGTGATGAAGTTTTTCACAATAGATTAAGTGGACCATTAATAATTATGAAAAATACTAAAGAGTTTTGTGATTTAATGAAGACTGAAAGGTATTATGAAACATTATTAATGGATGAAATATATGGTTATGGGGAACAAGAATTATCTCAAATTGTTACAACAAACTATAAAACCAAAATATTGTATTCAATGAATACTGAAACAAATAACGGAGGAAAAAATACATATAATGTTTGTTGGAGTGGTGGTAAACTTTTGGTAAATGGAGAAGAAAAATTATTGTATCATTTCATAAAAAAGAATTATACCATTTTTCAAAAAGTAGGAAATCAAATTTTTGGTAGCTTTAATAAGAACTTTATTGAAGATTTTTATTGGGTGTTTGGGTTTACTGAAAATTACTCACAAACAATCCCATTTTTAATGGACTCAATAAATAAATATTCCAATAGAAAATGTGTTATTTACTCAATCAATTTTGATTACAATATTCCCAATAAATTTTTAACTAGTGAACAATTTATTTTCAAAAGAATTGACATTGAACCAGGTAAAAAAGATTCAAGAGGTAGAGATGAAAATATTATTAGTTGTAAACCAAGATTAATGTTAGATGTTATTGATTTTTTACCAAATAAAAAATTCATATTCATTGATAGTGATGTTTACATGACAGTTGCTTCAGATGATATTAGTAGTTATTTCAGTCAACTTAAAAACTACCCATTAATTAATCAACACTCACACGATAAACTTTATTTATGTAATATTATTGATGGTGAAGAATGGACAAGTACTGTTGATATTTTAGCCGACGCAACAGGAATTGAGATATGTGTTTTTCCAAGAAGAAAAACAAATGTCATGTTATTTGATTATAAATCAAAATGGTTCTTCCAAGAACAATTACAGATGTATGATGAATATAGAGACAGCAGACCTGGTATTTTTACATTACATGATGAAGACTCTGCAAATGTTATACTATCTAAGTATAAATTAACTAATTCAATACATCTTTGTGATATTGAGGAATCTTCAAATATTAATATTAGTAAGTTTACCGATATGAATCATCCATTTCATATGACAGGTATTTCTGATTTTGTTAAACTGCCAAAACACCAAAATGATGTAGTATGTTTTCATAATTTAAAAAATGAAGAACAATATGTTAGAATTGAAAATGATTACAATAATCATGTTATTGATTGTGAAGAAATTTTAGTTTACTATAAAGACAATTCAGTCTTTTTTGAAAAAAATTCTTTTTTAACTACTAAACATATTGACGAACATGTTGACTTTATAATTAAAGATTTAAATGGTAACATTGTTAATGTTTTAGCAAATCAAAATTTACAACAATATTGGTTATTTTACATTTCAGATATAGAATTAACCGATAAAAGTTATATTATTGAAATAGTTAAAACTAATAGTAGAGTAAAAATTTACAACAATTTATTAAAGATAATATGATAGAAAATATACATTTATGGAAAGCCGACAGAGGAACTTATTTTGACCGAAATGTTAACATAATTTCTTGGAGTGATGAATATGAAATCCATGTCGGAAAGTACTGCTCAATTGGGAGAGACTGTAACTTCTTCTTACATGCAAATCATAGACCTGATTGGATAACGACAAGTTCCCAATTATGGGGACTTGTTACTCCTGAGATTGCAAGTATGCACATGGAGATGGGACACCCATCTTGTAAGGGTGATATTACAGTTGGAAATGATGTTTGGATTGGTGCAAACTCAACAATAATGTCAGGAGTTAAAATTGGACACGGGGCAATTGTTGCCGCAGGTGCATTAGTCACCAAAGACGTTGAGCCTTATTCAGTTGTTGGTGGAAATTCAGCAAAACATTTAAAATACCGATTCACAGAACAGCAAATTAAAGACCTATTAGATATTGCTTGGTGGGATTGGGAAGAAAATAAAATTAAAGAAGAAGCCATGATTTTATGGAGTCAAGATATAAATTTTTTTATAGAAAAACATAAGAAATGATTACAGTTACATACAATTCAGATGGTATTAAAGTTAATGTTGATGAGATTAGTAAATATAATAAAAACCTACCATTAAGATTAAAAATTAAAAAACACGTAAGTGGTGAGGAACAATGGGCAACCGATTTGAATGACAATTGGTTTGCGACATTCCCAAATACCGAAATGTATGATGTTGAAATATACGACATCAAGGATAAATTAGTTTATAAAAAAGTGTGGGATATTATGGAACATGGAAATCATTTCTATAAGTCTTTATGGATGTTTAACAAGGGTATTTTGTCTAATGGTAAATTCCCAAAGGGATTGGTTGTTGGAACTCACGATGGTGAGTTTGGTGAGTGGGTACCAATTGTTCAAAAACGTGAATGTAATGTTGTTTTAGTGGAGGCATCAGATAACCAATACAATCAATTAAAAAATAATTACAAGAACAATTCAATGGTTAAAACCATTCAAAATTTAATCACACCTAATGGTGGTGAAGTTGAATTTTTTGAAGGCGGTGCGGGATATACAAATACCGTAGTTGAAAATGTTATTAGACATTGGGAAACAGAAGAAATTAACTCAACAAAACGAGATTCAATTAGCATCACAGATTTAATTTTAAATGAATGTGATGGACACATTGATTGGTTACACCTTGATGTTGAAGGGTTAGATGCCCAATTAATTATGGGTATTGATGAGACAAAAGTTTTATTACCTAATTTTATTATATTTGAAGACTACAACCTATCCCAAGATAAGAAAGATGAGATTTATACTTGGTTTCACAACAAAGGATATCAAACTTATTCCGAAGGTGGAATTTGTGAAGCAATAAAGTAAGTTATGATATACAATCCAAAAATATATGTTGATAAAAGTCCCGTTCATGGATGGGGGGTCTTTGCAAAAGAAGATATTATGGAAGGCGAAGTGTTTGAAGAATGTCCTGTCTTAACTTTACCAATAGAAAAAGGAGAAGTAACTTCTTTATTAATTGATTATAGATTTAATTGGCCACAAGGTGGTGAATGGAAAGAGCAAGTACTTCCTTTAGGTTATGGTGGGATTTATAATCATCACGAAAATGCAAATGCGTATTGGATATCAAACCTTGAAAACAAAACATTTCAATTTATTTCCCATCGAGAAATAAAGAAAGGTGATGAGATATTCACATGGTATGGTGATGTTAGTTATTGGAACGATGGAAGAAATCATACAAATGTTATTTAAGATTAGTTACGTTTGTAACCGTTAAGTCTATTGAATTTTTCCAATACCTTAAGTGAGTCAAAATAATTCTTTTCGGCTCTTTCAATTTCTTTCATATTAGTTGTGCTTTCAAGAACTTTATTATATTCTTTTTCAGCTTCTTCAACTAAATTTTGTATTGTTTTAATGAGTTTCATCACTATATAAATATCTCCAAACTTTACTATAATTACAAAAATGACTTGGAAAGATAAACTTATATTTGTTTCGGCACAACCAGATGTACCGTATTTTCATTGGCAGTGTGAAGTATATTTAAATAATTTTATTGAATTGGGTATTCCAAAAGAGAATATTCACGTTTTATTTGCAATGGTTAATAAAACAACCGAGTTATCTGATGGTGCAAAATATTTAAAAAAATATACAGAAAATATTCATGGGTATATAGACAACCGTGAAAGAAAACATTACATACCAAGTATTAAACCTTATTTATTATATGAATGGATTAAAGAAGACCCAAAAAGAGGAGAGTTATTTTTTCTACATGACTCTGACATTGTATTTAATTACCTTCCTGATTTCAGCAATCTTATAAATGATGATTATATCTATATGTCCAATACTCGTGGATATATAGATTTCAATTACATTATGGATTGTGATGGTAGGTATAAAGAAAAACATCCCCAACTAGATTCAGGACAACTATTAAGAGAGATGTGTGACATTGTTGGTGTTGAACCAAGTATTGTTAAGAAGAATGAATTAAACTCAGGTGGAGCACAATATGTCTTTAAAAAACAAGATTGGCAGATGTGGTATAAAATATTTAGAGAATCCACAGGACTTTATGACAAACTGATGAGATTCCAACGAAAGTATCCAATATCACCAGGTGAAATACAATTTTGGACCGCAGAGATGTGGTCAGTATTATGGAATATGTGGTGGTGGAATAGGGAAACAAGGATTACAAAAGAACTTGATTTTTGTTGGGCAACTGACAAGATTGATACTTGTTATACTAACCCAATATTACACATGGCTGGCGTAACTGACAACCTTAAAAATACACTATTTTTTAAGGGTGATTATATTAATAATAATCCGATTAAACTTTTGGAAAAAGATATTGAGTATTTTGATTATGTTGATAAACAGTCAACAACTTACAAATACATAAATGAAATGAAAAAAATAATTCAAAAATAGAATTATCTGTTATTTATAGTATAGTATGGCAGCAATATTAATTACATCATGTGATACATTAATAACGTATGATGTTGAATACAGTGGTACTCCACTGTCACCTCCACCATTTGCGTATTTTTTAACGTTTACTGGAAGTACGCCATCAGGTTGTTATACATCTACCGGAATTGGTAGTTTACCAATAGTAGATGAGATTGCAACAGTATCAAGTCCATACGCTGGATGTATAGAATGTTTAGGGTCAATCACACCAACACCTACACCTACTAATACAGAAACACCAACAGTAACGCCTACTAATACAGAAACACCAACAGTAACGCCTACTAATACAGAAACACCAATATTAAACACACCGACACCAACACCCACTAATACAGAAACACCTACTTTAACTCCAACTCCTACTGAGTCAAAAACACCTACGCCAACAGTAACGCCTACAAATACTGCAACACCTACTTTAACTCCAACTCCTACTGAGTCAGAAACACCTACTTTAACTCCAACTACTACTAATACAGAAACACCCACAAATACACCTACAAATACAAATTCGGGAACTCCAACACAAACTCCAACATTAACCCAAACACCAACAGTTACACCTACGGTAACACCAACCAATACTGAAACACCAACAGTTACACCTACGGTAACACCAACATTAACCAAAACACCAACAGTTACACCTACGGTAACATCAACATTAACCAAAACACCAACAGTTACACCTACGGTAACACCAACCAATACTGAAACACCAACAGTTACACCATCAATAACACCAACAAATACAAATACACCATCAATAACACCAACCAATACCAATACACCATCTGTAACACCTACAGATTACGCATTTAATATCTATACATTTAGAGATTGTTGTGATGCTACTAATATTTTTAGATTTAATACAATATCATCAACACTAACAGTTGGTCAAACGTTTTATATATCAAGTAGTGTTGATTTTACAGGATGTGCCGAAGTTATACCATACGAATCAATTGGTGAAAATTATTCAGGTGTTGGTGTTGTTTTTACAGAACAATCTTCATGTGAAGATGGGTATTGTCCAACATGTCCTACGCCTACACCAACACCAACAGGTCCTGTATTGGATTGTACATGTTTAGAATATTTGTTGTTCAATAGTAACTCGCTTGATGTTTACGTTGACCACATTGATTGTTATGGTCAATTTAGGGAATTTTTTATACTTCCTAATACAACAGTATCATTATGTGCTTGTGAGAATTCGGTAATTGCTCCTGAAGGTGTTTATGTAACTTTAATTGGTGAATGTCCCGCACCATCAGCCACAGTCCAACCTACACCAACACAGACACCTACACCATCATTAACACCATCGGCAGGTTGGAATTTATGTCCTGTCGAAGAATATTGTGTCTTAACATATTTTCCAACAACAGAATTATATGATGGAACTTATTATTCTGCTGGTACTCATAATGAAAGAGTTTATTATACAGGTGATACTGGTTTTATATATTATAGTACTGGCACAACTTCGTGGTGTTTAAGTTCAGCATTAGACGGTTCTTGTATTCTTCACGGTAAAATACCAAACTCATCAATATGTCCTGATTTATGTGATGAGTTATTTAGTTCAGGAACTTGTGTTACAACAACATCAACAACAAATCCTTGTAACATATTTGATTTTGAGGCTTATTTTGATTGTGATGTATCAACAACTACTACAACAACAATTCCTTGTTCAGCAACATCTATAGATGTTACATTTAGTGCCTATACTACAACTACAACAACCGCCAACCCATGTATTGGTGTGGGTGGAAGTATCAGTTTTAGTTCATATACAACAACTACAACAACTAATGGAATAACTACAACTACAACAACAAACCGTGGTTTACCTGTTAGTGGTGATGTTACATATACTTTAGTTGAAACTGTATTTGTATGTCCTGGTCAGACATACCAATTCCAAGAATGTAATACTAATGATGTGTATTATTTGGAACCATCAAATATATTTGTTGATGTAGATTTAATAACTAACTACGCATATAATATGACCATAAATGGAACTCAAAGTTGTTACACTTATATAGGTGTAAGTACTGTATCACCAAATGCAACTAGTAGTGTTGTTGATAGTTGGTATGGAGATTGTTCAACATGTGAAAATTATCCAGTAACTCCAACACCAACTAATACACCTACGGTAACTAAAACTCCAACACCTACGGTAACTAAAACTCCAACCCCTACGGTAACTAAAACTCCAACCCCTACGGTAACTAAAACTCCAACACCAACCCCAACCAATTAAATATTTATATACCATGGCAATACAAGTAACTATAAACTCTTTAACAGGAACATCACCATATGACGTATATATTTGTGACGGTTCCGTAAACAATTGTGTTTATATAGCAACAATTAGCTCAACACCCTATGTTTTTGACGTACCAGCACCTTTGGATTCAGAAAGTTCATTGTGTGTAAAAGTTGTTGATGTAAATGATTGTATTATAACAGAATGTAATTAATAATGGCAATTCAAACTAACATATTCCGTAATTGTAATAATATAAATCAAACACAGATATTACAATATAATGATGTATTCTTCAATCCTGGAGATATTGCTTATTATGATGGATTATGTTGGATTGACACTGAAGTTGCAAGTTTTTTAATACCAGTTGCTGATGTAACATTTAATGGTTATGGTAATTGTGATGATTGTATTTCTGATAATTTAATTGGACTTCAAATTCAAAATTGTACGTCAAGTGAACTTGCGATAATAACTGTTCCAGCAAGTATTGTGCCGGCACTAAATACTGTTATTTTATATGATGGTGATTGTTGGGAATATGTTAGTAGTAGACCAACAAATGATAATGTTTACACATCATTAACTACGTATGAAAATTGTATCAAATGTTTGAATTTAAATACGGGAACTACTCAATACTCTGCGGTTACATTTACAAATTGTTGCGACTCAACAGATATATTAACATTTAATATAATACCATCAAATTTTGTTTATCCTTTTGGTAATACTGTTGTTTATAATGATAAATGTTATTCATTAACTAATACAACATCCGCTTCAACAATAACATCATCTTTTGAATACCCAACTTATCAAAATTGTACTTTTTGTAAATCAGCAATACCGTGTCCAACACCAACACCAACGCCAAGTGTTACAGCCACATTGACACCTACGCCAACAAATACACCGAGTATTACACCAACACGTACCGCAACTCCAACACCAACTAAAACTTTTGGTTTAACACCAACACCAACTTATACAACAACTACAACAACAAGAGCTATTGTAAAAAATGAGTGTAATGTTATTACTTTGTTTCCATTGGGTGTGGTTTGCAGTGTAACAAATCCTGTTGTTGTTAGTGGTTTTGGAACTATGAGTTTGTTTATAACTGGTGGTACATCACCATATAGTATAGTTTGGAGTAATGGTGTTGTTGATACTACCACAATTAGTGGTGTAACACCTGGAACATATTCTGCAATTGTCACAGATTATTATGGTGATTTTACAGCATCTACAACATGTACAATAATTGGAATAACACCAACGCCAACACCAACATTAACACCAACATTAACACCATCACCAACAGCCGTGGCATACACAGGAATATGTGCAACATTTACATTAACTAATAATCAACAATACCAATATCAATTTAATTATTATTCAACAATTAATAGTAAACCCGCTTGGACAGCGGCAACTTATTCATCACCAATAACAAATGGTTCGGGTGAAATATTGGTATTAAGTAACTCGGCATTATCAGGTTGGACAATTCAAGGTTTATCAGTAGACGCTTACCCAAGTTCAAATACGACTTCAATACCACCGTTAAGTAATTGGATTATAAACGGAAGTAGTCAGATTAGTTCATTGAACATGGTTACAGGTAATTGTCCTGCGTATTTACCACTTAATATGTCTGTAGTTACATCATCAGCCACTTGTGATACAACCGCAGATGGAACAATTGCAATTCAACCATACGGTGGTTCAGGTAATTATATATATTCAATTAATAGTGGTACCACAACAGGAACTACATCTTATTTCTATGATTTAAATCCTGGTGTTTACACTGTTTATGTTAAAGATGTTGTGACCGGGTTATATATAACACAAAATACTACTGTTGGAAATTTAAATCAAAATGTTACAACAACATTACAATTTACACAAACAACAAATCAAACACAAATTGATAGTCCGTATATACAATCTAAAAATCAAATTTGGGAATTAAATTGTAATAATATTCCTAGTGGAATAACAATAGCAATGTCGTTTGACATTAATGTAAATTTTGAACTTTACAAACCTGGTGATGGAAACAATAATTTAACTGAAATTACCATTTATAAAAATGGTAGTCCAATAGCTATAACATCAGGTGGTACAACAAGTAGTTCAACATTAAGACCTTATTGTTCACCTAATGATATTGAAACAACGGTAACAGATTCAACGGCAAGTGTTTCTGTTACAAACGCAGATACATTAACAATTGATGTATATAATAAAGTTACCATAACCGATGCTAGTATATCTGGTTGTGCTACAACTGTCCAAAGTACAGTACAAGTAGATGGTTCATTTAATTACATTGCTTTAAATAATTGTAATACAATCATTTCAGGTGGATTATCGGCAGTAAGCGTTGTTGAAAAAACATTACAAGAATAAAATAAAAATAAAAGTATTTACTAAATAGTATGGGTTATATAATCAAAGATACCGCAGGGTTAATCAACACAAAATTGACAGATACTGGTAGACAGTATTTGTCTGAAGGAAATTTTAACATAAGTTATTTCCAAATTGGTGACTCTGAAGTTTGTTATAATTGTGCCAGTGGTGTATTACCATCATCGGGTTTTGTTTTGGAACCCATGTTTAATTCACAAAATTCAACAGGAGTACCACAAAGTAACAAACAAAATGTTAAATACCCATTTTATTTACAAGGAACATCGGGAAGCACTTATGGTATACCAACAATGCAATCGGTTGAAACCAATCTTTTTAATTTTACCGATAGACTTGGGTTTTTTACAGGAACTAGTGGGAGTTATAGTGCAATTACCAATTCTGCATATACTGTAACATCTAATTATCTTATTGATTATACCGGTTGTAGTTCAGGATATAATGTTAATTTAATTTATGATTTTTGTTCACCATCTACAGGTACTCCTGCAATTGGTAATTTTGTTACATTTATATTTGATAGTAATGGTGGGTGTGGTAATATTAATACTAATAATAGTCCCATTTTAACATACAAAATACAAGCGGTTACCGCAACTAGTGTAACAGCATACACAATCACTGTTGATAGGGCTCTCCCTGATTTTGTAAATCAGCCATGTTTAGGTGACGCAAGAGCACTTATTTATCCAAGTGGTATGACACCATTTTATGATGCGATTACACCAGCAGGTTATTTTAGCGGTGCTTGTTCATCAGCAGATACCGTAAATGTTTGGAATATGAATATTCCTTGGAGTGAATCACCAGCCGGAGTAATTCCAACAATTAATGAAGATTATACATACTATGGTTCAGTTAATTATTTGGGAACTAAAGAATACTTAGGATACCAAACTACTTCGGGTCAATATTTTATGGACTACTCCGCTATTACTGCAAATACTGACACTTATTATTATAATTCTTATGATGAAATAATTCCTGTATCACCTGAAGAACAAAAGGCTATTGCTATTGTTCACTACACAAACCAAAATGTTAACAATTATTATGGTGAAAAATTTGCTTTCCAACCATACGACTCAGCCAACCCATCAATACCTGGTTTTGCAAGAAACTTCAAAGTTGAAATGCCCACTTTAATGTGGCATAAAACAACTGGAACTACAATAGGTCAAACGTTTTATGTTGACCCTGTCGGTTATGACTCATACAACTTATTTGAACCTTCCTACATGTTAAGTAAAAAGAATGAGGATATGAACACACCTGGTATGAGATATTATCATTTGTGGGACACAAATTCAAATACAGATGGATATCCAAATAGAGTTGGTAAAGTATTTCCTGACCAAGAAATTATTGTATTTGATGATGAGGAAATTATTGCTGCAATGTCTTACAAAGCAAACAGAAATTGGACATTACCAGCACCTAAATTAGGATTAATAGTTCCAAACATTTGTGAAGGTGGTTCAGATACTGAAGGTATATTGTCTGCGGATACTGAATACATGTGGGTTACATATAGATTTAATTCAACAGCATTTACGGATTCATTACATTGTAATTATTATTCAAAAATTCAAGGACCATCATCAGGATGTTCTTTAACATCACAAAATATTACTGTTAGATTTGGAAATGAATTTCCATTTTTAAAACAATCATGTTCATCAGGTTTTACAGCAAACAAGATGAGTATCTTATGTCAAAAAACGATTGGTACAAGACCATTACCACAGAATTGGACTGAGATTGATGTTACATCAGATTTATCAGGTACATTAGTTAATGGTTATATTACCGCATCAGGTTTAACAGGAACAACATTTGTTATTAGTTTAAATGATTTTTCGGGTGGTACTAACTATGATTTGAATGACTATATAGACATACCAATGAATGGTGAAACAAGTAAGTTAAACTTTGGTGATGAGTATTCTTTTTATGGTGATGTTAGTACTGATATACAAGGTACCATTTATGAAATGAAATACGCTGTTAACTTAGCTGAAGAACAATTTACCAATTCTTCAAATCCAACATATTCTATATTAACAAGTAATGAAAAATATATTACTGAAATTGGTCTTTATAATTCTAACAATGACCTTATGATTTTATCTAAGTTACAATACCCCGTGTTAAGACAGGGTATTCAACAATTCTTGATAAAATTTGATTTCTAACATGACAAAAAAAACTTTACAGAATAATCCTAAAGTCTTGGGATTAGATGTGTCAACTAAAACAATCGGGTGGGCTCTATTTGATATGAGAACACAAGAGTTATTGGAATTGACCCACGTGTCACCAAGACCAAAAATTACAAGTGAAAATAAAATTGAAGAATTGTTATTAAAGGCTGATGTCTTCAAGAGTAAATTGGAGGAGTATAAGAACTTGGGTATCACCAAAGTTATTATTGAAGAACCTTTATTAAACTCAAACAATATCTATACGGTTCAAACGTTACTAAGATACAACTCGTTTGTTACAAAAAACATTTACGATGTCTTGGGTTTGGTACCTGAATTTATTTCAACATACAACTCAAGAAAGTTTGCGTTTCCACAACTTTTACAATTAAATGATAAGGGTAAGATGGTTTTATTCGGTGGACTTTCAAAAGACATTGACAAGAAACAAATTATTTGGGACTTGGTGGCAAAACGAGAACCACAAATTACTTGGCAGTACACAAGGAACAACACACTTAAGAAAGAAAACTTTGACCAAACGGACGCATATTGTGCCGTTCTTGGACACATGAATTCTGAAAAAATTTGGTAATTTGTTTTGTATTTATCTGTGTATGTTGTATATTTGTATAACAAACAAACGGACATGGAAAACAAAGACTGGAAACAAGGAATGACAAACGGACACATCGCACAGATTGTACGTAGAAAAAACGTGGTTCGTGTGGTTGGGTCAAAAAAAGTGTATAGTAGAAAAAAAGAAAAAAAAGTTTGGTAGTGTAAACAAAAATCACTATCTTTGTATTGAGGATGGGAGTAAGGGGTGGAATAGGTTAAGACGGTCATCGTAAACATAATTCCCCTGAAATCCTTAAAAGGGAACTTCGGTTCCCTTTTTCTTTTTGTAGGTATTTATATGTAGTGAAATTATTATCAATCATAAAAACACTTATTAGTGAAGATGACCGTTTAGTTAAGGGTTCAAAGGTACTTGCTAAAACCAATTACAAAGGTTATAACTATGTGTTGGAATATGGTGACCATGCATTTAAAAGATTAGATAGATACCAAAATATTGAACCAATGACGAAGGAAGAGGTTATTGAAATGTTTTATGATGCATTACCTGAATTATCTAAAAGGGCCTTTGGAATAAACAGAACAGCAATGATGAGTCCAATCATTGATGGTATTATATATCTTAAAGACAAGAAAACTGGTCAAACCAAAAGATTAGAACAACCTGTTAAGTTTTATATCATTAGAAGGTCAAACAGTAATGCACAAGTTTTGATAATGGTTAATGATTATGACAAAGAAGGTGACACCATTGTCTATAGAGTAATGACGGTAATGAAAAGTCCAAATGAAAATTTAGATTACAATAACCCAAATAAGGTTAGGGTGAACTTGAATGTATTCTTGGAGAGTTACCAACCAGAAGGTTACGAATTGTTTGTGATTGAATTGTAGAAAAATTTGTTTTTCTTATTTAATTTATTATCTTTACAGATGTGGATGATGAAAAAGAAATTGTAATTGACCTTTTGCGAGACATGTTGGGTAAAGAGAAAGCCCACTATGACATGAAGTGTCAAATCACTTTTGACTGTCCAGTATGTTCATATGAGGTTAAGGGTTTGGATAATGGTGATGGTAAGGGTAACTTGGAGATAAATTATTGTAGACACCTATATAAGTGTTGGAGTTGTGCTGAAACTCACGGAACTCAAGGACCATTGGGTAAATTATTTGACAGGTTCGGAAACAAGAAATCAAAAAAGACTTATCTACTTTTAAATCCCGAAGAGAAGAAAGAGGAACTTAAGAAAATCCAAGTAAAACTCCCACAAGGTTATACTCAGTTCAAAGATTCAAACAAAAGATTTATTCCACACGGTGAAGCATTAAGATATCTCCATAGTAGGGGTATAACCGATGAACTGATTGAAAAGTATGAGATAGGGTATACCGTTGATGGTAATTTCGCCTATAGGGTTATAATCCCTTCATACGACAAGGACGGACTACTTAACTACTTCATTGCTCGTAGTTGGGTTCCAAAGAAGATGAAATACAAGAATCCCACAGTTCCAAAAGACGAGATTATCTTCAATGAAAGGAATGTTGATTTCAGTAAAGACATCTATTTGGTTGAGGGAGCATTTGACATGTTGTTCTTGGATAACTGTATTCCTATATTGGGTAAACACGTATCGGCCATGTTGTTTGAAAGGTTATACAATGAAGCCAAGGGTGACATTCATATATGTTTGGATGGTGATGCTTGGGATAACGCACAAAGACTATTCCACGAATTGAACGGTGGTGTGCTATACGGAAGGATTAAAATTATCCGACCACCAAAAGACCAAGACGTGTGTGATTTGAAAGGACAGATTAACGAATATTATATAGATTTAATGAGATGATGGATTTAGAAAAAGTTGTAAAAGAAATTAGAGAAATTTTAGAAAGTAAAAGGGATGAATTTAATTTGACCTTTACTGAAGAAGACCACAAATATATGATGGTAAACACGGATGGTGAAGTGGTAGATACTCACCCATCAGTTTCAAAGGTAACCAAATTGTTCTATGAAGAATTTGATGCCGAAGGTATTGCCTATAATAAAGCCAAAGGTAATATCCAATATATGAAAGAACTCCTGAAAGAGTGGAGTGATTCAGGTGATTATGCTTCCAACATGGGAAGTAGGGTTCACTATCATTTGGAAAAAGAAACTATAGATAGATTTGGGGGGTTCAAAGAAGTTCGTCAACCAATATTTGATTGTGATTTGGAACAGATTACCAAAGGTGATTCCATGATTTCAGCTGGTAAAAAATACCTTAAGTTGTGTGAGAGTAGGAACTTAGCTCTGTTGGATACGGAAGCGGTATTGGGTCATCCTGCACTTGGTTATACTGGTCAACCCGATAAAGTGTGGGTAACGGTAAATGCTGCGGGTAATGAGATTGGTTTGTTAATTACGGATTGGAAGACAAACAAGGAAAAGAATTTCAAACCCAGTAAGTTTACAAAGAATATGTATCCACCGTTCCATGAGTATCCAAGTACCGCTTTGGGTCACTATTACCTTCAGTTACCTCTATATGGTAAATTGTTAGTTAAGATGTTGGAAGGCACCAAATATGAAAACATTAAATTGTTGGGTTGTATTGTGGTGTTGTTAAAAGAAAATTCTGAGTATGAAGAGTTCAGAGTACCAAAACCACTTATCAATACAATTTTAGATATGGACATTAGGAATTATTTGGAAAATTAACTATCTTCGTATTATGATTGATGAACTATTAGAAGAAAGAGACCATTTATTTGAAATTGCTACAGTGTTGTATGGTGATATGTTTGTCACCGATGAAAGTTTTTGGGGTTCACCAACCGAATTACAATTACAAAGAGTGTATGAAAGATTAGATTTGTTTGGACATCAGGATGAAGAACCAACAGATGAAATGATTGAAGCGGCAGAAATTATTAAAAAAATTGCAGATAAAGGAAGAAATTCCAAAAAATAATATTATATTTTAAATTATGGATTTAAGTAAACCAAAAGTAAATATTGACCTCAAAGAACAACCATCTGTTGTTTGTGAGAAGTGCGAAGGTGTATACTTTCGTGAAGTAACTATGATTAAAAAAGTTTCAAAACTATTAACAGGTTCAGGACAAGATACGATTGTACCATTCCCAACTTATATGTGTGATGGTTGTGGACACGTAAACGAGGAGTTTAAGATTTTTGAATAAAATGATAAAAAAACTAGTCCATTTTTCTGACCTACATATTAGGTTGTTTAAAGACCACGATTTATATCGCGGAGTCTTAACTGATATGTTGTTTAAATTCAAGGAGTTGAACCCAGACCGAATTGTATTTACTGGTGACCTTGTTCATTCAAAAAACCAAATGACACCTGAACTCATTGAGTTTGTTGCTTGGGTATTAAGTGAATGTTCAAAAATTGCCAAGACAATTGTAATCATTGGTAACCACGACTTTTTGGAAAACAATATGTCAAGATTGGATGCGTTAACACCAATTATAGAATCACTTAAAAATGAAAACATCGTATATTACAAAAATCGCGGGTGCTATCAAGATGAAAATATTGAATGGGTGGTATTCTCCCTCATGGACCATAACGTCCCACCAGATATCACTGAGAGCAAAGGAACTAAAATCGGACTCTTCCATGGCCCCGTGGTTGGTCTATCTACGGATATTGGGTATAAGTTTGAGGATGGTTTTGATTCATCTCGCTTTGCCGGTTGTGATTTGGTTCTATGTGGTGACATCCATAAGCGCCAAGTATTTGCAATCCCGAATGAGAAAAAGGCGTACATGGTAGGTTCTACCATCCAACAAAACTTTGGTGAAACTGTTAGAAAACACGGATTTGGTATTTATGACGTTGAAGAAGACAAATATGAATTCGTGGATTTGGAAAATTCAAAACCTTTCTTATCTTTTAAAATCACATCAATAGATGACTTGGTAAATGGAACCGAAAAACTTCTCAACTATTAACCTTACACAAAAAGAAATTAAGGATATCCAACAGTTTTGTAAATTAAACAAAATTGAGGATATCCCTACTTTTTTGCACGCTTGTGCTTGGAAAGGATATGAGGTGGAAAAATTCGGACTTTTGGGAAAAATGGGTGGGATTCAAGAAAAACGGGTGGAAATTGAGGTAATCCGAGAAAAACGGGTGGAAATTCCTGTTGAAGTCATCAAAGAGGTTATCAAAGTTGAGTATGTTGAGGTACCAGTTGAAAAAATTGTTGAAGTTATTAAAGAAATACCTGTTGATAAAGTGGTGATTAAAGAGGTTATCAAAGAGGTTCCTGTAGAAAAAGTTGTAACAAAAATAGAATACATTAGTGACAAAACAAGTGAGAATGAACTGTACGGAAAAATCGTACAGTTGGAGAATGAAAAACAAGAATTTTCCACTAAACTACAAGAATGTAATGGTGAACTAGTAATATTTTCCACTAAAACCCAAAAAAATGAAAATATTTTCCAAGATAGAATAAAAGAGTTGGAAAGTCGTGAACCTGAAAGAATTGAAATTATCAAAGAAGTTGTTGTTGAAAAAACAACTACTGACAATTCAAAACAAAAAGCCTTAGAGGAAACTATACAAAAGATTAGAACAGAATTACAATTGAAGAATAAAGAAATAAACGACCTGAAAAATACAATTACCGAAATTCAATCATCAAACGGAAGACAAGGTATTTTCTTGGACGGGTCAAATTTAAACAGAACAATAAATAATAGAAAATAATATGGAACTACTAATTTGGATTTTGATTGCTTATGGAATGAGCAACATTTTGGTTTGGGGGTCAATCTTTAGAGCACCCCGTCAAGCATTGTATGATATGTCACTTGTGCCAGGTCTACATCAACCAGTTGCGAAGTTTTTCGCTGACTTGGTTCAGTGTATGATGTGTACATCAACATGGGTAGGATTCTTCTTATCTTTAACATTTTATTCACCAGCAATGGAGTTAATGAACTTTAACCCCTACTTTTCTTGGTTCTTTGACGGATGTTTAGCGTCAGGTGCAGTTTGGGGAATCAATGCGTTGGTGGAATACTGGGAAGGTAATAGACACACCAACTAAGTGAAACGATTTTTTATTTTCCTATTAATTTGGATTAGTCAAAATTTATCCATACCTTTTTGGATGGTAGGACATGTTCATCTGATGATGACTGTTTATGATGACATCCATGAGATAATGATGAGTATGGGAATGAACATAGTCGTAGCAATAGGATTTTATTTAGATTACAAACAAACAACAAAAAAAGAAAATGGGTAAAAGAGACAAAGACCACAGAAAACGTGTACAAGCAAGAAACAACCAACTGAAGGGTGCTGAGAAGATGTATCAGAAGATGTACCAAGAGGTTATGAAAAAACAAATTGAGCAATTAGTTGCCGAACATAAAGAAAAAACAAGTGGCGAAACGGAGACTGACGAAACCACCATTCAAGAAGGACAGGATTGATTTATTTAATCCACCTTTAACATTTAATTATACTATGAGCAAAGAGATTGAATTAGGGGTTTTAGACAACCCTTATGTACAGGTAGTATGGGAAGACACCCCCGAGAATTTCACACAAGAAAGGATTAAGAGTGTCAAGGCGTATTTCCAAAAGAAGTATGCCACCACCAATGTGAACGTCCTAACGAGAGTTAAGAGTGTTGATGATGATACACAACAAACCATTGATGTATCCTTTAACATCATGGACAAGAACTACCAATCTGAGTTAATTAAATCGTACTTGAAATCAAAGAACTATGAACATTACACCGAAAGTGTTTTGAACATTGACAACATGGTGGAGAGCAAGATTGCTTCTGAGGCTGAAGAAGTAACAGCATTTAAAAAGTGGTTCATCAAGAAGATTGAGTTTAGTAACTTTTTATCTTACGGTGAGAACCAAGTTTTAGATTTCACCAAGTGTGATGGTATCACGGTGGTAGAGTCAGACCCACCGAATTTTGGGGGAAAGACGGTGTTGACTGTTGACCTACTTATGTTCTTGTTTTTTAATACCACAACCAAGACAACAAAGGCTGAGGAAATCTTCAACCGATTTACGGACAAGAACAAAGTGTCTGTAAGGGGTGAAATCAACATTGATGGTGAAGATTACCTAATTGTAAGAAACGTTGAAAGGAAGTTATCCAAAGCGGGTGAATGGAATGTTAAAACCGAATTGGACTTCTTCAAGAAACTTGCTGATGGACAACTTCAGAATTTCACTGGTGAACAGAGAAGGGAAACTGAAAAGTTTATTAAGACATCCATCGGTGAGCAAGAAGATTTCTTGATGACAATTCTTACAACATCAGCAAACTTGGAAGACTTGTTGGAATCCAAACCCACTGCTCGTGGTCAGGTTCTAACTCGTTTCTTGGGTCTTGAATTCTTGAAGAAGAAGGAAGAGAATGGCAAAGAATTGTTCTCACAATTCTCAAAGACAATGATGTCAAATGTGTATTCAACAGAACAGTTGAATCAAGACAATCAAAACACAACGGACCAAATCACAACCATCAATATCAGGAACATTCTTATTGAAGGTGAGATAATGACGGTAAATGAAAAACTTCAAAAGGGGGTTGAATACCGTGATAGTTTGATTGCAAAAAGACATGCGGACATTGACCAAGAACTGGCAATTCTTAATCCACAAGATTTGAACTTGGCTGTTCTACAACTTGAAACCAAAAAACAAGAACAGGTTGTTTTGTTAAAAGGAATCAAAGTTGTTGAACCAAGTCAATTCTACCACGAGGACAAACATGATGCAATTAAAGATGAGGTTAACAGAGTTTACCGAGCAAAGGTAAGTGTTGACCACAATGTATCTGAGTTGGTTAAATTATCACAAACAGTATCGGGGGGTATTAAATGTGAACACTGTGGTATTGATTTGATGAACGCAGCCATCACGGCATCAAAACTTGCCGAACTTGATGGATTAAGAACCAAGAGTTCTGAACTTGGTAAAGAACTTGCCGAGTTAACAGAAAAAGAAAAAGGGTTCGTACAATTAAAGAAAGACTTTGATGAATATGAGAGAAACAAACTCATCAAAGAAAAGATTGAAGTTGCCATAGAATCATTTAATATTAAGATTGAACAACAAAAGAGTATTCAAGAAAGATATTTTCAACAACAAACCAAAATTGAAGAGAATAAAAAGATTGAAGAAACTCTTACAAGAGCAACCTTACGATTGAATGAATTGACTGGTGAACAATCAAAGTTGGAAAGAGAAAAAGGTGGTAACATCGCTCAAATTGAAACATTGAATAAGAAGATTGAAAAGAATAATGAAACAATCTTAAAAATTGCACAAGAATTTGAACGTGAACGTCTGTATAAGATTTACTTGGAAGTATTTGGAAAGAACGGTATTACTAAGATGATTATGAAGACAATGATGCCTTTAATCAACTCTGAATTACAAAGATTACTTCAGGACAGCGCCTACTTCAAATTAGAAGTTCGTATCTCTGATAAAAATGAAGTGGAATTTGTGATGATTGATAACTCTACCGGCATTGAAAAACTGATGGTATCAGGGTCAGGTTATGAAAAAACAATTGCATCATTGGCCTTAAGAGCCGTGTTGTCTAAGATTTGTTCATTACCAAAACCAAATATTATTGTGTTCGATGAAGTGTTTGGTAAGATATCAAATGATAACCTTGAAATGGTTGGGGAGTTCTTTACGAAAATTAAAGAATATTTTGAAAAGATATTCGTTATTACTCACAACCCGTTGGTATCTAACTGGTCTGACAATATTGTTAAGATTAAAAAAGAAGACAACATCTCTAAAGTGTCACAATAAAAAAAACCCCCTTCTTATGTTGGGGGTTTTTTATTATTCTTTATTTCTTACTTCACTTGATACTTCTCCGACATAATCAAAAAATTTTTCACCGTAAAGTTCCATAAGTCTTTTGATAATAAGTCTTGGGTTTTTTCTCATGTATCTAAGTACATCATTTGGTATTTCAGAGGAATAACTTCCAAATACATTTTTTAAACCTGTTTCTCTTCTTGTTTCAGGAACATTAGGTTCAACGGAAAAGTCCGATTCTAATAAGGTTTTTTTTAGTGACTTACTGATTAGATTTTTCAGGTCACCTTCTGATAGGATTACTTTTTTCATAAATTAATGTTTAGCACCTTTATAACCGCCAATATTTTTTGCAAAGTTGGCCATTTTAACAACACCACTATCTTCTGATTTCATAGCCTTGTTAATACATCTGATTGATACTTCTTCACCGAAGCCATTGTCTTTACACCATTCACCAAATTTACCTTTGGTTCCTTTTTTTTCTGATTTAGCTACAGCTTTTTGGATGAAGTTATCATCTTTCTTGGCTTCAGTGACAATAGACTTAATTAAGTCTTTTAATTGTGATTCTGTTAAACGAACTATATTTGACATGTGAGTTTGGTTTTTTAAATAAATATCGTATCTTTGAATAATAATCCTACACATATGAGATATATAACTTTTTTAATGGGTGTTGACGTTGATTCAAAGGAAGAACTTGAAAATTTTGCGTCAGCATTAACACCAATACAGAACGGACATTTAAAATATCTTTTCATTATGAACTCTATGGTACTCCACTTTGATACGGATGTACCATATGATGAATTAAAACTTTTTATGGCTGAATTATGTAAAGAATATAACTTTTTTTATATTTTACAGGAATTCCCTGACAAAATGTCATTAAATTTTGATGATGTTGATGCTAAACATTTATTTGACTTAAGTGTTTTGGAAAAAAATATTGATAATACAGGTGGAATTGAATTTAATTTTGAATTTGACTATGGTGATGACGAGGATGATGATATTGACGATGATTTGGTACAACTATTGAAAGAAAAGTATTTGATTAAAGAAGAAGAACCATCTTTGGATGACATATTAGAAAAAATCCACCAAAAAGGCGTATCTTCGTTGACCATTCAAGAAAAAGCAATACTTAACAACTACAACTAAGAACTATGAAAGATAAAAACCTACAGATTCCTATCAACCAAGACGAAATTTCAAGCTATTTAAAAGACATCCGTAAACTCAAGGTTATGACCGTTGAGCGTGAACGTTTATTGTCTGAACGTATCTGCGGCAATGATTTAACCGAAAGAGAGCGTGAACGAATATATAAGGAGTTGTTGGAAGGTAACCTACGATTTGTTATTACCGTAGCCAAACAATATCAAAACCAAGGACTTGAATTGTCTGACTTGGTAGCTGAGGGTAACGTTGGTCTTTTGAAGGCAATCAAAAACTTTGATTGGACCAAAAAACTTCGTTTCATATCATATGCCGTGTGGTGGATTCGTCAATCTATCTTACAGTCTCTTAACGAACATGCTCGTACTATCCGTCTACCAGTAAATGTTGTACAAGAACTATTCAAGGAGAAGAAACTGATTGACCGTAATGGTGGTGAACTATCAGATAAGTTTACATCACTACCATCTATTGTTAACCTTGAAAAACAAATCAACGATGAAGGTGATACATTGTTGGATATGATTGCTGACCAAAACACATCAATGCCTGACGAAGTATTCAACTCTAAAGATGTCCTGAAGGAAAAGTTGACTGGTATCATGAGAATCTTGGATGAGCGTGAGAGAGCAATCGTAGAAGATTATTTTGGTATCTCAGGTCAGACAAGAACCCTTGAAGATATAGGTAATGACTTCAACTTGACCAAAGAAAGAGTACGTCAAATCAAAGAAAAAGCACTACGTAAATTAAGAAATGAGAGTGCTGAGTTATTTGAATACATGTAATTGATATTTATTATTAAATTATAAAATAAAAAAACTATGAAATTTTTAGAAACATTAAAAAAATACCAACAACAAATCTTGGTTGTTTTGTTCCTTTTATTATTATTAAAAGGATGTGGTACTAACTCAGAAGTAACTAAATTGAGAAAAGAAGTTGAATCTCAAAGACAGGTTTTAAATAACCTACCAACTAAAAAAGATTTACAAATTGAAGGTTTGAAATCAGAAAAAAGAATGATTCAGGCTACCGACAGAAAAATGTTGGATGTCCAAAGACAAACTGAAATTGATAAAGAGATTGAAAAATTAAACAAGTGAAATGAAAAAGTGGTTACAATCAAATTTAAATAATATTATTGTTGGAAGTTTTTTAATTCCAATTCTATTAGTTGCGTTTGTGTCTATTTCACACGTAACAACCTTTTATTCAATGGCAAACCCGTTGAGTTGGGCGATTTATTTATCAGTTGCTGTAGAGATTGCAGCACTTGCAGCATTGGCTGGTATTTCGGCTAAATTTGGTAAATTTATTTACATCCCATTTGGAATCGTAACATTAATTCAATTTGTTGGTAATTTCTTTTATTCTTACTCACATATTGTACCTAATAGTACTGATTTTAAAAACTGGATTGATATGATTTCAAGTTTATTAGAACCTTTAGGTGTTGAACCTACTGACATTGTTTCTCATAGAAGAATATTAGCATTTTTAACAGGTGGCCTAATACCCTTTATTTCTTTAACATTTGCACATATGTTAATAGTATACTCTTCAAAGATTCAAACCAACGAAGATAAGGTAGTGTTGACAGATGAAGAACTTATTGAGTTGAGTAAAAAAGCTGGTATGATGGAAGCTGAACAAGTTGAAGAAAAAATAAACCCAACACCTGAAGATTTGGTGCGTTTAGAAGAAGCATTAAAAAATCTTGAGGAAAAATCTAAAATTGAAGAACTTATTGAAACAACCGAAACTACAAAGTATTTTGTTGATGACGAAGAAGTTGTGACCGAAGAAGGAACTCAAGGACAGATTAAAAGGTTAATTTATACAAAAAATGGTTAATACGGTTGAAAGACTTTCACCAAATATTTCTGGTAAACAGAAAAAGAAAAAACAAATTATTTTGACAAATACTGGAAGGGACGTTGAGGAATACTTAACGTCCCTTAAGTATAGAATGAACGGTAAGTTTAAACGAGTTCCACATTATATTGTGACTAAAGATGGAAAGATAATTCAAACTCTTTCTGATGAAGCCTACTCAAATTATTTTACTGAACCTAATTTTAATAGAAACTCAATTATAGTTTCCTTTGAAAATCTTGGTTGGTTAGAAAAAGTTCCGTTAAAAGATTATTACACTAACTGGATTGGTAATATTTATAAAGGAAGTGCTTATGAAAAGAAATGGAGAGATTACTTTTTATGGGAACCTTACACAGAGATTCAAATGCAATCCGCGGCTGAACTTTGTATAAAATTAGTAACAGAACATAAAATAGAAAAAAAGTGTATTGGTCATAATACAAAGATAGATAACGTAGATAAGTTAGGTGGGATTGTATCCAAAAGTAACTTTGAAACAATATATACCGATGTAAGTCCGGCATTTAATTTTGAAAAATTTACAACATATATTAAAAATGAGCAACTCGTATGATGAAATAAAAAAACTCTTGGAATCATCAAGAGCAATGAGAGGTGATGACACCTTATTAAATGAAGTTAGAAATACTTTGAAAAAAAGTGGATTACTTACTGAACAAGGTTCTGAAGGTTATGAAAGTGCTAGTAATACTTTAGGTAGTCCAAGACCTAATTTAGCGGCTGATACTGAAGAAGAACTTGAAATGTCTGCAAACCCAAAAGAAGATAAACAACAAGCCTATCGTGTATCAGGTGGTGTGTTAGTAATGCATGGTAAAAATAAAGGTGATTTAGAAATTACTACTGAGGAAAAAAGAGCTTACCAAGAAACTATGGATGAGTTTATAAATGAAGTTTCTGAAATGGTTGATTTTTACCCATTAAATGTATACCCAACATCAGTTGAATGGTCTGGTAAAGTTATTGACCAAGATTTAGAATTTTTCTACTCTATTGGTGAAAACAATGGTGTTTACATAAATGGTACTATGAGTAGAGTTGATGATGAGTTTTTAAATTTTATTACAAAACTTAAAGGATACTTTCAAAAGTTTAAAACAAAATGGGCTAAAGTATTGGCTGCTAGGAAAAAAACTCAAACTTCAGAAGAGGACCAATAATGAAAAATAGAGAAATTTTTTGGATTCTAATTATTATTATTTTAATTGGAATTTTAATTCTGACTAAAATACAAATACCATCAAAATTTGATGAGAAGTCGTTTCAAAAAAGAATTGATTCTTTAAGTCTTATTGTAGAAAACAATAATAAACTTTATGATTCATTACGGTTAGAAAATAGTGATAGACAAAAAAAAATTGGTGAATTGTCGTACAAATTAACAAAATTAAATGAAAAATCTAAATTTTATGAAAAAAAGTATAAAGAAGAATTGGATATTATTAATGATATGTCTAATGATGATATCATCCGTGTATTCTCAAACACCTTCAAATGATAATTGTATTGTTCCATGTAGTGCTTTAAAGAACGCGCTCAAATTAAAAGTTAAATATGATTATTGTTATAATCAACTTAAAATTGCTAGAGACTCAATTTCTTTGTTAGATAGTGTCAATTATCAACAAGACACAATTATTTTAAATAAAAATCAAGAAATTATTTTATTGGAAGATAATGTAAAACAGATTAAAAAAATTGATGCAGAACACGAAGAAAGAGGTAATTTTTATAAAAGTGAGGCGGATAAACAAAAAAGATTAAAAAATATTGCAATTGGTGGTGGTATTTTAAGTGTTATTCTATCAATATTGTTCTTATAAGATATTTATAAACATGGCACTAACCGCACCAGAAAAAAAAGAAATTGAAACTTTAGTTCGTAAAGAAATTAAAGATTTTATTGGGACAAATACAGTAAAACAATTTGAGGATAAATTGTTGGATATTGTCATAAAGGATATGAAACGAGGTAAGAGTGAGAAAGAAATTAAAGACTTGGTCATAAAAATGTTTACAGAATTTTATGGTATGATGTACCAACAAAGAAGTATGTGGCAAGGTAGATTAAAAAATGCGTAATGGATAATATGACTAAAAAATTGGTAAGTAGTGTTGAATCTTCACTAAGAAGAAATTCTGATAAAACATCAGAGACTTCAAAGCAACTTAATAATTTTAAAAAATCTGTAGGAGAAGAAACTGAAATTGACGAAAAATGGAGTCAAAAATATAAAAGTAGTATTGACTGCAGTAATCCAAAAGGGTTTAGTCAAAAGGCTCATTGTCAAGGAAAAAAGAAAAAAGAAGCCGTTGAAGCCACTAGCACAGCATCTTCAGGACAATACTCAGCACCTTTATTCTCTCTTGCAACTCCAAAGGACCCTGTTACTAAAGTTCAGGAAAGTATAGAGGGTGGTGAAACAACTGAAGCAACAAGTTCTTCATCATCAGGACAATACTCAACACCAGGTTGGGTGGCACCAAATAAAAAGAATTGGAGAGGAGCGTCTAAAACTCAAATACCTGGTGGTAAATTTGTACAAATAAAAAAGAAATGCCAAACGTTTCCATATTGTAATCAAGGCGATATTAATGCGCTAAAATTATATGAAAATAAGTTAGTTAAAGAATCAATTACTAATTTATCTAAAAAAATGGGAATTCATGAAAACGTAATCAAAGCAATAATTCAACACGAATTAGAGTTAAAGACAATTAAACAAAAATAATAAAGTATTTATAAATAAAATTACAATGAGAAACATTGAAACACATATTGATGAAATAGTATCAAAAGTTTTAGCTGAAGCAATTAGTTTTAAAGCTGATAATATACTTAACAAAGCTAAAAATGGCATTACAGAATCACTTCATGGTGGTCAGAAAAAAATTGATGTTGCAGAACCAAAAGGTAAAATAACCGCAGCTGATTTTGAAAAATTAAGAAGTAAGAAACAAAAATCAAAAACACAAGCAGGATTTGAACATGGTGAGATTGTTTCAGGTGATGTTGATGAAAATTGGGATGATAAAAGTGATGGTCAAGGATGGTCTGAGGCAAACAAATTATCTAAGAACGAACCTTTATATAGAGGTACTAAATTCGTTAAAGAAGACATCAATGAATATTCATTTGGTGATACAGCGACTGATGATGATTTAAGTTATGATGATATGTTACCAAATGCTGATTACGAAAAACAAATTAAAACACCACACAAAGTAAAAAATGTTGGTGACAAATACGAAAGAAAAGTATCTAAAGAATTCAGTGAGGGTGAAGTTGATGAAAACATGTTCAAGAAAATGTTTGGTAAAAAGGAAGACCCTGAAGTTGCTCGTGAAAAAGATAAAAAAGAAAATCCATATTTAGGAAATATAGGATATGATTATGACGATATTAGAGGTTGGCACTATGTTGGACCTGGTCAAGGTAGATTTGACAAAGACCCAAAAGACTCAGAAGATGGGGAAATGGAAGAGGGTAATGAATTTTCGGGAGCTTTAGCAAACGCTAAAAAAAGTGGTGATAAATCTTTTGAGGTTGATGGTAAAACATATCCTGTAAAAGAATCAATTCAACTTACAGAGGATGAACTTATTGATTTGATTGAAAAAATTGTTAACGAACAGACTACGGTTCCTGTAACTAACAAATCATTAAAATCATCAAAGACTGAAAATGATGATTATATTAAATCTGTTACTAAAAAAATGCAGACTTATTTAAAAGATGCTTCTAAAGGTAAGTACGATGCAAACCCAACACAATTTCCAAAAGGTAATGGTGAGTTAGCTAAAATGACTAAGAAGGCATACACACCATCAAGTGCTGTTGAGGAATACATTGAGAACTTTGCTTATTCACCTGGTATGGAAAACTTACAATACGATGAGATTAAACCAAATGAAGATTGGTTAAAGGCGAACATTGAAGGTTCTTCTAAGACAGGAAACGGAGCTGGTGGAAACGCTATTGATACAGGTTTAGGTAAGAAGATTAATGCTAAGAGAAAGAAAAACTTATACGGAGCAGAAAAGAATAGGTCTTATAATAGAGTACCACAACCAGTTGACCAAGCGGGTGAAGAAACTCACAATAATTCTTTGGATAGCCTTTTCAATAAACTTGGCGAATCTGATAACAAAAAGAGTAAATTGATTAACGAAGAGATGGACAAAATGAAACATCTTTTGGGTTACAAGAAAAAAACTCAATAATATACATTTAATAAAGATTATACTTATATTCTCCATAGATACCTTTCTATGGAGAATTTTTATTCTTGGATGATGAAGCCTGTAACTCGGGAAGATGTTGAAGTTTGGTTCAACATGAACAATATGATTTATGAGAAACGTGAATTATTTGCAGATTTTACGTTTAGTTTGGATTCTTTAATAAAAGAAACCTATTTGGGTAATGAACCCGAAGATGCAACTGAAACCAGAGTTTTATTATCCCAAGAAGAAAAAAATTCACACTTTGATTGGTGCTGGTCCAAGACAGTGGAAAATTTTGCTAAAGAAAATATTAGGTTCAAAACTAATGGTGACCATAAAGAGTATTATCAGAATTTTTATGAGGATTTATTTTATAACCCTGATAATAAAACAATATCTGAAAACATTAATAAATTTTTTGATGAGTTATTTGACGAAACAAAAGTTTATACTAAATCAGATTTGGATATGGTAACAGACATTTACAAACTTTTAAATAAAAACTTAGTATAAAAAAACCTTTATTTTATTTACTACCAGCAATAAAAAATTATGATTTAATTAAATTTAAAAAAAAACATGGAAACATTAGAACAACTTAAAGTCTTAATGGAAGAACTTTCTGTAGATACTACAAAATTCTTCAAAGGTAACAAAAGTGCGGGTACAAGAGCTCGTAAACTTTCTCAAGATATGAAAGCGCTTTTGCAACAACTAAGAGGTGAAATCCTTGAAAACAAAAAACAGAATGATTAATATAGTACCTATATTATTATTTCTATCTGTATTCTCATCTTTAATACTTATGAGAACATTAACCAATTTCGCGTTAGCCTTGTCAGTCCCTACTAAATTTGTAATGACTGATAAGGACCGCTTAATTAACGCCATCGCATTATCATATTTAATCACATACATTTTATCATGACATTCCAAGAAGTATTACAATATTTATTCCCATATTTTCACGGCATAAGAAAACTAAAAACTTATGTTAGTGTTGAGTTGATTTTCCCGAAGACTTGGGAGTTTCCAAATGAAATTTTACAAAAAGCACAGGTTGAACAAAATGAAAAATATACTGGTGAAGGTTATTTTTTAATCTTTGTTAGTCAATTAAATGATGACTTTAATCATATGGTTGAAGTAATTGCCGAACTTATTAACCACAACCTTGAAAGAGAAGAGAAAGAAAGACTACTTAAATCCAAAGTTATGGAGTTAAAAGAAATATTTAAAACATCAAGTTTAGATGAACTCAAAGGATTGAAAATTAATCTTGAACATGATGATATGGATGAATTAGACCATTTGTTGAAAGATGAGCAAGAAGTTGAAAATTGAAGATGATTGGTTAAAAAAAGAACAAGCCAAAGACAAAGTATTTGTTGACAACTACAAACAACAAATGATTAATTCTATAAAAGGTTTGAAGAAAGAAGATATTATCGTAATTAAAAAATATACATTATGGACGAGAATAAAAAAGAGTTTGGGGTTTTAAGTGATTTAGCGGAAATTGCCGATAGAGTTACTGATATATACCGTGGTAAGGCTACAATTATATTTGAATTAGATAAGGAAGAGTATCTATCAACTTTGAGTATGTTTAGAGAAATTGATAGAAAAAACGAAAAATTTAAGATTGATATTTCTAATGTAGAATTTATTTACATTTTAAATAAATTGGAAGAACCCACAGAATAAGTGGTTTCCTTTCTATAAAGGAAATCTTTATTGAAACCTTTTTCTTCAAGTAAATTATACAAATATTTCTTTTGAGGTCCTGATGAGTCATTTACAAACATACAGTCACCCCTTTTTAATTTAACAAATCTTTCAGTTAAACTTTCAATGAATCTTAATGCGTCATTATCAGATTTAAGAACAAACAAATTAATGTCCTCTTCATTCTGAACAATAATCTTGTTATTCAATTTAGATACCATCTTAACACCTTGTTTAGACAAATACTTACTTAAGAACGTATTAACATTAATTTTGTTTTTTGTTTGGTAATCGTGAATGAGTTCAGGTTCCCTGTATTCTGATATTTTAATGATGTTATATTCATCATTATCAAATTCCAATTTAACATTTCTACCGTATTCATCTTTGGTGTATATAGGAAATAGTTGATTACCTTTCTTTTCAAGGAGAGCCAATTCGTACTTAACTGGACTACCATTTTGTGTTTTGGTATCAAAGATTATATCTTCGTTTTCATCCAATAAATTTTTATAAAAGTCAGACGCTTTTTTGGAAGTCATAAATTTATTGATTATCCTTTTCTTTGACTTATTTTTAAACAAAACAACAAGGTAGTTCATGAAAGATTATTACGGTATATTAGGTGTTGATAAAAATGCATCCCCTGACGAAATCAAAAAAGCATATAGGAAATTAAGTAAACAATTTCATCCAGATGTAAACCCTGATGGTGAGGAAAAGTTTAAAGAGATTGCTGAGGCTTACGATACCTTAAGTAGTCCTGACAAAAAACAAAAGTATGATAACCCTATGTCAAGCATGTTTGGTACTGGTGGACCTGGTGGAATGGGATTTGAAGACTTCTTAAGTCAAATGGGTTTCAATGGAAATCCTTTTGAGGGACAACAAAGAAAACCTAAAGCACCTGAAAAAATCATATCAATTGATGTTACACCAATTGAGTCTTATTTGGGTTCTGAGAAAGAAATAAACTACAGACGAGAGATTGGGTGTCAACCTTGTAATGGAACTGGTGGTGACCGCACCACGTGTACCAATTGTCGTGGTACTGGTCAGATTGTACAACAGGTTGGAAATGGTTTATTTACACAAGTCATTAGGAATGTTTGTCCCATATGTCAAGGTAAAGGTACCATGTTAATTAAAGCTTGTTTTCAGTGTGGAGGAAGGTCAACAGTAGGTGAATTTAAAAATCTTAAAATTAATCTAAATCACGGAATAGATGATGGTGAATATTATAGAATGGAAAACGCTGGTGATTTCCATAATGGAAATTACGGAAACTTATTAATAAAAGTCAATATGGTTAAACATCCCGATTGGGAGAAACTTGGTGATGATTTGATTTATATTAATATTGTTGATTTTGAAGGGTTACAAAAAGAAAGTATTGAAATACCACACCCTGACGGAAAAATATCAATCAAATACCCTGAAGTGTTTGATACATCAACACCAATGAGGGTTAGAGGAAAAGGTTTTAGAAGAGAAAGAGTTGGGGATATGTATGTGAAAAATATTGTTAAATTTAAAAGAGGGTAGAAAGAACCTCAAATAATTTAACGTGTCCATAAACTGACACAATTAATACCTCAACGGCAAGTACTACCATCCAGTTAATTTTACTTTCACCTTTTTCTTTACAAGTTTGACATCCCATAGTTCTAATATATTACAATAAATATTTCTTGTAAACATTTGCTTTTTAGGTAAAACTTTCTTATATTTGTTGTATGTTAAGTTACATAGGCGGAAAATCAAAAATCGGTAAGTGGATTAAGGATTACTATCCAACCGATATGGAAACATATGTTGAAACATTCGGTGGAATGTTTTGGTGTTTCTTCAATATGGATTTGAGTAAATACCCAAATCTTAAACGAGTGGTATACAATGACTTCAATCCATTGAATTACAACCTATTCTTGTGTCTTCAGAACCCTTCAGTTCTATTAAACGCAGTGAATAGTATTCCATGTCAGGAAAGGGGTGTTGAGGACACTCCGAGTATCTATAAAGAACAATTTAATTTGTTTCAGAAAGAGTTGTTTGCTACGGGGTTTACGATTAACTATCCTGACTATGATGTGGCAGCCAAGTATGCTTACATTCTTACATCAATCTTCAGTGGTTCACGACCTGAAACATCAGGGTTCATTGACCTTAAGGGTAAGTACAAATCAAAGTTCTTGACGTTCAGGGATAAGTTATCAAAACCTGATTGGGTTGAACATTTCAATAGAATATCACATTTCAGGTTGGGGGACTTTGGTAATGTAATTGATGAGTTTGATAGTCCTACAACATACTTCTATGTTGACCCTCCATATTGGAAAACAGAGAACTATTATTCTAATCACGACTTTGATGTGGACGACCACAAAAGACTTGCTGACAAGTTAACATCAATAAGTGGAAAATTTTCTTTGTCATATTATGACTTTGATTTACTATCTTTGTGGTATCCAAAAGAAACTTACAAATGGGAAATGAAGGAGTTCGCTAAGGCGGCTTCAGCGACCAAAGGTAAGACACAGAACATGGGTCAAGAACTTTTAATAATGAATTATTAAAAAAACCACAATTTATAGATATTTATATGACAAAAGATACCGAAATGAGATTTCAAGATTTATTAAGAAGGGTTATTGTTGAACAGTCAAGAATGGATGTCTTGGCGGACAAGCTTACTAAAGCCGAAAAGGGTAAGAAACCTTTGTTAACTCCTCAGGAGTTATTTGCGTTGGTTATAGCTGACCCACAGACAAAAGTTACTGAAGGTGTTGATGTAGACAGTTTTAGTGGTGACTTTTCTGTTGTTAAAAAAGTTGGACCATACGCTCAATGGATAATCAAAACTTACCTTAACCAACGTCCAAAAGATGAGGAAGGTCAATTCCTTGATTTATCAGATAAAGTGGCTGCAAATGCTGCAAAAATGATGAAATCTCAATTCATGGAAGACCTTTATAAAATTACTGGTGACTTACAAAAGTTCGACAGACATAAGGGTAAAATACCTTCAGAATTAAGAGATATTAATAAATTAACACCTGAAAAACTTTACGATTTGGTTAAAGATTTCTCAATGGAAAAAACCAAAGCATCAAAGGAGGAAAAGAAAATTGCTTCTCAAACTTATGAGCATCCAGGTGGAGAGATTGTATTCCGTGGACCTGAATGGACAATTGCTAAAGTTGAAGACAAAGGTCAGTTGGGTAAAGACGCGGCTTGTTTCTATGGTGGTAACCAGTTGGAACCAAGTAAAGGTGAAACAAGATGGTGTACATCAGCACCTGGTTTAAGTTGGTTTGACCGTTACATTAAAGATGGTCCTTTATATGTTATTATTCCTAATACTACTGAAGGAAAACGTGGTGATGTATCTGGTCTTCCTGCTGAAAGATATCAGTTCCACTTCCCATCTAATCAGTTTATGGATGTTCATGACCGTCAACAAGATTTGGTTCAATTATTGAACGGACCAATGAAAGAGTTGAAAAATTACTTCAAACCTGAATTTGTAAAAGGTTTATCTAAAGACGCCAAGTCAGGTAAAGAATTGGTTATTGATTACCCAAGAGATGCTTCATCTAAGTATGTTGCCTTGTATGGTTGGGATGAATTATTCAAGAACATTGACCCACAAACTGAAAGAATAGATTTCACAAACACTTCAAGAGAGTCTTTGGATTTATTATTCCCTAAAGAGTTGGCTAACTTGAAAAACCTTCAAACGTTCTACGTTGAAAACGGTTTGAGTAAAGTTCCTGATGAATTGAAAGACCTTAAGAACCTTGAGTTCTTATCACTTCCAAACAACCCTAATTTGAAAGAACTTCCTGAATGGATTGCTGACCTTCCAAATTTGATTGCGTTGTCTGTTAAAGGAAGTAACTCCGATTTGAAAATACCTGAAAGACTTCAACAACGTTTTGTTGAAAATGGTGGTGATGTTTGGTTCGTTCAAAATTAATGTTTATGAATGTAGATGTTGAAATCTATTTAAAACAAATTTTTCATTTCTTTGATGTCAATCCTGACCAATTAAAAATATTGATTGGTGAAATGAGCAAAGACAAATTCTATGACAAGATTAAAGTCAAGGTTTATGAACATGCTGACAAGGGTGATGAAGTTGAATTGACCCGAAAAGAAATGGTGGATTTAATTTTTGAATTATTCAATGAAACACACAAAATTGATGTTAAAGTAAAAAAGTCACCATTTATGGAAACTGGCTTTGGTTTGGTTGGTTTAAACTAATTTTTTTATTATCTTTGTGAATATGGAACCACTATTAAAAAATGTGTTTGAAGAATTTCATGGTAGAAAATTCCATGACCATTGTGATATACAAAGAGATTTTGAATTGGCTCAGAGTATGAATCGTGATGGTAAGAAAAAACGTTATTTTTTTAGACCTGATGGTCGTGTAAATACAATTGAAAAAGAAACTTATTTAGAGAACTATGGAAATAAGTTATGGCATATTCATCTTAATAGAGTTACATTAGTATTAGAAGATAGTGAAGATAAAGTAAGTTTAAAGGCGTATTACTATGTGAAGTATAGAAATGAAGGGAAACATTATTTTGTTACCAATAAAAGAGTTGAGTTCTTAACTTTTAATAAAAAAACTAAAATTGTATATGTTGGTACAAAATACAACAAGGGTAATCAATCATATGTCAGGTCTAACGCTTGGAATGGTATGATTACTGATTTTTTTAGTAGATTATCTGCCCTATGTAAGACACATTTCCCTGATGATGGTGAAAGGTTATTTATAAATTATTCCAGTACTTTTTTTAATAAAGTTTTTGGTCATGACATTGACATAACTAAAGATGGAAAATTTAGTCCCAACAACTTACTTATAACAAACTATCTTACATTACACAATGTTGTAGTACCCAACAATTATTTGGCATTTTTTAACAATGGGGAAAGTATGACAATGAAACAGTTAAGAAAATCACATTTTAACTTGATTGAGGCTGCGGAAAAAAAATATGATTTAAGTGGTAAAAAATTCCATCGTGTTTTACATTTGGTGAATACTATTAATTCAAATGTTATTAATTTTGTTCAAAATATTGTTCCACCAAAATATCTTAAATCACGACCTGATAATGAAATTTTAGAATTGTTTCAGTACAAAGATTATTTTGATGTAAGAAATTATACCAGACTTTTAAACAAACACATTACTAATAAAGAAAGAATTAATCTTTATACATGTCTTGTTAATTCTATTATGAATGGTGGTAGTGTCTATACCTTTATGGACCACATTAAATTTTATCTTACATTGAAATTACGATATAATGAAGATGTTGTATGGAAAAGTAAAACTAATAATGAGTTTACAGTTGAACACATAGAATTTTCAAATAAAATATCTCTTCATAAAGATGGTGAATGGAATAGAATATACTCACAACGATTCTTCGATGGTATAGGTAAAGAAATAGCCACACCTCAAGGTGGTGTATATTATCCAATTTTGTTTACAAAACAATACGAATATTTTGACGAATCAGAATATCAATCAAATTGTGTTAAAACTTATCATAAAAACATACACTGTTTTATTATATCGTTAAGGGAAGGTAGTTCTGAATCAAAAGAAAGAGCAACTATTGAATACCGATGGAATTACTCTAATTCAAAATTTGAAAGAAAACAAAGTCTTGGAAGGTTTAATAAAAATTTGGATTCCAAATGGAACTTCGCACTTGAAGAACTTGATAATCAAGTTATGTTGGCTGTCAAACATTTTAAGTTTGAAGATTTCAAAATGACAAAAACAACACAAACAGAAACCATCAAATATAATGTGGTTAAAAATTCTATGAGTGAATATAGAATACTACAGGATGGTATTACAGACACAAATGACAATTCAGAAATAACCAATGAAGAATATTTACAAAATATTCTGATGTTTGATTTGGATTTCTAAAAATTATCAGTATCTTTGTATAACAATCTAACAATATAAAACATATAAGAAATGGCTAAGAAACCCGTAAAATCAACCTCAAGTTACTCATTGAAGTACAAAGAAAAGGCAAAAGTGTCTCGTCCTGGTGTCCAAGCAAAAACAAAGACATCCAAACACAAACAATCCAAAAATTATAAAAAAGCGTATCGCGGTCAAGGTTAATGGATTACCCCAATAAAATAGAAAGAGTAATCCTACATCTTGAAAAAGAAAATGGAGTTCCCCTATCCGAAATTGAGGTGGGGGAACTTACCGTTGTGGATGAAATTTTCAAAATGAAACCAATATACTTTGACGTTACATCCACTGGAAATATTGTCAAAGGTATTTACGAAACAAGTGCATCTTTCTATATTTATATAAAACAAATTAACCCATCATTTTATAGTTTAAAGATACACTTTAAACCTGAACAATATGACGAGGTTGTATTTTTTATAACAAGACTAAAGAAAAAACAAAATGCAAGAACTAACAGTTGAACAACTAAGAGAGAAGATGGAATCTGGTGAGAGATTCATAATTGATTATTTTGCCAAATGGTGTGGACCATGCAAAATGTTAGGTCGTATCTTGGAAACAAGTGGTGACAAATTGGGTGTTCCAATTTACAAATTTGATGTAGATTCTGACATTAAATTTACATTAGAACAAAACGTCCGTAGTGTACCAACACTTAAACTTTATGAAGGTTCTTCAGTAGTTAAATCTCATACAGGTATCCTACAAGAATCTGAATTTGATAGTTTCTTAAATTAATGAAACACGTTTTAGTTTTCACGATGGATGGATGTCCACATTGTACTGACTTCAAAGATATGTTAACCAAAGAGGGTATTGAATATATTGAAGCGGATATTAATGAAAACGAAGAAGAATATAGTTTGTTTGTTAAAGTAACTGATAATGAATATGTACCGGCAATAATGATTATTGAGGAAGGTACAACAGATGCTAAGTTTTATGCACCTGACAGGGACTTTCAAGAGTTGGAAGAAGCGATTACTCTTATTCAGGAACAAATTGCTTAACTGGTCATTCAGTTGAAGGGATTTCGTAACAAATAGTATATAGTATTTGTTACGAAACTTATTAAAATAGAATTAATTCATCCATCTTATAATGTTCATTCCATGGCTTGTCGGCTATTGGTAGAAACAAATCATCATTAATATCGTAGTCTTCAATTGCTTCATTGATGTTATAATCACATAAAACATCAAGTGCAACTGATGACAATTTTTCATTGCTCCATCTTGAGTTTGTTCTTATTTTGAACATATTATCATTCATTGTAAATGTTTCAGGTGTTTCACCCCAAGTATGGATGTCCATCACTTTTGATTTAGATACCCTGAACATGTTGTAGGCAATAAACTCCATTGAGTATAATTTCTTTCTTAATTCTTTTGAATAACCGTGTGGGTATTGACTATGATGTGTGGAATTTGAAAGATATGTTAAACGATTATCATCAAAAAAGAATGTGGATACGTTTGAATAGTCTTCACCAATACTAACAATAGCACTTGACTTCATTGACCTATAATCTTTCTCAATGTATGTACTGAGTTGATATTCATTATACAACGGTCTTGGGGTATTGTAGAACCTGTGCCAATTTTGATTGTATGATGATGATGTGTTGTATCTGATATTATCAATGAATCTTAATTTCGTACTTGGAAATTCATATTTGTATTTTTCCTTAAAGATTTCAAATTGTTTTGGTAGATTAAAGAATTCATTATCAGATGTAATTGAACCTGACACAACCATAATGGATGGAAAATAATATGATACTTGGAAGGTGTTCTCGTTAATTAAGTTATCACCAACTTGTTCTAATAAATGATTTGCAAAATGATTAATAATTCCTTCTATAGAATCGGGGTTGATTAAATTCATATTGGTTAAAACTTATGAATTTAATTTGATAGTATAAAGGGTTAATTAAATTTCAACGTATTCGTTATACGCACTTTCAATTTCATCTGAATCTGGATAATCAGGAATGGTAAAGTCAATTTTGTTAAGACCATCATCAAATAATTGGTTTAACATTTCCTTGAAAGAACCATAATATTCAATTGGGTTGTAATGGTTGCTCCAATTCATAAAAAATTCTTTGAATAAATAATCAAATGTGTTGGTTACATCAATTGCGTAAGTCCAAATATCATTTCCGGCACGATTGGTACCTACATTAACCATCTTACCTGAATCACCAAAAAACCCTTCTAAATTGCTATAAACTTCTTTGGATAATTCATCTTCATATGCTGTGTTAAATGCGTTATGGTAAGCATTCATCATATCATTTTTTAAATCAGGAAAAAAATTAGTTATAATATAGTCGGTTGTTTCATTGTCCCCCAATAATTCTGAAATATTATCGGAAGTAATACTTAAAAAACCACTTTGACCTTCAATCTCCCAAAGCTCTTCTAAAAATGATGTTTGTTCAATATCCTCTGAAGTTAATGGTGGTAATTCAGAAACAATTTTATTTGCCAATAAAATTTCATTTTTGTCGTTTAATGTTCTTACACAATCATTATAAAAATCATCTATAACATCATTAAAATGTTCATTATAATCCTCGTTAAATACCATTTCAGCAGCATATTTAGCGGTACCATCTCTACCCCTATCATCAAAAACCATCAATAAATCATCTTTATCTATTAACCAAATAATTCTATCATTTTCAACAACCAAATCACTTTCTAAAAAATCACTAATAAAACGTTTAAGATACTCAAGTTTATTAGGTGTGGATTGGTATTGTTCCCAAATCAATAAGTCTTGTAATCCTTCATCATAGAAGAATTGATTTTTTGGGTCCAAATAATGTTCTTCAGGATTACCTTTTGTTAAAACAAATTTTATGAATTGTTCTGGTCCACCAAAGTTTTTGGCAACACCAGACGGATTATCATAAAATTTATCTATTAAGGCTGATATTTTATCTTCCATAGTAATATAAATACAAAAAAAATGGGAAGTTTTCACTTCCCATATTAAAGAGTATTATTTTTTTTGATTGTAATACTTTTGAACCGTCTTTTTAATTGACTGTTGAATCGTTTGACTTTGGTTCTGTGTTCTGTTAATTGGTTGACCCTGTGGTTGTGCTTGTGGTTGTTGCACTATACCGTTGTTTTTACATCCGCATCCCATGGTTTTATATTATTAAGGTTTATTATACATAAATAGTTGTTTAATACAATCTGTTTATTAAGTTTGTGTGTATATTACAAGTTTATTAATATTTATAGTAAATTGAATAATGAAATTTATTAATTTGTTATTAGAGGGAAGAGAAGAAGACTTCAAAACAACTTACGGGAAAAAGTTTTCTCCTGAAAAGTTAGATGCCATTATTAAGATGGTTAATGAAATTCCAAATGGTTCAAAGTTTTTGACTTTCTTAGGTAGAGCATTACCTCCAACAATTGCTGGTGGATTATTAGATGAAAAAATAAAAGACACTTTAAAGAAGTTTGTATCTATCGGTCCCAATTTACAAATCAAAGATATTAATCAATACAAAACATTTGCTGAGTTATATTCTGCGATTGAAGAATATGAAACTAGAATAAGAAGAACGGTAAAATCTATTGAAGGTGCGGACATTGTTTTTGAAAATGACCAATTTACCGTTGTCGCACCACTTACAACCACAGCGTCTTGTTATTATGGTGCTGGTACCAAATGGTGTACAGCATCAAGTGCTGACAATACACACTTTAACAACTATATGAAGGATGGGAAATTGTTTTATATCTTAGATAAAACAAAAGCAACATCTGATAGATTCTACAAAGTTGCGTTATTGAAAAAGTTTGATGGTGATGAATCTTATTTTGATGCTCCTGACGATAAATTCACCAGTGGTTGGATTATGGGAACAAATGAACTTGCTCGTATAAAACAATACATTGATTTATATATCAGAGAGAAATATGCCAAGGAACTTGAAATTTGGGGTGATAAAGAAACGCTTGCGATTGAAAGAAAAAGATTAGCAAGAGTAGAACAACAAAGAGTTGAAAATGGTTTAATTGAATCTGCTAATCAAAGAAGAGAAGATGATGAGTGGAGTTTAGATAATTTATCTCAAGGTGATATGGGTTCTTGTGCTCACGCTCTTTTTAACTTTTTAATTAGTGAAGGAACAATTGAAGAAAAAACACCTGAAGATAAAAGTGAAATTGCAAGAATTGAAAATGAAATTACCAGACTTCAAGCGGAATATGATAATGACGAAGAAGTTAGAGGAGATTTGTTGGATGAAATAAGTGAGTTGGAAGATGAGTTAACCGAATTAGACGCCAAGATGGATGTGTATAATATGTTACCTACTGGTGATTATGTTTTAAAAGAATTTACAACAACAGAATTTCAAGGTAGATGGAAAGTTGGTGATTCTGATGATACTGAAAGAGAAGCCGTGAGATATGTAAAAGATATGTTGGATGATGTAGGATATGATGGTTATAATGAATCATTTGTAATGGAACATTTTGATGATGATAGTTTTAGGGTATATTTAAAAGATTTTTTTGAAGAGGATGTTTACAATAATCCTGAAGTTTATTTAGATGATAGTGATAAAGAATTGAGCCGTAGTCAAGAAGCCAGAATTGTAGAATTAAAACAAATGGTTTTAAATTTAGAGTCTGAAAGGGATAGTTTAGATGATGAAGATGAAGATTATAGTGATGAATATGACAGAATGGGTGATGAGATTGATGAGGCAAATAATGAAATTGAAGAAATTGAAGATGACCCAGATGGTGAGTATGATGAGTATAAGTTAGATTCTATAGTTGCAGATAAAATATCTGAACATAGATATGACGCTAAAGATTTTTATGAAAATTATTTGGGTGGTAATGACTTTAGTGAATGGGCAACAAGTAATGGTTTTATTGATGAAGATGATTTTGCTCAAGCGGTTGTTGATGCTGATGGATATGGTACAATTTTGAATAACTATGACGGAAGTGAAGAAAGTGTATCTTTTGAAGGTGAAACGTACTACATTTTCTATGATGGCGACTTTCATTAATCTTTAGTATTCATAATCCATAAACCTTTTTTATTATTAGTTTATGGAAGACAAAAAACAAATAAAATTTATACTCCCCTCAGATTGGTTTTTAAAAGACCCAATTGATTTTGAGCACAAGGAATATGTATTAAATTCGTTTTTGATGAAAGTGGAGGATGCTTTATCAAGAGGTGAAATTTATCCGTTCTTTACTGAGATATCGCTTCACATGGCATCCATTGGAAGTTTTCTTAAATCAAACAAATATGTTTTTATTAATAAGGAATTAAATTCCATTGATGATGAGATTATGTTATATGAACTCAAATCAAAAAAGACAAGAAAGAAATTTACAACCACTGAGTTAGATGAGATTAAACAAATACTTGAGTACTCACAAGAAAAACTACTTCAATATTTTACAATCTGTAAAGGAATATGGGAATTATCTTACCAGTCAACATCAATTAAATTAAGAAAGAACAAAAAGAATCTATTACTTAACAATTCATATGTGGTATATCAAGATTTGTTTAACAAAGAGGTTTATGTGTGGGAAGGAAAGTTTGAACAACTATCCAATAAAAAACACGATACTAAAATAGATTTCAATTTAATATACAAGGGTCACGATAAAAAATTCACAGAAGTTATCCGTGAGTATTCAGACACAAAAAGTTTAGCGTATCCAATCTTTGAAGCATTTTCAACACAGAACCTACCGTTGGAACATACATTATTACCTTTATTCAAGAGGAAAGTACAATCTTACTTCACTCAGTTAGTATGAGTACACCATCTCACTATGAAAAGGCTGAGACAAAGTTTAACTTATTACCTTACGCAAGTAATGTAGGGTCACCAGTTATTGTTGTTGAAGACACAGACCATTTTAAAAGAAAACAAGTCACTAAGTTCAATAATTTTGTTGACAAAAGATTTAGTGAACTAAAATCCGAAATGGAAAAATTGGTTGATGCTTATAAACTCAATGAATTTATCTTTAGTATTGACCTTAAATTTGAACCAATAGTAGGCGACACTTATTATGTGTATCAGAATGAAAAAACTATAAATTTTTTATCAATGATTGCTCCACATGAATGTAAATTTTTGTATATTTGTAGTGTTAAACTAAATACTGAAGGTCAATGGGTTTTAATAGACGGTACTTTTCCAAAGAGTTAATTTTACGTGAGATAAACAAAGATTATCCACTGAAGAATTATTTTGCTTCTGACATATGTATATTTACAGATGAAGTGTCACATCAAGCATATCAATTACATAATGAAGGTGTTTCTGACCAAGAAATAAAAGAATTTATTTTAAAAAATTCAGCACCCTTGATTGAACAAAATTAAAAACATATATTTTATACTATGAAAACACTAAAAAACTCAAAGTCAGGTGAAATCAAACGATTACACGACCAAGCCGCTCACAAATTAGTATTGCAAACTTTCTTAGGTTGGGTATACACACCCAAGTCTGAATGGAAAAAAGATAAGTCTGTGGTGACTGTAGAGATGCCGGATAAAAAGACAAAACAATCTAATGATGAAGGACAAAAAAGTGTGTCTTACGGAAAAAGAAGTTCTAGAAAATCCAAACGATAATGTCTTGGGTGAACTTGTAAGAAAAAAATTATGGAGTTTAAAAAAACATAAAACAACATGGATGACAAGACTAAAAAATTACTTAACACAAAATTAAGACAACCAGTACACATCAGTTATATTTCAAAATACATTTTGAAGTTGACTGAAAAAGAAACAAAAAAGATATTGGATAAATTAATTGATGAAGGAGTGATTGAAGAGTCTTCATTATCATCTGGTTATTACGGGAACAAATAATGAAAACAAAATTAGAATATATTTGGTTAGACGGGTATACACCTGAACCAAACTTGAGAAGCAAGATTAAAATCCTTGACCTCCCAATGGAATTTCAATTAGAAGATTTACCATTGTGGTCTTTTGATGGTTCATCAACTAAACAAGCGGAAGGTAATTTTTCAGATTGTATTCTTAGACCTGTAAGACTTTATCCTTCATTTGACATTACTCAATACCCAACCACATATGTTTTGTGTGAAGTAATGGACCCAATGACTGGTAATGAACATAAATCTAATTTAAGAGCTGAAATAGGTTTAGATGATGATTCAGTATGGTTTGGATTTGAACAAGAGTATGTCTTAAAGACTAAAGATGGTAACATCGCTGGATTCCCCAAGTATGGATTTCCAGCACCACAGGGTGAGTATTATTGTGGTATAGGTACAAAAAATGTTGCACAAAGAGAATTTGTGGATACTCACTTACAATTATGTCTAAATGCTGGATTGGATATTACTGGCGTAAATGCTGAAGTGTTATTAGGTCAATGGGAATACCAACTATTTTCCAAAGGGGCTATTAAATCATCTGATGACTTATGGATTTCTCGTTATTTGTTGTACAAAACTGCTGAGTATTATGACTTGATTATTGATTTGAACCCAAAACCAATAAGACATGGTGATTGGAATGGTTCAGGGATGCACTGTAATTTCTCCAATGAAAGAATGAGAAGTGAAGGCGGAGAAGAATACTTCAAATCTATTTTTAATGCATTTGAATCAAGACATGATGTTCATATTAAAAATTATGGTTCGGGTAATGAGTTTAGATTAACAGGTAAACACGAGACACAATCAATGGATAAATTCTCTTGGGGTATTGCTGACCGTGGAGCGTCAATTAGAGTTCCTTTGTCTACCGCAACTAATTGGACTGGTTATTTGGAAGATAGAAGACCAGGTTCAAACGCTGACCCATACAGAATTGTTAAAGTAATTTTGGATAGTTTAAAACTTGCAAACTTTTATGATGGACAAAATTAATATTGAGAAATGTATAAGTTGTGGATGTGAGACTGGTCATTCAATCAATGACCATGTTGATTCCCGCAAGACTTATGTAGAAGGTGCGGGACAATTATGTTCCGAATGTTTCAAGGAAGTATATCGCAAAGTGCATAAGAAAGATGTTGACACTGATGAGAAACCATAAAAGGATTATCCTTGTCGGTAAGGCAGCCTCAGGTAAAGACCACTTGAGAAAAAAGTTTGAATCACGTGGATTCAAATATGCGGTTACTTATACCACAAGACCACCAAGAGAAGGTGAGATTGATGGTAAAGATTATTTATTTATCACAGATGAAGAGGCCACCAAAATGATTGAATCCAATATGTTTTATGAACATGTTTATTTTAATGGTTGGTTGTATGGAACTACGGTAAACCAATTTTTTACTGATGACCTATTCATTATGACACCAGCAGGTATATCACATATCAAACCTGAAGACAGGGTAAGTTCATTTATTATATATGTAGACATTTACTTGTTTATTAGAAAGAAAAGATTGGCTGACAGAAAAATGCCAGGTGATACATTAACAAGAAGAATTGAAGCTGATGAGTTGGACTTTACAGACTTTAATGATTATGATTTAAGAATAACAAACGAAGATTTTTAATGGAGAATTTTATAGGAAAAGTAGTAAACGGTGATTGTCGTGAGGTGATGAAAACTATGGAAGAAGGTTGTATTGACCTGATTGTAACCAGCCCACCATACGGAGTTGGAATTGAATATGATGTTCACGATGATGATATGTTTGTTGAGGATTATTTAAAGTTCACTGAAGAGTGGATGACCGAAGCATTCAGAGTTTTGAAGGATGATGGTCGTATCGCTATTAACGTTCCTTATGAAACCAACCGTCAAGCAAAAGGTGGACGTATATTCATGGTGAGTGAAGTATGGCAAATAATGAAGAAGATTGGTTATAAATTCTTTGGGGTTGTTGACCTTGAAGAAGAATCACCACACAGGAGCAGAACAACCGCCTGGGGTTCTTGGATGTCTCCATCAGCTCCATACATCTATAATCCAAAAGAGTGTGTTATATTAGCTTACAAGAAGAAACACATTAAGATTGTAAAGGGAGTTCCTGAATGGGTTGGTGAAATGGGTGAGGTTGAAGATAAGAACGGTGTTATGAAAAACAAAATGATGTACACCGACACCCAAAAACGTGATTTTATTGATTTGGTATTTGGTCAATGGCATTACTTTGCAGACACAAAGAGTATGACCAAAGCAACATTTTCAATGGACATCCCAACAAAGGCAATTAAGATTCTTACATATAAGAATGATATTGTTTTGGACCCATTCGCTGGTAGCGGGACTAGTTTAGTTGCCGCAGAAACCTTGGGTCGCAGATGGATTGGAGTGGAACTCAGTCCAAATTATTCAGAGATTGCCAAGAAACGAGTCAACGTATTTGTTGAAGGTAGACGACAACAAGTATTAGATTTTGAAGAAACTACAACCCTCACTTAATAGTGGGGGTTTATTTTTTATATTACTTGATATTTATATAGAAATATAATATGAAAATTGTTATTAACGAATCTGATTTAAAAAAAGTAATCAATACGATTAATTCAGAAGAACATGCCATTACTGAATTAAAAGAAAGATATTCTAATATGTCAGACGATGATAAAGAATTGTGTGTTTCATTGATTGAATATTTTAATCCACACCTTAAACTACAATTAAATGAGGCTGAATGGTATAATACAGTATTAGACATTTTGGGTGTTGTAGACCCAACACCAATAGTTGATACATTAAATGGTATTTCATATTTAAAACAAGGGGATAAATTTTACGCAATGTTATCTTTTATATCTGCGGTACCTTATGTTGGAGATGCAATTGGTAAAGGAGTTATGTTAGCAGGAAGAGGTTCTAAAGTTGTTAAATCAACAGACGCCGCTTTGAAACTTGCTAATAAAGGTACACCTGAAGCGATAAGTCAGGCCACTAAGATGATAGAAGATATTGGTAAAGAAAGTGGTTTAATGGCTAAATTATTGGGAACTGTAAGACAATGGGTACCAAAATTAATTGACATTATTGATAATATTCCATTAGGTAAATTGGGACAACCACTAAAAAATACTGTAAAAGATTGGTTGAGATTATTTTCAAAGGCCGGAGCTGGTTCGGCAAAAGCTGTTGGATTGGCAAAAACATTTAGAGGATTAACTAAAACAGATGCCATTAAAGTATTAACTGATATGAAATCAGCAGTTAAGGCAGACACAAGATTATTTAGAGAATTTGGTGGTACGGCAGCAAAAGGGTTATCTGGTATGAAAAATTATAAAATGTCAGGAATGCCAAGATTGTTTGGAAATAAAGCAACAAGAAGTTTAATGAGAAGAACAAAACTTTGGACAGGTTTCTTGGATTATATTGGTGTAGGAAACTTCGTTGGCCCTGATGAAACAATTAGACGCATGGGACCAAAAGAGTTTAATGAAAAAATGGAAGAATACGCTAAAACAGCTGAAGCCAAAAAGAATTGGGAAAATGATTTTAAAGACGTTCCCGAAGAGGAAGGATTGTATACTGAACCTAATTTTGATGGTGATGATAATAGTCAACCATCTAAATCATCAACTAATTATGAAGAACAAGGTAAAAACTTCTTAACTAATTTACTATTTGGTCCAATAACATCTAACGTTGTATAATGAAAAGGTTAATTAAAGAATCGGGATTACGTGATATTAAAGCTTTGGCTAAAAGATATCCAAAAGCAAAAATATACTTTCACCAAGATTTAGATGGTGTTACAACAGCAATTGCTATGAAGAAATATTTGGAGGATAACGGTATCAATGTAGTTGATACTGAAATAATTCAATATGGTGATAAAGAATTCTCGGTTAAAAAACTTGATGCTAATGGTGATACAATGCCAGTTCTTGTTGACTTTGCACACGGTAAACCAATGTTTATTATCCATACTGACCACCACGATAAACAAGCAGGTGCTGATGAAACAGGAGCGACATCATTTAGGTCATCACGTTCAAACGTGGAAACAATATCACAAATAGTATCACCAAAAGACATATTCCCTGAAACAGATTTGAGATTAATTTCAACTGTTGACTCTGCGGATTATGCAAAATATGATATTACACCTGAACAAGTAATGAACTATATGTTTAAACTTGATAAGGACAAAAGTTTTTTACAAAACAAATTTGCTATGGGATTGGTTTTAAACAAACTAATCTTGGCATTTAAGAATAAGCCAGGCTTTATGGAGAATTTGGTAATGAATTCTGAACCATCTTTATATTCAATCTTAATGCAAGTTAAGAAAGAAATGGATGAAAGAAAATTACCAGGTACACAAACATTAGAAAAGAATAAATCAGAGTATGTTAAACAGATGGAGACATCACCAAACGTTAAGGTGGTTGATAACATCATTGTACAATATGGAGGAGGTAGTATGTTCAATCCGGGTTCATACGATAGATACACGCCATTTAAGAACAACCCTGAAGCGGATTTCTTGGTAATAGCTTGGCCACTTGGATTACTACAAGCATCGTGTAATCCATTTAAAAAGGAACGTGAACTTAAAGGGGTTAACTTGGGAGATATCGCTCAAGAAGTGTTAGCAAAACACGAAGACCAACTTAAAGGTAGAATGATTCCATTATCAACTATCAAATATATTTCTGAGGTTTCCATAGGACCAGAGTCTGTTGGATTTACATTTAAAGATTTTAAAGCTCTTTATGGTGAAAAATTTAGTAGAATGGAGAATGGCGATGAGTATCTTCAGATTATTGATAGGTTGATGGATAAACCTACAAACAACTTAACTGACAAGGAATTTGAAGTCCTTGATAAGTTTGGTGTAAGTGCGTGGGATTTAATCCAAGCCAATTCAGGAGGACATAAATGTATCACAAATATTTCAGGTATTAACTATCTTGGTAGGAGTAATAGACCACCAAGTGGACAATACAAATACGACCCTGAAAGAAGTGGAGCGGCATACATTAATGTATTGAAGAAATTACAAACCGAATTTGTAAACAAACTTCAGGAAAAGATTAACGAGAGTAAGTAACCCAATTCTTTTTATAGTTCTTGTTTGATGCACAATAACTTGCGTACTCATTAACTATTGGACTACCAGTGTTATAACCACCACAAGAGAGTGCCCAACTATGGTAAGTGTTATATCGGGCTCTTAACATCTTCATACTAACCATAACATTCAATTCAATGTTTCTAGTAAGTTCTTTTTGACTAACATGTCTACCAGCATAAGGGTGAGCATATTTGGTAATGATTTGCATTGGACCCACAGCGTTTGCATATGATGTTTGGTATGGGTCATAAGACCAATGAAAAGGTCCTTGATAATGTGTTTCCTTATAAGCCACATTGTAAGCAATGTACTTAGGTACACGATACATCTTAGAGTATTTCTCAATTGAGTTATACATCCTAAGACAATTTGGAGATGTAGGTTCAGAACCCAACAACTCCAAATATTCTTCTTCAGCTTGTTCCTGTATTTTTTCAATACTGTAGATTGCCACTCCAAGAGCTCCAAAGATTACAAAGAACCAAAGGAATATCGCGGTTTTAAAATCTACATTTTTCATAATTATTTTACAGGTGGTGCTTGATTTGGATTGTGTTGACCCCAAATATTACGAGCATAAAGGGTAAAGATAGTTTTACCAATCTCATTATCATAGATGGTATAGTTCCCGGTATTTTTATCAATCAACATTAGACGTTGGTTTTCATCAACCGCTAATATAATGTCTTGTTTTTCTACGACAACCATCTTAGATGGCATTTCAACGGTCTTGATTTGTTTATAGTAGAACCCTACTCCAAATCCTATGCCAATTCCGCCAAGTACTAATACAACCCAAAAAACATGACTAAAGAACTTCTTAATTTGTTCTGATGTTTTGGTCCAATAAACTTTTAATTTGTTTTCCATAACCCAAAGGTATGGCTAAAATTACTGATAATCAACCCTGTCTCCGATTTTGATACCAAGACTCCTGCATGAATTAGCAGGCAGTTCCAATACAAAACCACCGTCACCTTCATACGTTTCACATTCTTCTGTATCACATGGTGGGCAGTTAGGGGAAATATCATTAATAATATTTTTTTTAATAAAGACAATATCTAAAGGAACCACACAATTTTTCATCCAAAAACTCTGTGTTGTATCTTCAGGCATTACAAATAGCATCCCATCAAAGTTACTGAAACTCTGACCCATCATACCCAAACGAATTTTTTCGGGTGTGGATACCACTTTACAATTAAATTTATTATTATTGATTGAAATATACATATAGTGATAAATATAAGATATGAAGAAATCAGCCGGAGTAATCGTTAAATCAGGAAACAAATGTCTTTTGTGTAAAAGGAGTAATGTTGAAACTTACTCAGGGGAATGGAGTATTCCTGGTGGTAAAGTAGAACCAGATGAAGAAATCATTGACACGGCACATCGTGAGTTCTATGAAGAGACTGGTAAAGAATTAACGGGTGACTTAGAATTCCTTGGGGTGATGAGTAGAATGAACCGTAAAGGAACAAAACAATCTTCAGTAATGTATGTATTCTTAAATGAGGTTGACAAGCCTATTCACCCTGACTTGGAAAATGCTGAGTACGGGGAAGAACATTCAGAGTGTGGATACTTTTCAATTGATGAGTTACCTGAACCACTCGGTGAGAATTTGAAAGAATATTTAAAAAATGTTCTAAAATGATTTGACAACTGAAAAAAAAGATGTTATGTTTTTATAACTTTGGTAAATAAGGATATATTTATTACTTACCAAATAAAAAAAACAAAGTTTATTTGACAGTTTGAAAAAATAGTCTTAACTTTGTGAAACAATTGAGAATAACATCTCAAAACGTTCTTTGAAACGCCAACTTCACCCCCTTAAATTGAAGTTTGGTTTGTATTCGGCGGTTTAGCGTCGATTAAGATAACCCCGGTAACGGGACTATAGGGGAGAAAGTACTCAACGGTACAAATATCTCGGTGTCACGAAAGTGGCTCACAACTAAACAAATTACCTACGAATGATTTCTTATGGGCAACAGCTGAGAGAAGTTATTTATTTTGACCACGTGAGGTGTCAGGGTTGAGATGGAGACATCAATAGGAAAAGGTAAAGGGAATGGTTCGACTCCGCCGCCAAGTGGATGTAGGGCTAGGTCACCAATTTATCACAGGTATCCAAGTGGTGACACAACGATATCAAGATAAGTCGTAGTCTTGGCGGATTACAGAAAGGTGAGTGGTATTTACTTCTTCAAAAGAGAAGCTATCCACCTCAGAGCTCATCTTTCATCACACTCACTATGTTGATTTATTATGAAAAAATAAACTACAGAAAAGGAAAAGTCTCTGAGCGGTTAAACTGAAAGTCACCTAATTCCTTGGGTAGAAATACCAACAAGGAAATTGACAGGACCCCAAGTCCTTCAGTTTTGACTAAGAAAGTCCTAGTACCTGGGCACGGGTTTAGAGAGTTCGCAAGATTCTATAGAGGCAAGTAATAGTTGAGTAAGTTTGACCGAAACGTGTGATTGTCGTAAACAATCGGTGATGACTTGATACTGATGGCAACATTAGTGGATACGAGAGGAAACCTTAGTCGGGTATAATCTCTACAAAAGACAGGTCAACTAAACGAGTAATCTCATCGTTTTAGCCAAAACCCCACATAGGATAGTATCCTATGTCCGACCCCGAATAAGAAATTATTTGGGGTTTCTTTTTTTTATATTTGGTGGTTTTAAAACTATTCCATATCTTTGTTATATGGATAAAGGATATGTATACATCGCACGAATTATTGACCATGGTGGTAAGTTTGTAAACGGGTATCACAAAATTGGTAAATCAATTCAATATAAATTGAGAGAGACCCAATTAAATTCTACCCATTTACCTTTTGATGTAACATTTGTTCGTGTTTTTGAAACTGAAGAAATGTCACAATTGGAAAGTATTTTACATACTTGTTTTGAAGATTATAGAGTAGAAAAACAGTACGATTATAGACGTAATATTACTACAGAATGGTTTGATGTTTCAGATATTGAAATATTAAATAGTCGTGTTAGCAAATTGACCAAGTTAATGGGGGCCGTTGAAATTGATATGATTCAAAAAATCGCTGAGGACAAAACAATTTCACAAAATGATAAAGGTGAGATGACTAGTGTTATTAAACGTAACAGTCCGTCAAGAGTAGTTTTTAAATTAAATGGTGAAGACATGACTCAAGAAAATGCTAAAGAAACTTTTGTTTTGGGTATGACAAAGATTGCTGAAATTGTTGGATGGGATAATTTGGATACTCGTGAACCACACATATCAACTTCAATTGAAGAACTTGGATTTGATTATGAAGAGAATAAAATGAACAATTGTAGTGTTTGGGTTGGAAATTATGTTGTTTGGACAAACACTAGTAATGTTGAAAAAGTAAGAAGAATAAATAATCACATTAAATACTTTGGTTTACAAGGTTTTGAATTTTATGTGGAAAACTAATTAAGTAACTCCCCTAACAATAAAAAGTTGGGGGGTTCTTTTTTATGTTACTTTTTATTTGTATCTTTGATGTATGAAAATTTCTGAGATTCAAAAACGTAAATTTTATGAAATGGGTAATACATTACCAAAATGTATTAATGTTGGTTGTGAAAATAAAGTTGCTGTAAGAAGTTGGTCTAATTGGTCATTTAAAACGGAATGTTCTAAATGTCAAAATGATAGAAAAAAAGGTATAATCCGAGAAGGAATTACAATTCATAAGAAAAAATATTGTGAGAACATTGATGGTCATTTAGGTTTTAAATGTCCAGTACCTAATAAAGAAAGTTGGTTTGGATTTGAAATAGGATGTTTGGATTTAGACCATATAGATGGTAATCATAACAATAATGATATTTACAATGTAAGAACATATTGTAAACTTTGTCATAATCGTAAAAGTATTGAAAAAGGTGACTGTTCAAATACTAAACCAACAGGTAGAAAATTTAATTAATGAAATATGAAATAATTTTAGGTGATTGTGAATTAAAGTTAAAAGAAATATTAGATTCATCAATCCATTTAACATGGACATCACCACCATATTATAATGCAAAATCATATTCTCAATGGCCAACATACGATGAATATTTAATTTTTTTAGAAAAAGTCTTCTTAGAAGTTTTTAGAGTAACTAAAGATGGTCGTATGTGTGTGGTAAATTTATCACCAGTAATAGTACAAAGAGCCAATAGAAACTCAGAAAGTAAAAGACTACCAATACCGTTTCATTTTTTTTCAATAATGGAAAAAATTGGTTGGAAATATCTTGAAGATATCGTGTGGGTTAAACCAGAAGGTTCGGCAATAAATAGAAATGGTGGTTTTTTCCAACACAGAAAACCTGTTGCTTATAAACCAAATTTAGTGTCAGAAACAATATTTGTCTTTCAAAAGCCGGCAAATTTTTTAATTGATAAAATAGTTCGTTCATACTCAGGTGATACTTTAAAAGAATCGTTAGTAACTGAAGAATATGAAAGAAGTAATGTTTGGTATATAAACCCTGAAACTCATTCAAAACATTTAGCACCATATCCTGAAGAACTTTCAGATAAAATTGTTAAATATTATTCTTTTGTTGGTGATATGATATTGGACCCTTTTTTAGGTTCTGGTACTACATTGTTATCGGCAAAAAAATTAAATAGAGATTGTTTGGGTATTGAATTACATCAGGAGTATATTGATATGTCAATAAAAAGACTTGAAGATTACGATAAAAAAAATAGTCAAATTAAAATATTTTAAATTTTTATTTTTATATTTGAATTATGAAACAGACTCGTGTAAGGACAGGTCAAGAATTTGAAGATAGTATTTCCGATGTGGAATGGGTTAAGAACCCAACCAAACCATCGTTTGTTTGGACAGGTGAGGGTAGGAATGTTTATGAGAGGATTAAGAGTGTTGGGTTTGATGTACATAAGTTCTATTTGATGGAGAATTCTACATTCAAGAAGTGGGATTTGATTTCTAAGATGGACAGTACCAAGACCGCAGATGCTAAGAGATATATTAAGAAGAAGTTATCAACGTGGACATTGTATTCTGAACCTTATTTTAAGGTTGCAACAAGGAGTAACCTTAACAAGATTGGTCTTCAGGAGTACAATAGGTTTGTTGATGAGTTTTACGAGTTGAATTGTAAGAACGGTACGTTTGATACCATTATCAAGAAGATGACTGAGAATAGTATTGGTATTGTTACTTTAGATGGTTTTATTCCGATTGAGAACCTTGAGTTTAGGACTACAGTTATCAAGAGTGCTTGGAAAGGATATCACAGGATTACAATTCAATTTAGAGTGAAAGATTAAAATAAAAATGAAATAATCAAAAATTAATTGTATCTTTGTACTATGAAATTTCCAATGGTTACATTAGACGACTACACAAAGAGGGGTTTGTTGTTCAAACAGACACACCGTAGTTTGCCATTATCCATATGGAACTATACACCTAACGTTCAGTTCGGTGAGTTATGGGATGATGTTACATTGACATGTCGTGGATTGGTTACAGACAACAGAGGTAATGTTGTTGCCCGACCATTCAAAAAGTTCTTCAACTTAGAGGAGAACAAACACGTAGCAACATCTGAGTTTGAGGTATTTGATAAGATGGATGGTTCATTGGGAATCATGTTCAAGTACAATGGTGAGATGATATGTGCCACTCGTGGTTCATTTACTTCTGACCAATCAAAGTGGATGACCGACTTTGCTATAAAGCACAACTACCAAGACATCATAGTAGATAGGTTCACTTATTTGTTTGAAATAATCTATCCTGAGAACAGAATCGTGGTTGACTACAATGGTGAGGAGCGTTTGGTTTTACTTGGTGTAATCAACACTGAGACTGGTGAAGAACTCCCACACAATGAATTGTATGAAGGGTTTGATATTGTTAAAAAATACGATGGAATTAGGGATTATTCCGAATTAAAGGGTAAAGTTGAACAGAACACTGAAGGGTTCGTTGTTCGTTTCTCTAACGGAGACCGAATGAAAATCAAAGGTGAGGAATATTTGCGTCTTCATAAGATAATGACAAATGTATCTACCACTGGTGTATGGGAGTTCTTGGCTAATGGTGGTGACATCAATGAGTTCTTGAAGGATGTACCTGATGAGTTCTATGCTAAAGTAAAAGGATATGCTGGTAATTTGAGTTATGGATACCTTCAAGTAGATGAATATTGTGGAAAGGCTCACTATAACTTCCGATATGGAAAGTATAGTGATAGAGAAGTTGAACCAACCAAGAAAGAGTTTGCTCAACATGTTATGGAAAACGGACATCCACCTTATAGAGCGGTCATGTTTGCAATGTGGGATGGAAAACCTTATGATAAATTGATATGGAATATATTAAAACCTGAATTTAAAAAATTATGACATTATTATATATAGTAATCGGTACGTGGATTGGTATAGTGCTAACTTATTTTGAGTGGTACAGACCAATGGAAAAGAAAATCAAAGACCTTGAAGAGGGTATGCATGATTGTATTAAGGCTGGGTTAGTTGGTCCAACAACCAATGGTTCCCAAGAAAAAGACATGGACTAATATGAAAAATTTATATCTATTACGTGGAATCCCTGGCGCAGGTAAGTCCACATTGGCAAAACAACTTGGTGATTCTCACTTTGAGACCGATACCTTTTTCATGGTTGAAGGTGAATACAAGTTTGACCCAACCAAATTAAGAAAGGCTCATGAATGGTGTCAATCACAAATTGAACTTGCAATGATTAACAACCATGTTACAGCTGGTTTGGATAACTCAGACATTGTTGTATCTAATACATTCACTCAAGCATGGGAAATGGATGCTTATTATGAATTGGCAAACCAATACGGTTATCGTGTGTTCAGTATCATAGTGGAGAACAGACACGGTGGTGTTAATCAACACAATGTCCCTGAGGATAAATTACAAATAATGAAAGATAGGTTTGAGGTAAAATTATGATTACAAAATTTGAATTAAATGAAAAAGAAGAAACCGAAATCAAAGAGTGGCAAGATGCCATCAAAAAGGTTTATGGTGAATATGGTTTATTTGACTTTACGTTCACACCAAATGGTATTGGTGTAGGGATAAGAGTTTATAGTCATGCGGCTAAAGTAGAAAAAGATTTTACAGATATAGATAGTTGGTAATTTGACAATACAAAAAATATATAATATAATTTAACATATGAACATTAAAGAAGCACTCAAAATGACTATTAAGGACGGACTTAAAGAAAAGAACAAATTGGCGAAGAAAATAACCGATTTGATGGTAAGAACTGAAAAGTATAACTCAGTGGATAATGGAGCTGTTCGCTCATATAATCCTGAAGAAAGTTTGAATCAAGCAATTGATGTGATGGAACAATTGATTTCATTGAAAACATCAATTCATACCGCAAACATAAAAGTTTATGATAAGATTTTCCGTATGGCAGAATACAAATCATTTGTTAAGTGGTTGAAAAATATGAACTGTACTGAAGGAACTGTTGTTCTTAGTCGTTACGGTGATGTATCAAACCGTCAACTGACCACAGTTATTACTGAGGTTCAAAGAGACCAAATGATTGAACATTATGAGTCAGCGATTGATGCACTTCAATCTGAGTTGGATACGCATAACGTAGTCACTCTATTGGCTAATTAAGATATTGTGTTTGTTGTCAGTGGATTAAATTGGGTAGGGTATCCTACTTTACACAACTGAAAACCGATAATTGAAACTGATTAGAACTCAACAGACTCAGAAGTTCAACTTGTCAAACGGAACAAAACTTAACTGTTAAAACTTATTTAAAGATTTAATTACACGGACATTCACATAAACCCTCATCGAAAGTTGGGGGTTTTTTATTTAACTTAACCTTAATATTGTATTAACAACTATCTGACCAAAATTTACTACTTATTGGGAACAAAATAAAAAATATGAAAAAAATAGTATTCATTCTATTATCGGCTGTTATGTGTTTAACGGCAAACGCTCAATTCTTTGAGAAAGTAAATCACATCGGAGCTCTTGAATCAAACTCATCAAAAGATTGGACAAAGAGTTGGACCCAATGGGACCCTAAAAATACAACCTATGGAACTGTAAGTGATACAAACACTTTGACTAATCCAACAGGTGAAGTTAACATCACAGCAACTATTACATTGGACCCATCAAAGGTTTATTTGTTACGTAGTTTGGTTGTGGTTAGAAACGGTGGTAAATTAATTATCCCTGCTGGTACAATTATTCGTGGACAATCAAACTCACAATCATCACCAAAACAATACGCAACAATTGTTGTTGAAAGAGGTGGTTACATTCAGATTGATGGAACGGTAACTAATCCAGTTGTTTTAACATCAGCAAAACCAATTGGTTCTCGTGACAGAGGGGATTGGGGTGGATTAGTGTTGTGTGGTAAAGCAATTAACAATCAGGGAACTGACATTCAAATGGAAGGTTTCAATAACGTGGCTTTGGATAACACATTAGCAAAACACGGTGGAATCAATGATGATGACAACAGCGGTTCAATTAATAATTTAAGAATTGAATTTGGTGGTGTTGCATTTGAACCAAACAAAGAAATCAACGGATTAACATTTTGTTCTGTTGGAAGAAACACAACTATCAATAATGTACAGGTATCATTCTCAGGTGATGATTCATATGAATGGTTTGGTGGAACAGTTAATTGTAAACATTTGATTTCATTCAAAACAACTGATGACGATTTTGATACTGACTTTGGATATCGTGGAGCAGTTCAGTTCGGTATTTCTTTTAAAGATTCATCTTACTATGATTTGTCTTGGAACTCATCATCAGGAGCATCAACTTCAGAAACATTTGAGTCGGACAATGACGCATCAGGTTCGGGAAGATTACCTTTAACAACAGCAGTATTTTCAAACATGACTTGTGTTGGTCCAATACCTGCAGGTATGACTTGGTCTCAATTATCAATAACACAAAAAGGAGCGTTCAGACGTGGAATAAGAATTCGTAGAAACTCTCGTTTGAGTATTGTTAACTCAATCTTTATGGGTTATAGAAACTTTGTGATGTTTGATGGTGATTCAGTATTGGTTAACTCAGGTGTTAAATCAAAAACAATTTCAGACAAAAATAATTTGTTTAGAAACAACTACATCTATGGTGTTAAAGCATCCGCACCTGTCGGAACAACCAATACAGGTTTGGCTGAGGTTAGTTCAGGTAGTAATGTAACCGTATTGGATAGTTGGATTCGTAATTCAATAAACAATAATACAATTGATACAAATACTTTCAAACCAGGTTTCTTAGTTAATACAAATAACTTTACAGCACCTGATTTTAGACCAGCAGATTTAAACATACTACCAAACTTTGAATATGGTGTTTTAGGTTTTTATGGTGTAACTCAAGTTAAAGTAGTTGGTAAAGTTAAATCAGTAAGTGCTTATCCTAACCCAACAAACGGTGAATATACAGTTGAATTCACATCAACACAATCATTCAACGCTGATGTATTCGTGACGGATTTAAACGGCAGAATGGTTAGAAAAATGACAACAATGAGTGTTATTTCAGGCAATAACTTTGTAAATGTAAACTTATCAGATTTGAATAGTGGATTGTATTTCTTCCACATACAAGGTGGTAATAACAATATTGTTTACCAAGTTGTGGTAACTAAATAAACTTAATAAAACTTTGATAATGAAACCCTCAGCGAAAGTTGGGGGTTTTTAATTTAACACGTTATTAGAAATATCCAATATGGTTATCATTTCTTTGTCAGGTTCAAAACTTATAAGGTCACCATCACCGTAATCAACATCTAAAGTATCTGGGTCGTATTCATAAAAATTATTATATACATGGTCCTCAACTTGGTCTATATATTTTGGTAAAGTATTAATACTAACTCTTTTTCTACTAAACATTACTACATTTTCACTTTCATCAGCATAAAAATAAACTTGTTGTACCCTTTCAATATCTTCAGGATATTCTTTGTTTTTAATTTTTTCGTAATTATCAACGGCATAATTAAGATATTGTAATCCAATTCTACTAATTTCATTTGCATTAATACCGATTAACTTTGCGGCTCCACGAACTAACTTTGAACTGTCAATAGTTTCTAAAATATCATTTAGTTCCTCCTCAAGTTGTTCTTTGGAATATATTTTTACCAAAACACTAACTAACATTTTTTCTTTAGGTGTGATACCAATCATATCAATAAATACCTTGTCAATTAGAAATATTTTTTGTATCTTTGTTTCATGAAAAATAAACCGTTAGTTGATTTGAGTCCCGAAGCCGTAGAAGAAAGAAAGGACACAAAGTTCAAAGTTCAAAAATTGGCGGAACAAACTTGGGATGAGATGGATAATCAAGGTGATGACAATGAAAAGACATATTGGATACACGGATTTATGATTGGTTATACTTTTGGAAAAGATTAAAAATATGGAAAGAAAATTAGCAACTATTAGAAAAATTACTGACATCCGACCTATTGAAGGTGCAGACAAAATTGAAATAGCCATTGTAGGTGGTTGGAATGTTGTTGTGGCCAAAGATGTTGAACATAAAGTGGGAAACAGTGTGGTGTATTGTGAGATTGATTCATTCTTACCTATCAAGGAAGAGTTTGAGTTTTTACGTAAATCATCTTACAAGAAAATGGGTGACCAAGAAGGTTTCAGATTGAAGACAATTAGACTTCGTGGTCAATTATCTCAAGGACTTATTCTTCCAATCAGTGTTGTTCCAATCACACAATTTGCAACAGGACACGATTTACCTGAAGGTTTGGATGTAACTGAAATGTTGGGTATTGTGAAATACGAACCACCAATTCCTGCCGAACTATCTGGTAAAGTAAAAGGTGGGTTCCCATCTTTCTTACGTAAGACAGATGAAGAAAGGGTTCAGAACTTGGTTAAGGAGTATGAAGAATATAAACTAACATCTGAGCATCAGTTTTACATGACTGAAAAGTTGGATGGTTCATCTGCAACATTTTATATGAATGAGGGTGAGTTTGGTGTATGTTCTCGTAATTTGGAATTACTTGAAACTGAAGGAAATACTTTTTGGAAAGTTGCCCGTGAACTTGACTTGGAAAACAAATTCAAAATCAAAGGAAACATTTGTTTACAAGGTGAGTTGATTGGTGAAGGTATCCAAGGTAACCCATACAAAATCAAAGGACAAACAGTTCATTTCTTCAATGGGTTTGATATTGATACACAAACAAGAATGACCATTAATGACTTCTTAATCTTATTGGATGAGTTAGAATTATTATCTGTACCAATTTTAGATGTAGCATTCTTATTACCTGAAACGGTTGAAGGGATGGTAAAATTGGCTGAAGACAAATCTCGTTTAAACAAACTTGCAGAACGTGAAGGTGTTGTGGTTCGTTCTTTGGATAACACAATTTCTTTCAAAGCAATATCAAATAAATTCTTGTTATCTGAAAAATAAAGTTTGGTAATTCAAAAACTAATTGTATCTTTGTATTATGAATAAGGGATTTAACATCAAGATTGTACACGAGTCAATGGGTGTATTATTAAGTGAGACATTTTCAAGTGGTGAACAATTCAAGTTGTTCCTTCGTTTAATGGATGGTTGTCTTGCTCATAAGTCAGACTTTGACTTCTTCAACGGTGAAGACTTCTTGAGTCACATCCCTTTTCGTATCTTGAAAGATTCAGTTATTATGACCAATGTAACTGAGGTATCTATGACCGAGTTGGTTAAGTCTAAAATTGAAGCATTAATTACTAAATAATATGGGATACGAAAGAATAGTTGTTGTTAAAGAACAGAAACGTGGTGGATTTTGGCCATTTGTTGGTGGAGTTGTTTTAGGTGCAATTGTTGTCAAAACAATTCACAATATGAATGAGAAAAAAAGAATAGAAAGGGAACTTGAAGAAAAACAACCCAATATAGAACCAGCAAAAACTCAAAAAGAATTAACCCTTGAACGTGAAACTATGATGGTTGAAGATTTAATTGATGAGTTGGTATCAAAACGAAATAAGACGCAAAGAGATAAAGACAATTTAGATTTACTAAGGATTAAACTAAGACAATTACGTGAAAACTAAATTAACCATACAAGACGTACAAGATAGGAAAAAACTAAAAGAATTTGGTGGTTATCAAAGTTTGTTTGATTTTGGTAAATATGTTGTGTCAATTGTTGGTGGTAAACAAGGTCTTTATGGTGATTTTGAAACTACATTTGAAATTGCTATAATAGAAAACGGTAGTGGTAATTTCGTAACAAAACTGTTCTGTGGTGGTGCAGATGTTATGAGTTACCGTTCAGGTGAAGAAGTGGAAGATATTTTAAATATCTTTACAGGAGTCCCTTCTCCTAAAAAAGAGGGTGGTGGAGCTGATTGACCGAGAATTCGGTCAATCCCAATAAAAGGTCAGATTCGTCTGACCTTTTTTACTTTTAAAGTATTTATATTAATATGAGTAAAAATTTTATGATTACTGAAGACCAACTTAAGAGATTAGTTGAGGATATGAAAACAGAAACAACTGAAGGTTCTGATGGAAACTACATGGCAAAACAACAATTGTTTACAATTGCTGTAACCGCATACAAAATGTGGGAAGCGATGGAAGAAAATGAAGAACTTGAAGATTGGATGAATTCTAAAATTGCTCAGGCAGAACAAAGTGTAACATCAGCGTTCAAATCGTACATGTACGAAAAATTAGACCCAAGACACGAAGGAGAAACAAATTACTAAGAAGAATACTACTCAGTAATAATAGAACCCTCAGCGAAAGTTGGGGGTTTTTTATTTTTTTACAGCAAGAATACTTTTTATCATTAATATTGTCTATACTTATAGAGATGAAAAAACTTTTACCATTATTACTTTTTATTCTAACGTTTTTGTTATCAAACATTTCCACATCCACTCACATGATGGGTGGAGATATGTCTTATAAATGTTTGGGTAACGGAAAATATAAAATCACAGCAAAAATTTATAGAGATTGTAGAGGTGTCCCATTCAATTCTCCTGAATTTGGTGTATTTGCAGGAACCAATGGTGGAAATGGATGCGGAAGTAGTCTTTTATCTATTACCAGAACGGGAATTAAAGACGTTACGCCACGATGTTCAACAGCGAGTTCGCCTTGTTCTCCTCAAAATACTTATGGTACTGGTGAGGGAATTGAAGAACATACCTATGAAGTTACGGTAGATTTTAATACAAGTCCATTAAGTGGTTATCTCAATAAATCTACATGTTGTGAAGTGACATTTTACATTGGACAGTGTTGTAGAAATGGTGCCATTACTACTGGACCCGCCAGTCAAGGTTTTTATACTACCTGTATGATTAACATCTGTAATATAAAGAAGACTACAAACAAGTGTAACTCTTCTCCAACACTAAGTAATGCTCCCATCGCCTTTCTTTGTTGTAATCAGGCATATTATTTTAATAATGGTGCAATTGATACTGTTGATTATGATTCTTTTTCATACAGTTTAACAAATGGTATTAACACTTTGCCCAACAATTCTGTATCTTATTCTTCGCCATTTACTCCTCGTTATTTCATGACGCCATATTGCATTCCACCAACTTCAATTAACTGTGCTCCTAAACCCGGACTGAACCCTCCAAGAGGATTATTCTTTGATACAAGTTCTGGTGATATTATCTTAACACCCACGAAATGTGATGAAGTTGCAATTGCGGTGATTGTAATTACAGAATGGCGAAAAGACAGTGCCACAGGCAGTTATATCATTGTTGGTAAAACACGTAGAGATATGCAATTGTGGGTGAAAGATGATTGTGGTTACAACAAAGCACCAACATTGTTAGGTCCGTTTAATTGGAAAGTCTGTGAAGGTGAAACACTAAAATTCAAGGTAGAATCGGATGATGAAACATTTACTCCGAATCAAACAATTCCAGATACAACAAATTTAAAATGGAATAAAGGTATTCCTGGCGCTAAGTTTACCTTGGCAAATAGGAAGGATTGGCCCGAAAAAAGAAAAGCATGGGCTTATTTTGAATGGACACCTTCTGTGGGTATGGCGTCAGATATTTCTTATGCTTTCACGGTAACAGTAACAGATGAACACTGTCCAAAACCTTCTCAAGCCATTCGTGGTTTTAAGGTTAAAGTAAATCCACGAGCATTTAGTATTCGCAAATACACAAATTTAAAATGTGGTAAATTCGCCATGGCGGCATCTGTTAGTTTATCCTTTAAAGGTGCTCCTCAATTTAAGTGGAGTGTAAGAGATAGCTTGGGCAAGTCTGAGATATTTTATAGTACAAAAAAATCAGATACTATGACATTTTACCGTGGTGGAAAATACATTATTGTACATACTGTAAACAACTCAGATAACTGTCCTACCATATATAGGGATACTGTTATTATTCCAAATCCACCTCAGGTTGTTATGGCTGATGCTGACACTTTTGCGTGTTTTGGTACTACAATGAAGTTAAATGCTAACATATTGTTTGGTAATTCACCATTCAAATACTATTGGACCAGAGTAGTGAAAGATACAGGGTCTAAAGCGGCTTGGAAATCTGAAGAGCATATTTTAGGAGATACTTTTCAAACTTTAAGTATTCCTAATATTAATCGTGACTCTACAGTTCGTCTAAAAATTACTGATGGGGATGGATGTATTTTCTATGATACAACTACAATTTATAAGAAACCATTACCAGTGGTGGGAATTGGAATTGACCAACAAATATGTACTTATGAAATTGCTACATTTGATGCTCAAAATTCAGACACGGTTAAATATATGTGGAGCACTGGTGATACAACACGAATATTTAAAACCAATTTAAAAGGCATCTATTGGGTACAGGTAATGGAAACAAAGTGGAAGTGTGTAAAATATGATACCGCAACAGTTTTTGTAAACGATACTGTAATAACAAATGCAGGACTAAACCAAGCAATATGCGATAAAGACACATTCACCTTGACTGCCAGTCATAGACCACCACTATTAAGTCCTACATATACTTGGGGCGGATTGGGTAATTTATCAACCTATAAGCTAAAATCTGATATAACAAAATTAACCTATATGTTTACATTAAAGACTGTTCTAACTCAAAATGGACGTTCTTGTGAAGATATGGATACAATGTTTGTGAGGGTTAAACCATTACCAAAAATTAGTTGGAGTCCAAAACCACTAAAACCTCAATGTTATTCTTATGGTAGTATATGGTCGGAACTATTCTTAGTTAAACCTCATAATCTTGGAACGTATGATGTTTGGAATGGAGATAAGTTAAAAAAATCAGGTAATATAACTTACGGATATATTCCTTATAATGGAAGATTTTTGTTCAACACAACTTTACTTGACAATAGTAAATTACAAGGTGGAAACAATTATACCACCAAAATGTATGTGAAGTTCACAGACACAAATAGTTGTTCCAACATGGATTCAACAACACAAACAATTTATGGTACACCAATGATTACATTAGTTCCAAAAACTATTTGTCAGGATATTGGGTCAATGATGATGGACGTGTTAAGAACTAAACCAGCAACCAAATCAGGTGTTTATATGAGATGGGATGTGGTAAGAGCTCCATCAGGAATTGATACATCAAAATTATTGTATGACATTTCAGGTGGTGTAACACCAAACATCAAATTTAACTTTGGTTTATCGTTTCAAGATGAATATCAAGGAAAATACACATTCAAACTTATTGTTAGAGATTTAGTTACAGGATGTCAAAGTACCGATACTGTTGACGTAAATATAATTGCAGAACCAACAGTTATTATTAAAACAATTCCTGATTATTGTGTGAACTCAGGTATTAATGTTAATATGTTTGACTACATAACCGTTAATGGTGTTAAACCAACAGGAGGAACAATTTACGTTCAAGATGTAAATGGTGATAGGAGTCATCCAAAAGTAACTACAAACATTTCTACAGGATTATTCAAAACATCTACAGGACCTGGTGTGTATAACATAAAATATGTAAGTTCACAATTTGGTTGTGTAAAAATAGATAGTTTTAATATCATAGTTCATGATACATCGGACTTGAGAGTTAGAGATACTACAATATGTGCATCCGCAATTCCTTTGGATGTGTTAACATTAGCTGTAAGTAATAAAGGTGGAACCATTGTGAGTTATCCTGATGGTAGATTCTTCAACGGAACAACAACTCTAACAGGTTATGTACCAGGTCCATACAAATGGATGATGATTGGTCTTACACCATATAACTGTCAAGATACTGAATACGCTAAAATCACAATTGTTAATATACCAAAAGTTAAATTTGTTAAACCAATTGAAGTATGTGAGTTTGACACAGTTACATTAAAAATTGATACCCAATACTTAAATGGTGGAACATTTAATTGGACACCAATGGCAACATTTGGACCAACCATGAATAAAAAGTATGTCCCAACAATTACTGATACTGCGTTAGGTTATGTTGATGTTAGAGTTGATTGGAGTGTTGCAAAAAATGTATGTCCAAACCCTTTTGATACCGTAAGAGTTTATATTCACCAATATCCCGACCCAATGTTTACATATCAAAATGGATGTGAACCACTGAATACCACTTTTACACCCACCGAAAGAAAAGGAATTAACCCTTCTTTGTTAACATATAATTGGTATGTAAATACTAATAGTATCTCCACTAATAACAGTTCAGTTCCTTACTTGTTCTCAACACAAGGACAATACCAAATAACTTTATCAATTACAAACGTAGAAGGTAAAAAACAATGTAATAGAACAATAACACAAACCGTTAATGTTTATCCAAAACCAAGTGTTGTGTTTAATACCGACCCATTGTACAAAACAACGGTGGCATTACCTAAGTTCAAAACTATTAACACATCAAGTGTTAGTCAGAATCCATTTGTCACCAACATGAAACACAATTGGACTTGGGGTAAATCATATAAGATTGGTAGTGATACACTTAAGAACTCAAACATTGTATTTGGAAAGGATACAGGGACATATTGGATTAAGTTAATTGTTACCACAGATAAAGGATGTAAAGATTCTTCAATGAAAAAGGTTGTTATTGGTCCTGATATCATTATCTTTGTACCTGACGCATTTACACCTGATGGTGCTGGACCAAATGAAAACAATACATTCAGACCGTATGTTATTAATAACAAAACATATGAAATGTTAATCTTTAATCGTTGGGGTGAAAAAATGTATGAAACAACCGACCTTACAAAAGGATGGGATGGTAATTATAAAGGACAACCTGCACCAGATGGTGTATATGTATATAAAATGATAGTAACGTCACTTGAAGATAAAGTATTTCAATACAACGGAACTTTTACATTACTAAGGTAAAGAAAAAAAATTATTCAAAATAAATTTGGCTTTATGAAAGATTGTTCGTATATTAACGACATAGAAAAATATTTAAAAAATAAAAGTTATGACAAAGAATAAACAACAAACAGCAGTGGAATGGTTTTCGGTTAGAAGAGATATTCTAGAAATCGAAGTAAGGTTAGGCAAACTTTCTCCAATTGAATATGCAGAAGAACTAACAAAAGCATATCAACAAGCCAAAGAAATGGACAAGGAAAGAACAATAAATGATTACATTGAGGGAAGAAACTCGGTAATTAATAGAGAAATAATACCAGCTGAACAATACTACAACGAAACCTACGGAGGAGGCAAGCAATGAATGATTTAATATGGTTTACGGTAGGTGCAGTAGCAAGTTATATTGTATCTCCAACAATTAGAATGTATGTTGAAGTATTCAACAAAATGAGCAAAAATGCAAAAAGCAAAACAGACGGAGGAGGTGAGCAATGAAACTATACACGGAAGAACAAGTGTTACAAATAATCGGTAATTTAAACAGAGAGTATTTTGTAACTCCTCAAGAATTATTAGAAGAAATGAAATATACACCCATTGAACTACCAAGTGATGAGGAGATTAAAAAAATGATGGAGTTGGATGGTATGGAGTTTGACGAATTTGACCCTTACGATGTATCTTATTTAGGTGGTGCAACTTGGATGCGTGATAAAATACAAGGAGGTAACAATGAGCAACAATAAACAAAACTTGGGAACAGTTACAATTGTAAACCATAAAATTGATAACTTAGAATGGGCATTTCAATTTAATAATGATGTACCAGTAATGATTGCTGAATACATTAATGGAAAAAGAGAAATGAACCTTACAATTGGTGATACTAGTACTTCAAACATTGTATTTAGTGATGGCAATGGAAACACATTTAAGATTTTTGCAAGGGAGAAAGGAGGTAACAAATGAGCAACAATAAACAGAGTAGCGTAGAGTGGTTGGTTGAACAAATCAAAAAAGACATCAATTTGAGATTGAGAGGATTTGATATTGACAAAGCACTTGAACAAGCCGAAGCAATGCGAAAGGATGAAATTAAAAATGCTCAAATGGATATGTTTATTCATCTTAATAATTTGCCTTATGGTTTAGAATATCTTGAAAAACGACAAAGTGCAGAAGATTTTTCACAACAATACTACAACGAAACATTCGGAGGTAACAATGAATGACAAAATCAAACACTTATTGTCTACTGCGTATAAAACCGATTCAATAGCAAAAAATAAATGGCGTATTGAAAACCGAGAACAACTAAGAGAACAAAGAAAAAAAGAACTTAAAGAACTTATGGAAAAAGATAAAACAATGACAAACAATAAAAAAATAATATGAACAAGAAATTTTCAGAATGGTACGGACAATTAAAAACAAAATCTAAGCAATGACAAACAATAAACAACAAACTTACACTATTGAACAAATAGCCAAGCAAAACAACATTGCTTTGTATTTGAACGCCAAAGGTGAAGATAACACTGGGTTTTCATCTCGTGGAAATAGTCTGTGTAATGCGGAGATTTATATAAGTAAGTGCGACAATAAGGAAATACAAAAAGCAATTTTTTTTCATGAATTAGGACACCTGCTTCAAGATAAAGAGAATTACTCATTTCCGCACCAATTTCACTATGAACTTGATGCTTGGTTAGTTGGTTTAAGAATTGGTTACAGCTACGGTTATTTTATAGACTCTAATCTATTTTTTGAAATACTTGTACCAAGTCTAAAATCATATCAAATAAAAGGAATTAAATATAAAGAAGATGACAAACAATAAACAACAGACACCGAAAGAACAAGCCGAGGAATTAATAGAATCATTTATTGAATTTACATCCAATGAAGCAATAAGGGAAGATGGTTTATTTTATTCCCAAAGAATGAAATTATGGAACGCCAAGCAATGTGCAATGATTGCAATTAATAAAATAATTGAAGCAATTGATTTTGATTGGATGGAAGTTCAAAATTTGGAATCAGAGCATAGATATTGGGATGCAGTAAAACGAGAGATTAAAAACTATGAGCAACAATAAACAAATTATGACAAAATATATCATACCTTATATTTTAATATTTTTTACAAATGTTTGTTGGTCTCAAAATAGTATTGTTGGTGATGGTTTCGGAGGGCGTTTGTGGTATAAACCAACAAATTTAAGTTCGTACTCCTACGGTGGATTTATGATATGTGGATCCGAAAGAAAACTTTACGGGTGGGGATACAGTATGACAGGTTTAATAAAAAGGGGTTGGCGTTCGGTGATTACATCACCTACATGGACATATAACCTTTCAGAAGTAAAATACCATTCTGGTGGATACTTTATGGGAATAATTAAAACAAATGACAGTGGATATGTGTGGGGTGAAATTCAATACCCTATCGGAGTGATAAGTAATGTATCATTTTGTGATGCCGCAATAAACGGGGTGGCTTTTGTGAAAAAAGATGGTAGTCTATGGGTGACATCTCCGACAAATTCCACAAGTTACATAAAAGAGGTTGTACAAATCACCGGGGTTAATAACGTAAAACGTGTTGCTATGGGAGCGGGTGGGAAGTTTTTTGCTTTAAATTCTAATGGGTACATTGATTTTATAAATGTAGGAGGGTGGGGTGAATTCATTAAAAATCCAAAAATATCCAGATTAGCATTAAAATCTATTGTAGATATCAAAGCAACAACTGCATTTGTATCAGCCCTAGATAAGGATGGAAATGTTTTTACTTTTAATTATTCAGTTGATTCAATTCGTGTCCTGAGAAAGATTAACTTACCTTTCCCAGCAGTTGCTATTTCAGGACAATGTGACGGCTTACATTTTTTGTATTTATGTGAAAATGGATATTGTTATAGAGACCCAAATTCATGGGCTGTAAGTTATCTTACGTTTATCGACTCGAATGTTATCGACATTATGGCGGGGGAGGTTCACGATTACTACATAACCTCAGATAAAAAATTTCAACAAAAATACTTCTACCCAGATCCAGGCATCGATTTTTGGGTTGATTTGAATAACAATACCTGTATAGAAACTCAAGATATATCTTTTAAGATAAGGACCTTATGTAAAGGGGATTCTATAAATGTAAATGAAAAATACTATAGTCAAGATGGTACATATAAGTTAGATAACACCTTAAACCCTTTGTATCTAACAATAGTAACAAAAGATACTGTGAATTACTATTTAAATCCACATGTTAAATGCATTAGCATCGAACCCCCATCTAAAAAATCTTTTGTTTATAAAACAGAAACAGAGAATTTGTGTGTAAATTACTTTATAGACACTCTCTATAGATTATCATATTTTGATACAGTTAAATTATATTCATGTAATGACCCGATTATTTTTGATGGACAAAAGTACAGTAATGACACACAATTCACCAAGTGGAATCAAACTACCTCTGGATGTGACTCAAACATTTATGTATTTATTCATTTTTACAAATCCACAGTACAGTATATTAATAAAACATTTAGCAAATGTGATGATGAGGAATTTTCTTATGAAAATTTAACATTTAAAATATCAGGGGTGTTTAAAGATACTATTCAAAATATAAACGGATGCGATTCAGTTATTAGAAAATTTACTATTTTAGATTCCCTTTGTGATTTACAGGTGTATATACCCGATGTTTTTACCCCAAATCCAGAAGGCCCGGCTATCAACAACACTTTTCAACCCTTTATTTCAAATTGTTATTCTTTTAGAATGGAAATTTACAACAGGTGGGGAGAGAAGTTGTATGAAACTGTTGATATTAATACAGGATGGGACGGTACCTACTTAGGTAAAATGTCACCAAGTAGTGTATACACCTACAAAATAGAAATAATATCAAAAGAAAATAAATCCACTCAATACAACGGAACTTTTACATTAATAAGATAAAAAATGAAATTAAAACAATTTTTAACATTAATCCAAAAAAGTATAGAATGGGTAAGAGAACATTCCGTATTCCAAAAATTTTAAAAAAATAAAAACTATTTATAAATAAAAACATGAAAAAAATAATATTATCGCTCGTTTTAGTTGGTATGATTGGTTTTATGGGTTGTGAAAAAGAACCTATACCAACTCCAAACCCAACAGTTAATCTTTTGGTAGATGAAGAACCAAACGCTGTAGTAGATTCTATGGGTACCGTTATCTTTGATAACCCAATGACATCTGACATAACACCAATAACTGATGCAACAATAATAGATTATCCATTATTTTTGGATTACAACCCATTTACAATGGTTACATCAAGAACAGGTAAAATTGATTCTTGTGTAAAAGGTATTGAAGTTACAAAGGCTGAAAAAGAACTTTTAAATAAGGCTCATTTAAATAAAGTTGAATGTCAAAAACAAAACAAAATAATTGTCGCAAGAATTAATAGAGAAATTGAAGGTTGGGCTAAAACACAGAAATACAACTACTACTTAAATTGGTTCATGCCTGAAAAATCAAAATTAGATTATGATTTAAAAATGGGTGTAATAACTGAATCTCAATACAAAGAAAAACTTACCGCTTTAGAAAAAACATGGGCAAGTAAAATGCACTATTTAAATAATCAGGTAAAAGAGAAAATCAAAACAAGTTTGGATAGAGCGACTGCGTGTGGTAAAATAAAAGATTGTGAAAAAGAGTATCTACATAAGGTGTTAGATATACTTGGTAAATCAAGATATAAGAAATGGATGGAGTGTCACAAACATAACTACAAAAGGAAATAAAATTGAAACCCGAGATGAGAATCTTGGGTTTTTTGTTTATCTTTGTAATATGAAATTCCAAAAGAAATTAATACCGTTATATTTGTGGTGTTTTTACTTTATTTTGGTTATATGTTTTTCATTTTATATGCAAAGTAAATAAGTTATGAAAGTTGTATTAGAAAAAGGTCAACGGTTATTTTTTACGAGTGATACCCACTACGGTCACTCTAATATTTGTAGCGCAACTACAAAATGGGCCGATTCAGATTCAGCGACAAGAGATTTTAAATCACTTGAACACATGAATGACACGTTGGTTAATAGAATCAATGAAACTGTTGGTGAGAATGATATTTTGATTCACTTAGGTGATTTCAGTTTTGGTGGGTTTGAAAATATTCAAGAATTCAGGAGTAGGATTGTTTGTAAAAATCTTCACTTGATTCATGGAAATCACGACCATCACATCCGTAGAAACAAAGGTGATATTCAAGACATTTTTACAACCTGTAGTGATTATATTCACCTTGACTTACGTATTCCAAATGGTTCAGGAACTCGTAAATATACTTTTGTGTGTATGCACTATCCAATTTGTTCTTGGGATGGTATGAACGCTGATGTAATGCACTTACACGGTCACGTTCACTTACCACCTCATTTGAGAATAGCTGAAGGTCGTGCTATGGATGTTGGTTGTGATGGAAATAATCTATACCCAATGAACGTTGAAGAAGTTATTTCATTGTTAAGAAATAGACCAATTGCTAAACTAACACTTCCAAAAGACCATCACGAAAAAAGATTGATTTAAAAACAAAAAACAATTATACTTATTTTATTATGAACTTAGAAGAAGCAAAAGAAATTTTGAAACAACACGGTAAACCAACATGCTCATGTAAGTATGGTGGTAGTAATGAAAACATGATTGCTGAAGCAGTTAAGTTAAAAGAGTCTCAAACTCAACAAGGTTAATTTTATTGGCATGAGAGAAGCGTTTGAAGTAATGAGTGAACACCCATTTTTAACTTTATTTTTGAGTTTTATTTTACTTGGAGTATTGTCGGAAATCAAAGAAATGGTAAAAAAAAAATGAACCTAACAGATTTTTTGAATAGGTTCACTTTTTTATTATTTACGATTGCATGTTTGTTGGTTTCATTTAACATGTCTAATTTTTTACTATCAATCTTATGTTGTTTTATGTCAGGAACATTGGTTGGACATGCAATTTTTAATTTCAAAAAAAAATCATAAAATGAAAAAAATATTAGACAATATTGTTATTTTTTTATTATGTTTAATACCAGCACCGATAATCATGCGGTTTATAAGAAACAATAAAAAAGACAATTGGTTAATATGACAAACGAAGAATGGATTGAGGAATTGTATCATTTATCAAATGAGATTGGTAAATACAATGAGATGCATGACAAAGTTAATGAATGTAGAAAAAAACATCCTAATTTAAATACAGTTGAATGTGCCGAATTGGCATATATAGAATTAAAACGACAATACGAAGAGGAGATTGAATTAAATGAACAAAGTATTTCTAATTGATATTGATGGTACTATATGCGATGACATCAAAAATGAAGAAAGTCATCTGTACTCAACGGCAAATCACTATGAGCCTGCGTTACTGATTATTAATAAATGGTATGATGAAGGTAATATAATTACATTCTTCACCGCAAGGGAAGGTAAAGACAAAGAGGTGACAGAATTGTGGTTAAAAGAAAAAGGTTTTAAGTATCATGGATTAGTTATGGATAAACCACGAATTAAGGATGGTCAGGAATATGTGTGGATTGATAATAGAAAAGTTAGAGCGGTTACATATTTGGGAACATGGACAGAATTAAAAGAGGTTGATGCTAAAATACAAATATTTGAATAATGGAAAACATGAGTGATATTGAAAAATCAGCATTGATTTCCAAATTAGATTATGAAATAACTAAAGCGGTTTTAAACGGACACAAATCTGTTATGGGAGATAAATTTCAGGGACACAGAGATATTATATTAAAATTACGACAAGAGTTATTCCCAAATTCAGTATGGGCTTTAGGAACAAAACAAGATTAAAACAATAAAAAAAATAATACGTATGAAATATATTCTTGATTTAAACAATGTGTCTTTAAAAGACATTCATGTAGTCGGTGGAAAAAATGCATCTTTGGGTGAAATGTTGCAACATCTTAATACTTTAAAAATTAAAGTTCCAAATGGTTTTGCTATAACCGTAAAAGGATATTATGATTTTATTAATCATAATAAATTAGATAAATCTATCAGAAAACTAATCTTAGATTTAAACCCAAATGACATAATCGCACTTCGTAAGACTGGTCTTGCAATTAGGGAATTAATCAGAAATGGAGTTTTTCCTGAAAAACTAAAAAATGAAATACAATTAAAGTATCTTGAGTTATCGGAAACATATGGTCAAACAATGACTGACGTTGCTGTAAGGTCATCTGCAACCGCCGAAGATTTACCTGATGCCAGTTTTGCTGGTCAACAAGAAACTTTTTTAAACGTTAGAGGTACAGAATCCATTTTAGAATCTGTAAGAAATTGTTTTGCTTCCCTGTTTACCGATAGAGCAATATCTTATAGAACATCTTTTGGATATGACCATTTTGATGTTGGATTGTCTGTTTGTGTTCAAAAAATGGTTCGTTCTGATTTATCATCTTCTGGTGTTGCATTTTCATTAGATACTGAAAGTGGATTCAAAGATGTTGTAATTATAAATGGAAGTTATGGGTTGGGTGAGATGGTTGTTCAAGGTTCAGTATCTCCTGACGAATTTATTGTATTCAAACCATTATTGGAAGAAGGATTTTCTTGTATTATTGAAAAAAAATTGGGTAACAAAGATAAAAAAATGGTTTATGGTGAGGGTCAAGGTAAATTAACCAAAATTATTAATATTGATGAGGAACATAAAAACAATTTTTGTATCAATGATAATCAAGTATTAGAAATCTCAAAATGGGTTACATCAATTGAAAAATATTATTCCGATTTAAAAGGATATTGGTGTCCTATGGATGTGGAATGGGCAATTGATGGTTTAACCAATGAATTATATATTGTTCAAGCCAGACCCGAAACAATACATTCAAGAAAAAAAACTGATACACTTGTTGAATATAAAATCAATACCGAAAATTTAACGCCAATTGTTAAAGGTGGAGCAGTCGGAGATAAAATTGCAAATGGAGAAGTTACAATAATGTATTCATTAGATGGTCGTGACGGTACGTTTGATGTCTCTGACTTTGTTGAAGGTAGTGTTTTAGTTACCGATATGACTGACCCTGATTGGGAACCCATAATGAAAAAAGCATCCGCAATCATTACAAATAAAGGTGGTAGAACCTGTCACGCAGCAATTGTTGCACGAGAAATGGGATTACCAGCAATTGTTGGAACAATGAACGCAACCGACATATTAAAAAATCACCAAAAAGTTACGGTCTCTTGTGGAGAAGGAGATGTTGGATTTGTTTATGATGGTTTTATTGATTATGAAAAAATTGAAACGAATTTGGAAGAATTACCAAAAATATCAACACCCATAATGTTAAATGTTGCATCTCCTGAAATAGCATTTAAATTTTCAAGTTTACCAAATGCCGGAGTTGGTTTAGCACGAGAAGAATTTATAATTAATAATTACATTAAAGTTCACCCAATGGCATTATTACAACACAAACAGATTGGTGATAAAAAATTAAGTGAGCAAATAAATACAATAACCAAAGGTTATGAAGATGAAGAAACATTCTTTGTAAAAAAATTAAGTTATGGTATTGCAAGAATTGCTGCGGCATTTTATCCCAATAAAGTTATTGTTAGACTTTCCGATTTTAAATCTAATGAATATAAAAATTTATTGGGTGGGATTTATTTTGAACCAGATGAAGAAAATCCAATGATTGGTTGGAGGGGTGCCTCAAGATATTATTCTGAAAAATATAAAGATGCTTTTGGTATGGAAATTAAAGCAATCAAAAGAGTTAGAGAAAAAATGGGATTTAGTAATGTTGTAGTTATGATTCCTTTTTGTAGAACAATAGACGAGTTATTAAAAGTTTATAAAGTCATGGAATCTTATGGATTAAAAAGAGGTGAAAAAGGTCTTGAGGTTTATTTGATGGCAGAATTACCATCAAATATTTTTATGGCTGAAGAATTTTCAGAACATATTGATGGATTCTCAATTGGTTCCAATGATTTAACACAATTGATTTTAGGATTGGACCGAGATTCAGCACTTGTATCCTCAATTTACGATGAGAGAAATCTTGCGGTAAAACGAGCAATATCACACCTTATTAAGGTTGGAAAAAAAACTAACACTAAGGTAGGAATTTGTGGACAAGGACCATCTGATTTTCCTGATTTTGCAGAATTTTTAGTTAGTGAAGGTATTGATAGTATTTCTGTTACACCAGATTCTTTGTTAAAAACATTAAAAACACTAAGTAAAATATGAAAATAGAACAAACACCAATTAAAGATTTGTATGTTATTAGTCCTACAGTTCACGAAGATAACAGAGGGTATTTTTTTGAAACTTATAACCAACGTTTTTTCAGGGAACAAGGTATCTATACAAACTTTGTACAAGATAACCAATCAATTAGTGTTAAAGGAGTTTTAAGAGGACTTCACTTTCAAAAGATAGCACCACAAGCAAAACTTGTTAGATGTATTGTAGGTGAAGTATATGATGTTGTGGTTGACCTTAGAAAATCATCAGACACCTACAAACAATGGTTTGGTGTTAAATTATCTGAAGACAATATGAAAATGATGTTGGTTCCAAAAGGATTTGCTCATGGGTTTGTTACACTTTCAGATGTTGCTGTATTCCATTATAAATGTGATGAGTTATATATGACATCAGCAGACGGTGGTATTATATATAATGACCCTGAAATTAATATAGATTGGGGTGTAGATGTTAGCCAATTAATAATGTCAGACAAAGACAGAGTCCTTCCAAAGTTGGCTGATATTGAGACAGAGTTAGGCTTTTAATATAAAACATCGGCATTTTTTAGAAAGATTTCTAAAAACTTATATAAGTCCATGTCTTTTGATTTTTTAGCGTCAGACATACCTCTCATTAAATTTGTTTTATTTGATTTAACTAAAGATGATTCAATAGAATCAATTGAATCTTGATGTAATATTATTTTTAATTTATTTACAAATTCTGAATTATTTGATAAAAACTCTTTTAAATTATTAAAATTACCTTCAGAGAATTCTTTAAAATAATTGTCTGATGATGATTGTTCAATAACCATCATTTTTTTAATTCGTAATGACTCTTCTAATAAATTCATATTAAGTTCTTTTTTGATATACTAAACGTTTAACTTTTGGTTCATCAGTTTTTACAACTTCATTTAATAACTCTTTTTTAGGTTTTGATTTTAAACCAAAAAAAAGTAACATTTTATTCCATAACATTTTAAACATAATAATAAGTATTTTAACTTGATAAATAAAATTAAAAATAGTATAATTACATTTATGGAAAATAATACGAACCCAGAAGAAAACGAAAATCAAATTAACCAAAGAGACTGGTTTAAAGCGTCATTAATATTTGCAAAAACTTTAGGGTTTTTATTACAAGAAAATGAAGGCGTTGTTATTAACTTAACTGAAATGACAAAAATTGAAGGTCAAGATGACGTGAATAAAGTTATTGTGTTTAAAAAAGAAAACCAAGTGCATATAGCACCATGTGAACAAGATATTCCTGAAGGAGGATTTGTTCAATTAGGTCCTGAACCTGAGGATGGTGAAACAAACACTGAAGTTGTTGATTAATCTTAATCAAACAATAACATATAACATAATGAACTCTCACTAATCGTGAGGGTTTTTTTATTTACCAACTATTTATTACTAATGAAACAACTAATTCTTCAAGTATTAAAAGAAGAGACTCATCAGATTACTGAAAAATTTAAAGTAAGTTCTGATGAGTACATTAAACTATTCAAAAATAATAATTTTGAATTGGTTGTTCCACTGACATTTGAAGCAAGTAAAAAATATGGAGCCAACGCTAAATGGTGTACAACAACTAGATGTGATGACACCATGTTTAATAAACATAATGAAATGGGTTCATTGGCATATCTTGTAATTAAAAACCCTGAGATTGCTCAAAGATTAGGTAATACCAAATATGGGTTATTCATTAATAAACCAGATGATAATTACTTGGGTGGTAAATACGCAGCACCTTCAGGAATTATGATGTATGGTGATAATAATAGTATTTTATCTCAATCTCAAGTAGAAAATGAATTTGATAAATTAGATTTATTATCTGATTACTATAAAATGATTAGATATTTTACTGATTACAGTAAAGAGAAATTCTCAAAAGAATTTATTCAAGAATCACATAGAGATAATATTGACGGTAAAGCAACTCAAATGTTTAATTCATTATTAAAAAAATACATTCCTGATAACTCAACGTTTGAAACTTGGTTTTCAACACCATATGATGATAATGAACGAGTGGATGTTTATATGGAATATAGTTTTGATGAAGAAAGTACTCATTTTTGGAAAACGGATGTCCAAGAAGATGATGAACCAATTCAATATGAAGGTACAATTTATTTATTAATCAATAGATTAATGGTAGGTAATGAAGAGGATGATACATGGGAAGATGTTGGATATTTTGATTTACCTGATTATATTTGGGAAGATGATTTTAATCCCTCAGTATTTAAAAAAATACGACCATTTGTAAAATCATTCAACTTAGATGTTGACTTTGATTACAAATTTATGAAAAAAAATAAATAATGAAACTTACAAACCAAACAAAATACTCTCTGTTTTATTCAGATGGTAAAAGGCTTACATATGGTAATTGTTTAATTGCCTGTGTTGCTTCATTGTTGGATGAACCAATTGATGAAGTTCCTAATGTCTACACATTTTATGGGTTAGATGAAAAAGACAAAACAACTGAGGACCATGCGTGGTTTAAAGTTATGAATTTATGGTTAGACTTAAAACATCAAAAATGTATTAAAAAACATTCATTAGATGATGAGACAAAAGAAGAATATGTAATTATGAGAGGTGCATCCCAACGAGGAAAACCACATTGTTGCATCTTTAAAAATGAAAATGGAACATTTTTACCGCACTTTGACCCACATCCAACACTTCAATACCTGCAACAAAATCATTATTACTACACAATAGAATCCAAATATAATATTTACATCTAAAGTATCACTCTCGTATATTTGCGTATCATACCGTATCAAAATAAAAAAGAGGAGTAGCGAATTCCTCTTTTTTTTGTTACCGAAACGGTAACGGTCCTAAAACACCCTGATTACAGGGAGGCTGAATCATCATCATCACCAAGTGTGAATCTTATCATGTGATTTTTGATTGATAAATATCTTAAAACATCTTTAATTTCCCAATCTATGTTAAGTTCATCTTCATCATCATGGTCTTTTAAATAAACATAAACATGTGGGATTGAACCCACTCTGTCAGTATCATAAGCACGAACATCAAATCTAATTATGTTTGGATGTTTTGGTTTGATTAATTTATCTAACAGTTTTTTAACTGATATCATTTCATTTGATTGATACATACTGATAAATATTGTATATTAAGATAATGTCAAATAAAGAAAGATTAAATTGTCTGTTATGGTTGGTATTAGCATTACCACTTGTACTTTATTATATGATATTCAAAACAAAATGGGGTAAGTAATGATATTTAATAGTAATGGACCGTAGTCAAGTTGCAACCCAAATTGAAAAATTATTATCAAAGTTACTATTTGAAAAAAAAGGTGTAAAAATAAGTGTTGAACCTGTTTCAGATAGTCAACATAAAAGTGGAGAATATCCAACTTGGCGTAAATATATTGCAAACATTCACGTTGACCCATATAGGTACAACAATGTTACTTCTGACTTTAACGAAGATTACTATAATTTTATGAGTAATGCTGAAGATGTAATATCTAATAATATAAAGTATATTGGTATAGATGATTTTGAAGTTTTAAGTAAATTCATAATTGATGATAAACAAGAGTTCATCAAAATGATGGAGAAAATAATTTATGATAAGTGGGAAGATGTTGAAATGGAATATCAAATTGAAACGGGTAAAACATTACCAGAACTTGATGAGATAACAATATATCCAAGAAGTGATTCTTATCCTGAATTCTCACTATATATTGGATTAAAAAAACAATTACATGAAAAAGACTATACAGCTTTATGGAACACACTTCACAAAAAATTACCTATAAGTGAGATGTTTGTTCATTTAGTATAAGGAGTTTTTCGTATCTTTGTAACTATATAAAAAATAATAAAGTATGGTAAAAATCGTTGATTCACCCGAAGGAGTAGAAGGACAAGGTTTCTTTGCCACTTCATTTGATAAAGTTATTGGATTGGCTCGAGCAAATTCTCTTTGGCCTTTGCCTTTTGCCACATCCTGTTGCGGAATTGAGTTTATGGCGACAATGGGAGCCAATTATGATTTGGCTAGATTTGGCTCTGAACGTTTGTCTTTTACTCCACGACAAACAGATTTATTGATGGTCATGGGTACTATATCAAAAAAGATGGGTCCTGTGCTCAAACAGGTATATGACCAAATGGCTGAACCTAAATGGGTATTGTCGGTTGGTGCTTGTGCTTGTTCTGGTGGAATATTTGATACATATAGCGTTCTTCAAGGTATTGATAACATAATTCCCGTTGATGTGTATGTACCGGGTTGTCCTCCACGTCCAGAACAAATCATAGATGGACTTATAAAAATTCAAGAATTAGCAAAGAGAGAAAGTATAAGGAGGAGAGATACCGATGAATATGCCAAAATGCTTGAGAGTTATAACATTGAACAAGCAAAATAAGAAAAAGTCTTGATGAATATAATATTGAACCCTCATGGCAACGTGGGGGTTTTTTCGTATCTTTGTTGTATGGATAAGATACTTACATACCTGTTGATACTAGCAATCACCAAAGATGAAAGGAAAGCCAAAATGTTGATGGATGTCCTATATAATGAGAAACCAAAGACAACCGTAACTAAGACTAAGAGTGTAAGAAAACCTGTGACTACAAAAGAAACTGCACCTGTGGTTAACGCTAAGCAAAAAGAAATAATGGACGCGATTGGTTACCTCAAGAGTAAACCAAGGAAGACAAAAGAAGATAAGGATAAAATTCAGATGTTGGAAGTAATCCTTAAATCTATGTAGTTATATTTATAGATATGAAAATTATTATCACGGAGAGTCAACTTTCCAATTTAATGACCGAGGACAATTACTATAATGTCTTAAGTCATTTCTTTGATAGAGTATTAAAAGACTTTGTTGTTATAAATGATGGTAATGGTTATGTCAGATTTTACCAACCTGATAGTAAATTTTTATCTTTTCATAAGAATATATTTGGGAATCTTTGGGTTTCAACAGATTGTGATAATTGGAAAAGATTAACACAATATGGAAGGTCTTTTGGTGTGTCTAAAAAAGAAATTAATAAGGCAATAATTAAATATTTTAACGATAAGTATTCCGATAAATTTACTGGCGGTAATTTAATACAGGACATTAAAGATGACCACCTTTGCTAATATGAAAGATTTAATTAGAAAAATATTAAGAGAACAAACTGAATCTAAAAAAGATGCCATTAAATCCCTGATAAAAAAATCAGGATTAGAAACTGCTGCCAGAGTTATGGGTGGAGTTGAAAATTTAATTAAAATTCTTTATGACGGTGACATTATTAAGTTTAGTGAAGATACAACTACACCACTTGCTTATATGTCTTTGGATAGAATGAATTTATATTTACATAAGGCGTTAGTTGATGAACTTGGAATAGACGAAAGTAAATCTTGGCATTCGGATGAAAAAGAATTGGGGAAATTCATATTTGGTTCAAAAAACGGTCACGAATTTAATTTTAATGCCAGATTGAGACCACAAAGACTTCATGACCAAACATATTACAAAGTTTTGGGAACAAGTGGAGATTCTGGATTTGGTTATACATTCCTTACTAAAAAAAATACATTAGGTGTAAGATATAGACAACAAATCTTCAAACAGATAATAGATAAATATGATTTATCAAAATACATGGGTGTAAAAACTTTTTATTAATTATGAAAGATTTAATTAGAAAAATATTAAAAGAAGAACTTACACCGTCAATAAAACGCAGAATAGATTTCAGCAATATTGACAGTATAATTAAAAAACATAGAATAGGTGCGTTTCAGAAAGAGGAACCAACAGAATTAGATATGGCCACACTCAGAACAATTCACAAAGCCATGTATGATATCATGCCAAGAGAATTTGAGGAGTATGGTGATGATTATCATAAGGCTTGGGATGAAATAAAAGAGTATCTAAACGACAACTATGGTGAAGAACTAAGACAATACTTTGAGAAGAGACGAAGGGATGTGGATGAAGATAAAAACCCATTAGGAATTAAATATATCTTTGTTAAACATGACAAACCTTATTACAATAGTGGATGGAGAGGATTCGCAGATGGTTTTGATTCGTTTGATGAAATGTTAACAAAGTATGGTGATTATGTTGATGTTGATTGGGATGAAATAAAAAATAAATTGGATAAAATAAATGATTATCCTGAGACAACATTTGCCGATACAATGAATAGCCGTCCATTAAGAATATCAAGTATTGGTGATGAAGGAAACTATTGGGGATATAACTTTTCAATTATTAAACAAATACCAAAGGATAATTTAGATAAGACTAAAGGTATTCAAGCAGAAGAAAACAATGATGAACTTGATGAATACGCAAGAACATTAAAAAACGCAAGACGACAAGGAGTAGGATTAAGATTTCCTAAGTCAGCAATAAAAGCAAATCCATTGAGATTTAGACCTTACAACAGAAAGTAATATGAAAAAAATAGTTAGATTAACAGAATCAGAATTAATATCATTAGTAAAACGTGTTATTAGTGAAAATGACCCAAAATCAGGAACAGGTAAAAAACCTGAAGGTTCTGACAGAAGATTATATACGGATGAAAATCCAAGTGATACTGTATCTGTAAAGTTTAGAACAAAACAAGATATTGTTGACACATTAAACAAAGAAAGTTTCAAGTCAAAATCACATGCCAGACAATCTCAGATTATTAATCTGATTCATCAAAGATTAAGAGTTGCCTTAGAAAGAGCAAAAGACCCTGAAGTTAAAAAAAGATTAAAGACTGCGTTTGAATATATTGAGTCTAAGAAAGAACAATCTAAAAAGAAAACCCAAGAGATGAAAGAGGGGGAATTAACTGAAAGATGTTGGGCAGGTTATACTCAAAAAGGTATGAAGACAATGTTTGGTAAAAGATATCCTAACTGTGTAAAGAAGAAGAAATGAACTTACAGGAACAGGTAAATAGAATACAAGAGATGATGGGATTAAATGAGTCCAATCTTTTGGCTGCCGTACAAAGAAGAATAAGTAATGTTGATGATTTAATCTTTCTATCTGCAGATGAAGTCAATGTCCAATATTCTATATGTAAAATTGATGAGGATGAATTTATTGAGGCAACAATTTCTAAAACATTAAACACAATATATTGGGATTACTTTGAAAGTGTGGATGATAGTTCACCTGAGTGGGGTAAAGCGTATAGGATGATGGAGAAATATGCTAAAGACAAATATGGTGAAAGATTACGTCTTATGCATCAATATGTTTGTCCATAATAGTAATTCTATTTATTATTTCCATCTTCATCCCTAACATATATTGTTACAAATGTTGTGTTAATACCCAAATACTTCACCGCATTTCTAACATCAGCTTCAATCTCTGCATCCATTTGGTCTGAATAATCATATTCACCTGCGTGATATTTCGCCCAATATCCAGCAATATCAAATATAACATCTATCATGTAGTATTCTACACCTGTATCATCGTGTGTAGAAGGTTCAATCTCATATTCCACAATACCATTCCACTTAGGTGAAACCAAGTGTTCTAATACTCTTTTAATCATTTCGGTGGATGCTTCCATAACTATAAATATAGGTAAAAGTAAATATAATAAAAAGGGGTAGGGTGTCATATTTATTAATTATGAAATTGCAAGAAAACATAGACAGAATTAAATCAATGATGGGATTAATCATTGAAGCCACAGATAAAATTCAATCAAACGATGGAAATGTTGTTTTAGTTGCCGATTATACAAAAAACCATATAAAAACTCACAATCAATTTGGAACAGGTTCAACCTTTAAAGAAGGAATAACTGATGAAGATATTAATAATTTTATTAATATGGCATTGGAAAATAATGAATTGGGTGAAGGTGGAGCGTTTGAAGTTAACGTTCCTAATATTGGTTATGATTTGGTTAAACCATATGATGAAGCAATAAATTATGAAGACGCAAAAGAAACTACCACAACAAAAAAAGAACGAGGTAATGATATTGAAGTCCCTTTAATTTATACTAGCAAATCTTCAGATAATTTTAAGACCGATACATTAACATTAATTATAAGAAAATCAAATCCAGAATATCTTCCTGATGATGTTAAAGAAGATGATGAAATATTACAAGGTATTAAAAACGGAAATGTTTATTCATTGTTAACCGCATTCCCTGGTAATCCAAACATTCCACCAGCATCTGAATGGAATGGACAATATGCGGTAATTGTTCCAAAAAAAGAAGAAAAAAGGGTGGGGGAATAATCAGTTCCCGGCATCATTAAGATTTGATACATCATAAAGTAAATTTACTCACTCATGGTGTTTCACTCCGTTCCACACATTCATTCATAATTTTACTTCATTCTGTTTATAGTAAACTAACAACTATAAACCAATCGGATATTCATTCGTATATATACGGATAAATGCGTATATGATTTGATTAAACAGGGGGAATATATTATTATTAACACTATGGATAAAGAATTACATTCAACAATAGAACATCTTATTATACAATGGAATTTAGATGGTTATAAAACTGCAGGTCATCTTACAAGACAGATTATGGAATTAATAGGTGATGTAACATTAAACACATATAAGACATTAGAAGATAATGGTGTATATATTCATTACGTTCCTGAACATTATACCGATGGTTCAAACCTAAACTTCTCTATAGAGTTTACTAAACAAAAAACCCAAACAGGATGGTATAATGATGACCATGAGTTCGGTGATGTATATGATACTAAGGTTAAGTCAATCAAACTTGCTCTATGGTACTTAGAAGACCCTAAGAGGATAGAACTTATAGATTGTAGTATGAAAGACCCTGAGTGTATGAAATATCTTACTGACCTCTGTAATTTCTTAGAACCTATGGTAACACCGATTACCGTAACGGCCATTACGGAAAAGTAATTCCCCCACAATAAGAACCCCCCACTTATAGTTTGTCCCCCACTAAAGGAGATGGATACAATGAGATGGTGATATGTTATCTTCGTATATGTAATGACATATAAAAGTATTGGTCTACGACCAATTATATGTAATGTCATATAGAATAGATAATAGTGGGGGACTGATTAGTTGTATCGTAAATGTCAGGTTTCACCTGATGAATGAGATACAAAACATAATGTCCCACTTTTTACCACCATATATAATATCCATAGAACTAAGGGGACAGGAATAGATTACCCACTTAAGTTGTCCATTAGTTGTCATCTTAAAAAAGGACTTCATCCCTCGTTGAAGGGGGATTAAAGGACCCTAAAGGGTCTCCCGCCCTCGTAGACCATAACAACTATTATTCTCTGGGGTTTAACACTATAGAAAAAAGTGGTTCTGTAGGGGTCAACAGAGGGGATAAATTGGTCCTTACAATAGCGTCAGGGGGAATAACACTATGGTAATATACACCTGTGGGAGAAAGTGGGGGAAACTAAAACCTTGTGAAGGCATTATCCCCATGCGAAAGAGGGGACTGACATTTTGACAATTCCAAATTTTTACCCCCAAAGTTATCCACAAACCCATATTTTTTTATGAACTGACAGGGTGTCAGGTATGGACAAAAGTGTGGATAAGTATATATTTATGAACAATATGAGTGAAGACCAACCGATATACGAAAGACAGATGGAACCATCCAATGTTACGGACCATAACATAAGATTAATTGTACAGAAGTATTATACCCCCCAAGTAGATGAAAGTTCCAAGGGGATTATACTTAGGTTTGTTCCAAATAGGGGGAATGTATTACCTGAGGCAATAGTATGGTTCGAGAAGGGTAAGAAAGGATTTGTAAATAAACCCCTCAGTCAGAATGTATGGATGATGGTGGACTGTGACTTAAGACCATTACATGAATTACTTCACAAACACTTCCATCTTAACGAGGGGGATTTCAACATTACAAGAACAACTCTATCATCAATAGCCTATGAGACTATTTCTGAATGGGCCAAACAAACATAGTCTTACCAAGTTCATAGTACTTAACCCCAAAGTGTTTAAGGAATAGTTTAACACCGTCTTGGGTAATGTTATATATGATGGAAGAGTTAATACCCCTAACTCTACGATGACCCCTAAAGATGGGGTATGTTCCTTTATCACCATATTGTCTTTTACCCGTACACTCAGTGATATTAAACTTAAGGTATAAATGGGGGGTTGTATAATTGTCCCCCTTGTTAGCATGAAGGGAGTAGTAACCCTTAAGGTTCTCATAGTAATAGGATACAACACCACAGGTAATAATCCTATCCTTCATAATCTTATTAAGTCTTTTAATCTGAGTGGGGGATTCCATTAACTTCATCATAATACAAAGGTACAACATACCTTTGACATTTCCTAATACCTTATAAAAAAAATATAAGGCAGGTTGGAGTCTACTCTCCCGTGACCACTGAAAGCCCCCACGCCCAAGTTCAGTATACAACTGAATCATAATACAAAGATAGGTAATCTATTTGACACTACCAAACCCCCACCTTTTTTTTAGGGGGGGAGTTATCCACCTCCTTATCAGTCGGGGACATTACTTATCCACATGACACTATGACACATGGGGAGGGGGACATAAGTTATCCACACTATACTCCCCCCCTGTAGTACGGCACACCCCCCATGGTGGGGGTCCCCCCTCCCGTATCCCCCCCTATATGACATTCTGACAGGTGGTTTTGGGGGTACAATACTAACGATGAAATTTTCTGGAAATTTTTTAGGGAAAGAGGTATTTATTGAATATGGAAATAATCATTAGTGAGTCTCAGTATAAAAGATTAGTATTAGAAAATGAGAATTCATTTTTATATGAAGATGGATATGGTTCGGTAGAAGAGACCAATTTTGTTATTGGTGATTTATTAACCGAAGCAGAATATCAGGGAAGAAAAGTTCAGTTGGGTAAGATAATGCAGGGTGACATTAAAAAGTCCAAAGTATATGTTAAGAACGATAAAGGTAAGGTTGTTAAGGTAAACTTTGGTTTTGGTGGAAAATCAGCCAAAGGTAAAATAATGAGGATTAAAAAGAATAATCCTGAAAGAAGAAAGAACTTTAGAGCAAGACATAATTGTGATACTCCTGGTCCAAGATGGAAACCAAGATATTGGGCATGTAGAACTTGGTAATAATAAAAAAATATGAGTACATATAGAAAATTGTCTTCTATGGAAGACGCAAACAAGAGATTAGAGGGTAGATACTTAGTGGAACAGTCTACACCTCAAAAACAACAAGGAACATCTGAGAATCCTTTATGTAATAGTAATACAGGAACAGGTGGGACGGGGACTAAAACCCCATACATGGTTTGTGTTTGGAAAGACGTATTTGCAACCTACGTTAAATTAACTGACATTACAACAGGGAAGATATTGGCTCAAGTATATGACCAAGACTTTCAAAAGGCATCATCTAAATTCTTTAGTAAGGTGGGTGAGGTACTTCCTGATAAAAAAATCGGAATTGATTTACCGATGCCGATTACTCCTGATAATTAATAAAACTAATTTAAAGACCCCCTCCCATAAAGAGGGGTTTTTTATTGCCCATCCCTGAATTGTTTCCCGTTCGGGAATATATTATATGGGTGGGGGACATATGGTTATAAAAAATACCGTTCGGGAACATGACCCCCCTTCTTATGAAGGTACCCCCTATATGTGAAATAGAATTTTTGGAAAATTTTGGGAAAAATACTCCTTTTCTCTTTTTAATATATTTATAACTAAAGAAAATTAATATGAAAAAAATTATAAGATTAACAGAATCAGATTTAACAAGAATTGTTAGAAGAGTAATTAGTGAACAAGCCAAAAAACTTACCCCACAAGACTACAAAGAAATTGCTGATTATTTCAAAGAATTGATGACGGGGTTAAATGTTACAAGCGACGCCGCAAAAAACATTCAACAAACTATAGTAAACAGAATTAATAACAAGCAGGATTGGGAAGGGGTTAAAAAAGCATTTGGTGTTCAAGATGGTCAAAACTTGGACCAATGGTTACAGAATGAATATCATATTGATTATAATTTGATAATGAAATTGGTTAATCAACAAGAAGATGAGTCTCAGAAACAAAATTCAATGTACAATCCTGGTACGGTAATTCGTCTTATCACTAATAGACAAATGATTATTGGTAGGTCATATACTTATTCAAGTACAATGGGAGATAAAAGAGAGTTGTTCGTAGACATCGAGGGTGCTAAAGTTATCCGTAAAGACAAAGATGGTATTATTATCAAAGCAGAATCAATAGAGTATTATGATGTGGACTCTTATGAAGCAGGCACCGAAAAATATCCTCAACAAAAGTTTCTTTATAACGTTTGTGTAAAAATTCCTTTTGATAAAATAATTCAACGTAAAGATGATACATTACAAATTAACTGGTTTGCCAGTACGGTTAAAGATAGTGTAGTACCTTGTGGGTAATACATTTAAAAAAATACTTGGAACCCCTCCCAACAGAGGGGTTTTTTATTTCCTATAAACATGACCCCCCTTCTTATGAAGATACCCTATATGTGAAATAGAATTTTTGGGAAAATTTTCCTATTTTACCCTCCCGTATATTTATGGAATATGAAAATCATTATCACTGAGGAACAGAACACGTCATTAAGAAGAAGGTTTTATTATATTAAAAAAGTATTGGATGTTGTATTGGATAATATGTACCCCTGTGATTATTCAAATGAATCTTATTTTTATATTGGGGTAATTTATGAATTGGAAACCTTTTTAGATTTAGAGGGTATTAAAAGGATTCAACCTGAAGAGGTTATTGATTTTGTAAAACAAAACCTAAAAGATTATATCATTCAATATTATATTAATTCCCAAGAAGATTGTTAACAACCCCTCCATTACCGAGGGGTTTTTTATTTCCCATTAATTTAGTATCTTTGTAATATGGAAACAAAGACCGTAATTCAGATGATGTCGGAGTATCGTGTATATACAGACAAAATTGAGAAGATGTATGTTGAAAAGAAAATGAGGGAACGTATGGGTGGAGATAGGGGTGTTCATTTGGGACATATTAAACGGGTAACTAAATTATTGGAAGATAGTTTTGTAATGTAAGGTATTTATTGATATGAAGGAACTAATCAAAAGGGTCTTAAGGGAAGAATCAAAAAATTCTGTAAAAGATTACTTGTTTAAGTATTGGGATAAAAATGGTCCATCTATTGAGATGGGAAAATACTTTTCTTTATCTGAATATGAAACTGCCAAATATCTTTTTGAATATCGTAATTTTAACTTTGATGAAGTTGAAGAACAAGTTAGGACTTTGATTGAAAACTACCATGAATGTGATGGTGATGAGTTTACTTTAAGACTTGATAGTATTGTTTTTGTTCCTCGTAAAATCGTTCTTGTTGATGGTTCTGGTGATGTAGAGGAATGGTATAGTTATGATGTAAATTTTTCCATCAAAAATGATTCACCTGTATTTAATAATGAATATCATGGCTCTGTTGATTTGAATGACTACGAAGACCTTGAAACTTTATATGGACAAATTGAGGGTTGCGTTGAGAATATGTTAAATAACACAATTTATTTTAATTATGGTATTACCGCTTATCATTGTTTGTTTGTTGGAATATATGAATGATGCCGGAAACCAAATAAAATCCCCCCACCCCCTTTTTCTGACCCCGTCCACCCGTCCTTCGGACGGTTCTCTGACCTCCCGAACCCTTCGGGTGTTATATTGTCCCCCTAATTATATCCATCTTAAAAAAGGTGGGTTTGGTTATATTTATTTGTAATGAAGATTATTATATCTGAATCTCAGCATAGACGATTATTTGAGGAAGAACAAAAGGTTCTTCACATTCCTGATATTAGAATATTTGGTGATGACTGGGATAATCTGCAAAGGTTTTTGGAATCAAAAGGAAATCCATTATATTCTTTGGGTGGAAACTTAAATTTGGTTGGTTTGGAAGTTGAATCTCTTGGAAACCTTGTTTCAGTCCAACATGATTTATATGCTTATGATACTCCACTTAAATCTCTTGGTAGTCTAACTTCAGTTGGTGGTTTAATGGATATAAGTAATACTCAAATTGAATCCCTTGGGAACTTATCTTTTGTTGGTGGTAGTTTGGTTTTGAAAGGTACTCCACTCTTTCCTAAAGATGCATCCCCACGTTCAAAGCAAAGGATGGAAGATACGATAAGCCATAAGGTTTATGTTCAAGGAAACATTTTATATTAATATATGAAGATTATAATATCTGAATCTCAACACAAAAGATTATTTGAGGAGGAACAAAAGGTTCTTCAAATTCCTGGTGTAAAATTATTTGGTGACTGGGATGGATTGCAGAAATTTTTGGAATCAAAAGGAAACCCACCATATTCTTTAGGTGGAAACTTAAATTTGGTTGGTCTAAAAGTTGAATCTCTTGGAAACCTTGTTTCAGTAGAAGGTGATATATACGCCTATGATACACCACTCAAATCACTTGGTAGTCTAACTTCAGTTGGTGGTAATTTGGATTTGGATGGAACTCCAGTTGAATCCCTTGAAAATTTAACTTACGTTGGCGGTGATTTGTTTTTAACTAACACTCCAATGTCCAATAAATGGCTTCAAATAAAACAAATGATAAATAAAGTTGGTGGTGATATTTATTTTGAACAATGAACTTACAAGAGAACATATATAGGATTAAAGAAATGATGGGGATAGGTAGTAAAAATCCATATATCTATGATGACCCCAAATTTGTTAAAGAGATTGAAAATGCGATAGAAAAAGATGGAAGTTCGTTTATTTGTTCATATGTTGCATCTGCTGTAAAAATGTTAGAGGGGGATGATGTTAAAATTTATGGTTTTAGTATAGATAAAAATCCTGATACAGTATACTTTTCAGATGAAGAAGGTGATGAAGGACATCATTTTGCGATAATGAACGATAGATACATTATTGACCCGTGGATGTATAATAATTACCAGGATTATAACATTAAAACGAATTTTAATAGAAGTGTTTTTGATTTACAAAATAAAGATGATAAAAAAATAATTAAACATATATACGGTAATAAAAATAATTGGGTTGATGTTACAGATGGTTTTGATGACTTTAAAGATTTATTTCCGCGTACATATAAAGAATTAATAGATTACCACAGAAATTTAATATGAACTTACAAGAAAATATACATAGGATTAAAGAAATGATGGGTCTTCTTATAGAAGATGAAAATGAACCTGCAGTAAAAGGAACTAATCACGGAGTTGTGATTAAACAACCTTATCAAGAAGGACAAGAAGGAAAAAAACTTAATAGTTTTATAATTGGTGTCACACATTTTGATGAAAAAAACCCTGTATACTTAGAACTTGATGATATAGACCCTTCAATTATTAATGATATAAAAGAAGTTGCAACAAACTGTGGGTATTATTATGAGGGTGTAGGCGGAGACGACCTGAAGAACATCGAGAGATTTTTCAAAGAAGAATTAAAGTTAAATGGTATTGAGGAGAAGGGAAGTTACGAACCAAAGATAAATAATGACCAACCCGACAAAAAGTATTTTATGTATACTTTTTTTTCTAATGGGAATGCGGTAGATGAAAAAACTAAAGCAAAGTTAGATGGAATCAACCAAGATAAAATTTTATTAGACCAACTTTCCATATTAAAAAATAATGGTCAGAAAATAAATTCAATTTATGACTTAATTATTTTTGGTGATGGGTCAAAGTTATTTTGGGATGGTAGTTTATCTTTTAATGATAATGATAAAAAATGGTTTATTGAACAAATAAAAAATACACCCAACACACAAAATATAATGTCATTACTACAAAGTGAGCCAACACCTGAAAATATAAGAAAATTTATTCAAAGTGGGTTTGATATTATGTGGGGAAATTTTGATTCAAAGAAAGACAATTTTGGTTACCAAGATGGTAAAAATTTATTGACTAACATGGCGGAAACCGCAACAAAAAGAAGAAGAGAATACATTAAAAACAATTTAGTTTGTGGAATTTATTTTATAGGTGAAGGACACATAAAATCTTGGCAAGAACAATTTGTAGATACAAAAGTAATTGAACCCATAATGAACTTACAAAAACAAATATCAAAAATATAGTATTTATTCATTATGAAAAGTTCAAAATGTACGTATTCAAGATGTAGAAAAATGAGTAAGAAATTTGCCTTAAGAATTAAACAGAACAACGAGGTTCTGAATAAGGCCAAAGAATCTAACAAGTAATTTTTAAACCCCCATCTTATGTTGGGGGTTTTTTATTTATCTTTGTATTTATAAGTAATGAAGATTATTGTAACGGAATCGCAACATAATAAATTAAAAATGAAACAATGGCTCTTAAGAAGACAAGAGTTGTTCATGAATGAATATAATCAGTCACTTAGAGAAATTAATCCTTGTAATTATGATGACAGTGAAAGGTATATCAACATGGTGATACATTACACTACGGATGGTCTTCATCCTGAATATTATTTAAATAATAATTTTTATGTTGATTTATTGTATAATGTTATCTTTGATATGGTTTATGTTGATTTAACTGAAAAATATAATAACAGAAATTGCCAATAATATGAGATACATAATTAGTGAATCACAACTTGATATGATTATCCCTACACCTTTGAAAAGAAGGTTGGATGGTCTACAGGAACTCATGTATGATGTTATGATGAATAACGGTATGAGTTTGGAAGCCGATGAATACAATGATGTGGAAGATTTTGTTAATTATGTGATTGACATAATGATGTATGATATTTTTCCTCACACGGATTACGAAGAGATTCCAACATACGAGAAAATATTAATACATCTTCTTGGTGATAAGATTCGTGAATTTTGGGAAGAGAACCAAAATTAAATAAAAAACTTTTTTAACTGTCGTTGTATTTATTATTAAACATTATTATGAAAAATTTATTAAATATATCTGAAGAAGAAAAAAATAGAATATTGGAAATGCATACATCCGCAACCAATAAACATTATCTAAAAGAACAAACAACCGTTGGTGCTGGAGCATTAGCTGGAGCTGGAGCTGGAGCATTAGCTGGAGCTGGAGCTGGAGCTGCGGCTGGTTCTGTAGTACCTCTTGTTGGGACATTAGTTGGTGCTGCGGCTGGTGGTACTGCCGGTGCAATTGGAGCTTTAGTCCTATCAATCATGAATGGTAGTGATGCCGCAAGTAAAAAAGTACAAAAAATTATTAACAATTGTGGTAATAAATTTCCGGTAACTTCAAATACAAACCTAATTGCTGATAATATTTATAGGGCCATATCAGGGGCTGGTACTAATGAAGATAATGTTTATAGGTCACTTAAAGCTACAAGAAGTATTGCTGAATTTTGTGGTGTAGTTAAATCATATAAAGATAGTTATGGTGAAGATTTATATACAGCATTGGATGGTGATTTTGACGCAGAAAATGAATGGGTTGAAATAATGAGACCATTAAGAGATATGATTCTTAAATCGCAACAGGAAATATCTAAAAAACTTCAACAACAAACAACAACTCAAACAAGACCTCAAGCTCCAACACCTCCACCTCCGGGGACAATCTATAATACGACCCACGGCAGTTCCCGAAGGCTGAGATAACGGTAATTAATAATGCGCCACTGGAGGCAGATTTACAGGAAATACAAGGTAGGGAATAACAACTAGATAATTAAATGTCAAATTAAAATAATTAAAACCCCATCCATAAGGTGGGGTTTTTTGTTTATCTTTGTATTTATAACTAATGGCTAACGAAATAGACTTATCACATTTAACAACTGAAGATTATCAAGATTATTGGAATCAGTTTTTAAGATTTTATGCCGATGAGACTGGTAAAAACTTCTCAAAGAAATTACCAATTAGTTACTTGGATAAAGGTCTTAGAGATGAAATTATTGAAAAATACGAATTAGATACTTCAAGGTATTACCCAAATAAAATTATTCCACTTACTCAACAACTTATTCAAAAAGGTGCCATTGAATTTGAAACATTCAGACCTGAAGAAAAGTTTACCGAAAAATACGCAAATCCCCTGTCAAAAATTATATCAAGAATAAAAATCAATCCAAAATATAAGATAACTATTGGTGAAGAAAAACCAAATGAAGTTTATGTTCGCGTTAACATTGATACAGAAGATTGGTTAAAACTTTCAAATGAAGAAAAAAGACAAGCCAATGAATTTCAAGCTAATCTAAGAATTAATATTCAAAAGTTTCTTGGTGTTGAATTTGGTTCGCCAGCTCATGGTAAATTAAATATGAACGGTTATGGCACCAATGTTATGAATGGTGACGAATGGATTACAAATGTCATGAATAAAAAGATTAAAAAGGAAATTAAAGAATCTATATTTAATGAGTATATTCAACGTATGTCAATTAAAATTACTAATGATAAATTAAAAATTTCAATTATTAGCCCAAGAAACAGAAGGATGAATAGGTATTGGGAAGTAAGAACTCAGTTTGAAAAATTTATGAAAGATTTATTTGAGAAGTACGGTTATAACAAAGATTCTTTTGAACTTGATTTTGTTTAACCTTCAGTTGTAAAGACTATATTTATTAAAAAAAACATGAAAAAAATATTATTATCATTAATTGCATTATTCACAATCGTAGCGATGACCTCTTGTGATAATGGAAAAAAAGAAGAGAGTAAAGAAGAATTTACGCACCAACGTGCATTACAATTATTTCACGGTAAGTTTGCCTTCTGTGGAGCATCACCAGCAACGTTAACAGGAAACAAGATTGTTGTTCAAGGTGATACGTTTCTTGAAGGATGTGCCACGTGTCCTGTAATGGAAGGAACTGCTCTTGTTAACACATTACTGGTTGGTGACCCTTATACCACTCCTGATAGTACAAACAAGACTGTATGGTCATACTTTTGGTATTATGATAGTGTTCCTCAAGCACCAACTTGGGTAAATCTACCAACGGAAAACAGAACATTTACAATCACAGAAAAACCAGGTGGTGGTATGAGTAATATGTGGTGTATGCCATGTAAGATATTGGCAGAAAAAGTTAATGGTGTAACATTGGCAAAATGTTATGGTCCAATTAATGAATTGGCATTACCATTACGTCAATCAGTTAGAGCGTTACCAGGTGAAACATCCGTAACTCAAGCACCTGTCGGAGCAACTTATCCTGTAGGAACAATTATACCTGATGCGGATTCAACAAAACATTATAAAAAAGTAACAAAATAAAAATTAAAAACCCCACTCAAAAGGTGGGGTTTTTTGTTTATTGTTCTTTTGACATCTTGTACAAAGCGTAAACCGCAATCAACGGTGATACGGACTCTGTAAACCAACCAATTTGGTCTAAATTAAAGTACAACCTTACAAATGTTAAAAGTCCTAATACAATCAAAATAATTGGGTAAATAAGTTTTTGTTTCATATGTCAAAGATAACATATTAACATTTAAGTTAAAACAATTGTGTTTAATATGTGTATAAGTGTATTTATTAACAGTAGAGAATTATGGGATTTAAATTTTTAAAGATATTAAAAACTATCATAACTGAAAATTCATCAGACGGAGATGCTAATGTTGAGTTTAATTTTCGTGATATTAAGCCGTGGATTAAGTATCCGATGAACAGGATATACTTTAATAACCTTTCACCTAAATCAGGAAGGTTTGGTTCCGATAGTGAAAATATATCTTTGATTTCAAATGATGGTGATGTTTATAAATTTGATATTGACGATTTTAATTATAATCGTTTGAAAAGAAATGCCTATGTTGAAGGTTCTGTCTTTAAACAAATTTACCCAAAAGAAATGGATAGTTTGTTGGAATTAATTGACCAACCAAAACAACCATCTACAGAAAATTTTGATATTACATATTTGAAGAAAAACGAATCAGGAGTACCTAAAACAATATTGGATACTTTAAAAGAAGTATATCCAAATAATTGGGGTCGTATCAATCAACCTGATTGTGAAACTTTGGATGGTGTAATTGATATATTTCCAGCAGTTGAGGGTGAACGATGGTCAATCCTTAACTTTTTTGATACAAATCCTGGTGTAATTAAAATATTATTAGAGGAGTATAAAAAAGAAAACCGAAATGAATCTATTGATGATTTTAAATCTTGGATAAATGAAAATGGTGAAAAACTTTTTGGTCAAAATAGTGAGATTCTTAAACGAGCCATTAAAACAAATATAAGGTCTTTTGAAAGTGGTTCTAAAACAGAAGATACTTTTATGAGAACTGTTAAACAAAAATTTGGTCTTGAGGATAAAGATGTTGTTAGATATTGTTTGGGCTCAATAAAAGATAGAGTAGATTCAATTGATTTCTCAATAAAAGGAAAAACGTTCCAAGTAAAACCATCCAATAAAACTTTTAAAACCGATAATGGTATTGTTGTTTATACTTTTGGTATGAAAAATTCATACAAGTATAAGAAAAATTTGGATTACATTGTTTATACAAACAACGCACTTGATTCATTTATTATTTTCCCAAATTCTAATTATTCTATAGACAAAACAGGAAGAGAAGTGACTCACTATTCTTCACCTATTAAAAACCCATTTTCTTAATAATCAATGCCTTTTGTTGCAAAAGTAATATTTTCAATATCTCTTCTTTTTAATCCCATACTTTTACAAACATTTGTTATATCTTTAACAATGTTATTTTCATAATTAAGCGCTTCGTACTTATCTGATATAATGTAAATCATATAGGTTGTATAGTCAAAATCATTGTCTTCACGTACCACTATCTTATCCACTAATGGATATTTTGGTTTTACAACCAAGTTTAGTACATTTTCAATAGCATTTACCATATAATTGTAAATATAAGTAATTTACATTATCTTTGTTGTATGAAACCGAATATTATTGATAAAATGGTAAAAGTGGTGAAAGTTCACTACATGGACCATACGGTTTCAGCGACCTATCAGTTTTGTATTAAAATTGAAATTGAATTTTTACATCCCATAATGTACGTCAATGGATGGGATACATATCACATTCCAATATATGATAATTTAGGTATGTTAAATGAAACGGTCTATAATGCTTTATTTGCGTTACACAAATACTGTGGAGTATCAAAAGAAGAGTTATTGTTGTGGATGTTATCTAAAATTGATTTTGATAAGGCTTGGGATAAAGATATGTATTTTTGGTTACGTAAAAGTTTTATTAAATACTAATTCCCCTACTTATAACACCATTTACAATAAATTCAGTATTGTCTGAGTAATCAATTAATTTTGTTTCTTTAATACCATTTTTAATTACACCACCAACTCTACCTTTATGGTGATAAACATCATCATGGGTTTCTTTAATTCCATTTTGAATAACATCTTCTACAACACAAGAACCATCAATTTGTAGAGATTTTTCGGTGTGTTTTACCCCATTTTGTATGATGTCATCAAATCTTTCATCACCATCTAACCAATCACCATATTCGGTATGTTTCACCCCATTTTTAATGGCGTCTTCAACATATTTGTTTTTATGATGTGTGGTGTCTATGGTGTGTTTCACCCCATTTTGAATGGTGTCTTCAATTATTATGTTCGGTGTTCTCATGGCATTCTTGGTTTCTTTCACCCCATTTTGAATGGTATCCTCAATATAATCATCAACAAGAAGGTCACAACCTGAATGAGTCTCTTTTACCCCATTTTGAATGGTGTCTTCAACTTGGTGGCACTCATCCCGGGTATTTGACCCGGTGTAGTTCACCCCATTTATAATGGTTTCTTCAACAACATCAATGCGTGGATGGTATACAAATGTGGTGTTTTTCACCCCATTTATAATGGTATCTTCAACCCATTTGGTAATATAGTGTTGATTTTCAACAACATCTAAAGAAAGAACCTTAAATAAATTTTTGAAAAAATCGTAATTGTACCACAAAGTACCATCTTTAGTTAATTCAATAACCCATTTTTTTTCATCAGTAAAAATTAACCAAGTACTATGATTGTGAACATATTTATCACAACCCACAACAGCCTTGTCAATCATCTTATTAATTAGTTTACCTAAATCTTTCATTTGGAACAAAGGTAATAAAAAATTATGATACTAACAAACTATTTATAGAAACTACATGGAAATGACTTACACCGACAAAGCCATCTTGGAGTTATTGAATAACCCAAAGATTATACCACCAAATGATATTATACACGAATACACCGTGGCATCACACAATGATGTAGAGTTGTTGGTTATTAAAGTTATTCTTAATATTGATGTTAATAATAAAGGACAACGTGGTGATGGTGAAAGAATGTTGTATGAAAATAATTTTGACGCTTATAAACTTAGTGAAACCATTGTTAAAAAAATACTTAGACCATTAGGTTTATTAAAATCAATATCTTGGGGAGTGTTAATTGTTATTGATGCTAGTGGTAATAGACTTATTGAACACTCAATGATAAACGTGGTGATGGTGAAAGATTAATTTATTTTCTTATATTTATAACTAATGAAATACCTGATTACAGAAAGCCAAAAAGAAAACATTATTAAAAAGTATATCTTATCAAATTTTGATAGGGTTGATGATGTGTGGTTTACAAACAGAAGTGTTTATTATGGTTCAGGTCCTATTAATGGAAAAGATAGAGGTGAAGAAATTATTATTAATGTTTTGGTTAATAATTTGGATGATGAATTGACTAAACCAAACCTTTTTGAGTTAAAACAAAGTATTATAAGTAAGACAGATAAAACCTTCAATTTAGGATACAATAGATATGGTGGAGGTTGGGGTTTTTCATTCTCACAAAAAACCATTCAAAAGTTTTAAATGGAACTTACAAATGTAATAGAAAAATTAATGAATAGAGATTCGTTTTTGAATCTTTTAGAAAATGATATTATTGAAAAATTTGAAGTTAATGTTAGTCCTTTTGAATCCAAAATCTTAGTTATAAAAATGTTTTTGAATATAACTAAAGATGAATTTTTAGGTACCGGTGAATCCACACCTCGTTTATCTGAGTGGGAGGTAAGGGGGAAGTTATGGGAAGATTACAACTTGGACCCAGCTTGGTGGCACGCATATATTATTCCAAATAAAATATTAAAACCATTGGTGGGTAAAGATTATTTTATAAAAATACTTCTTTTTGTTGTGGACAAGAATGGTATTCATTTATTTACTGAAAATTAATTATGAATAAAAAAAATTTAGAACAGGGTTTAACAAAACTATTAAAAACTTTTTTCACAAAAAAGTATGATAGAGATTTTTCAGATTTAACTGTTGTGTTAGATGAGTATGAAGAAGATGCCGATGATGTTGATGATGAGGGTAATTGGTCTTCAGCCGAAAGTTATTACTTTACCGTATACTCAAATGATTTTGATGGGTTACCCATACAAAAACTTTATAATTTAGCCAGAGAATTATTTGGTAATATAATTGGAAATAGTAATTGGGTAGATATAGAATTTAAAAAATATGAAAATTAAATTACTTGTTTGTTGTTTGTTTTTATTTTCCTGTTCATCACACAAAAAAGTTTGGAAACCAAAACGTGCTGAAAAGTTAAATATGAGATACGAGAGATGTTATTCTTGGTAGTGTGATATTTATTATTAATGAAAAAATTTATAATTACAGAAGAAGAAAAAACTAGAATCTTGGGTATGCACCAAGAGTATGGATATAATTCTTTGAACGAAAGCCCATCTGGTGTTGGATTTGGTCCTGAAATGAACGGATTGAAAATTCAAAAGTCAGAGCAAAATGAACAAGATGTTGAACAAATCAACGACCCAAAAATTATTAATGCTGTTAACACAGTATTAAAGAAATTAATGATGTCACCAAAATTTAGTACTGATGAAACATTATTTAGTTTAATTGAACAAGGTAAATTGGTGAAAGCCTATAGACTTCACAGAGATTTAAATACCAATGTTGATTATGTTGATTATGAATTGTTAGACGATATGTTAAACAACCCTGAAACAAAAGATATTACAAGATTATTACCCAATATAAAAAATTTATTAATTAATTATTTTACTTAAAATTATGAAACACATTTTAAACGATTTATCAAACGAGGAGAAAAATAGTATCCGTAAACAACATACAGGTGGAATTAAGGTTATGTCCGAAAATTTCTCAAGACTGTTAAATGCCAAACTTGGTGATGCAAAACCATTGGTTAATGAGCAGGCAGAAACAAAGGTTGCGGGACCTTTTGGCGCTCCTCCAGTACAATATTATATCTATAATAAAGGTGGTAAGTTTTACATATATCAAACAAACGCAACACAAAAAACACCAATTCAATATGAAGGTACAATATGGAGTAATAACGGACAAGGATATAATACTCAGGATGACGCAAAAGAAGCGATTCTACTCGTTCTCCAAGACACAAGAGAAATGAGCGGTGAGATGATGGAGGAAACGGTAATGAGTCCACCAGCACCTGTTCGTCCACCAACGGTTATGGATACTTTGGCTGTTACACCAAATAAAATACTATTTCAAAATAGTACAAACAATAATAATATAATTTTTTTGTCAATAAGAGATGCTGCAGGAAAAAAAATACCAAATACAACATACAAATATAAAATTGGTGGGTCTTTTAAGGGTATTAATTTTGATGTTAATATAAGAAATCTTAAAAGAGATGAACAAGGAAACTTAACAGGTGAGGCATTGCCATCAAACTCCAAGGCAGCATGGTTTATGAGACAAACAGTGTCTGATGATATTTTAACGGAAGACGATTGGTTAAAGATATTAGTCCCAAATGAAAAATTAAATCAAGGAATTCAATCATTAAAATCAACAAAAGGACAAACAGCAAAAATTGATGCAGGTCAAGGCATTAATATTACTTTACAATATATAGGAAAATAATTATGAAAAAATTTATAATAACAGAAGAAGAAAAAAATAGAATCTTGGGAATGCATGAAGACCATGGATATAATAGTTTGAACGAACAAAATATTACTGAAGCAACGGCAGGGGAAATGGAGGCAAGTGGGGCAAGATATAATGATAATGTTGCAAATAATGTAAAGAACATGGCTCTTGTCAAGGCTAAATCACCAAAGTTTCCATGTGTTTATTACAAGAAAGATAATTTGAATACTGAAGGACGTTATACACCAGCAAACATGGACTTTGTTAGATTGTTTAACCCCAACTCAATTGTTGTTTATTGGGAAAATAATACAATTAAAGAATATGTTAGAAATGGAAATACATCAGGTGCCGAAACAAAAAAAGGTACTTGGAAATGTAAATCGGATAATTCAGGAGTTGATGTTGTTTGGGCCAATAATACCCCCGAGCAATCTAAGGTACAACCAGCTAAAAAACTAGCATTAAAAGCCGCAGGACAATCAACACCAAATACAACAGGAAGTAGTATTGGTGTTATTTACCAATATGAATATCCAAATGATAAAAAATATCGTTATGGTGTAAAAGATAAAAAATGGTTTGGTAAGAACTTGGCCAATGGAAAAGAATTTGATTTATCTACTATTACAACAACTATAGCCAATTTGAACAATGCATTTCCAAATGCTATGGAAGAAGAACCACTACAAGCGGCAAAACCTGTGACACCAAATCCCGAAACAGCAACAGCAGGTGTTGTGCAGGAACCGGCAACAGCAACACCAGCACCAGCAACACTAGCAGCTAGATAATTATTATAATGAATAACTATTCATTAAACTAAGTTAATTACTATAATATTCTTATGGACAAAAACGAACAAAAGGCTCAAGCATATAACAACTTGTTATTTCAACACGGTAGAGTTACCGAACAAATTAGATTAATCAAAGCTGATAAATTTGAGCCAACTGAAGATGACATCAAACAAATCAAAGTTCTTGAAATGCAACAACAAAGAATTATGATGGAAGTCAACAAACTTTTTTAATTTAAAAGTAAAACAACATTACTTTCATAGTATTTATAACTAATAAGGTTTATTAAAACCATAAACTAATTAGTATAAATAAAATTATGAACTTTTTAATTGTTGGTATTGTACTTATTTGTGTTGTCAGTGTTAGTTGGTGGTGGGGTAATAGAGATAACAAAAAGTAATGAAAAAATTAATTCGTAAAGATGTCACCTGTGATAATTGTGGATGGTCTTGGGACATAGAACCTGATGACAAACATCCATATTTATGTCATCAATGTGGTCACGAAAACACTAAAGGTGAAACTGATGAAGGTGCAGGACCATATGATGCGCCAGCCTATCAAATGAAACCTGACCATGTTCATTTTAAACATCAGTACAATGAACAAAATGATAACAAAGGATATTTATTACAAATGGGACGTAAATCTATACTACTAGAACAATATGGTGATGAAGCTGAGTTATTTAAATTAGCCAGCGCATATTACAGAAAAAATGGTAAAGTAATGACCATTAAAGTACTTGAAAAAATATTACATACTTTAAGTAAAAGGGATGAGCCACACAGAGCTAAATCACAAGAGTTTCCACCATCGTTAAATTTACAAGAACAAACTAGTCCCGAAGTTAGAGAAAAAGTTCGTAGAATACAACGTAAATTAATATCTCTTGGATATAATTTAGGTTCAAAAGGTGCTGATGGATTTTGGGGTAAATTAACCGATAAGGCTTGGAAAGATTGGAAATCAGGTAAAAACCCCAACCCAATAACTAAAATACAGGGATTGGATAAAAATCCTAAGAATAATATATCTAAAAATAATGTTTTAGTTTCAGACTCATTAGTTAAACAAGATATCTTATTTGACCCTAACAAAGAAACAAAACCATTCAAATGTACGGAAAAGGGTTGTGCTGAATGGGTCTCAAATCAATTGGATGATTTAGGTCTCCAAAGACAAGGAAATGCTTGGCACTCACACAATATTGGACAAAAAAATATGGAGTTCTCACCATTCAAAAATCTTAGTCCAAACACTCAAAGACAAATGGCAATTCTTTTTAGTAAAATAAACTCCAATCCCACAGAAAAAAGTCAAGAAGGTAATGCAAAAAATTTAGTTATGAGTTTAATACCAAACCAACAAGGTTTGAAAAAAATATTAAATGTTAATGATGTTGTTGGTCTTTTTTGGAATGGCTCTGATAATTTTACTAAAGCTTTCTTTGAAGGTGCAACAGGATATGATGAAATGGGTGGTGGTAGTAAAGTAACCAATGGTCCATATTTTATGACTAAAAATGGTCAACCTTGGAACCCTTCAGATTTAAAGAAAAAAATTGAATTTATACCTGGTAATAGTTTGAAAAATGGTTCTGGATTTGGTATTAATACTCACTTGGGCTATGTTGGAGCTATTGTAAATGGTGAACCTATTATATTTCACGCTGTACATGGCACCGTACATGCAACACCTTTAAGTAAGATGGGTAACACTAAAGTAATTTGGGTTAAAACAGGACCAACTGGTACCGTTGTTAATCCAGAAGAAACATCTCCAAGTTGGTGGGAATCATTCACTAGATTATTTTAATATGAAAAAAATTATAAAACTTTCTGAGTCTGATTTAGAAAAAATCATTAAAAAGGTTTTAATGGAACAAATGATTTCAAATCCAAATATTCAATATAGTGATACACCATCATCAATGACTTCGGGACTTATATCGTCAAAGAATAAAAATGAAGACTTAAATCTAATTAGTAAATATAGTTGTGTACCAACAGTATTTAGATACCCTGTTTATATTTTATTAAAAAAAGGTTACAATCCTCTTTTTCTAAAAACAGCATTAGGTATTATAGGTAGAGAAAGTGATTTTGGTGGGAGTGATAGATTTACATATCTAAACCCATTAAAGACATTATACGCTTATGTTGGTGGTCAAACATCTGTTGGTTATGGACAGGTTAAACCAGAAACCGCCGCTCAGTTTGGAATGGATATTTCTGATTTGAACACCGCGATAGGTGCGTTAGGTGCGGTTTATCAATACGTTGTTAAAAATTACAATACCGCAAGAAATGTTGGATATAACGCAAACCCATCTTCAAACTTTAAAGACGGAACTGAAAATTCTGCGTTAGATATCTCAATTGTTGGTTTTAATACGGGACCTGATAAAATTGTAAAATATTGTGAAACTAATAATCCTGATTTAAAGAGGGATTGTAAACTTGCAGGAAAAACAACAAAAGAAAATTTAAATGTCTTTAACAGGCCCGTAACTAACTACATCCCAAACTTTAAAACTGAAAGATGGGATGGAGTTAATATATCAACACATGGTTATATAAAAGAAGTTGCTAATAATATTAAAAAATATACTTGTTTTTAATTGAAGTTACCGGCAATATATACAACTGGTTCGTGAATTTTAATTTTTCTTTTGATAAAAGAAGGAATTGCTTTAATTGAGTGAGAATATTCTTTTGTACCAATACTCAAATCAACTGAAGAACCACTATCTAAAATAATACCGTTAACAATACCTTGTTCTTTGGCGTAAGTTACAATATCATCCATAGTAACAAAAACCAATGGATTAGAATGAACAATCACCATCTCACCATTTTTGTTTTTACCTAATAAAAGTCTCATTGTATTTTCTTTTGAGTGTCTCTGATATAACATAGATTTATTAACAATACCTTCTTTAATTGCCCAAACAATACTTTGAGATAGATAATCGCATTTTTTTACTTTACCAAAAACAATATTAGGTTTACCGTTTTTAACCACAAATGAACCACCTTTATTAGTTTGTGAATTTTCTTTTTTACCGTTGATTACTAATCCACCTATAACATCATTCTTTTTTGTGAAAAAATTAGAGTTAACATAAAAATCATAGTTGTTTTTATTCTTGGTAACTTCAAAAGATGTTTTACCTTCTTTGAATGTAATTGTATGATATTTTAAGTTTGATTTAATAGAGATGAAATCAGAATCATAAACATCATAATAGAATTTTTTGAAAGATATGCCAATCAAAACAATCAACAGGATAAATAAAACTTTCTTTTTCATATAACAAAGATAAGTATACTATTTGACTTTTCAAAATCATTTTTGTATTTTGTTCTATTTATAATCATATGGGACGTTTAATTTTAACTGAAGATGACAAAAATGATATTAAATTACAATATCAAGGAAGTATTGATAAAAAGTTTTATGATTTTTTAAAGTCAAATATTGAAGTTGAAAGTAGAACTGTTGATTTTTCTGACAAACCATTTGTTTTAATGTACGTTAATGGTAAATCAAGATTATTAAATAATTCCAAAAAGTACTTGGTTAATGTTTTATTAAATGCCTACGGTGATGATTTTCCTAATTTAAATGATGCTTCAAAAAGATTGACAGCTAAGAAGTATATTGATGAGTTAAAAAAACAATATTTTTACGAAGATTGATTTCCAAAAACATAGATATTTATAATCTATGGATAATTTGGAATCAATATTAGTTAGTTTCTTTAGAAACATTTATCCATTTATTACAAAATTGAAAGTGGATAAAGATAGTGATGGTGATGATGTTGAATATACATTAACATTATTTTGTGACGGAAAAAAATTCCAATCTTATTTACCTATATCCCCAAATTTTATTGATGGAACTGGCAAACTTAAAAAAGATTTGTTAGATAGACCATTTAACCATTTTGTTTCTGTGACAGATAATAATCAAAGTAATGTTGGTCGTGCCAAAACATTAGAAACAAGTCTTAAAAAAGATTTTTATTTGGCAAGAAGAATGGCTGGTTCAGAATTTAAATCAGGACCAGTTACTTTACGTATTGTTTTACAATAGTTTTTTATTATCTTTGTGGTATGAGTAAAAAATCGCCCTATTCAAATGCCTATAAAATTGGTCTTAGTATTTTTATTGTACTTGTTGTTCTTATATCAACAATTGTAATTTCAGTTATTAAATCTTGTGAACCTAAAGTAAGTAGATTCTTTAATCAAAAAACAAATATGACGGATACCGTTTTTTATGATGGTCCTGATACAATCTATTTACCAAACCCCCAAAAGATTATTGTACACGATACCTTCCGTATTGTGTGTCACAAGAAACATTGTGAAGAGGTTAAAGTTGTAAAAGATACTACGACTAAATAATATCGTAGGTTGCTACGACAACAGCCTTAGCACCTTTTCCGTGGACAAACTCCCACGAGTCCTCAATTAACCAATTTATATTTTCGGGCCAATAATTCATTGATGTTTCAGGGTCGGTCAAAAAAACCTTCACCTCAACCTGTTCTGTTTTTAATTGTGAAAGTGAAAACACTTGTTTTATTTCAATCCTTGAACCCACACCGAAGAACAACTCTAACTTATCTTTACAACCTCTATTAACATAGGATTCTAATAGTTTTGCCTTCATAAAATAAAGTATAATTTATTTTTGGGTTAAATGAATAAAAGACAAAAATTGCCATATTTATTCTAGTATAGCTTCTAGTCTGGTTGCTAATTAACTAGTTCTATTTTAATTTACTTCTATAAGAACTTCTAGGGAATTTTTAAACTTCAGTGGTAATCTTCCATCCACTTCTTAAATGTGGTGTCTTTTTTGTTTGTTCGTTCACCATAGTATACACATCTCTTTTTAAATCAAAATATGTTCCAGGTAATGGTGCTATATTAACCACAATTGATGGGTCCATATAAACTGATGAATTATCTTTATCTACACAATGTAAATTTATTGATTTTAAGAATGAATACTTTTCTACTAAAGTATTGCAAATATTTGCGGTGATTGGACAAGTCATATTGATAAATAAATATCTATTGATATTTATAAAAGATAAATTACCTTGATATGAAAAACTTTTTTAAAAAACTAATGGGTGATGGTTCTGATGTATCTTCTAAAAGATTCTCAGGTATCATCACATTAATTAACTTAATTGGATTAGCTTATGTGGCAACATATAAATCTGGTGTTACACCTGAATATATGTATGATACATTGGCTTTATTATGTGGTAGTTTCTTGGGACTTACTACATTGGAAGCAATCTTTGCTAAGAAGAAAAATTCTGAACCTAAAAAAGATGGTGAATAACCATTACTAAAATTAAATTTAACCCCTTAAATTTGACGTTTAAGGGGTTTTTTATTATCTTTGTAGTATGTCTACGTCTGAAACCACAAAAGCGTCTGAGAACACAAAATTTGAACGTGTGTATGAAACTGAAAATACTAAGTCAGTTTGGAGATATGATTATTCCATTACAAAAAGTGGACCCGTGTCTGTAAGTATAACTTACAAAAAAGACATCTTAGAAAAAAAACAAACTCTTGGTGATTTGGTACCTAAGAAAAAAAGTCGTAAAAAATAATTAAAGGAGTTTCTTTTGTAGTTTTTCTATCAAAAACTTTGTTTCTGATTCGTTAAGACTATTGATAAAAGAATCCAAATTAGATTCTTTTATTGACATAACTTTTCTTTTTTTGTTTGATTCTGGTATCACGTCAGAAACCATAGTAATCTTTCTTAACTCTATACCATTACCTTCACCATCACCATAATCTCTATCAGTTTCATCAAAATCATAGAAATTAAAAATAGTACCACTACCTAATTCATAGAAACTTTTATATAGTTGGTCTTCAGTAAAATAACCATCTACTTGACCTTCATAAGTAACATGTACCTGTTCATACCTATCTTCATAAGTTTCAACATCAAACGTATAATATTTTGGAACAATAACATTATCAACAGTTAATGAGTCACTTTCTAAATTATCTTCATTTTCCTCTAAAGCATTCATCCAATAATAGTAATCATCAGCCTCATTACCAAGACCTAATTGTTTTTGGTATTTGTAATAAAATTCATAAGGAACACCTTGGTCCCACTCAATATAATGTTTTGATGGCCAATCACTATCACTATCATGTTCTCTATTCCACAATTTGTAAAGAATTTTTAACCCTTGAACTAATTTTTCTTTTGGTATAGTTTTCATCTTACACGTTTTTAATACCTAAAAGTTTGGATATTTTTTGACCTCCACTGGCAATGATTGAGTTTCCACTTTCTTTTCTAGATTTCATAGCAATTGATTCCAAATCAGATATTTTGGTTACACCTTTATCAACGGCTTCATTAATTTTCTTTGCAAACTTTTGAAACCATCCGGAACCATTCCATGTGGCGTATATAAAATGAAACATTAAGTTGGGACTTTTGTTTACAATTTCACGAGCCTCTTCACTAAGATAACTATTTGATAATCTTTCGTACTCAGGTTGAATCATTTTAACAACTAACTTTCTTAATCTACTTTCTAATGGTCCACCCATGTAATAGTGTTTCCAATTGTTTTTGGCATTGGCATCATCAATTAATTTCCAAAACTCTTTACCTGCAGAAGTTTGTGCAAAACCAGTACCATACTTTCTATCCATACCCATCATAGTTTCACCTGATTTACCCATATCGGATTTATTCATATTAGGATGATAGTAACCACCCTCTAAATTATCTATAACTTTATTTACTTCTTTTTCAAAATCAGTTGTTGATAGTTTGTCATATTCAGTATCACTTGAAGATGTTTCTGTTTCATCATCTTCATCATCTTCATCTTCATTATCAGGATTTAACGTATTTTTGAAAATGCTTTTTAAAATACTATTGGATAATGAGCCAACAACTTTATCGGCAATATCGCCCATAATATTTTGTTCATTTAAATTCATCAGTTCTTTTTGACGAGAAACCTCCTCCAATAATCTTTTGTCCATAAATTATAAATATAACATAAATTAAAAACCCCTTCTTTATGGGAAGAGGTTTTTAATTTATTTTTTTGTAAAAATGATTTATTGATTATTAATCAAATATATAATTACACACCATCGGAATGTCCACGGCTATTAGTTGTTTTTATTGATGCTTTCCATAAGTGTTGTCAAACCATTGTTTCATTTGTCCAAAATTAGATTTAATTGAAATTGGTTTTGGGTCAATTCCAAACGATTTTAAACCTGAAACCATCCCTTTTTTATAATCCCAAATTATAGTATTTTCATCTGTTCCAGGAATCATTGCTTTACAAGGTCCATCACATAGTTTATAATTTCCATTTTGGTCAAAATCTATATCCGTAGAAGCATATGGGTCTTCATCATGTCCCCATCTAGTCTGAACATAATCATAGAAAGGTTTTTGAATTGGGTCATCTTCAGGGTATTTACTTTTTTGTTGTGAAATTAATGGTTTTGCATTACCAACGGTTGGTTGTTCATTTAGATAATGCTTATTGGTTGCGGATGTATGCATTTCCAATATTCTATTTTTTTCTTCTTCGGAAATATTTAATAAATTTTTCATAATATTCTTTTTTTATAAATATATTTGTAATTAATAAAGTTTTTCAAATTGCGAAACTTTCTCCACAACCACAGGTGCGAGAGGCATTTGGATTTATAAATTGGAAACCTTTTCCATTTAACCCATCCGAAAAATCCAATTCAGTTCCAAATAAATAAAGAAAAGATTTTTTATCTATTGCAATTTTTACAGAATTATCTTCTACTATATTATCACCTTCTTGTGGTATAGTATCAAATCCCAATTCATAAGACATTCCTGAACAACCACCACCTTTAACACCCACTCTTAAAAAATGAGTTTCCTTATTTAACTTTTGTTCTTCCAAAAGTTTTTGGATTTGTATTCTTGCTTTTTCAGATACAGTAATAATTTCCATCATGCTAACGGTGATACATAAACAGAATCTTTATTTTGTAAGGCCTTTCTCACCCATCTTCCACGTTCCTCAGCCATACGTCTAACGGCAATTCGTTCTTTATTACAAGGACCATTACCTTTAACAACCGCCCAAAACTCATCCCAATCAGGGTCAGAATAAGTCCATGTTCCGTCATCATTTTTCTTTAAATCGGCATCAGGTAATGTTAAACCAAGTTCTTCTATCTTTGGAACGTACATACTGAAGAATTGATTTCTCATTTCGTCATTTGTCATCATTTTGATTTTCCATTTGATAAGTTTTTCAGAATGAACTGATTGTGAATCTGGTGGACCAAAAAAATGAATTACAGGTCTCCACCATCTGTTAAGAGCATCTTGTACCATTTCTCTTTGTTGTGGTGTTCCTGTTGCAAGATAAACCGTGTTGTCATGTCCTTGTTTCAAATGGAAACTTTCTTCGTAACAGATACGTTCTAATGCTCTACAATAAGGCCCATAAGAACCTTTAGCATTTGCAAGTTGATTTACAATTGCTGCAGCATCAATCAACCACCCAATTACCGCAGTATCAGCCCAAGTCTTAGAGGGATAATTAAATACGTTGGAATATTTTGATTTACCCGAAATTAAATCGTTAACCATATCCTCACGTGGTTTTCCAAGAGTCTCAGCCGCAGAATATAAAAGTTGAGCATGACCAACCTCATCTTGAACTTTTGCCATTAACGCTAACTTTCTTCTAAAACCAGGTGCTCTTGTAATCCAAGTGCCTTCAGGTAATGAACCAATAATTTCTGAGTGAGCGTGTTGCTCAATCATACGGATAAGTTGTTTTCTATATTCTGATGGCATCCAATCTTTTGGTTCAATCTTATCACCTGAAGCAATCCTTGCCTCAAACTCAGCAAGTTTTATCGGGTCATCATCAACAACAAAGTCTTTGGTTAAATTTGTATTTCCGTACATTGTTTCTTTTGGTAATCTTCAATGGCTTGTTTTATAGCATCTTCTGCTAAAACTGAACAATGTATTTTAACTGGAGGAAGAGCCAACTCTTCAACAATTTCCATATTGTCAATTTTTAAAGCGTCAGTCAATGATTTTCCTTTTAACCACTCTGTTGCTAAAGATGACGATGCAATTGCTGAACCACATCCAAAAGTTTTAAATTTAGCGTCAGTAATAATATCATTCTCAACCATTATCTGCAAACGCATAACATCACCACATTCTGGTGCGCCAACTAAACCTGTACCAACTCTTGAGTCGTTCTTATCTAACGTTCCAATATTTCTTGGATTTGTGTAGTGGTCAATAACTTTATCTGAATATGCCATATACAATAAATATAAAAACCCCCAACATTAGTTAGGGGTTAAAATGTTATTTAGAACTTTTACTTCTTTGTAGTGAACATTTAGTTCAATTTCCCAAGGGTCATTCTTCATTTCGTAATTAGCATCCAAGACACTACCGTTAAAGAATTCGGTACTACCATTGTATGCCCAACTATAACCTTCGTGGATATGTCCTGACAAATGAAGGATAGGTTTAACCTCTTGTACTTTGCGTTCCAAGTCTTCACAACCAGCAAAGAATTGTTGTTGTGGGATGTAATCACACTTATACATCACGGGACCATGAGTAATCACTACGTGAGTGTCCATAGGTATTTTATCCCATACTTGTTTGATGTCGTAACCTCTTTGTTTGTTGAATACCCAAAAATCACCACCAAACCAAGGAGTTGTAGGAGAACCCCAAAACTTAACACCTTCAATTTCACAACCATCATTTTCCAAGTAGAACACATTGTCGGGCAAATTATCCAAGATGTTATTTAACCACGTTGGTTTTAATGGTGTGTAGTTTTCACCAATAAGATGTTTCTCCAACTTATTTTCATTCAAAGGGTGATGTTCATCAAAACAGATATCATGATTACCAGCAATGAAGATTTTATATTTGTGGGGTTGATTAACAAACCAATCAATAAAGTCTTCTACCTGATATCTTTCACCGCGATTACTGATGTCACCGCTGTGAATTAACACCTGACCAAAAGGAACATTAACGTTTCTGTGGAATCCGTGTGTGTCTGATATGTGTACAATGTTCATCATGATGCAAAGATAGTTAATTTATTTGATATTGTTTATTATTTTTTTTCCTTTTTTTGAAACAATACTGTGAGCATCATGGTTAAAAAAAGTACCAAAGTATGACAAAGGTAAACAATCATATATTAATTTTAATAGTCTCCCCATGGTGTATCATCAATTTCTTCTGACAATGTTTCAATTTTGTTTTCAACATATGAACGTATTTTTTTCATACTATCCAAAAATTCATTTCTCAATTTATGAAATTCTTCATCTTCAATTTCTTCAAATGAACTGTAGTGTTCAAAACAATAATCCATACCTTTATCACCCATTCTATATTGAACGGCTTTGAAATTCTCAAGTTTATCTTCTATTTCTTTAATATTTGTTTTCATAATCTTAATAGTATGTTCAATCCGAACTCTTACACAATTTTGAGGTAATTTGTTAATGTGTCTGTAGTTGTTGATATAACCCATCATATTTCCACTACCAATCGCATTTGCAGAGTGAACAACCACATCAACAACAGGTTTTCCATCCATCCATTGTTCAACCAACCACTTGGTACAATCCATACCAGTTTTTTCGGTAATGTTATCGTAGTTCAATTCGTAGTTTTTATAAACATTTCTGTGCCATTCCGCCATTGCAGTATCACCCAAATCATGGTCCAAAGAAATAGATTGAATATTTTCCAAACCAATCTCATTCACCTTCTCTACAAACTCATTGTAGGAACGAACAACCACCCAAGGCTGGTTATCATCACCTACACCCTGAGTGGGAGTTCTTACATCATCCAAATAGATATACTGTTTCATATTACAAAGTTAATTATTTTTTTCTACATTAGTATAATAATAGTTTAAGAATTCATAAACTAATTCTTCTAAAATTTCTAATTTGTTATCTGAGTGTTCTCTTTCAATTACAAAAAGTTCACCATCAATTTCAATACTGAAATATTTTCCCGATAAAATAACAAATGGGAACCCATCATTACATGGAGTCAATTCAATTTTATCAACCACTTCCATTGCGCCATCCCAACAAAAAAATGGTGTACAATATACATCTTGGAAATATGAGATAATGTCACCATTATCTTCCATGCGAACAATGTCTTCAATTGAATACTCTAAATGAGGTAATTCCCATTTTGATTGAATAAACACATCTTCATTCAATTTTTCATTGTGATTACATTTTACTGTTTGGGAAAATTTGTATCCCATAAAATGATAGAGTTGATTTAGTTTGTCCATAGTTTTTCAAATGTAATAAAAAAAATTGGTAAAAAAAAGACCCAATTTCTTGGGTCTTGTGGAAAAGGTATATATAAAAAGACACCCGAAGGTGGAGATATATAAATATATCCAAGTTAAAAAAATCTCACGTATTAGTGTAAAAAATTACGCATTTTTAATGATTGTTAATTTTTCTCTCATTAAAGTTTTAAATTCATTTTTAATAGTTTTTTTAAGAAGGTTGTTTTTACCCAAACTCTTAAAATAATCCTTGTGTTTATTTTTAAAATTATCAAATAGTTTTTCGGTACTCATAACATGGCTAATTGTTTCACAAGAATTTAAAACCTTTATTACCCAACTAAAATCATCATTTACTGTGTTCATACAACAAAGATAAAAAAAAGTGTTGAATTAACAACACTTTTCTTAAAAATAATTTTATTTGAGGATTACGATAATAAGTGATAATACTCTTTAAAGTGTTTAATTCTATCAGGTAAACCTATTATCCCACCATTAACTCGTTTCGTAACAGATGTTACTGTAGCATCGTTAGCTCCTTTATCAGAAATTGCATTTAATCCGTTTTTACTGAAGAACCAACCTGCTGACGCCAATGCGTATTTGGTAGCAACCAAATCAGGGTTTGAGACAGTATCTTCACCGATTGATTTTGCAAAAGATGTATAGTTTTCTTTACCCGTCAATTGGATGTAACCTCTACCTCTGAATTTATAACCTTCTTTAGTTTCTTCACCACCATTACCCATTCTACCACCATAAACTTTTGATGCGATTTTTTCAGGGTTTCTTGCGTAAGATTCGGCAATGTTACCAGGGAAATATTTAGGGAAAATCTTTTTAAGACCATCCGCAGAGTAATTTAAGTTTTCTTGTGTTGCTTTGAATCCACCTGATTCGTGTCCACATTGTGCCAAGAAATGTGCCAATCTTAAAGGAGTGTTAATTTGGAATTTTTCCATTACTGTTGGAATTTGTGCAATTACAGAGTCAGGTATATGTCCTTTTAATTTTTCTAAATTGATTGGACTACCTTTAGGAATAACAACGTCTTCTTTGATTACTGCAGGTGTTGCACCTAATCCAAGTTTTTTTAATGATGATGGTCCGATGATTCCATCAGCTGTCAATCCATTTTTTATTTGCCATTCTTTAATTGCTTTTTCAGTTCCAGGACCAAAGTTACCATCAGCAACTAATCCTAATTTTTTTTGAAGAGCTTTAACCTCTTCTCCTTTTGAACCATTTTTTAATATCATAGTATCTTAGTTTTACTATAAATATTACCTTACAAGAATAGGTTAAAACCCATAGTAAAATTTTTAATATCATTTTTACCACCTGAATTCCCCATATTTAACCCCAAATTACCCATATTTTCACCATTTTGAGGTGTATTTCTATTTGAATTCCCCATATTACCGCCCAAATTACTTGAATTCCCCATATTACCGCCCAAATTACTTGAATTACCGCTATTTTCTCCATTTTGACCTAAATTTTGACCTATTACCCGTTTGTGGCTCATTTTGGGGTGAATTTAGCTCATTTTGGGGTAAATTTGAGCCATAAATTGGGTTATTTTGACCTATATTTCCCTTATTTGTACCTAATCGGGCATTATTAACCCCATTTTAGTCATATTTGTACCCAATTGGGTATTGTTTTTATTATTTTTCCCCGAACTTACACTATTATCATTAATTGTTGAATTATTGTTGATTTAGAACACTGAAAAAGAAATAAAAAGGTTTTAGGGTGACTGAGTATTTATATATATGTTTGATTTAATAACAGAAGTAAAAAAAATAAAAACAATGATGGGTCTTATTAAAGAAGACCAAGATTTAAATTCTATTAACAAACATGCACAAAATATTCTAAACATTATAAAGTTTAGTGGTTTATATTCATCTACGATTAAAAAACTTATTGATAAGGTTATTAAGTTTGGTGAGACCAACATTATTGACTTTGATTTGATTGAAAAAAACCTTAAAAATGTGATGTTGAAAAAAGGTAATCGTAAGAAAAATGTTGAAGACTATTTCTTAAGAATCTTTACATCATTAGAGTTTAGAGAAAAAGGAATTTATGGTATAGAACCTGAAACTGATGATTTTGGTTTTGGAAATGAAGATATTTCAATTGTACCTAAAAAAATCTTTAACAAAGAACTATACGGATTACAAGTTGAATTAATTAAATTACAAGAGTGGTTGGCTGAAACAGGTAAAACCGTTCTTATTGTTTTTGAAGGTAGAGACAGTGCGGGTAAAGGTTCATCAATTAAAAAGTTCACAGAAAATATTAATCCAAAAGGATTTAAAGTTATTCAACTTGGAATTCCAACACCTGATGATAGAGCTGATTGGTGGGGTAGATATAGAAAACAAATTGAACCAGGTAAAATCAATTTATTTGATAGAAGTTGGTACAACAGAGGTTTAGTTGAACCTGTTGCTGGTTATGGTACTCCTGAAGAATATGAAGACTTTATGGAAAACGTTGAGAACTTTGAAAATTCACTAGTAGAAAATGGAGATTTCCTTTTCAAACTTTGGTTCTCAATTGATAAAGAAACCATGGGAAAAAGATTCAAACAAAGATTAAGTTCACCATTAAAGAAATGGAAATATTCACCTAATGATGAAAAGATGTTAGATTTATGGGATAGATTTACTGAATTCAAAGAAAAACTATTTGATAGGACATCAACGGTAAACCATCCTTGGGTTATTTTAGATTCGTCAGATAAAAGAGTGTCAGGATTAAATTCAATAAGATATGTTTTACAGAACATACCATATAAAGGAAAAAATGAAGAATTCTTAAGTAAAGAATATCCTGAAGCATTAACTGTATTGAGGCCGGAATAATGAAAAATTTTATTCGTTATATATTAAAAGAAAACTTACCAAAAAAAGGTATTCTAATAAAAGAAGGTGTTGAAATCTCAGAAGGATTAAAATATCACAAAGAATATGATTTGCCTTTAGTTGAAAATGTTTTTATACCATTTTCAGATGAGTTTTTTTCGTTAATAAATGAAACACGTGGTCTTTGGAAAAATGGGTTAGTCCAACTTTGTGAAGATGATGAGTGGTTATTAAAAACTGATATTGGAAAAACAGCAATGTTTGAAGGTGATGAAGTTTGGTTAGATATTCCATTTTTAATAGAAGAGGATGATGAATCTATTAATGAGGCTGAATATAACGGAAAAAATGTTAAATTAAATTCGCCATTTAAAACTTCAGGTAAATTAAAGAAATTTGCTGTGTATGTAAAAGAACCAAGTGGTGATATTAAAATGGTTAAATTTGGTGACCCAAATAACAAGCCCGAAACAAAGAAAAATTTTAGAGTACGTCACAAATGTGACACAAAACATGACAAAACCAAAGCTGTATATTGGGCGTGTAATATATCAAAGTATAGAAAAAAGTTGGGTATTAAATCTTAATTCTATAGTAATTTAATATTAATATAATATTCTCAAACATTCCATTTTCTATTTATAGATGTATGGAATTACAAGATATATTAACGGTAGTTATACCGTGTAAAAATGAAAAAGAGAATGTCCGAAACATTTTAAATTCTCTTAACAAACAAAAAAATTCTAAAGATTTATTGGTGATTGTTGCTGACATTAGTGATGATATGGTAACAGTTCATCATATAAATTCTGAAAGAAATAAAAACATTCAAATTTTAATAATTGGCGGTGGATATCCAGCTTATGGTAGACATCAAGGTGGTTTAATGTCTGAAACACCATACACTTTGTTTTTGGATTCAGACATGGAAATTAAAGATACAGATTTTTTAGAAAAAATATTAAATGAAATTATTACTAAAAAAGGTTCATTACTTACTTGTAAAGTTAGAACCGCAGATAACAAATATAACAACTTTTTTAAGTTTTTTGATTTAATACAAAAATTTCACAGAATAACAGGACCATTTGCATTGGGTGGAATTATGTTGTTTAATACTGAAAGTTATTTTAAACTTGGTGGATTTAATCCAAATGATAAATTTGCTGAAGATTATAACTTAAGTAAAAAAGTTAACTCAAAAGATTTTATTTTATCAAAAAATATAATACACACATCATCAAGAAGATTAAAATCTAAAGGTGTTTGGTACATGGCTAAATTAATGTTCCTTTCTTTTCTTAATAGAAATAACCAAAGTTTTTTTGAAAAAACACATTCGTATTGGTCATGAGTTATAGAACGGTTATAATTTCAGATTTACATTTAGGTTCAAAAGCTTCAAGGTCAAAAGATATTATTAATTTTTTGGAAACAATTGAGTGTCATAATTTATTTCTTAATGGTGATATTATTGATGGGTGGGCAATGAAACGTGGTTCAAAATGGAAAGATTCACATACTAAAGTCATTAGAAAAATACTTAAGATGGCTGAAAAAGGAACTAATGTGGTTTGGGTTAAAGGTAACCACGATGATTTTTTAGAAAACTACATGGGACTAACATTAGGTAATATTACAATAAAAAAAGATTTGATGTATAAAGGTATTGATAAGAGATTATATTATATTTTTCATGGAGATGTTTTAGATGTATTCTCATCAAAATTCAAACTAATTGCAAAAATAGGTTCTATTGGATATGATTTTGCTTTGTGGTTAAATAGAGTTTATAACAAATACAGAGAACTCAGAAAACTACCATATTATTCAATATCTAATGATATTAAACAAGGTGTTAAAGCGGCGGTTAATTTTGTTGGTGATTTTGAAAAAAACGCAGTACTTTTGTCCAAACAAAAAAATTGTGATGTGGCTGTTTGTGGACACATTCACAAAGTTGAGTTGAGTGAAAAATATATGAACTCAGGTGATTGGTGTGAAAGTTGTACAGCCTTGGTTGAAGATTATGATGGAAAGTGGACCATCATCCACCATCATAATCTATAGGCCCACTCTAATCAATTTGTTGTTCCATGGGTTCATTAATTATTATTGAAACTTCATTTCTAACACGTCTGTTAACAGTTCTAATTGGTTCACCATCTCCAAGAGGTATTGGTGATAATTCATCTTCTTTCATGTGTAAATCATGAGATTGTACCCAATACTCACCACCAAGTTCTTTATTGGTTTTAGTTTCTGAAGATGTATAGATATTTTTAATTAACTGATAAACATCAAAATCAATTTCAGCTGATAAAGAATCTATTCTTTCATCAACGGAGTTCCAAAATGAAATGTCATAAAATTTGTTACCATTTCTAAACATATGAAACGCTAATTTATATCCAGTATCTTTATTTATACAATAAACTAAAACACCCTCTTCAGTATATCTAAAAAATTGATATGGGTTATGTTTTGCTGCGGTACACCATTTAGTATGTGCTCCATATTTTAATGATGCTTCGTAGGTTAACGGTCTAATAACCAACCATTTTTCAGTATCTAAATCAACATATGTTTGTTTAGAAAACTCTTTTCCTATGTTTTTTATGTTAATTAAATTGATGACACTTTCAATTTCAGTCAAAGTCTTTATTTGATTAATATCTACACCAGTAATTTGATGTTTTTCATACATTTCAATAAAGTCTACTAAAGAATCTAATTCATTGTTGGGAATATGTTGTAACCCACTCCAAAAACTAAAAACAAATGATGGGTCTAAAATATCAAAAGTACCTTTTAAGTGTGGTGCAATATCTTCAATTCTACGAATATAATCTATAGTGTCTTCTTTCCAATCACCAACTTTATTTTTGAATGATGAATCAACAATGTTTGTCAACATAGGTAAAAATTTATTAGTATTTGATGGGTCAATCATTTCTAACACATCAATAAGTGATAGGTTCATCCAAGGTGGTACGGTTTCTTTAAACTTTTTTAATTTTGTCATGATTAAATTATTTGATACAAAGATAGTAAATAAAAAAAACCGAGTCAAATAAATAGGTTCTTTTTTTGCGGAAGATGAGGGACTCGAACCCACGCATCCTTTTAAGGATGTACGGTTTAGCAAACCGCTGCATTACCACTCTGCCAATCTTCCAAAAAAAAATCTTGGGTTGGTGTCCCAAGATTTTGCGGAGGCTTAGGGATTCGAACCCCAGGATGCCTTTCAACATCTTCAGTTTTCAAGACTGACGCAATCGACCGCTCTGCCAAACCTCCGTAGTGATAATAAATACAAATTTATATAGTTTTGTCTAAAATATCAAGACTACCATCAATAATTTGATTAATCCTATTTTTCGCTCTGTCACTAATTGGAATTGGGTTTCCCTCATCATCAATTCTCACAAAGGTGATTTGTGTATGTAAGATGACGGTTTGTTTTCCTGTATAAACACTATGTGCCCTGGCCTCAAAATAAAGTGTGATTGATGTGTTCCCAACCTTAAGGGGTTTACCATATATTTTTAATAGTTGACCTTCTTTACCGGGTTTAATAAATCTACATTCATCTAATGCAATTGTAACCAATCTTGGTGAATCACAAAGTTGCATTGATAATGCTGATGCCGCTGAATCAACCCAAGCAAGTATTTTACCCCCAAATAAATTTCCGTGAAAACCTAAATCTGATTTTTTGATTGGGTGAGTGTTCAATAATTCCATAATAAAAATATATAAATTTATTTGTGGAAATCAAATTGATTATGTATCTTTGTCTTATGAAACGCTTAATAATTTTAATTTTTATTTTGATGACAATATCTGCCAAGGCACAGACGAACTACAATAATGGTAGGACGTGTGATTTTATCTTGGTTCAGGGTGACACATCTTTAATCACTGGGTTTAACGGGTTGGATAAAAAAGACTTTGGAATTTACTTGGGTGTTAAGTATGGTGGTTTATTCAGTGGTAGTATTTTTTACACACCATTCAACGCAATCAATCGGTTGGGTATTTCTAAGGGGTATATGAAAGATGGAATTAGATTAAGTGGTGGTATTAAAATAACACCAAAAGGTATAAATAATTTTGATTTGCGTCCTGAATTTGGTGTATCGTTACACCCAATTCGTTTGATTAGTCAAGACCCGTATTCGTTTGATATTGTATTATCATTCTACAAATCAACCACAACTCGTTTTGGTTTCGGTATATCATTCCCAATCCAATACAGAAATAACTTTAGGTTATGATATTTATATTCAATGGACAATTCAACCATAGAACAGATTAATAAGATTTTCAAAACCAAAAAATTAACTTGGTGTGGTAATTTTTTGAGGTATGATGAGAATGCCGACCAAGATTGTTACGATTTTACTTTTCAAATTGACAAAATCAAACCGATGATTTCTGTGGGTGAGTGGAAAGACCACGCCCTTGTTGAGGTTACTTTACATGTTGACCCAAAAACTATACTTGGTAAACTTGTTTCTGGTGAATACAAAGAAATTTGGGGGGATAGTGAAAATCTATTACGTTTTTACCCAATTAAAAATGGTACTGCAGATAAAATAACAAAAGCCTTAAAATTAGTATCTGAATTGGATGTTATTGTGACATCTATAAAACCTGTACTTGTTGGTGAAGAAGAAACAATTACTGAAGATTCAGGGTATAGAAAAACTGTTCGTGATGTTGTAAGAGATATGGTTTTTGAAATAAAAAAGAATTTAAGAGGTAAAAGAGAAATCACATTTCCTGAGTACAATCTTGGTCAACACCCACCTTTTGAATTGGTATTGAAAATGAATCCAACACCAAAAAAACATAGACATGAATTATTAAAACCATTTGATGTTCAGGCTTTTTGGGTTGAAGGTGAAGATAAAATTGAAGTTGAGGTTGATATTGATGAAAAGGCTGGTAATGAAATTTTTTATGAATTGATTGGTGAACTAAATGATGACATAAGACATGAATTGGAACACAGAAAACAAGAATATTCGGGATATGAATTTCCTGATAAGGAATACAAACAACCTTTAAGGTATTATACACAACAACATGAAATTGAAGCTCAGGTTGCGGGATTCAAAAGAAAAGCCAAAATACAAGGTAGAAATATTGAAGATGTAATGAGGGAATTTTTCAATAGAAGAAAAGAAGTGTATAATTTAAAACAATCAACAATTGATAAAATTGTTGCTCGTCTAATGGACGAATATATTAAATAATTATTTTTTAATAATTCTATTCACAATTTCTTCAAGAACTGAAGATGCTATGTGAAATACGCCAATTGCCGCAATTCTTTCTACCAATCTTGAAACATCATCTGATGACATATCATGTCCTTGAATTGCCATGGTTAGATACCCAATTAACGGTATCATGTAAATATAACCAATAACATCGGTTAAAAACGCAGCGGAGTTTCCTAAGGTAGCTAAAAATCCTTTAAAGGCTGTTACAAGTTTTCTTGATTTAACAATAGAAGTTCTAAATATGTCTTCTAAACCCTCTTCTTTAATTTTAGGTAAAAGTTCCTTTAAAATGTTTTTTCCTTCATTAAACAAGACACAAACAGTAGCCACAATCACCACAAGCGTTTGTTGTTCTGTCATTTCAGGATATTTTCCTTGTAAAAATTTTTCCAAAGGTTCTACCAATCCACCAACAGCGGCACCAAAGGTTAATAATATTTTAAAATTAAAACCTAATCTTTTTTTAACTCTTTTATATAAACTAGCTGAAAAATCTATACCATGTTCATGTATAGTTTTTAAAGTATCATTTAAACTTTCGGTCAAAATTAATGTTCTTTGACTTTCTGTAATTAAAACATCCATACTAATAAATACTTTGATATATTTATTCTGTATAATATGTCGCAATTAAATCCAAAATTAGAGCCTGGTGATAGAATAGTTTTACTTCATATGGATGACCCATATAGTGCTGTTCGTATGGGTACAAAAGGTACCGTACTTAAAATTGTTAGAGTTCCGTTTGATATGGGATACCAATATAATGTTAAATGGGATGATGGTTCTACATTAGATTTATTACCTGATACAGATAGTTGGGTGTTAGCAACAGATGTTAAATCAAAGAAAAATTTAACAACTGAAGAATTTGGTAATGAATTAAAAACGTTATCAAAACATAAAGACATTATCAAGAATATGGATTATAGACCAGTTCTTGATTATCTAAAACTTGTGCAAAAATCAGGATTGGTTAATATGATTCAGGCAATGCCATTTTTAATGACAGACTCACACAATTTACATAAATTGATTTATAAGTTTGATGGTGAACCCGATGATTATCCTGAATTATTTGAAAATGTTGATGATGTAAGACAAATTTTAGTTTCTGAAACAATTAGAATTATGGAAGAAAAAAATATGGAGTTTAACGATACTACAATCAATAGTGTTTTCCAAAAAGTTTGTAGAGCGGTTATGGAAATGTACACAAGTTTATACTCAACTTACTTTAAGAAATAATTTCGTATCTGTATTCCCCGTGTGTTTTAATTGGTATTACCGTAGTTTCCAAAAAAACAGGTGACAACTCACCAAAATGCCCACCTTTGATATTGTAGTCAAAATATTCTTCGGCTTCTAACCAAGTCATTTCGTCCTTACACAAACTATCAATTATTTGTTGTTTTGAGTACAATATTCTACGACCTTCAAATGAGTCAACAACACCGATAATGGCATTTTCATACCCATTTAAAAGAACTGAACCTTCACAATATTCGTCAATCTCTAATATTTCTCTTGTTTCCATTTAGTTAAGTTCAAATAAAAAGGTTCCACACAGAGTTCAGGGCTTTCAGAATAAATTACCAAGATACTACGACTACTCTAAATTATCTGTGTGGGAAACCCTTATTGAAAACTTAACTTATTTATTCTACATAGTCAATTAGTTGTAGAATTTTTCGGCCAAGAATTTGAAACGACCACCTTGAACGTATTCTTTAATTTGAGATTTTGGTAACCATAACTCAAACTCACCGATTTCTTCAACACGAAGTGCCAATTCTTCGTGGAAACGAGCCACCTCAACTTTATCTTTGATGTATTTTACTCTCAAATTCTTAGCACATACTGGACCCATACCAGTCAAGATTGAGAACTCATCAGTCAACTCAGCTCCACAACAACGACACACATCACCATTTTCTTTAGTCAATTTGGCACGAACTCTTACTGCCTTGGCACTGATGTGAGTTGTTCCAACCAAGTCAACCAAGATTGGCATGAATTCCAAACCATACTCTTCTTTGATTTTCAAAGCGATACCACGTTTGATACGGATAGATTCGTTCTTCAAATCAACACGAATTTCCATAGTTGGGGTCTTTTCTTTTTTGATAGATTTAACCGCCGCAGAAATTTGACGCTCAGACAAGTCCCTCCATTTAGCGTAACTGTCTTTCATCTTCAAGATGAACTCATTAGAACCTGTGTAGTTCATAATCAACTGCAAATCCTCAGAAAGATTTGAAATTACCAACTCACCATTACGCTCAATACTTTTTAAAGCTCTGTCAGCAATTTCGCACTGACGTTGAGTCAAAGATGGGTAGCGAGTCAAAGACTCTTTAAGGCTGTTCAAGAATTGGTTGTTACCTTGATAGTTGCGGACTTTTTGTTCTGTTGTCATGGTGGTGGTTATTTGTTATACAAAGATACAACTTTTTTTCATTCCCACAACTATTTATATAGAAAAAGATATGAATGCATTTTTTGTAGGAGTAACACCTGAGGAAAAAGAAAACATCCTCAGCAAACATAGACACGTTTATAACGGTTATAGAACGTTAAACCCAAGTCCAGTGGCAAATGAACAACCATTATATACCCAAGACTTTGCAAATGACAAAGAAGGTTTGGTTGTTAATAACAAAGGTGAAGTTAAAGCCTATACCAATATGGGAATAAATGAATCTAAAAAAAGAAAATCATACGTTGAAACTGATAAAGAAATGTGTGAACAATGTGGTGGAAAAATGGAAGAAGAAATGTGTGAACAATGTTCAAGTAACAAATCATTAGAAGAAGATTTTGAAGATGGTGAAGTTGCTTCAGATGTAGAACCAGCATACGAATTCCAATCTCACGGTCCTGAAGATGTTTACGGAACATTAGATGATTATGATTCAGAACACCCACACCATGATTATAACTCAATGGAAGATGTTGAAAGATATGACCCAAGTGATGATTTGAGTGACATGTTTGGTAATTTATCAGATGGTATGGCCTTTGGTGGTGGACCATCAGACACGTTCCAACACGATGCTGGTGATGTTGATAGAGAAGGTGATGAAGGTTTAGGTCAAGACACCGAAAATGATATGGATTTATCAATGATTAAATCACCTTATACTTTTACATCTGATGGTCCAGAAGAAGGTGATGATGATAGTGAGTTTAATGTTGAAGAAGAAGTAGATAAAGATTTACAAGAATCTTTTACTAAAGAAAGAAAACTTACTTTGGAAATGTTCCAAAGAATGAGTAAATTTTTATAATTAATTAAATTAGTTAATAATTAAATCCTCCAATAATAATGGGGGATTTTTTTTTATTTATTAAAGAACTATATCCTTTTACAACATAATATGATATTTGTTATTAAATAAACTTTTTATCCATAAACAAATGGAAGTTAGAGAAATTGTAGAAACGGTTATTAAAGAACCTTTATTAGAAGTTAGATTTAGAATGAGCACTGATACTGATGAAGTTATTAGAATTACGGAATTTGACTTACAAGAAATTGAAGATTACGGTTATAATGTTATCACGGAAAATTTTGATTTATTTGATTTTGATGATGACGAATGGGAAGATGGTGAGGTAGAAATTGATGATGATGATTCGTTAGAAATAGATGAAGATGAATTAATATCATTTATGAATGAGTTTTTCTTAATAAATGACCACGTACCACCATCAGAAATGTTTTAACTGATATTTATATACATGGCAGTCAAGACACTTGATATAGATACATTAACAGACATCTTTAACGAACTAGCTCAAAGTAAAAATGAAATGGGTGAACAAGAAGGTGAATCTACATCAACTAGTGGTGGAGGAGGTTATCCTGCAGTTACCAAATGGGAAACGGGAATTAAAAGAGGTTCTGCCAATCCACTTGGTAATACAAAATGGAAAGATTCTTATACAATAACAAGAGGTAAAGCGAATACTTTACTATAAGAAAGATATTTATACATAAAATAATATGAAACAACAAATTATATCAGAAGGTAAAGAAGCGTTAGAAAGAGCGTTATTACTAATGAAATATGATAGTAAAAAAACTCTAACTGAGAATAAACAAACAATTTTTGAACAAACTGCGGGTGATTTATCGGACCCAACAACATTGGTTGGTGGTGCAGGTGGGGCTATTCTTGGGGCAACTGCTGCTGGTGGTGGAATAGCTGCGGCTACGGCCGCAGGTGCAACCCTTGGTAGTGTTTTTCCTGTTGTTGGTACTGCAGTTGGTGCTGTTGCGGGATTAGGTCTTGGTGTGTTACTTAATTGGAGCGCAAATTATGATAATGGAGCGGATGGTTTTAAAAAAATTATGAGTGCATGTAGTGCCGCAGGAGCTTCAAAGTTAGTTCCTCAACTATCAAAATCGGATATTAGAAGTATTGCATATGCAATTGAAGATTCTAAAGATACTTGGGATGATGATGAAGATACTATTGCTGCCGAATTACAAAAAATACCAACTATTGCTGATTTATGTGCTGTAGACAAGAAAATAGCTGGCGGGTTATATCTATTTTTAGACAATTTAACTGATAGTCCTGATGAATGGAAAATGTTTACAAGACCTATTGCAGGTATGATTGAAGACACTGAAATAATGTTAACACCCCAAGAACAAGAAAAGGCTGGTGTTGAGGCTAAAGATGGTAAAAAAGGTGGTAGTTCATCAGCTACCAACACAATGTCATACAAACTTTGTACTGGAAAATATGTTGAGGGTTGTAAATCAACAAGAATTAAAGAATTGCAAAATTGTTTAGGTACTTCATACACAGGAAGAAATGATATTTATTTCGGTAAGTTAACACAAGCGGCATTAAAGGCCAATGGTTATGAGAATGGTGTAACCGATGCTGATATTGATAAAATATGTCAAAAAGAAAGTCCCGTTGCGGATTCTTCAACTGATGATATTAATGAATTATAATAATGGAAAAACAAATATTAAAAGAACAGTCTAATCCTGATATCCCAAAGTTAGAAAAAGCAATAACATTGGGTTGTTTACCTGTAAAAAATGCTGAGGTAATTTCATCAAAACAACCATCATCAAAGTTATGGAACACATCTGAAGGTCGTGTTGGTTTCAAATTTATTAATAAAAATGATAGAACTATATATTATTATGCCGATATGACATGGGTGGCACCTGCCACAAATTCAAAACCAATGGCGAAAGGTGCTTGGACTTGCGATGAATTAACAAAAGACCCTAATGAAATTGGTACAGCATCTTCAGTACCAATGTCACCATCAAATATCTTATCAAAATATTAATACTATGAAAAAAAATATAAAAGAACAATTAGCTTCAGGTCCACAACCGCCAACAAACAAACAAAAACTAATTGAATATGTAAAATTTGGTTGTATCCCAAATGGTAAACTAATTGAAAATACCGGTTTATCAAAATACCCCGAAGCGATTTATACAAAAACTGCAAAAGGAAATACTTTATATTTTTTTCATGATGGTAAAATTGGTTTGGTAGGTCAAGATAATAAAGTAAAATTAATTCCCGAAACATTTACATGTGATGAAGCAATTGCAAATTTTAAATCACCTGAACAAAAACAAAGTGAAATTTCAACACAAACTCAAACACAAAAAACAGAACTTAAAAATCAAGGTGAAATACAACGTTTAGTTGAACAGGGTTGGAGTTTACAAGAACCATTAACATCAATGTTACCATTGTATGAGAAATTATCTGAGATTGATTCTGAATCATTTACTTTAATTGGAAAAGAAATGTATCGTCAAAAACAAACAGGTAATCAACAAACAACCGAAGATGCTCTTAACAAAATTACTACTAGTCAAATTGTTAATAAAAAGGCTTGTAAAACATTAATTGATTTATACATGGATGCTGCAGACAAAAACATGAAAATTGACAAACAATTATTAGATAGTTACGCAAATCAAATTATGAATTGTAATGACCAAATTGATAATTGGGGTTTATTATCATCTGTACCTGAAGACATTAAACAAATTAGTTCTTATGGTGGAGCAAGACAAAGATTTGCAATTAATTTTGCTGCCCGTAAAAGATTAGGTGAACATTTAGACGTGAAAAATATATTAAAGAAAAATTTATTAGAAGTTAAATCAAAAAAAGAAGATTTAATGGTTGAAAGTAAAATAATTACAAACAGATTTAATTTTTTAGTTGAAAACAGAAAATTTGAAACTGATAAAGATTTGGAATTATTTATGGAAGACTATATTGCTGAAGTATCTTATTTAAGAACTCAAGGATACGATTCAAAAGTTATTCAAGAAGCTGCGGGTTTATTTGCAACACTATCATCAATATTTGGTGGTACTGCAACAGCTTTACCATCAGCAATGGGTGAATACTTAGTTGATTGGTTGATGAAGGTGTTAAACATCCCTTCAGGTTCTTATATGGCTAAAGTTATCAGTACATTTATTGCAAGTATCAATGTTAGTGATTATGATAGAGTATTAACGGATTGTAGATTTACAACAAACGCTTTAGCAGATGCATTAATTAAGGGTTACCTAAAAGAATTACAAGAAAAATCAAATTTAGACAAAGGTGCAAGTGGATTTATTGTAACAGCACTTAGAAACTCAGTAGTGGATTATTACGCAGAAGGTAGTGATTCAATGATTCAAAAATTAGAAGATAAAATAGCAGACTTTTTATGTCCCAAAATGTCCAAAGTTAGTAGTAAAATTTCGGACAAATATGACGAATTAAAAACTAAAGTCATGGCTTAAGAAATTATCAGGTTAGAACCTGTTAATATAAATCAACTAAAATAAAGGGGGTGATTTTAAAACCAAAAGGGTTCCGTGAGGAACCCTTTTTTTATTGGTTATTTTTTTTCTTTTTTAACAACAATTTCATCAATAATTCCGTACTCTAACGCTTCTTTAGCATCTAACCATAAATCACGAGATGCGTCCTTCATAACTTGTTTTGTTGTTTTACCGCAATACCCACCCAACAAATCAAAAAGAACATCGTTAATTTTTTTCCATTCTTTCATTGAAATTTCTGCGTCTTGAATGTTACCTTCATAACCACCTGATGATTGGTGTAACATTGTACGAGAAAAACGTAATGAAGAACGTTTACCTTTTGTACCAGCGCCTAACAGAACTGAACCCATTGATGCTGCCATACCTGTGTTTACTGTACGAATATCACAACGAATGTAATCCATAACATCAACCATAGACAAACCTGATTTTACTGACCCACCAGGACTATCAATGTGCATTGTGATGTCAGTACTCTCAACCGAGTCCAAGTACATTAACTGAGCTTGTACAATGGTTGACATGTTGTCATTTACAGGTCCAGCAACCCATAATAGTCTTTCTCTCATTAAACGAGAAAAAATATCCATTTGAGTTACCCTCATTTCCCTTTCCTCCAAAATGTAAGGAGTCATTGAATTTTCAATCTGTCTATCATAATGATGAAGATTGAGTGAACTTTTACCTAAGTGTTTGGTAAAGTAGTTTTTGAAATCGTTTCCGTAATCCATATTTTATATAATTTGTACCGATGGCCGGAGTCGAACCGGCACGGACCTTACAGTCCACAGGATTTTAAGTCCTGCGTGGCTACCTTTTCACCACATCGGCATTGTTTAACAAATATAAGAACAATTTTTGAATTAGACAAATGATTCTTTATAATCATTCCATAAACACTCAACGTCAGAACTAATAATAGATGAGAATACAGTTGGTTCATACGCTTTGTATCTCATTTTCATGTTAGCTTCTTCAGGTGTTTTATTTGCCTTTTTTAAATTACAATATGAGCAACAAGTTACCAAATTAACCCAACTGTTTTTTCCACCACGTGAACGAGGTATAATATGGTCAATTGTTAAATTCTTTTCACTTCCACAATAAACACATTGGTTGTTATCCCTTTTGTAGATACGTTTTCTGTTTAACCGTACACTTCGTGTTTTAAATCTAACATAAGACAATAAACGAATTATTAATGGTTTAACATATTCTTTAACTGATGATGACAATTTTTGTGAGTCTTGTTTTAATACCTCAGCCTTTCCTTTTATTACCAATACAAATCCCTTACGAACCGAAGTTACGTTCAAGGGTGTGTAGTCTGAGTTTAATACTAATACTTTATCCATTACAATATGTTTTACAAATTTACGAAATTTATGTGTAAAAAAAAAGTCCTGATTTCTCAGGACCCTTCTAAACACGTTTTAATATATGGTTCGGCGTTTCAAAAGGGTCATAGGTTTATCAAACAATAACGAAGGCGTACCGTTAAGATACACAATCTCTGTTTGCCCAATATTCATTGCCGTGTTGTTCATTTAGACATAAATAGGTGTATTCCTTGAAAAGGTCAAATATTTGATTTATCTTTGTATCACATGAATATTAATTTAAAGTATTTCTTACTCACTTGTTTGTTTTTCTTAATAGGTCAAACTGGAATATGGTTTCAACTGAATGCTCAATTTATGTGGGATTGGGCAAAAAGAAATACATTAATTATGTCTTTTGTAGGTGTACCATTTACATATCTTTTTATATTGGCAACAGGTTACGGTGAAAAAGCATTCATGGGTTTAATGTGGCCACAACGATTTTTGGGATTTTCAATTGGGATTGTAATGTACGCGATTTTAACATATTTATTTCTAAATCAAGGGATGTCAGCAAAAACATGGGCTAGTTTGACTTTGGCGGTTATGATTATTATAATTCAAGTAATATTTAAATAAAATGCCCTTGTAGCTCAGCTGGATAGAGCAACGGTTTTCTAAACCGTAGGTCACAGGTTCGAGTCCTGTCGGGGGTACAAAATGAAATTTTGGAATAAAGACGAATGGCAAGGTAGGTCCAAAGAACAAGTGGAGTCCTATTATAGAAATATTGGTACGGTAGCAACAATTGCCGTTTTATCATTCTGTTTAATTAGTTTTATCATTTCAATATGGCACATCCTTTAATTCATGCAAAATCTTCAGCCAAAAAATTTGGTGGAAAATTTGAAGATTATATTCATTTACACGATTGGTTAGATGAAACAAAGGCGTGGGTTGGACATTCAAATCATAGAATGTTTCGTCACCACTCAGAAGGTATCTTTGAGATGGAAAAAATCTTTGGTAAATCATTTGTTAATAGTGACGGTAAAACTGTCTACACCAGGTATGTTGGTGAACAACACGTGAAAGAAGATTGTTTTAATTATATTCCAACGGCAAAAGATTGGATAGATGCTTTACAAGCTGAAAAGAAACCAATGTGGATGTTAAGAACATTGGACCTCAAAGTAGATGATTGATATTTATTACTATGACCCCAAAACAAAAATCAATTTTTGAATTAATATCCAAATACGCATCTTCTCGTGGTTGTGAGTATCTTGAGATGGATGTTGACCCTTGGAATCACACACCATATAACGGTAGAAATTTTGGTTGTGGAATTGAAAAACATGAAACACCACAAAAATTACCATTTGATATTAGTGAGATAATTACCGAATATGTTGGTGAAAATGCTTCAGATTTTGATGAAGATAATTTGAATGCAATAACTTTTGCGTTATATCCCCAAACAAGAACAGTTACTATTAGTGGAACTTATCAAGAAATTGTTGACGGACCTTCAGGTGAAACTGAAAGAAGTGAAGAAGATGATGAAAATCTAAAAGAGATTATGAATTTTCTTAAACAAGAGGACATATTTCCATTTGCTGAAGTTACGTTTAATGGTGGTGGTGATGATGGATATATTGATGGTACCTTATATGTTGATTCTGGTAGTAAACCAGAAAGAAACGTAGATAGTGTACCAGGATTAGATGATTATTTATACGATATGTTGGGAGTGTATGGTGGTTGGGAAAATGATGAAGGTTCTTTTGGAAATTTCATGATTGATTCAAGAGCGGGTACAATTACATTAAAATTTACTTGGAATGAATATGCATATGAAGATGTTGTCTTCCATCAAGAAGAGTTTTAATCAAGAACAGGTTTCTTTTTTATCTTAAAATCTTTAAAAAATTCGGGATAACTTTCAATATATCCTTGTAAGGTTTCATCATCGTATTCAATATTTTCGGCGTTCCAATTCCAATATAGTTTTTTGTTAACTTTAAAACCATAATATTCGTGATTGTTATACTGAAGTTCGGCAATATCATCACCATATTTGTGTTGTCCAACAATTATAAAACCTGATGTTGTATTTTTTATTATGTTGTCTTCACCATATGGGATATATCTATTATTAATCCAATTTAGTCTTTCTATAAGTTTTTGATAAAACATATTAGCAGCTCCCCATCTAACTGACGCGAAAAAAACTACACAGTCAGATTCAAAAAGTTCTTTGCTTATTTTCCAAAGTTCATCGTCAGGATTATGAATTGAAGCCCAACATCTATGATATCCTGATGGATTTTTCTCAGGGTCGTCTAAAAGAGCATCTTTAACACCACAAACGTTTCCTTCCATTAAAGAAACATTTCCCTCACATGGATAAATTTTAAGTTTAGTAACATCTATTATTGTAGAATTACTAAGATTGTTATGTATTACTTTTGCTAAAATTGTAGATTTTGGTGTTTCTTCTTTTGAAATTTCTTCACCTCTGTTAGAGCAAGTTAATAAAAGAACTTTTTTATATTTTTTTAGTTCTTCAATTGTATTAACTAATACTTTAAAATTACCCTCTTCCATTTTTATTTATAAATAGCATTTGATATCCATTTAGTCCCACTCCAAAAATTTAAGTTAGGTAATTTTTGTTTATATGAAAAACTATCATCATATGATTCATAGATATACAAATAATCTTTATTTTGTTTCTTGGTAATATCTGCGAGTATGTAAAATAAATTAGTACCAAGAGATAACTTTAAATTATTGTTATCATAAGCAAGATTTAAAAATACATTAGACTTTTTATTTTCTAAGTATCTTCCCACCGCAACTAATTTACCTTCTAATCTTAAGTACAATATTTTTGGTTCAAAAAACTTTGAACAGTTATTATAATCATCCATAATATCAAAATCCTTATCATTGTAGTATTCTTGAAAGAAATCATCTATTTCTTGGTTTTGAATATAATCACTTACTTCACAGGTTAACTTTTTAATTATGTGTCTTCGTTTTTTTGATATCTCAAAATTAGATAGTTCTATTCTATGACTTCTTGATTGATACCAAATATTTTTTTCCTCCATTGACGGTAACCATCCTGAATTTAATAACTCATCATTTGATTCGTTTTCCGCAATACCGTAAACTTCACAAAATATTCTCCCGTCTAAAAAGAATCCATTTTGGTGGTTAAATTGAACCTTCATTCTTTAAACGTTCGGAATCAATTTTATTATATTCATCTGACCGTTTTTTATTACTCTCACCTTTTTCTAAATCGGTATGGTCGTAATTCATAATGTCAGTATCAGGTGTGACCCATCTTCCATTTCTTTCAGCAGTCCATAATGTGGTATTGTATTTTCTATGTATAACCAATTCATCTTTTACTGTGAACGATGGGTCATGAAGCACAAACCTATTGTTTGGTTGTATTGCAAAGTTTCCATTATCCATGGCAATGAAATGACCACATTTGTGTTGTGATGGGAATTCACTTAATCCAAAATCTGTGTCTCCCATGTCTGAAGATGACCCCCAATCTAAGGTAAATAAATATTTGCCCGTATATTCTACTCTACGTCTTGATATGAATTTACATGTCTTGTTTTTTAACATAGGGAATGCTGTTGCTCCAACATGATATGAAAATGAATCCCATAACACTAATTCATCAAGTTCTTGTTCAGGTGCATCTTCTTTCCAACAAAATGCCTGTATTGGCATTCTCCACCATAATGCCCCATCCTCCATGATAAAGTGAAATAATGGTGCTTGTGCTGGAATTGACGACATTCCAAAAATGTAACAAGGGAATTTTTTATCGTGAGAATCTTCTTGGTTTCTTAAGAAGTTTCCTCTAATGTAAGCCTCTACTACGGGAATTGGTGTATTTAAATATGACATAGTTTTTTAAAAAAAATACAACATATTTGTCAAATTGTAAAATATGATACAATAGTTTTTATTACGATATTTCTTTGATACAAGAATAACTTTTATTATCTTTGTGTTATGAAAGTTATATTTTTGGACCACGATGGTGTGATATGTCTGTCTGATAATTGGGGTAATCGTTTCAAAAAACAAAAAAGTTGGGGTAAACGTAAATTGTCTATGAGTACTTTAAGTATGCCCGTTGAGTATCGTTTTGATAATTTTGATGAGGAGGCGGTTAAAGTTCTTAATGAAATCTTAGAGGAAACAGGTGCCGAAATTGTTGTATCTTCAGATTGGAAAAATTGGGCGACAGTTGAGGAGATGGGAGAATATTACGAATCAAAAGGTATTATTAAAAAACCAATTGCCTTTACCGATTCTATCTTATATGATGATTATGATGATTTCCCATGGCACAACAAATCGGAGTTAGAACAAACTCGTAGTTTGGAGATTGCGCAATATATTGGTCAGAATCCTGTAATCACACATTGGGTGGCAATTGATGATTTGAATATGTCATTAACGGATGTGCACGATAAGACTTGGGGATTGAAGAACTTTGTATTAACACCCGAAAATAAAGAAGGCATTAAACAAACGGGCATAAAAGAAAAAGTATTGGAATATTTATTATAAAAATGGAAGACCAAGACATCATAGCGTACAAAAGTAGTTTTATCCCAAACATGAATATTAATTTGGTATTCAAAGAAAATCCAAATTATAGTGCAATGAGAAAAATTTTTGACCAATACGGTTATGGATTTCTTGCACCAGAATTCAAAACAATTTTTATTGACGGTGAAATATTTTTGGGTGATGATGGTTTAACTATGGATGACATGAAATTTATTGAAGCTCATGAAATCTCACATTTGTTATTGGGACACAACGGACCGAGGTCTGAAAAAGATGAAATTGAAGCTGATTTGGGAGCGTATATTTTATTGAAGAAAAATGATATGTCAACTGAAAGATTGGAAGATGAATTTGATTCAAGACATGGAGTACCTTTTAATGAGGACTTATTGAATATTGTAAAAGACAGGTTATAATTAAAAAAATAATATGATTAACATTGAAGATTTAAAAGATTTTGACACTTGGAAAAAGTGGAAAAATGGTATGGTTGAATTGGGAGAACCTGAGTTTGAAACTAAGCCCGGTTTTATAGAAAAAAGAATCCAACAAATGATTCATATTGGCGCTGATGACAAATATCAACAATACAGTGAAGGGATGTGTGATGATGATATTACAAAATGGAAACAAGGGTTTGTAGTCGGAGCCAACTGGTTATTAAAAAATAAAAACGAAAAAAATATTTAACATATCAAGAAACTTTTGTATCTTTGTACCATATTTAATACTAAACACAATGAAACTCGTAAATAAACAAATCGTGAAACATGTCATTCAATTCTGTCAGAATTGGTATCTTCGCGTATTTTCAAGTTCGGGTGTTATAAGTTAACACGTAGTAGCCTAAAAAAGGAAACCCGAACTCACAAGGTTCGGGTTTTTTTGTTTTTAAGTTCTTTGACGTATTGGTAACCAAAAATGGGGTAGTGGCAGATGAGGTCATTGCGCCGGACTGAAAATCCGAAGGAACAGGTTCGATACCTGTCTACCCCACAAATACATTGGTGATTAGCTCAGTTGGTTAGAGCACTACGCTGATACCGTAGGGGTCACAGGTTCAAGTCCTGTATCACCAACCATAAATTACCCTTTCGTCTAACGGCAGGACGAGTGGTTTTGGTCCACTTAGTGGAGGTTCGAATCCTTCAGGGGTAACAATATGACCTTATAGCTCAATTGGCTAGAGCACCGTGCTTTTAACACGGGGGTTTCGGGTTCGAGTCCCGATGGGGTCACAATATCTTTCCTTAGCTCAGTTGGAAGAGCACTTGGCTTACATCCAAGATGTCGTTGGTTCAAATCCAACAGGAAAGACAAAAATGCCAGTATCGCATAGCGGCAATTGCGGCGGATTGTAAACCCGCTCTCATTTGAGTTCGTAGGTTCGAGTCCTACTGCTGGCACAAAACTTATAATCCTCCAAAACTCACTTTTTTTACTAGATTTGGAGGATTATAGAATATAAGTCCATATGCCTGAGCGGTTCAAAGGGACAGTCTGCAAAACTGTTATTCGTTGGTTCGATTCCAACTATGGACTCTGTGACTGTAGTTCAGTGGTAGAGCATCGGCTTGTGGTGCCGAGTGTCGTGGGTTCGAATCCCATCAGTCACCCCAAATGGTTCCTTAGTTTAATTGGATAAAACATCTCGCTACGGACGAGAAGATGTGGGGGTTCGAGTCCCTCAGGAATCACAAATACGTAAGTGTGGTGTAATGGTAGCATAAAGGTCTCCAAAACTTTTGGCGAGGGTTCGAGTCCTTCCACTTGCGCAAAATACCAAAGTGGCGTAACGGTAGCCGCATTAGTCTTAGAAACTAATGTCTTAAAGACGTGTGGGTTCGACTCCCACCTTTGGTACAACATTCCTCGGTAGCTCAGTGGTTAGAGCACTCGCCTGTTAAGCGATAGGTCATAGGTTCAAATCCTATCCGGGGAGCAAAATATTTTTTTGTAATGTCAAATACCTGTTGTATATTTGTAGTATGGAAAAGGGGTTTATATCATCTTCAAACGCAATCAAAGGATATACTGAATCAAAAATTGCCAAATCTGAAAAAAACGATTGTGTTGTTAGGGCAATTGCATCAGCCGCGGATATGGACTATGATTCCGCCCACCAATTTGTTAAAGAAACTTTCAAGAGAAAAAATGGTAAAGGTACTTTTTTACTTGGTACTGGCATGAATTTGTTATCAAAGAATGGTAAACAAATTAACGGTAAAGACGTTCAAATTATTTCTGAGGAACACAATACCATGTTGTATTATGTTGTAGTTAAAGGTGTTAAAAAATTAAGAGCAACAACAACATTTTCGTTCATTAAAAAATATCCTGTTGGTTCTTACATGGTGGTTGTTAAAGGTCACGCATTTACCATTAAAGATGGTGTTGTTATTGGTAACCCTGAGGACGGTAAAAAAATAAAAAAACACATAATTGGAGCTTGGAAAATTGGATAATATATTTTAACTTTGTATAACAATAATGGTGTGGTAGCTCAGCAGGTAGAGCAGTAGATTGAAACCCTACGTGCCACGTGGTTCGATTCCCGTTCACACCACAAAGCTAACCCAGCATCACATATGAAGGCTCATACCTTCGGAGTGGGGGTGACGGTCAGGAGAGACTGACAACTATAGTCAGGTGGCGGAATGGATAGACGCAACCACGTAAGTGGTCAAACCGGTGTTACAGGTTCGAATCCTGTCCTGACTACAAAAACATAAACTCAAGTACCCACACAGTGGTGAGACGGGCTAAGTAAGATACAATTCCTCGGAACTGGGAGTAGAGAGCTTGAGAGTGTTTTTTAATAAAAAATATGAAAAATTTAGTAAAAGCAATTATTTTGGTCATTGTTATAGCAATTTTAGGATTCATAACAAGTTGGAAAGTTTGGGGTAACAATAAACAAATTGAAGATACCGTTAAAATTGATACGGTAAAAATTAAACCACAAGACACAATTGTGGATGTAAAAGGAAAATACGTTCTTTTTATTGGTGATTCTCACACATCAAATCCTAATGGTTGGCAATATACTCTATCCAACAAAACAAAAATGAGAATGAATAACATATCTGTTGGTGGAAAAACCACAGGTTGGATGTTAGAAAGAGCAAAAGAATCTATTCACAATGGTTTAGATTATTGTTTTATCTATGGAGGTGCCAATGATATGTATAACAGCAAAATCACCATTGAAAGCGCAGTAAAGAACATTCAAAAAATTGTAAACATTTGTAATTCCAAAGGTGTTAAACCAGTTGTAATTACCGGATTTGACCCATTAATTTGCATCAACACACCAGAAAATCCAAACTACAGAGTTAAGTATTCCAAATTTCAGAATGAATTGATAAAAAAAATTGTTGGTGGAAAAGTGATTAATACTCGTGTGATTACAAAATCGGATTGTTGGGATGGACTTTGTCATATGGCACCATCAGGACATAAAAAAATTGGAAATTGTGTTATCAAAGAAATGAAGTTTAAGACATATTAACACATCAGTATATTTATTGATATGGAAATTACAAAAAGAGACCTTTTAAATGGTTTATCATCAAAATCAAATCCTGCAACTGAAACTGCCGATGTGGTTGATATGATTGCAACATTATTACATTCACAGTCTCAAGTACATATCTTTCATTGGCAGACAAAATCACAATCATCATTTTCTGAACATAAAGCTTTACAAGAATATTATGATGGAATTGATGGGTTAGTTGATAATATTGTTGAAAGTTATCAAGGAAAATACGAAATAATTACTGGTTATAAAACAATTAAAACAGTTGATTACAAATCAACAGAACAAGTAATAGCTTATTTTAAAGAATTAGATGAAAATATTGAAAAAAATAGGACATCGGTTAAAGAATCTTATATTCAAAATCAAATTGATGGAGTTCAAGAATTGATTTACTCAACATTATACAAATTAAGATTCTTAAAATAATTGACGAATCACGGTTTATAATTTATATTTGCCGTATGGCTAAATACACACTTAACACTTATGGATGGTCTTTTGAGGCAGTCTGCAAATCTCTAACTGACGAACAAATACAAATTATTAAAGATAAAATGGAAGAGGAAGGTTTTTCTGAACTTCATGAAATCCGTTTTGATTTAGATGAACTTTTGGACCTTGATTTTTGGGACGGTGAAATCTTTCACAAAACCGAAGCGTTTGACAATGGTACAATGCACTTTGAACTTCTTGATGAAGAAGAAAATAAAGTATTAGAGTTTGGTATTGATGAAACCGCCGACTTATACGAAACAATTGAAGATTTTGAAGAAAAGTATGAGTACAGAGAGTATAATGCGTTTCCTCAAAAAGAAGGACCAACAAATGTCTATTTGAGTATTGATGAAAACAAAGGTGGAATGTTTAAATTTTCACTTGAGTCTGACACAGTACCAACTCCGACAGATTTTACGTACTCATCAGGTTCAATAGGAACACCAGAAGGTGATTATGATTTTATCGGTCAAGTCTTTTTTAAAGGACAACCATTAGAAATTGAAGATTGTTTGGATAATTCAGGGAAATCATCCTCATGTATGATTTATACATTGGATGGTGAAACCATAGAATAATCATGGCGAGGTAGCTCAGTCGGTTAGAGCGCAGGATTCATAACCCTGAGGTGGGGGGTTCAATTCCCTCCCTCGCTACAAATACATAATTGTGAGTATTTATATATATGATTTTATTTGAAGGTCGTAAGGAAGACTCATTTAAGAAATTCCAAAAAAGTATTGATGGTGAAAGAAAGATGATATCCACTTACATGGATGATGCGTCTGCGTATGATTTTTTAATTGGTGAACCTTTTATAAAAGAGACTAATTACAAATATCTTAATGATATTTTGGATTATTATTATACCGTAAATTATTATTCAGGTGAAGCTGAGCCTTTAGACAAAGACAGAGCAAGAACTCTAATATTTAGAATGAGGAGTGAAATTGACAAGATTGTTGCTTCTTTAGATACATTTGAAAAACACAAATCAAAATTCAAATATCCTGAGTTTAGACAATACAGTACAAATATACAAGATTTTTTCAATGAAGCTCAAAAGATTAAAACTGACGTTGAGACCAAACAGACAGAAAAATTAGCCAAGAAAGAAATAGATAAAATTTTTGAAAACGATACGTTGTTGGTTATAAAACCAAAATCATTTACCGCATCTTGTTATTATGGTTCAGGTACAAGATGGTGTACAACAATGAAAGGTAATCCATCGTATTTCAATCAATATAGTTCAAATGGAAACTTGTATTATTTAATATTAAAAAATGTTGACAGGGATAATAAATTTTACAAAATGGCCATTCACGCACCAAAGAATGGAAAATTTGATTCAGATTCAATTTGGTACGATTCAACTGACGAAAGATTGACATCAAGAGAAAAAGAATCAGTATTGGCTCATATGCCAAAAGATGCGTATAATTCAATGGTTAATGACTATAAAACATCATTCCCTAAAGAAGATGTCTTGGATGTTATTTATAAAATAATACCAAAAGTTACTACAAGCCACAATGAGATATACCAATTCAAAGGTGGGAAATTAAAGTTTTATATTGGAAGACCAAGCGTTGAAGATAGTGATAGAGATAATACGAGTATTAGAATTAGTACGCCTTGGGAGGTTGTAGAAATTGATAAAGAAGGAAAAACTTCTTATAGTGAAGATGGCGTTATTGATTGTTATTTTAAGGTTTATAATACTCAAGTAATGATAGGAAAACACATCGTTAGATTTGACGCTGAGATAATACCATATAATACGGACCAAAATATTGTTAAAAAATCAACCTATACTAAAACTTTAATATTGGATGAGGATAGACAGAGTGACCCTGAACACGTTTTAAGAAGAACTAGTAATTTATTAGATAATTTGTATAAAGAATTTTATTATACAATATACAAAGAACTTAGTGAAGATGAATTCTTGTTAGATAGGTATCCACCAACAAAGTCTAAGACTTATACCAGGTCAAAATACACCTTCACAGGTAAAGGTGCGTTAACCAAAGCATTTATGGAATATCTTAAAAACATTCCTGAAGGTAAGGTCGGTAATAAGAACGAATTTTTAACTCAAATAGGTAGAAGAAGTGGTCCTGGTCAATATAGTAGTTTCTTTTCGGCGTCAAATATGGCAGGTATTAGTGCCAGACAAGGAAAAAGTGGTTTGGTTAAAGGACCAAACTTTGACAAATTTTATAGTAAAATATTTGAATAATTCTTATTAGTGTCTTATACTTTTGATAATGGAAAAATTATCAAATGTAGGGAACAATATTGTTGGCTCTGAAATTATTAAAATCTCACAACAAATCAAAGAAATTGCTAAAACAAAACCAGTATCTAACCTAACCATAGGTGACTTTAATTCCAAACTATGGCCAATACCCTCAAAATTAAGAAAACACATTCAAGATGCTTACGAGTGGGATTTAACCAACTATCCAAACTCACAAGGAGAACTTGAATTAAGGGAATCTGTTTCCAAACACATTAAACATCAGTTCAATGTTGATTATTCACCTGAAGAAATCTTAATTGGTGGTGGAGTTCGTCCATTGATTTATACGGTTTATAAAGCCACGGTAAATCCGAATGAAGAGGTGATTTATCCTGTACCATCTTGGAATAATAACCACTATTGTTTTTTACATAATGCACAAAAAGAAGAAATTGAATGTACACCTGAAAATTCATTTTTTCCAACCGTTGAAGATGTTGACGGTAGAATAAGTGATAAAACATCATTGGTTTGCATTTGTTCGCCACAAAATCCAACAGGTCGTGTAATTGACCCCGAAGTTCTGAAAGGTATTTGTGAGTTGATTGTGAGAGAAAATAAAATCAGGTCAACACAAGTAGGTTCAAGACCATTGTATTTGTTCTTTGACCAGATTTATTCTGACATCACCAAAGAAGGTTTGTTTATCCACCCATTAACTTTATGTCCTGAAATCAGAGATTATTTGATTTGTGCTGATGGTATTTCAAAATCATTAAACGCAACTGGTGTTCGTGTTGGTTGGTTGTTTGGTCCAAAAGATATTATTGGAAAGATAACCGAAGTTTTGTCTCACATTGGAGCATGGGCACCAAAACCTGAACAACGAGCATTGGATGCGTACATCAGAGTAGATTATGAAGATTACATTTCTCACATAAACTATGTAACAAAATCGTATGAATTTATATCAGATAAAATCTGTGACAAGTTGGAAGAATTGAAAAACAAAGGTCATAATGTTGATTACCAAAAACCTGATGGTGGAATTTATATTTCGGTTTACTTGGGTTATGTTCATTCATTTTCATCCACAGAAGAGTATATTTCGTTCTTAATTAATACCTGTGGGTTGGGAATTGTTCCGTTTGAATATTTTGGTTCAAAGAGTAACAAAGGATGGTTTAGAATCTCAATTGGTAATGTTGCCGAGTTAAATTTGGACTCAATTATTAAAACAATTGAAAAGTCTGTACAAAAATCGGTAAGTTATGTAAATTCTTTGGCGTTTTAATTGACACTTTTTAAAAGTTTATTATATTTAATAAGAAATCAAATAATAATACATTCAATGAAAACCATATTCATATTCGGCACACCAGCAACAGAGGCTGATACTTCCAAAGTGGAGATGGGATAATATTGTAAAAAAATATCTTACAAAAACCCATCTCGAAAGGATGGGTTTTTTTTGTGTTTGTTTGGTAGTATTAAAAAAATGTATTAACTTTGTATTGTTGTTGAATAAGACAACAGAACAAAAAAGTTCTTTGACGTATTGGTAAGAAAAAAATAATTGCTCGGTTCATCTATCGGTTAGGATGCCAGGTTTTCATCCTGGAAAGAGGGGTTCGACTCCCCTACCGAGTACAAATAAATCGCGGGTTGGTGTAATGGTAACATAATGGGCTCATAACCCATAGTTCCGAGTTCGAGTCTCGGGTCCGCAACCAATGGATGTAACTTGGGTCGTGCCACATTGGCCACTTTTACATCAAGAGTCAGAAGGATAAGAGGTGGCCGTGACTACTCTGACTCGAAAAAAGCGAGTGTAGTATAAAGGCTATTACTCCAGCCTTCCAAGCTGGATATGGGAGTTCGATTCTCCCCACTCGCTCAAAAGCGAGAGTAGCTCAGTCGGTAGAGCATCAGTTTACCAAACTGAGGGTCGCCAGTTCGAACCTGGTCTCTCGCTCCAAAAGTAAATCTTAAAAAGGGCCCTTCCGTGTTTATCACGGCTTGTTGGGCCCGGGTTTACTAACTTACGGTCCTGTAGTTAATCGGCTATAATATTGCCCTGTCACGGCAAAGTGCCGGGTTCGATTCCCGGTGGGACCGCAAAAATAAAAGGGCCTGATGTCAACGGCAGACCGTTTGATTTGCAATCAGAACGTATGGGTTCGATTCCCACAGTGTCCACAAACAAATAGCGTAGTAGAGGAGTCAGGTTTATCTCATCTGCTTTGGGAGCAGAGGCACGCTGGTTCGAATCCAGTCTACGCTACAATCGTTAAAAAAATATTTGACCAAATCTAATTTTAACGACAATCAATATATTTATTATATATGGTAGAAATAATTAAAAATTCTAAGACAAGGGCTGAAGCTATTAAAAAACTCTATGGTTTTGACAATGGAAAAACTCGAAAAAAATTTGAAAATTTCATTGTTGAAAATAAAATTGACGTTTCGCATTTAAGAAGTCGAGAAATAAAATACCAATCAGTTATTAAATTGTGTCCTGTTTGTGATATTCAATTTGAAACAAAAGTTGGAGGGAAAGAAGAAAGAACAACATGTTCTTATTCTTGTTCAAACACCTTTTTTAGAAGTGGTGAAAATAACCCAAATTGGGGAAATTTTGGTGATAGTCAAGAACGTAACGGTTATAGAAGAATTGGTTTTAATTATCACAAAAAAGAATGTATTATTTGTAGTGAAAATAAAATTGTGACTATCCATCATTATGACAATAATCACCAAAATAACGAACCAAAAAACTTGGTACCATTATGTCCAACACATCATCAGTATGTTCATAGTAGATATCAAAATGAAATTCAACACATAGTTGACAATTATGTAAAAAACTTTGAAAAAAATATATTACCTTTGTAACATGAAAAACATATTAAAAGACCCCCGACTTTATTTTTCCTTATGGATTATTTTATCTATTATTCTTGCCACTATGTTAGGAGCTTGTAAACAGAAACCTTTGATTGAAAAAGGTGATGTAGTTGAAAAGTTCGTTATTGATTCAATGGTTCAATTGCCACCTCACAGCACAATTGAACTTGACAGGAAGTACAAGTATTTCATGTCAGACAGCAGTGAGTTTACTTCTTTGAGGAAGTACAACATTGGTGATACCATCACTTATGTTTACAAAAAACAAGGAAAGTAATATATATTAAAACATAAATGCCTGAATAGCTTTAATTGGTAGAGCACCTGACTTGTAATCAGGGGGTTGGCGGTTCGAGTCCGTCTTCAGGCTCCAAAACACAATAATCATGGACCCCAAGACTCAAATGACGCAGGAAGATTTTTTAACCGAATTGACAGAATTAAGTCAGTCACTTGGGTTGTATGGTGAAAATGACAACTTTGGTGTTGATGGAGTTTACATACATACCCAACCAGAAATGTACATATGCCCGTGGGATAATACTCAAGGGGATTGTACTCATTTCAACTAATATTTGGACGGGTAGCTCAACAGGTTAGAGCAGGATGCTTATATCATCAAGGTTGGGGGTTCAAGTCCCTTCTCGTCTACTAAAATCATAACTATGAACACAGAATATAACGAATGGTATTGGAAACTTTACAGATGGGTAAGATGGGAACTACCCAACCAACACAAATACATTAAGTATGGAGTTCAGAACCTATATAAATGGTTTTGGATAATATGGAAAGATAGGGATTGGGACCACCATTATGTTTTTCAGGTATTAAAATTCAAGTTAGAAAAACAAGCCAAACATCTTGTTAAATATGGTTCTCATGAAAGTTCTGAACGTGATGCTGAGTTAATGATGACTTGTGTTAGGTTAATTGATAAAATACAAAATGAATCATATTATGATGGGTTTTATGAGTTAGATAAACGGTCATCTGAAGCTCTTAAAATGGTAACAGATAAGCACAATAAAGCTAAACGTTTATTATTTAAAATTCTTGAACAAAAAATTGAACATTGGTGGGATTAAGAATTTTTTTATTATCTTTGTATAACAATGGACCCTTAGCTCAGTTGGTCAGAGCGGCTGACTCATAATCAGTAGGTCGTAGGTTCAAGCCCTACAGGGTCCACCAAATGAAACAAAAAATGTATAGACCAAAAGTAGACCGAGTAATCGGTGGTGTATGTGCTGGTATCGCATACCGTATGAATATTGACCCAATTTTTCTTCGTGTATTTTCCGTGGTATTACTTTTTTATCCATTTCCAATTGGTATAACATATTTGTTGTTATGGATGTTTATACCAAGTGGTGAATAAAATTTAAAAAGACCTGATTTATATCAGGTTTTTTTGTATTTATTTACTAAACAATATATTTTTACTAATGGATTGGGCAGATGTATTTAAAACTTTGATAACAGCGGTGGCTTCAGTTATAGTTGCGTTGGTGACTGCGGGTTATTTTAGAAAAACCCAAGACAAAAATAAAGAAAAGAAAAGTCGTGAAAAATTGGTGGAACAGATTCAAAGAGATGAATTAATCCACTTTACATTAAAAGAATTAAGACGAAAGTACATTACAGATAGAGTTTACATCATTCAATTTCATAATGGTGGAACTTTTTATACTCAAGCACCAATGCAAAAAGCATCTGTGACATATGAAAGATGTTCAGATGGATTAGAAAAAATTTCAGAAAAATTTCAAAATATTTTAATTTCAAATTATAATTGGTATTTAACAGAAACACTTGGTAACCGATTGTTTTATGTTGATGTTGATAATCAAATAAGTGATTTACCAACCAAAAGTTTATTAAGACATTATGGAAACTACGCACACGCTGGTGTTCCAATTTATAATACCGATAAACATTTAATTGGTGTTTTATGTGTAAGTTGGGTGTTTTCTGATTTCCCAACATCAATTGCCAGTAATGGTGAGTTTACTGAAGAATTCAAAACTCAATTATATCAAGATGCCAATTCATTAAAACCTTATTTATTATGATGGAGTTTTGGGATATTGAATTGGAAGATGAGTTGGATTTGGAAGTTGATGATTTTATTGAAGGGTTATACAAACTTGGATTTAAAAGAAAAAACAAAGAAATTTTTGTAAAAGATATTATCAATCATAATGGTGATAAAATTGATGATGGGTTATTTTATCATTTAAATGAACAAACATTGGTATATTATCCTGAACCAAATTCAGGTATAACAATAAAAGGAATCGGTGATGACATTTCAAAAATTGATGAGTTTATCCGAAAAAATATTATGTGATATTTATTATTATGGAATTAACGTACCCATTATTAAATAAATCATTTGAAGCAACATCTGGTTTTGGTCTAAGAGGAACTGGAAGACACAGCGGTGTTGATTTAAAAGCCGATTCTGGAACAAGAGTTGTTTCCATTACTGATGGTGAAGTTTTTAAATCTGATGATACAAGTGACCCAAATGGTTATGGTGGTCAAATAATAATTAAACATTTGTTAAATGGAAAAACTTATTATTCAAAATATGCTCATTTGAGAAAACGTTATGTTAGAGTGGGTGAAACAGTAACTACCGGTGAAAAAATTGGTGAAAGTGGTGGTGGACCTAATGACCCAAATAAAGGTAGAAGCACAGGACCTCATTTACATTTTGAAATATTAGATGGTAGTAAACAACCAATTAATCCAGAACCAATTTTAACAGGAGTTGCTGCTTTAGGCGGTGCAGCCCTTGTTGGTTCATTATTAGTTGGAAAAAACAAAGATAAAGATAAAAATAAAAAAAATAACAATGATGTTAGTGACGATAGTGACGATAGTGATGATGGGTTAGTTAAAAGCACAGGTAAGTCAGGATTTAACAACATCATGGATAAATTTTTAAATGTGTATACTCCTGTTGCAGCATTGGCAAGTTTAAAAGGATTAACAACTCCAAAAAAAGAATCCAAACTTCCCAAAGAAATTATGGAAGAAATTCAAAAATTCAAAAGACTTATAAAATAAAAAAACCCCTCGTTTGAGGGGTTCTTTGTTTAAGATGGTTTCCGTCTAATTACTTTGCAGATTCAACAGATTTAACTTCTTCAACTTTTACAGAGTCAACAGAAACTTTAGCAGAATCACAACAAGTGCTATCAGCACATGTGCTATCCATCAAAGTAGAGTCAACAAGAGTTGTTTCGGTTTCTTGGCTTGTACAAGCAACCAATGCAGTAACCATCAAAAGACTTAAAATTAATTTTTTCATAATGTTTTGTGTGTGTGTTTTATTTGTGTGTTTAAATTATAGTCAATAAATATGTCCTTGACAATAGAAGGACAAAAATTTTTTATACTATTATACTATTTATAGACATGGATAGATTGAAAAAACTTATAAGAGAAAGCTTAGTTGCACATCTTAATGAAGCCGATAGTAAAAAGAAGGATGATGTTGTTGTTCCTGAAGGATGTTTTGGTGGTCCAAAACACCATATTGGAGCATTGGTAAACATTGTAGAATTATTAATGTTAGAAAAAGACGAGAACGGTAAAAGAGCCGTAGAGGACTTAAAACAATTTTTGAAAGGAAGTAGTAAGGCTGACGCCAAAGTTGTTGTACAGATACTTAGAAAACACCACAAACCACAATTTATTCCATTCACAGGTTGTCTATAATATAAAAATGATATAAAAGAAAAACCCATCCGTAAAGATGGGTTTTTTTATTTGGTGGAGATGCGAGGTACTGCCCCCCGGTCTTGCTCGTCTTACCCAAGAGGTACTACATGTTTAGGTCAACATTTTCTAATGTTCCGAAATTCACAATTCCCTTATTTTATAGTGGTTTGGTTTACTGAGAACTAATCCTCCACTTGTTTCTTTTAAGATAGAAACTACACCTTTAAAAGACTTCTGTTCCTAGGTTGTATGTCTCCCGACCTGTTTTGTAATAGCGATTAGGCTACTACAGAAGCGTTTTCACGGATTAATCCGATAGTCGCCATTTTGTCTAAAACGTTTCCGTTTAATTTTTTGAACCAGTTTTTAATGAGTTATTTCAGCTCATACATGCACCCATTGACTAACTACGCCAATCGAATCTGTGTCATCCCCATAATTTCAAAGAACATTTCAACAAATATAAATATACTTTTTTATATCAACAACTATTTATTAAGAAATAATTTCATTATGACAAAAAAAATTGTAAGATTAACGGAATCTGATTTAGAAAGAATCGTAAGACGTGTAATAAAAGAATCTATGGGTGTTGGCTTTATGTCAGGAGAACCTAATGGTTTGAAAATAAAGAGAATGGAAACTAAGGAGCAAGATGCTACATCAGTGTCTACACCTGACCAAACAAAGCCGTTGTTGGATAAAAGCATGTTGGTTGTTAATCAAAAATTACCTTTAGATAGGAAAACATTAACATCTATGGCTTCAGCCTTAAAAGATTTTGACAAAAAATTGATTGGAGGAACACCTTATGAGGCTTTACAGGGTATTTGGGGCAATGATTTAATTAATTCATTTAACAAATCAATTGCAACACTTGGATATCAATTGGGTAGTGCAGGTGGTTACAAAGCTATGATGGATGGTAGGCCGTTTGATAATATAATGTCAATGGCCGCCCTATCAGCAATGGTTAACGATTTATTATTGTTAAGAGATGGTTTAACTTACTTAGCTCAAGTAAAGGCTGGTATGAAGGTAATGCCACCAGATGCGGTTAAAAAAGCGTTACCATTTTTTAAAGAATTTTCACAAAAAAATCAATTGGGATTAGCTTAAAAAATATTTAACATTATTATAAAAAAAGGGACTACTTGGTCCCTTTTTTTATTTAAGATTTTTAGACACCCAACCTTGAGTCATGAACAAATCTTTTCTCCAAACACACATCAAAAATGTTGGGTTATATTTGTCAAAGATATAAAGATAGTCAGTTCCTTCAGGTGAACTCACAGTAAATGATTGATAGTTGTTTTCAGAATGAGAGTCAACAATGGTTCTTACCATAACTGATTTGTTAAAAGAATCCACTCTGGTCATTGTATTTTTAACACTATCAAAGATGAAGAAGATATTTGATGTTTGACCCATCAATTTGGTTTCTTGGTCGTTATTCAAAACTTCCATAGAATTCAACCCTGATGTATGTTCGAACCTGTAGAAACCTTTACAGTGAAACTGATAGACTTGTGCTTGAGCTGCGATAGTCAAGATGAACATTGCGATGGTGGTGATGATGTTTTTCATAGTTTGTCTTCCTTTCTTATACAAATATACAACCATTTTTTGAACTGCACAACTATTTATAAGAAATGTACAAAATATTTTTACAAGAGGGTAAGAAAGAAGACTCTATTAAAAGGGTTAAGGAAATGTTTCCTGACGACTCTGATTTTATAGACAAAATATTTGATGAGACTGCAAAGTTAGGTGCAAAATACATTCCTTTTGTTGAAACTGAAACCAAAAGATTTCTTTTTGACCCGTTTACGGATTTTGATGTCTTTATATCTGGGCTAATCAGACAAATAGAATTTTTTAATAAAAATAGTAATAAAATTACACCTGAAGTAATTGGTACTGTTAAAGAACTTTGGGACGGTGTTGAGTCAAGGGCGTTTCCAAAATTAGATGTTGTGATGAAATCGCCCAAAGATATTAATTCGTATAATATTAATACCTTGGGATATTTGACACAAGCCCTTTCAATGATTTCATCCAAAAGAGAAAAAGAACGAGCGGCGAAAAAAGAAGCTGAAAAAGTATTTGAAGATGGTGATGTATTGGGAATCAGAGCCATCACACATAATGCTTCTTGTTATTATGGTTCAGGTACACGTTGGTGTACTGCGGGACAACAGCCAGATTATTTTAACAAATACACCAAAGACGGTAAACTTTATTACTTTATTGACAAATCAAATAGAAGACAAAAGATTGCTTTATATATTAAAGACGGTGACCCAACTGTGTATGATGCTGCGGATACTGGACATGATGTGGATTTTCTATACCATGTTTATCCCGAGGTTGAGAATTTTGTTATTGAAAAACTATTGGGTGGTGGAAAAGTAAAATCAGGATTTGAAAGAATTAAAGACGGAACTATTTCAAGCTGGAATGCTGATAGGGTGGACCCATTAATCACCAGTTACAATAGAGATAATGAAGATAATGTCACTTTGAATTTAGATTTTAACGGAAGAGATAGCGATTATTTTGATTTATTTGAGTGGAACGAAGGTGACGGTGATAGAATGTACTTAGATATTTCATTATCTAGTTACGGTACAGGTGAAATTTTTGATAGTTATTATGCTGAAGAAGAATGGAAAGAGGGATATTTGTTTTCTAACTTTGATGACGAACAAATGAAAAGACTTCAAACGTATATGAAAATTATTAATCCAAAATTATATGAATGTACGTTGGGATTAAAAGAACGAGATAGTGATGATTGTAGAATTAAAGTTTCCGAATTCTTGTCAAAAGCATTTGAAAATGCCGTTGATAACATAACCAGTGAATATACTTATGACATGAATGCTGATACCGAACAAGGTATTAGAGAATATTTGGAAAAAGATTATTCAAATATGTTTGCCGAATATGGATTACCAATGACGGGAACTTTTTATAAAAAAACCGTTAAATTAGATGACCTTATAAAAACGTATCAAAAATACAATCCAACGTTTAATATTGGAATTTATGGGTTATTGAGAAGAATTATTAATCTTGAAAATATTGACCCCCCAAGTATTGCTGATAGTGTATATGAGTTTAGGACTAATAATTATGAATATAGTAGTACCAACAGTGCCATAGAAAAATTATTGGACACTATGGAAGAAACTATCAATGAAAATGAAAACATAACAGGTGATTACATTGACCATTATGATTTTATCAAAAAATTGGGTGGTTTTGATGAGTGGATTGATATGCCTGGTGACAAAAGATACATGTTAAAAATCACCGATTTGGACATGGAAGATGATAGGGTAACGTTTGCACTACAAAATAGGGAAACAAGAGATTTGAAAAAAATGAGATTACCATTTGAAAAATTCAAAGATTTTATTTATAATCTACAACTTTTTTGATAATTCATAATTTTGTTGTATCTTTGTGGTAAGATGAACAGATTAGATTTATTAGAAAGAGTCCTTAGCGTTCCAACCGCTACGTACCATGAAGAATATATGGTGGAATTCATTTCCAACTGGCTTAAGGAAAATAACATTCCTTACGTGGTAGATGAAATGATGAACATTTACGCAACCAAAACAAGTGAAGGTTTTGAAGGAAAACTTTATCCATGTATGGTTGGTCATACCGATACTGTTCACGGAATGAACGAGATTGTTGTTCACACAGAAACTCTACCTGATTACGAAGGAAACCTTAAAGTATGTCTTAAGGGTTACACCCCTGAAGGTAAAGAAACCGGTATTGGTGGTGATGACAAATGTGGTGTGTTTGGAGCAATGTCAGCTTTATTGGATTTACCACACGTAAAGGCGGCGTTCTTTGTTAGTGAAGAAACAGGATGTTGGGGTTCTCGTAAAGCCGACCCAAACTTCTTTGTTGATGTGGCTTACGCAATTCAGTTGGACGCACCGTTGAACTACATGGTTACTGAAGTTTGTTCTGGTGTACGTCTATTCAACCGTGACAGTGAATTCTTTACCATTGTTGATAAGGTATTGGATGAATACATGCCAAAACGTGAGTATATGGTTCACCCATACACCGATGTTTCACAGTTGAAGATGAAGTTTGATTTCTCTTGTATCAACATTTCTTGTGGATATTACAACTACCACAGACCAAGTGAGTATGTTGTAATTGATGATTTGGATAATTCAATCAAGACCGCATATGCAATGATTGATAAACTTGGGTATGAGAAACATGAGTATCAGTACGATAAAGAATACGCAAAATCTCAGTGGTATATTTAATAGAAAAGGGTCTTAACGACCTTTTTTTTATGCTTATAACTTTATAAATAAAAATGGGGTCAATGACCCCACTTTTATTACCGATAAGGAATATTATTCACTTATTTGATGATTACTTTCTCAGATTTTACCGATAGGGAATATTGTTTACCCTCAACCACATTTCCGTTTAGGACTTCTTCAGATATCAAATCTTCAATTTGGTCCTGAATTGCTCTTTTAATTGGACGAGCACCATACACTTCATCATAACCAATTTTGGCGATGTGTGAAACCAATTTATCATCATATTTGAAAACAAGTTTCAATTCTGATAAACGACCCATTAATTTCTTCAATTCAATGTCAACAATCTTTTTGATAGATTCTTCATTCAAAGAATTAAATACAATCACATCATCAATACGGTTCAAGAACTCAGGAGAGAAAAAATTCTTCATTTCTTTTTTCAAGATTTCTTTCTTCTGTTCTTCATTAGAATAAGCGTTACTTGAAAAACCGATACCTGTTCCAAAGTCTTGAAGTTTCTTAACTCCAATGTTTGATGTCATAATAATTAAACAGTTTTTGAAGTTAATCTTTCTACCCAAAGAATCTGTAAGGTATCCTTCGTCCAACATCTGAAGAAGTGTATGGAAGATTTCTTTGTTTGCCTTTTCTACCTCATCAAACAAGATTACAGAATAAGGTTTGTTCTTAACCTGTTCGGTTAATTGTCCACCTTCTTCATAACCCACATAACCTGGAGGGGAACCAATCAAACGAGAAATGGTATGTTTCTCTTGGTACTCACTCATGTCCACACGGATAAGAGCATCTGAACTACCAAAGATTTGTTTTGCCAATTGTTTTGCCAAGTGAGTTTTACCCACACCTGTTGAACCCAAGAATATAAATGAACCAATTGGTTTGTTTGGGTCTTTAATACCAAGACGGTTTCTACGGATGGATTTTGAAATCTTTGACACTGCATCATCCTGACCTACAACTTCAGAAATCAATGTTTTTTCCATTCCAATCAAAGCCATTTTATCATCAACATTTAATTTGTTGACTGGAATCTTTGTCATTGAAGAAACTACATTCAATACCAACTCAGGGTCAATCGGTCTACGATTTTCAGATTGTTCCTTTTCAAACTTTGCTTTTTCAAGTTCTAAACGCTCAAGAAGTTTCTTTTCTTTATCACGTAGTTCAGCAGCGTGTTCAAAGTCTTGTCTTTTAACAACATCAAGTTTTTGTTGTTTAAGTTCTGCCGCTTTTTGTTTTAGAATCTCCAATGCTTCAGGGATTTTGGTATCTACTTGAGAACGGGCACCAACTTCATCCATAATGTCAAATGCTTTGTCAGGGAACTCACGGTCAGTAATGTAACGGTCAGCCAAGTTCACACACATTTCCAAGACTTCATCAGAATAACTAACCTTATGGTAGTCTTCATACTTGTCTTTAACATTTGTAATAATTGTTAAAGTCTCAGCTTTATTTGGAGAGTCAACAACAACTTTTTGGAAACGACGCTCAAGGGCTCCGTCTTTTTCAAAATTGGTACGATACTCATCCAAAGTGGTAGCTCCGATACATTGGATTTCACCACGAGCAAGAGCTGGTTTAAAGATGTTGGATGCGTCCATTGAACCTGAAGAATTACCAGCTCCAACAATTGTATGAATTTCATCAATGAAAATTACAATGTCAGGATTTTCTGAAAGTTCTTCAATAATAACTTTCATACGTTCTTCAAATTGACCACGATACTTTGTACCGGCAACGATGGATGTTAAATCCAATAATACAATACGTTTATCACGCAAGTTACGAGGACAATCCCCGTTAAAGATTTTCATTGCCAAACCTTCAACAATTGCGGTTTTACCACAACCAGGTTCTCCAATGATAATTGGGTTATTTTTCTTTCTACGGGAAAGGATTTGAGCAATTCGGTTAATTTCCATCTCACGACCAATTACAGGGTCCAATTTACCCTCTTGAGCCATTTTAATTAAGTCCTTACTGAAATTGTCCAATACAGGAGTTCCTCCTGATTTCTTTTTAGGTGTTGATTTACCTTCTGTGTTATCCATTGATTCAATCATAGTCTTTTATCTTACCACAAATATACCATTTTATTTTCAAATAACAATAATGACTATATGTCAGTATGGTATGACAAAATGTCAGTACTGTTGATTTGGCATAATTTTGTATTTATGTTTCACAAAGATACATAAAAAAATTAAAATAAAAAAAATATGTTTGACTTATTTGGAAACAACAGCAGAAAATCACTAAAACAAATGATGGACGAACTCAACGAGATGTTCGGTGATTACAACCCTAACTTTAAAAGTTCTTCTATGGAACATAAATCAGAAACAGGAAATGATGATGGTATGGATTGGGAAAAACAAGTCTATACAACACCCGATGGAAAATTTACCTATATCATAACATCAAGTTCAACAGTTCCACCAAAAAAGAATAAAAATTCTTTGGAGTCATTAAAACAACAACTTGACAAAGCAGTTGAAAAAGAAGATTTCCAATTGGCAATTTATCTTCGTGATAAAATCAAAACTTTTGAAAGAGACCAAGAAGAAATTAAAAAGATTGAGGATGAGTTAAAAGATTGTATTGAAAGACAAGACTTTGAAAGAGCGATTGAAGTCCGAGACCAACTACGAAAAATGAGACCCTAACAAAAAGACCCTTGACTAAAATCAGGGGTCTTTTAATATTTATACTATTATGGCAGTAGGAAGACAAGATATAAAAGGAACAAAAATTCTTAATGAAATTAATTCATCTAATATTATTAGAACTGAATATGATACCGCAGACAAAACAATGATTACAGAATTTAAAAATGGTACACGTTATGAATATGAAGATGTACCACACAATGTATATGCAGAATTCAGATTGTCAGAATCACAAGGAAAATATTTCAATTCCAAAATTTCAAAAGTATACAAATACAAAAAATTACCTTAAATAAAATCTTGAGTATTTATATAAGATGGATAAATACTCAGAAATATTATCTTCTTTTGGAACTCAAGAAACATTGAACCCTCAAATATGGGATGATGTTGAAAGCGATGAACCAAAATTAAAACCACAAATTAGAAAAGCATTGTTAATGATTGCCGGAGAATTCATGGATTTCTTGGGTGATGATTTATTTGTTGATGATGTTAGATTTACTGGTTCACTAGCAAATTATAATTGGTCCAAGTTTTCAGATATTGATTTACACCTTTATGTTGACTTCTCACAATTTGATGTTGAAGATGTTGAAGTTTACAAAGAATTATTCCAACTTAAAAAAACTTTATTTAATACCACCCACAATATTACCGTAAAAGGTTTTGATGTGGAATTATATGCTGAAGATATTGATGAATCACATTTTTCAACCGGTGTCTATTCCGTTATGTTTGATACTTGGGTTCACAAACCTGAAAAAGAAAGTGTAAAAATTGATAAAGAAATGTTATTATCAAAGGCAAATTCAATGATGTCAAAAATTGATAATGCAATTGAGGATTCCAAAAGTGAGAATTATGAAAAAGCTGTAAAACATATTGACAGTTTTAAAGAAAAATTAAAGAAGTATAGGTCATCAGGTTTGGAAAAAGATGGTGAGTTTTCATACGAAAATTTGGTCTTTAAATTTCTTCGTAGAAACGGATATATTGACAAATTATTCAACTTTAAAAACAAATTAATGGATAAAAATTTATCTATTGAAAATACTGACGTAGAATAATTTAACAATTTACCATTATTGCTATATTTATATAGTAAAATTATGGCATTAGTAACATATTTAATAGCACCCTGTGAAGGACCATCGGCAATTTTAGTTGAATTTAGTAGTAGTACGCTTCCAGTTGTTGGAGGAAATTATTTCTTAACATTTGTAGGTTCAACTGATAGTGGTTGTTACGAAATTGTAGATACCGCTGAACCAGGTGTTGGTATTGATACTGTTGCTACTCAATCTACAAATTATAATGACTGTGCCACATGTCAAGGAGCCTCAACACCTACTCCAACACCAAGTGTTACCGCAACTGTAACACCTACTGTAACTAAAACACCTACTGTAACACCAACAAATACAGTTACACCAAGTGTTACAAAAACTGCAACACCATCAGTAACTCCAACAAAAACTGCGACACCAACACTTACACCAACTAATACTACAACACCAAGTGTTACACCAACTAAAACCGTAACACCTTCTGTAACTGCAACAAATACTGTGACACCAAGTGTTACCGCAACTGTAACTAAAACGGTTACACCAACAGTTACAACAACTAATACACCAACACCAAGTGTTACTAAAACACAAACACCAAGTGTTACCGCAAGTGTTACTCCAACAAAAACAGTTACACCAAGTGTTACCGCAACTGTAACTAAAACACCAACGGTTACTCCAACAAAAACAGTTACACCAAGTGTTACCGCAACTGTAACTAAAACACCAACGGTTACTCCAACAAAAACAGTTACACCAAGTGTTACTGCGACTGTAACTAAAACACCTACCTTAACACCAACACCTACCTTAAGTGGATTTGCTCTTACAGGTGGAACAACTAATACAAGTAGTGGAACAATAGTATATGAAGATTGTATTACATGTTCAGGTGATACAACTACACAAGCAATGCCACACGCAATATATTCAAATGCACAAGGAAGGTCTGTAGTCCAAGTTGACTCAGTTGCTCTTGGTGGATTTAATGGATTAAACTCTTAAACATAAAAAACAAAAAATATAAAAATGGCTGACTTAAAACCAATCGGAAGTGAGAGATTACAAGGACAAGATAAAATCAATAGAATCCTTGAAATTTCTAGATATAAAGAAACCGCACCATCTAACATTAATGAAACTTCAAGAGTGGAGTTTGAAAAAACGTTAGCAGATGGTCATCAGTATGAGATTGTAAAAGAAAAAACTGGTTACATCATAAAGAAAAGAATTGATGAATCTTTGGATTACATTGAGCCAATGAAAAATAGAACGTATTATCGTTCTTATTCACAAGCATTAAAAAGATTGAACCTTATGGCAGGTGAAATTAATAGACTTGTTGAAAACGAAGAAGAGGTTTCAATGTATCAAATTTCAGAACAAAAAAAATTTACATTAAAAACTCCTAAAGCACCGGCACCAATGCCAGAACCGGCAGCTGAACTTCCACCACCTGCTCCTGCACCTGAAGAAGGTTCAATGGATGCACCATTAGATGATGCATCTTTGGATATGCCAGCTGGTGATGAAATGGATATGGACATGGAATTAGATACACCTGAAGGTGATATGGATATGGATATGAGTTCTGAAGAAGAACCAATGGCTGGTGAGGAAGAAGATATTACATTTAAAACTATTCAAAAACTTACAGGCAAATTGGGTCAAAAAATCAGAATGATGAATGATTCTGTTGGAATGACTTCTGAAGATGTTAAGTATGTTATTAATTCATTATTGTCAGCATTGGATTTGAGCAAACTTGACGAAGAAGACCAAGAAGATATCATGTCAAAATTTGAAGAAGACCAAGAATCTGATTATGATTCAGATATGGATATGGGTTCTATGGGTGATGACGAAGATATGGACGTAGATATGGATATGGACATGGAAGAACCAATTGATGGTGAAATGGGAGAAGGTATGTATGGTTCATTTAAAAACGATGAATGGTATGATGAAACTGATAGACCATATAAAGGTGGTTTTGACTTTGATTTTGACGAGGAAGAGTTTGATGAATTTGAACCAATGATGAAAAAACATAGTAATAATGCGATGTTTCAAAAAGGACCTGAGGGTGAAAGAATGTTCAACGCATACAAAGAAAAATTTGGTCCAATGAAAGTTAGAGTTAAAAGAATGGGAAGTGAAATGTCTGAAGAAGACAAAGTTAATTCTCATGTTTCTAAAATTATGGATGAAATTTTTAGTGAATCTAAAGTTGATAAGGTTTTATCATCATATTTTGTTGTAAATGAAAATGAACAAAAAACAAAAAGTAAAAAACTTGTTGAGTCAAAGCAACAAAAAACACAAGTAATGGACAAAGTTAAAAAATTGTCAGAAACTTACGAACAAGAATTGGCGTCTGAATTTATCTTACAAGAAAACAATAATTTTAAATTCGTTGGAAAAACAAACAAAAGTAATTTAGTGTTTGAACACAACGGAGAACAAATTAGAGTAACACCAAAAGGTGAAGTTTTATGAGTCATTTAATCTATATTAATGGACTTGGTCCAAATTATAGAGGAGATAACATGTATGAGTTTATCTTTAGTGATGAATTAGACGTTTGGGGTGAAAATTGGGATTCAAGACCAGCACACGGTTACCCACAACCACCTGAATTAAAACATATAAAGAAAGTTGGACTACTGAAAAATACGGTGGTCCAACTTGAACTTATACAGGACTCTGATTTTATGGGAGTCACAGACGCAATGGAAGATGTAATTGCGTTAGCCTGGGAAAAAGATGAAAGTTGTGAAGATGAGACCCGTCTTGTTTTTCGTTTCGGAGATTCAGAACAGAAAGTAAAAGATAAATTGTACGAAAGAGACATTATTTTAGAATTAGAAAAAGACGTTGTATATGAAAAATAAAAAAATTAAACAACTAATGGAACGTGGATTGAGCCATAAATTGTTATTAACAATGAATGAAGGTCAAATCAATCAATTGCATAAAATGATGGTATCTGAAATAACAATGGTACCAAAAACTGACACCGCAACAATTGATAAATTAAAAAACGAGAAAAAACCTTTTGAAGTTTATGAGCAAGGTGTAGAAGTTGATAAAAGTGATTCAAAACTTGGTCAAACTACTCAAGAACCACATCAAGTACAAGCACCTGATGGTATGGATGATGAAGGCGATGATGGTATTGACAAAGAAGAAGATATTAGCGAAGCGAAGAAAAAATCAAAATATAACCCATATGCAATTTGTACCTCATCAGTTGGTAGAGAAGATAAGAAAAAATTTGAAAGATGTGTGATGGATGTAAAAAGAAATATTAAAGAAGGTAAAAATCCTTATTTACCAATTGTTGAGTCTTCTTTATTAAGAATGGTTGAAAAACATATATCACCAAAAATTTCTAAAATTGATTTATTAAATACTTTAAGTGAACAAGGAATAATTTCTCGTCCATTTAAAAATAGTATGATTGGATTTGTTGATGAAACAAAAATGGACAAATCAAATAAAAACACATATGTTTCTAAAAAAGAAGCAATGGAACAAAGTACAAAAACAGCACCTACAAGAGTAAAACCTGGTACTAAAGAAAAGGAAAAACCTGGTAAAATGGACCCTTTTAAAAACCCAAAACATCAACCAAAACCAAAAGCGGAAAAAATGGATGAACAAGGTACAAAAACAGCACCAGCACCTACAAGAGTAAAACCTGGTACTAAAGAAAAACCAAATACTTCTGACCCTTTTAAAAACCCAAAACATCAACCAAAACCAAAGGCGTCTACTGAAGCTCCAAAAATGGGTACTGTTAAGATTCCTGATTATTTAGAATTTGACCAATTAAAAATTGACTTTAAAAACCAATAATGAAAAAGAAACAAATCGTTAGAGAAGCTCCAATTGATTATGGAGATAGACCTGAAAGAATGTCACCTGATATTGAAAGAACAATTCTTTCAAAAGGAACTCCATTATCTACAAATCCAGCATTTCCAAATATTGAACAGGGTAATTTACCTGAGACATTTGAAGAATTAGTTGCTTCTAAAAGATTTAAAGATGTTGTTGCTAAAGTTAGACGTTATGTACCAAACGCTGGTGCTGACATCTCAAGAGGAAACGCTTTACAACAATTACAAAGAATGATGATGACTATGGCCATGCAATTGTTACAAAAACAAATGGCTCATAAAGAATATCTTGAAAATTTGGCGATTGATTTGGTTAGAAAAGAAATGGGTGTACGACCAGACCAAATTAATTATGTTGCTGAACTTGTAATGCCAGGTCAAATTGATATGTCTGGTTTTCAAAAACAAGGTGAAGAACCTGAAGACGAAGAAGTTGAACAGAATTTCCAAGAAAAAGAAGAAGACCTTGAAGATTTTATTTCAGCATTTGAAAGATTTGATATTGAAAAGGCAAAAAGAAGATTTATTAACGCATTAATTCAAGGTTCGTCTAAAAAAGGACATTACATGTTTGAATTAGTTAGAGATGAATTAGATAGAGTTGACCCCGACTTATTGAATTTGTACGGTGTTGTTATGTCTGTAAATGATTTATTGTATTGGGTATTACCTGACGAAATGATGGACATGATGATGAGTCAAGGTGGTGTTGGTGGTAAAGAAGAAGTAGATATTCAAACTGACCCTCCAACAGTTAAAGCGACAGGTGTATTTTTTCCTATATTAATTCACGAGTTAATTAAAGGTACAATGGAAATCTTGGGTACTCAAGGTCTTCCTGATGACCCAAAACAAGCCGAAATGGTCATGGCATCAACTGACAGCTTATCAAATGAAATTTGGGATTTAAGAATTGGTCCAATATTGTGGGAAAAATTCTTAGCAGCATATCCTGAAGAATTATTTGAAGAAGATAAAAAATTCATACAAAACTACCTCTTTGCAAGATTTTCAGCACTTTCGGCTGATGAGTTTTTCAAATTAGCAAAAATGATTTTAAGAGGTGATGCAAAAGCAACATCAATCTTGGACAGAATGGTTAAGGAAATTGTAGCTCATTTGAATGAAGTACATAGTGATGATGACGAAGACTATGATACTGATGAAGATGGTGACACTATGGGTCCTGACGATGATGATTTGAGTGATTTAGATGATTTCTTAGGTAGTTTAGGTATTGACAGGTCCTAACACTAACCTTTTATGGGTTTAACCAGAGAACAATTACTATTAGAATATTCAAGGTGTATAAAAAATACACCATACGCTCTTAAGACGTATCTTCAGACTTATGATAATACTCAGTCAAGATACGTCCCATTAGAGTTATTTCCTGACCAAGTTAATTTGGTTGAGGATTATGAATCCTATAACGAAAACATTGCATTAAAATACCGTCAGGCGGGTGTATCTACCGTGACTGCGGCTTGGGCAAGTAAAAGACTTGTATTTGCATCAAAACAAAGACCTGAAAAGGTTTTGATTATTGCGAACAAATTGGACACTGCCGTGGAAATGGCAAACAAAATACGTGGATTTACTGAACAATGGCCTGCTTGGGTTGGTGTAAGTTTTTCACCAGATAAAAACGCGGCAAGACATTTTAAATTAACAAACGGTTGTGAAGTTAAAGCCGTTGCGACATCAAAAGATGCACTTCGTGGTTATAGCCCCACTATGTTGATATTTGATGAAGCTGCGTATATTGAGGCGGATGGTGATTTCTGGGCTGCCTGTATGGCTTCGTTGTCTACGGGTGGTAAAGTTGTTGTTGTATCAACACCAAACGGATATGACCCAATTTACTATGAAATCTACGAACAAGCCAATCGTGGAATGAACGATTTCAAAATTACAGAAATGTATTGGTATCGTGACCCTCGTTATACAAAAGATTTATATTTGGTTAAAACAAATGAAATTATTCATTATCTGTTAAACCGTGAAGAATATACCGCCGATAGTGTTGTTGATTTTTCAGGTCGTGACCCTTATGAAAGAAATTATGATGAGTTAAAAGCCTATTTTGATTTAGGTTATAAACCATGTTCCTCTTGGTTTGAGGCGATGGTTAAAAAACTTAAGTATGATAAGCGTAAAGTTTCACAGGAATTGGAATGTAATTTTTTGGGTTCAGGTGATAACGTATTTGATTCTAACTTAATTAAAAATATCACAGATAATATGATTAAAGAACCTATCAATAAAATGATGGGTGGTGGACTTTGGATATGGAAAGAACCTGAAATGGGTCACAGATACATTATGGGTGTGGACGTTTCTCGTGGGGACTCTGAAGATTATTCAACATTCCAAATTTATGATTTTGACGAAAGAGACCAAGTTGCTGAGTATATTGGAAAACTTCCTCCTGATGTATTGGCAGAAATTGCTTACAAATGGGGTAACATGTACAACTGTTTCATTGTTGTGGATATCACGGGTGGTATGGGAGTTGCTACCGCAAGAAAACTCCAAGAATTAGGATATAAAGATTTGTATGTTGATGGTGTAGATTTTGGTAACAAATGGAAATATGACCCAAAGGCGGCTGAAAAAATTCCTGGTATTAACTTTAACAATAAAAGAGTTCAAATTATTGCTGCTCTTGAGGAAGGATTAAGACACGGATTAAAAGTTCATTCATCAAGATTATTGAATGAAATGAATACATTTGTTTATATTAATGGAAGACCTGACCACATGAAAGGACAACATGATGATTTAATTATGTCTTTGGCTATGGCTGTTTATGTATCTGATTCATCTTTTTCACAACTTACAAAGGTCACACAACAGGCAAAAACAATGTTGGAATCTTGGCAGGTTACTTCTTATGACCCACCAAAAGAACAATACTTTAACCCGGCAATGCCAAATACACAATATAAAACAAATATTGCATATCAAAATCAACCAACACAAAAGGATTATCAAGACTATTTATGGGTGTTCGGCGGATATAAGCGTTGATAAAAAATACATATATATTAACTTTTTACTATGGAAGAAAAAAACTTGACAATATGGCAACGATTGTCCCAAGAACTTGGACCAAATTCATTGTTGGGTCAAGACATACCTACTTATAAGTTTGATAAAAAAGAACTATTAAGAACTACTGACAAGGATGAGTATGAAAAACAAAAACTCCAAGCCAGACAAACATATTATATTACAAGCCAATGGGCTAAAATTGAAAATAATTTATATTCACAAGCGGTTTATTATCAACCAACTAGATTGGCATCGTATTATGATTATGAGTCAATGGAATATACTCCTGAAATTTCTGCAGCATTAGATACATACGCTGAAGAATCAACAACAGTTGATGAGAATGGATACATGTTACAAATATACTCCGATTCTCCAAGAATTAAGGCTGTATTGGGAGATTTATTTAATAACGCTTTGGACATTAACACAAACTTACCAATGTGGACACGTAATACCGCAAAATATGGTGACAACTTCGTGTTTTTAAAGTTGGACCCTGAAAGAGGTGTTGTTGGTTGTTTACAATTACCAAACATTGAAATTGAACGTATTGAAGTTGGTATGAAAGGTAAAGCAACTTCAGGTATGGGTGGAGCGGTTGCTTCGGGTAGCGATGCCAAAAGCCTAACATTTACTTGGAAAAACAAAAGTTTGGAATTTAATAGTTGGGAAGTTGCTCACTTTAGATTATTGGGTGATGATAGAAAATTACCATATGGTACCGCCATGTTGGAAAAGGCAAGAAGAATTTGGAAACAATTAATTCTTGCTGAAGATGCTATGTTGGTATATAGAACATCAAGAGCACCAGAAAGACGTGTATTTAAGGTATTTGTTGGTAACATGGATGATGCAGATATTCAACCATACGTTCAAAGATTTGCTCAACAATTTAAAAAAGACCAAGTAACTGACCCACAAACAGGAAACGTAGATATGAGATTCAATCAAATGGCGGTTGACCAAGATTTCTTTGTACCTGTTAGAGACCCGGCATCACCAAACCCAATTGAGACTTTGCCAGGAGCGACAAACTTATCGGAGATTGCCGACATTGAATACATTCAAAAGAAACTTTTAACAGCGTTAAGAATACCAAAAGCATTCTTGGGATTTGAAGAGGTTGTTGGTGATGGTAGAAATTTATCGTTACAAGATATTCGTTTTGCAAGAACAATCAATAGAATTCAAAAATCTATGGTTGCAGAACTTAACAAAATTGCAATTGTTCATTTATTTTTATTGGGTTTTGAAGACGAATTAAACTCGTTCCAATTGAGTTTAACTAACCCATCTAAACAAGCTGACTTACTAACAATAGATGTTTGGAAAGAAAAAATGTTGTTGTACAAAGACGCTGTAACAAAGGTTGAAGGTATCGCTCCAACATCACAAACATGGGCTAAGAAACACATTCTTGGTTTTTCTGATGAAGATATTAAACTTGATTTACAACAACAAAGAGTTGAGAAAGCGGTTGCCGCTGAAATTGAAGCAACACCTAATGTTATAACACATACCGGATTATTCGATAATATTGATAAACTTTATGGTAATGGTCCATCATCAGGAACAACATCTCCACCGGCTGAAGGTGGTGGATTAGGGGCTGATTTAGGTGGAGCTCCACCGGCAGGAGGTGAACTTCCACCGGCTGAAGGTGAAACTGCAATCACACCTGAATCTGTTAAAAAGAATATGAATATATTATTAGAAAGAGATAATGTTTATGGTGTTGATGAAATTGATTTGGAAAAAGGTAGACGTTCTTTAGGTATTATTGAAGAACAATTAGGAAAACTAATTGATTGATATATTTATTAATATGAAATTTGGACAATTACTTAGCAAAATTGAAGGATTAATGGTTAATTCTTATGTAAATGAAACAACAAAATTTGAGGTGAGGAACTTCAAAAAATTGGTATTGGAAAACAAAAATGTTAGTACAATGTTTTACATTTATACTGAATTGTCCAAGAAAAAAGGTTATGATAAGACATTATCTGAGGCTTACATCAATGAATCTTTAAGACAAGTTGAAAAAATTCTTCCGAAATTAAATACCCAAAAAATTGAATATTGGGTTAAAGATGTTGTTAGTGAAAATAACTACAAAAATATTGACAATTTAATTTATAATTCTCCTGATAAAATTATGGAGAATGTTGAAAGCAGAAACACTTTGATAAAAACTTTAAGTGAAACCACTGAAGTTAAAACTGCGATACAACTACCAATGGAAACTTTATTGAATATTGCCAATAGAGAAATTAGTTCTTATATTGAAAATTTAGATGAGGATTCTAAAAGAGACTTATCTAAAGTGTTAATGACTGAAGATACTGAATTATCCAAAGAATTTGAAGAATTAAAAACAAAAACAATTCATTCATTAAGTAATCTTAATGAATCAATGGATGAAAGTACAACAAAAAAATTACAAGAAACCATCCAACAAATTAAAGGTGAGGTGTTTTCTAAAATCAATTATGTAAAATTATACAATTTGTATAATAATATTAATTAATCTTTAGGTTTTTGTGATTCAACGTATTGAGCCTTTAATTTTTGAACTCTACGTGTAACAGATGGTTTTTCATATTGAAGTCTTTCTCTCAATTTTTCATTTTGCTTGGTTTTAATTACCTTTCCTTTTAATTGTTTCAAGGCTTTTTCCAAAGGAGTTTTTGCATCAATTTTTACTTTTAACATATTATAGTAAATAATACAAAGTTGGTAAAAATTTGACAATAGAAACAAATTAGATTATTTTTTTTCAAACAATAAACAATTTATACACATGAATATTAATGAAAAAAGGAAAAACATCACGAATTGTAGGATTCAACAATTCAAAAGTGAGTTATGGAACAGTTGATTCCAAAAATTTTAAATCGGTTTATCTTAATCTACAAAGTTGGGTTTCACCAAAACAAAGTTATAACAATTGGGAAAGAATAGTATCAAATTTTAGTAGACAGATAAAACATACAATATTTGAAATACTAGACCCAACATTTTTTAAAGACAATTATATTATTGACTTGGATTTAAGAACTAGCGGGATTGTTTACGGGAAGAAAAGTTTTATGAATTTGGAAATTACTTTATTCTTATCTCAAGAAATAGATTTTAAAGATACAATTCTTAAAGATAAATTAAAAAGAATTGCCAAAGAAATTTATATTGAAAACTTTAAAAAGAACGAGTATTTTGATTTTACACTATCTAAAAAGAGCAAAGAAGAAGCATCCTAGTATTTATTACTAAAACATACGTATGAAAATATTAGGACCTACCGAGACAGGTAAAGGAATATTGATTGAAATGGACGCAGGATATGTGTCACCATCTCATGAATTTAATAAAAAGATGCTTGAAGAAAATCACAAGAATTTCTTGGATTATTCAAAACCTTTTGAATTCTATGCCGTACTTCAAAAATACAACACACCAAACCGTAATGGTAGGGTGTACCCTGAAAGAATTTTAAAACGTGAATCTGAAAATTATAAAAAGATGATTGAAAAAGGAACATCTCTTTCAGAATTAAATCACCCTGAATCATCATTAATTGACCTTGACCGTGTGTCTCACATCATTAATGACATTTGGTGGGACGGACATATCCTTATGGGTAAGTTACGTCTTCTAACCTCACCAGGATTCCATGAGAGAGGGATTGTATCTACAAAGGGTGACCAAGCAGCAAACTTGTTAAGACAAGGTGTTACTTTGGGTATATCTTCACGTGGAGTTGGTTCATTAAAAAAGACTGGTGAACAAAATGAAGTACAAGATGATTTTGAATTAATCTGTTTTGATTTGGTATCTTCACCATCTACACCCGGTGCTTACTTATTTACAAATCCTGATGATAGAAACAAATTTGAAGAAAATTTAGAAGAAGAAAAAGTTTTAAGAACATCTCCAATAGAACAAGAAAGTGGAACAAAAATGAATCGCTCTATTGACTTATTAAAAAAATTAAATCATTATTTAGACAAATAATTTAAAAAAACATGGACGAGAAATATTTTGTAGCAAAAGTACAGTACGATTTACCTGATGAAAATACAGGAAAATTAAAAAAAATCCGAGAGGAAAAATTGGTTAAAGGTTACTCTGTAACTGATGTTGAAGCCAAGGTAACATCCCGATATACTGGGTTTCAACATGATTGGAGAATCACAGCGGTCTCCGAAAGTAAAATAGACGAAGTTATTCAAGATTAATAAAAACCCCTCATAACCGAGGGGTTTTTTATTTATTTAGGGTTTTTACTAAGCCCAAACAGAATTTTTTGGCATATGGATATATTTATATGTTAAATTATTCTATAATAATATGACAGAAAAAAAGTCGTTAGTTGAGGAAGCACTACTACAAATGAGAAATTTGGAACAAGTAGTTGCCGAAAATGCAAAAGGAATACTTGCTTCTACAATGAAGGAAGAAATCTCAGAATTAGTAAAAGAGTCTTTGAAAAACGAGGCTGAAGATGAATCAATGGGAGTTGAAATGGATGATGAATCGGAAGATGATTTAGACATGGATATGGATATGGATTCTGATGATGAAAACATGGATGATGTTGAAATGGACATTGATATGGATTCTGACGATGATGAATCGGAAGATGAACTTGAGATGGACTTTGATATGGATTCTGATGATACACTACCAATTGACCTTACAAACGCATCTGATGATGAAATCTTAAAGGTTTTTAAATCTATGAGTGATGAAGATGGTATCATTGTTAAACAAGATGGCGACCAAATTACTTTGAGTGATGAAGACGAAGATGTTGAATACATTATTCAAACTGAAAGTTACATGGAAAACGAACCTATGCAAGAAATGGATGGAGAAGAAGAATTATCAGACGAGGATTTAGATTCTATGATGGCTGATATTTTCGGTGAAGAGATGAACATTTACGAACAACCGAATGATTATGGTGATGATAATGAGGATGGTGTTGTTGATGAGGATGAAGTAGTGTATGAAATAGAAATGGATGATTACATGGATGATGATAGTGATGATAAAAGCATGAATGATTATAGTGGTGATGAAAGCATGTTTGAAGGTAAAATGACAATTAAACCAGTTATGGGTAAATTAACTAAATCCTCTTTAACTAACAAAGTTAAAAAAATGGAAACTAAAGAAGGGTCAATGATGAGTAAACCTGTAGTAGGTAAAGGTGTTAAAACCGGAAGTGCTAAATTTGAATATAAAGAAGGTAGAAAAATGGAAACCAAAGAATCGGCTATTGAACCAAAAGGTATGGCTAAAGGAGTTGGTATGAATTTGAAACCTAAAAAGTTTGAATACACTGAAGCTGAAATGAAAGATAAGTATGGTTCTAAAAAACACGAATACAGACGTAAGGATGTTGATGGTGTTGAAAAGAAAGCTGGTGAAAAAGATGGTCATTACAAAGATTACGAAAAAGAGGAAACTAAAGAAGCGGCTAGAACATTAGGTAATGGAACTAGAAATTATGCTGAAAGAAAAGGTTTACCTAAAATGAAAGTAATTCCAAATCAAGCTCTTGCTGAGGAAGTTGAAAGATTAAGAGAAAAAAATGAAGAGTATAGAAAAGCTCTTAATATCTTCAGAGATAAATTAAATGAAGTTGCAGTATTTAATTCAAACTTGGCTTACGCTACAAGATTGTTTACTGAACATACTACAACTAAACAAGAAAAAATTAATATCTTAAGAAGATTTGATGATGTTGAATCATTAAAAGAGTCTAAAACTTTATATTCATCAATTAAAGGAGAATTAAACACAACAAGTAGTACTCAAAGTGTTGTAACAGAATCTATTGAAAAAATTGGAAAATCTCCAGCATCAGGTTCTTCACAAAACTTAATTGAGTCAAAAACGTATGAAAATCCACAGTTCTTAAGAATGAAGGATATTATGCAAAAAATACAAAAATAAAAATAAATAAAACTTAAAAACAAAAAAAATACTAAAATGGGTGCATTATTAGAAAGCGGTCTTGTTGGTAACATTGGTTTGAAACACCTTAAAGTTATCAAAGAAGACACAATCAACAAATGGGATAAACTTGGCTTTTTAGAAGGTCTAAAAGGTCACATGAAAGAAAACGTGGCTCAGTTGTATGAAAACCAAGCTTCACACTTAATTAACGAAGCTTCTTCAACTTCTGATTCAGGTTCTTTTGAAACGGTTGTTTTCCCAATCGTGAGAAGAGTATTCTCTAAATTATTAGCTAACGACATCGTGTCTGTACAAGCAATGAACTTACCAATCGGTAAATTGTTCTACTTCGTACCTAAAATTCAAGGTTATTCTGGTGGTACATCAACAGATGGTCTATTTGGAAATAGTGGTTCACACTACGCTCCTATAGGTGCTCCAGGAAACTATAATGGTAATCCAGATGCTGGTTACAATTCAGGAACAGGTGACTTCAACCCTATTTACAATAAGGATTTATATGACTTATTCTACGAAGGTAACGAAGCTGGATTAAATCCTCCTGGTTTGTTTGACTATTCAAAAGGTCAGTGGACAGCAGTAACTGCTTCAACTGTAACTTACGCTTGGTCTAACGCTGGTTATTTATTACCTGCAGCATACGGTACAGATAATTACAGAAAAGTAATTATTGTTATGAGTGGTTTCTCTAACGCTGGTGCTGGTCAATTGATTGGTCCTAATGGTAATACTATGGATACTGAAGAATTCATATCAGGTTTGAACATCTTAGGTGTTTCTACTAACGGAACAACTTCAGCTAACACAAGTAACCCTTACTTATTCAGAGTTGTAACTCAAAGATATGGTAAAGGTATTGTTCAGTATGGTAGTAATGTTACAGTTAATTTCCCTGGTGGACCTGGTGCTTACAACGCTAACTCAGGTGGTTCTTTCTACAACGTATGTGATGCTAATGGTTTCATATTCTTAGAAATTGATTTACAAGTACCAGTTTGTATTACTTGTGGTGATTCATCTATGGACGGTTACACAGGTTCAACATTCTCATCTACAACAAGTTCAAATAATGCATTCTTAGCAGTTTACAGATTGTATAAAGAGTTGGAATTTGAAGACCAAATCGGTGAAGTTTCTTTTGACCTTGAGTCAGTAACTGTTTCTGTTACAGAAAGAAAATTGAGAGCACAATGGTCTCCTGAATTAGCTCAAGACGTTGCGGCATTCCACAACATTGATGCTGAGGCTGAATTAACAGCATTATTATCTGAGCAAGTTGCTGCAGAAATTGATAGAGAAATCTTGAGAGATTTGAGAAAAGGTGCAGCTTGGAACTTGAGATGGGATTACAACGGTTGGAAGAGACTATCTTCTGCTGGTACAACTCCTTACACTCAAAAAGATTGGAACCAAACTTTGATTACAGCAATTAACCAATTGTCTGCTCAAATTCACAAATCAACTTTAAGAGGTGGTGCTAACTGGATTGTTGTATCTTCTGAAGTATCTGCTATCTTTGATGACTTGGAATACTTCCACGTATCAAATGCAGCTCCTGAGCAAGACCAATACAACATGGGTATTGAAAGAGTTGGTACATTGTCAGGAAGATACCAAGTGTATCGTGACCCTTACTTCCCAGCTAACCAAGTGTTAATCGGACACAAAGGTACTAGCTTGTTGGATACAGGGTACATCTACGCTCCATATGTTCCTTTACAGTTGACTCCAACTATGTATAACCCATTCAACTTCACACCTATCAAGGGTATCATGACAAGATACGCTAAGAAAATGGTTAACAACCGTTTCTATGGTAGAGTAACAGTTGATGGTGTAAGAACATTCAACTTACAAGAATTAAGATAATTTATCTTAAAACTTATAAAAAAAGGGAACTTCGGTTCCCTTTTTTGTTTTTACGTGGTATTTATATGTATAAAAAAAATAATTAAATTATGGCCTGTAAAAAATCAACAATAACAAATACTTCAGAAAGTATTAAAGTAATATCATACACAAGATGTGATGATAATTTTGTATTTAATAATTACGAAATTCAAGGAAACGAAACCGTAAACATTTGGTATGTTGATGGTACATATAAAACGGCGTTTTCAAATTTAACAATAGATTCTACAATTGAATGGCCACCAGTTACTCAAACACCAAGCAATACCGCAACTCCTTCAGTAACTCCAAGTGTAACTCCAACAAATACAGTAACACCAAGTGTAACTCCAACAAATACAGTAACACCAAGTGTAACTCCAACAAATACAGTAACACCTACGGTTACTCCAAGTGTAACCACAACTAATACATCAACACCTACGGTTACTCCAACAAAAACACCTACACCCACACCATCAAGACCTTAAGAATTTATAACTCTTAAAGACTTTGAAACTGCTTCGGTTTCTTCCATTGTAAATGCGCCTCTAACGTGGCAAGCGATTAATGCTTGTCTTATACAATATATCGCTTGTTCTTCATTCATACCATCAATAAGTGAATTTAATTGTTCATTTGAGGTGTAATGTATTGTATCAAAAAGAGAACCAATAATTTCTTGTGTTTTTTTTGACATTTCTTCAGTATTTTCAGTATTTTCCATATGGTTTTATATTTATGTTAAGTATCGTAATTTTTTTCACAAAAACAACATGGAACAACAATTAAATGAAGATTTGGCAGTATGGTTTGGCAAAAAAAAGGCGCCAAAAGGAAGTAGTCAGCCTAAAGGGCCGTGGGTTAATATTTGTAGGAAAGATAAAGATGGAAAACATCCACCTTGTGGTCGTTCTGACACTGATAAAGGTGCTTATCCAAAGTGTCGAGCAACAGGTGTTGCGGGTAAAATGAGTGATTCCGCAAAACAAAATGCTTGTAGACAAAAAAGAGAAGCTGAAAAAAAAGATACTCAATCAGGTAAAGGTCAAAAACCAATAATGACCTCTTATAAACCCAAAAAGAAAAACACTAATGAAGGTATGAGACAATTTATTAAGTCCATCCTCAACGAACAGGTCAGAAAAAACAAAATGATAGACCTTGGAGAAATGGTTGAATCGCAATATGCTAAAGATTTAAAAGAAGCTCGTAAAATTGCACAACAACATTTAAATGAAAACCCAAGATATTATTGTGTATTACACAGAATAGGACTAATTGAAGAAGGACAAACAGAAAAAATCGCTAAGGAAGTTTGTCCATCAAACTAATGTTTGTAATATATTCTTAAGAGAATGTTTGATATTGGAAGTAATTTCTTCTTCCATTTTTAATCTTTGACTTTCTAAAACTTCATTAAAGTGATTTGTTATTTCAATTTTTGATTTGTCTTGAATTACAACCGTATATGAATATTTGTGATTAATTACATTAACTGTATTACCTTCAATTGTAATAAAAATAGAATTTGCAGGATTGTGTATGTATTTTTTATTTGAAAGTGGTGTCATCAATAATTGAGTATCTGGTTTATCAATCAATTTTTTACAAATTGATAAACAATCCAACTCGTATTTTGACCTGTGACCACGTTCGTAGTCCATTTTTCTTGCAGAATCAATGTACATTCGTTGAATCCACCTTTTGAATATGTGTTTGTATTCTTTCATTTTAATATGGATTCAAAGATAATAATTTTTTTTTGAATTAACAATAGGCACCTGAACAATGTTTTTTTCCGTCTAAACCTGGCATCCTACCTTTACACACTTGAACGGCATAACCATTCGCATATGCCGAAGGGTAAACATCATATTTTGCTTTAGCCGCAGCTTTACCACGAACACATAATTTTGTTCCCGTTTTTTTCTTACCTTCCATCATATTAGGTTCAACCTCCATTGTTTCGTCTTCGCCCCCATTGATTTCATTCATTAAAAAATCAAAGACTTGGTCCATATTGTTTTTTGCTTCAGAAATGTGGTCTTGAGCCCAGTCATGACCATTGTCAAGAATACTTTCAATTTGTGATTCATCTAAATCTAACAACATTTCACATTGTCTTTTCATTTGTTCTAAATTAGAGAAGAACATATATCTTTCATTTTTTTGTTCTTGTAATACTTTTCTTACAAGGTCTTGAATCATAGATTCGTTAAGTCTAACTATTTTTTTCATTTTTTGTTTACGATTTGGAACATTAATTCTTTTTGATAAGTATCTCGTTCTCCGCTAGTATTCACTTTTATATCAACATAATATTGATTTGGTATTTTATCTCTTGTATCAAACATAAAGTAGTATTCGTTGGGTGTTCTATTAATTGGTGTCCAATCTTGAACTTGTACTTCGGTATTACCTTCTCTAACGTATACTCTATAAAATGTGTCAATACTATTTAAAACAACCTGACTTGTGTAAGCTTGTTTAATAGTTACCATCACTTTACGAATGTCGGTGTTAAGTATTTTTTCATTTTGTTTAATACCACTAAAATCAAAACCATAAAGGATTGGGTCTTTAGATTGAACACCAATTTGATATGCAGAAGATGTTGGTAATAAAACAAAATCATTTTCAATGTCAGATAAATTATTACCATCAATAACAATATTAGTCCATTTATCTGTGAATTGACATGGTGTATAATATCCATTCAATGGTGGTACTACAACTTCATACACACCTTTTGTACGTAAACAAGTAGTTAGACCAGTATAACCTGAAATAGGTTCACCATCAGGATTTAAAATATCAACAACAGGATTTTGGTCCAAATTTACAAAGTCACCATTTTGATAAACATACAAATATAACTGATTTGTTCTGTTCTGTGCAAAAGTGTTTCTATCATCCTTAATAATATCATCGTATGTGGTTTGTAAGAAGGGCTGGTAGAACGTTTGGGTGTGACGGGTAAAGAACCCCACAGAATAAGTTTCAGTCAATCCTGAGATGTTTTCTACCTCGGGAACATATGCAATACCCCAACCTGTAACACCTGTAATACTACCGTTTAAAATACCATTGATTTCACTTGTCATATTAAAGTTAATATCTTCATTTCCAAACTCAAAATGTTGGGTATCAACAATTGTTAAAGCCGAATAATTTAATCCTGAAAGTGATGTTGTTGGTATTGTATTGGTGTTGTTGTATAGACCTGGATATGACCAATTATTTATAGTGGTTGTTTGGAACCAATTTGATGGTCTTTCACTAAATGGTACGTTATCTGAGAATTGACTCACTACAGGTTGATATGTATAATCAAAACCAACACCTTCATCCCAATCTTGGGGATTACCTGTGGTTCCTGAATATTCAGGTATTCTGAATAATATTAAATCAAATGATGTTGCTCTACGAGAACCATCAGTTGTTGTTGTATTCAGTAAATCAATATCAAACGCTGATGTATTTGTCATGTTTAATACATGAGTCATTCCTGTTGTACAACCTGTTGATATTGTGCCTGTGGCAACACCTTCTATTAAATCTGCTAAATCCAAATCAAAAAGAAATCTTGTAAACCCTCTTGGTGCAAAAGTGGCTAAGTCACCCCCAAAATAAAGTTGTGTAATTGGGTTTCTACCCGTATTAACTACACTGTTTAATTGGATTGTGTTGTTCTTGTTAAAATATGACCTTAAAATTGACATTATATATTTTACTATATAAATATCAATTAATTCTAATATTTGGATTTAGAATTTTATTTACTGCATTTTGTAATTCAAACAATATTTGTGTGGATTGTGTTCCGTCTGTTGCAACGGGAACTGGTGGGGTTCCTGGTACTGGATGAACGTGAGCAACTAAGAATCTAACAATTAAATTAAGTAATTCAATTAACTCCTCACCTCTAACCATTGATGATGTAAAAGGTAATACTTTATCTATAATATCTTGTTGTGTAATACCATATATTGTACCCTCTAAATCAACAGGTTTGTTTGACTTATGTGATAAAAGATAAACTGTATCTGCACCTGAGGCTAAAAATGTTCCATAATCTGCAACAACTTGTTTTGAAACCACATCTTCTAAATCAACTTTAATGGGTTTTCCTACTTCACCTTTTGAACGTACAATCGCGTACTTTATGGCTTGTGTACCTAAACCGGGGTTTAATGTAATTGAATTTGCAATTCTTGATGCATTTGTAAAGATAACGGCATTTGCGGTTGTTGAAATGTCTCTTAATATTTTTCTGGCGGTAATGTTTGGTCTATAGATAAATGGAAATTGGTTTTCAACAATTGGTCCATTTGGTAGTTGACCATTATTAACACCAATAATAAAATCATTTATTAATTTAATGGTTCTTTCAAATGAAAAACCAATAAAATTTTGGTAGTATTCCAAAAATTTAACATCTTCTAAATTACTATCATAATCAATATTGTCTGATAATGTTTTATTAACAGGTTTTAATGAATATAATCTTATTGAACCAGTGAAGGCATTTTGTTGGTTTTCTAAATTTTGAACTTCCCACTCAACTAATTTTTTAATTTGTTGATTTGCAGTTCCAAGTTTAATAAAAGTTTGTGTTTTTTTAATAAAAGTTGGGTCTGTGTATTTAGTTTTTTCTGATGAATCAAAATTTGATAATTGAACAAACGCTCTATTTGTATTGGCAATAGGTAGTTTATTTGTATCAAACCTTTTTGTTTTTCCGGCTCTTAAAATAACACTATTTCTTCTTACAATGACATCGGCCGCACCTCTACCCAATAAAGCGTTGTCACCAGGTTCAGGAAATACACCATAAGATTTTACATTCTTGTATGTACCATCTTTATTTTTAATGGATAATGTACTTAAAACTCTATCACCTAATGATGTGTATTTGTTTGCCGCTAAAATATTTTCAAAGGGTAAACTCATTGGTGATGAATAGGCTCCTTGAATATAATATTGGTCTTGGAATGGATATAAACTATTTTGGTAAATAATGTTAACTCTTTCCCCAACGTCAGGAACTTGGCTAAAAAACATTGGTAATAATGGTAATTGTACAAAGGGGTCTTTTGGTCCCCAAGTATCGGTTACAGGATTAAAACTATAACCTTCCAATACGGCTCTTGTATTTTGGTCTAACGGATATGCTCTAATACGACCCAACATTTGTGGGTCTTGATTATTAACAACCTCGGCAGGAAATATTATTTTCTTTTGTGACTTATCCATTATTTCGTGAATTATATTCTTTTAATACGCTATCATACAAAGATTCAATGTTGTCCAAGTGTTTGGTCAATTCTACAATAAGATTTTTTGTTTCTTCAAAATCTTCATTTAAAAAATCCATAACTTTTGTTAAATCACCATTTCCTCTGTTTTTAATATCAGAGATAATTTCATTGGCTTCGTCAAACGATATTTTATTTGTTGTAATCATAAGGGAACTCCTGTCATTGGTCTTGGTACTGTAAATCCACTTGGTGTTATTACTTGTGCTGGAGTCATGGACACCATCTTTGAATTTTTTGTTCGTTCAGATTCGGTACCTTTTATTTGAGATACTATTGATTGTAAAAATAAATTTGGACTTCCATCAGGCATTGGTCCCGTTGGAATACCAGCTTTTTGTAATTCTTTAATTACTTCTAATGATGCTCTTATGTCATTAAATCCTGTTCTAAATGTTGATAAAAACAATAAAAATGGTGGTATTTCAATTCGTGTTCCTCGTAAGGCAAATTCAATAATATTAATAATATCACCAATAACACTTTTACATTTTTTATAGTCCGTAACCAACTGGGTTATTAATATTGCACCTTCAATTAATTGAAATATAACTGAGTATTGTTTTGCAACTTGGGATTTTTTTAAATCTCTAACAACACTTTGAAGAAGTTTTCTAATGTCTCTAACAATTAAATCACGTAAAATTTTTACAAATCTTGCTCCTATTTCAGACATAACATCTATGTTTAATGTTTGGAAAGTTTTTAAAAATGTTTGTAAATTATAAACTTCATTTACCACAGAACCAACTTTACCAAGAGCAATTCCTTCAATTGCTTTATACATCACCATAAATGGTAATAATACTTTTGGTGAAAGAACGGATGCGTACAACGCTTGTGGTATTGCTTTGATTATATTGGTATCCACTGAAAATTGAATTTCAGGTCCTTGCGGCCATTGTGGATTTTTTGTTACAGATGCAATTGACTTGTTAAATATTTTACTATTACCGTCAGAGTTATTATCATCAACTTCTAAAATTCCAAGAAACGTATTGAATAATGCTTCAGTATCTATTGGTAACTTTACTGTAGTACAGTCAGGATATTCAACAACACCTCTTTGAATGTTTGATAAATCATTTTCAATTATTCTTAAATCAACATCTGTTAATTCAAAAAAAGACTCATCAATACCATCTAAAGGTGCTACTTTGGCAACACCACTAACATCAATTTCTGACCTATCGTCAAAACATAGACCTAAAATACGAGTTAATATTCTTTGAAAGAATAATTGGCTTTCGGTTTCTGCAGAACCATTTTTTAATTGTATTGACATCGCCCCAAATAAAACTTGAAATATTCGGAGATATATATTTTTAGTATCAACCATTTTGATAGTCTCAAAATAATCGGTGATAAATTGACTAACTAAATTTTTATTGTCAAGTCTGTCTGGTAATTTTACTTGGAAAAAACTTCCTTGGTTCCCATTATCATCTTCTGTTACATATGTAACATCAAGTAAACCTTGTTGTGATAAACCAAGATAATTTTGACCATATGTATCATCGTAGGACACACCTTCGCTTTGAATCCTTTCATATAATTGACGATTCATAAAATAAGGATTTTTTTGAACTCCTGAACGAGATGTTGTAGTTGTTGTAGTTGTTGTTGCGGTACTAGTTAAATCTTTAAATGATTTATCTGTTGGTAATGTTTCATACATCAATCTACCCATGGGAGTTGTTGGTGACTCTTTTAATAAACCAAATAAATCCACACTTTCAACAGGAATAAAAATACCACCGGCAGAAAAGGTTGATACATCATAAGTTTGTTCTTGTGAACATCCTAATTGTTTCAACATTGCTTTTTTAATAATATCTGGTATTTCAGATTTAATTTGATTTAAAGCTATTAAAAAATCATTTTTAACTAATGAAACAACTGAACTAGATGATTTACCCGATAATCTATTATCAGGTAATAATTGATTAAGATTTAATAATTTATCTAATTGTGTCTCAGCTTGTCTTTGGAATTTTTTTTTGTTTTCCTGTAATTGAGTTAAAGGACTTACAGTTTCTTCAGCTGCCTTTTCTTGAGACGATTGTTGTTGAGATGTAATTTTTTTGTTATCTTCCGATACTTGATTAAAAGTCTGAACCGCCTTTATAGAACTTTCAGCGTTGTCATAAGCGGAATTTAAATCAACAATAGCTGCCATAATTATTTAAACTTATATGAATTGTCGTTTGACATCCCATCAATATCTTTTTGAATTAAAGACTGTAACATATCATCATCAATATCACCTAATGATAAATCATCCTCAGTTCTATTTGATTTTTCCCAAATAGTTGATTGTAATTTGGCCAATGTTAATTTTTTCTCCACAACATCATTAATAATTTTTTGTTGTTTTTCTAAAACAGGGCCAATAACCGTCATGTCTTCGGGGTCTTTTAACATTGCCAACATTTTATTTTGAACTCTAATTGCCGTAGACCTTTGTTCTACAAGTTCATTGTAGATTTCTTGTAATAACGAAAGAACTGAATCTTTAGTTAAATTTATTTCCTTTTTTTTTGGTCGTGACATATTGATAAATATTATTTTTAATATTTTTTTTACTCTATTATTTTATTTAACACAACATAATATAACTTTTTAAAACGTTTCATTGCTGTTCTAATTTCTTTGGTTGAAAGATTTGTCATTTCACGAATTGAAAGTAAGATAATATTTTTATTAAATTTATTATTATCAGTACCCAAAAATATGGTTTTATAATTTTCAAATAATTCCAATAATGATATACCTAACTTTTTTTCATTCTCGGTTAAAGGTTCATTTTCTATGTAATGTCTTAATTCGTTTAAGAAACCTTGGATTATATCATCTGTTTCGAGTTTTTCAAGTTCCATATAATAAACCATGTCAGGTCTTTGTTCTAAACTTGATGATATATCTTCGTATGATATTTTTCTATTTGTATCTTTTTGGTCTTTAATAATTTGACCCATCAAATAATTTTTACAAATAGTACCAAAATAAGAATACGCTTTCTTTTCTTTTGAAGGTTTAAATTTATCAACCTTTGTCATCAAAAAAGAATGTGTATCAGTATGAATATCGGTAAAATTCATATCTTTACGATATAGTTTATATCTACGGATGATTGAAGAAATCATCTTATCTAAAGGACCTCTCAAAAACTCATTATAAATTGCGTTTTTTTCTTCAAAAGTTTCCGCAATAAGATATCGTCTTACCGCCGCTTCTTCGGCAACATCAAAATAATTTACAGTAGTTGCTTTTCTACCTCTTTTTTTAACCAAATCTGAGGTTGTTTCGGCGGATAACATTAAGCATTTTGAACTTCATACTTTATATTTCTGTCGTCTTTAAAAAAGTATTCTTTTTTTGCTGTAGAAATCCAAAACTTTACTTCATTTTCAGTCATCACATCGTCACCATTTTTGTAGTTCCAAAATATTGAACCTTCTCTCATACTTGTGTGTTTGTAACCAAGTTTTGGTATAGTCATAATTCTTAAAGAATTATATGACATTCTTAATAAAAATTCATAAACAAATGTTAATTTAATTGACGGTTTAAATCCACCAAAATCAACAAGTTTTTCTTTTTTAATTACCATACCAGCGGTTTGAAAGTTTTGATAATCTAATAATGTCTCATTATTTAAATAACCCATTTCTTGTGTGAAATTTGCCGCAAATGTTGCTTCATTTGTAAATCCTGCAAAAGTACCTTTATTATCCACATCAACAACTATTGGTAAAAACGCATCCACATCTGGATATATTTCAGAATATTTTAAAACATTGTCAAACCAAATATTCGAATATTCATCATCAAACTCAAAGAATGATACCCATTCACTTTCAGAGTGTTCAACACCAAATGAAATTTGTTTTTGGAATGATGGTTCTCCAATATATTCAACAAGTTTTACATTTAAAGTTTCAAAATCATAATTTTTTAATTTAGTAACCAATTGTTCTTCTTGAGTATGAACAATAATTAACTCATTAAATGTTGTTTTTTGAATTATTAAAGATTTAATGGCACTTTCAAAGTATGTATCAAAATCTTTTGCCAATGTAGATTTGATAGGTAATATTATTGATAAATTAAGTTTCTTTTCCATGATTATTCGGTTTCTTGTGTGATTTGTGCTTCAAAAGCGTCTTTACGTTTATTAATAAATGATTCAAATATGTCAATAACTGACGTTTTAAAATTCTCTTGGTTTGTAAATTTTTCAGCAGTGTTGAATCCTTCGGTATATAAATCCGCTAAGACATTATCTTCTAACCATGTTTGAACAACATCGGCAATAACATCAACCATTTGATTTTGATTTTCAATCCAAATACCATTTTTTTCTGACATCCAACCTGGTTTTAAATTTGGTATTTTACCAACAACTGGTACACCACTCTTCATACATTCTAAAGGAAATGTTCCAAATCCTGAGGTTGGGTCAATCCAAACACCTAATAAACAATCTTGTAAACCTTTAGAAAAATCATCTTGGGATAAACCTCTTAAATCTTTGAAAGTAAAAAATCTATATTGTGGGTACTTTAAATAAAATTGTTTAATAATATTAAGACCTTCTCTTTGTTCACGTGCTGAAACACCAATTAATGTTTTTGCAGGAAATTTAGAAGTTTCAAAATTTTCGTGTATTGTTGGTTCTATAATATCAACAGATACATGTCTCATTAATGAGTTAATATAATCTTTTTGTTCTTCAGATGTTGTTATACACTTAAAGAAACCATATTGTTCCCAAGTACCACCTGGTGATAAAGTTTCTAAAATGTGGTCATACGCTTGACACAAAACAATCTTACCACAAGGTAAATTTTTAACTTGTTCCATGATAAAACCAAAAATTTCTGGTATAACCAAAACATCTTCAGGTGCAATTGCTAAGTTTTGACCTTCCAAAGTTTGATGTTGTAGTTCATCATAAGAACCCTTTAACCAAGAAGTTACAGAAGTGTATTCTTTCTTTTCATACAACATGATAACATTATGTCCGTTATTTTTTAAAGTCAAAGCCATTTCATAAATGTATCGTATTGATGCTTTGGCATTTCCTTTAGTGTCTTGGACAAAAAAATAAATTCTGTTCAATTTTTCGTCAATGTTTTTAATTGACACTTTGATTTTTTCAATCATTTCGTTTTCCATATACTGATTACTTAAAATTTTTCAATTAATTTATTTACTAACATTGTGTTCCACGCCAATTTAAAAGGTATTGTAAGTTGTGACGATACTTTATTTGCGAGTTTTTCATCAATGTCTTCAGTTTCACTTAAGATTACATCAATAAGTGTTTTAACCATTTCGTATTTTACAATAGAAATATGTTGCTCAGGTTCTGTTGAACCTGATATTGGCTCAGATATCATATTAACATATTTGTCAATATTATCTAAATTTAGGTAGTAGTTTTCACCAAATATTGTAATCATTTTTCTATTAAAGTTTCAATTTTTTTATCTAATTCTTTTAGTGTTGTAATGGTATGCTCACACTCTGTTGTTAAATTATAAGATGTTTCATACTTTATTAAAGTTTTATTTTCAGTTTGTGATAATAATTCAGGATTTGACGTTAATAAAATATCAAATTCATTCCATATTTTATTTTTTGTTAACTGATTATAAAAAATTACTTTTTCAATTTCACAACCAAACTTTGAAATGAAAAATAAAGTTGCTGGTTTTGTTTTTCCAATTTGTTTTGAAATTAATAAAAAACTTATATTATCTTTGTGTTTTGCGATTAAGTCATTTAAATCATAAAAGGTGGACATTTCAGTTGACGGTGAATGTCCAAATATTTCCATAGCAAACTCTTCATACATAAATGACAAATATTCCTCATCTGTTTTAAATTTAAAGTGATTTGAATATTCAGGTGTACTATACGGTGTTATGATTTCATAGTTAAATTCATCATCAACAAGTTCTAATTCATCTATAAAATATTTTTGATAAATTTGTTCTATTTTATTAAAAGTATCCCTTAAAACACCATCAATATCTATTGCAATTCTCATTCTTCGTATTTACTTAAAATTTGTGAAATTAATGGGTTTCTAACAATATCTTTGTCATTGAATTCAAAAACACCAATATCATTAATATTTTTAAACTTTTCAATTACATCCCATAATCCAGATTGTGTTTTGTCTTTGTATCTATCAGTTTGTTCTAAATCTCCTGAAATAAAAAATTTACTTTTAAAACCAATTCTAGTTAATAAGAGTTTCATTTGTTTTGGTGTACTATTTTGAGACTCCTCAAAAATTAAAATTGAATTGTCAATATTCATACCTCTCATATACGCCAACGCAAACACTTCAATTGCTTCAATATTTTTTAAATATTCTCTTTTATCTTTTCCTATAATTTTATTTAATAGATAGTAAGATGGAAAAATATACGGGTCTAATTTTTCTTCAACATTACCTGGCAATGCTCCAAGTTTTTCTTCGGCTTCAACCGCTGGTCTGACAATAATAATTTTTTCATACGGTGTTGTTGGGTCTGCAAGTAAATCTACAGCCGCCTTCATTGCAATATAACTTTTACCAACACCAGCGGGACCTGAACATATTGTTATTTGATTTTTTTGTAATAAATCATAATACAATCTTTGATTTTCAGTTAAAAATTTTTCTTTTGTTGGTTTTGAAATTACAGAAGCAATAATTTCTTTTTTTGACTTAGGGGTAATTCTAGTTTCTCCACTAAAAACTGTTGGTTTTGTAGAAACAGTTGGTTTCTTTCTTGGTTTTTTTTCCATTAATTATAATTTATGAAATATAATAATAAAAGAAAGATTAAAAATTAACGTATACTCCTTTGGGCGATGTACCTTGTTTAAAGAATTTTACTTTATCATTAAAATCAAAAATTAATTCTTTAACTACTTTTTTGTTACGAATAAATTCATCACTTTCAACAATATACACAGTATAACCCTCTTTTAAAAAGTCTGATACCAACTCAAATTTTGGTGATTCTGTAATATCAATAGACATGTCTTTATATCCAATACCGTTAAACACAAAAGGTATTGTCTTGTCAGGATTTAAATTGATAAAATGTTTTTTAATAAATTGATGATGATTTAAATTGAAATCCTCATTGACAAATGGTAACACAAATTCTAATTTGTTATCATTAGATACTTGGCCTAACACTCTATTTTCTGTCGGAACCCAAGGACCACCAACACCAAATCCAAAATTAAAATTATTATCTGAAATTGATTTATCATATCCTAAACTTTTAAGTAATAATTTTGTTTCATCTGAAGTACCAAAATTTAACATTAACTCACCTAAAAAATTTGCAAAATTAATTTTGGTGTGGATATACGAACTATATGCCAATCTGTAAATTTCCGCAGACTTACTTGTCATTGAAATAACATTTAATTTATTATTTTTTGATGGTTGGAATAGGTCTGTAATTGTATTAATAACTTCTGAATCAAGACTACCTACTACTATTGTTTTTAAGTTACTTAGAGATGATAATATGTTGTCAGATTGGATTATTAATGGTAGATAACATACTTTTAGATTCATTGGATTTAATATTTCCATGATTTTTTTAGTGTCACCAGGATTTAATGTTGAACAAATAACAAATGTTTTGTTATATAGTGGGATTTCATCTTCAAATGAAACACCAAAATCTTCAACAACAGCCATAACATTTGTTATGTCTAAAAAATTTGATGGTAGTATGTTGGTATCAACACAACAAAAAATAATATCTGAATTACGTATAACATCAACATTATCACCATCAACATCTGAAACATAAATTTCATGTTGTTGTTCGGATAAAAAATTTAATAAATTTAAACCTAAATTACCAACTCCAATTATACCAAGATTCATTTTAATTGTTGTTTAATATTTCATACATTTCAACCATTGTCTGAGAATCAATATAATGATAGGTAAACACATCTTTAATTGATGATATATCTATATTATAATATGTTGGTGATTGACCATTAAATTTTTCATTATGTTCTATTTGAGTAACTAGTTTAGGTATCTGATTTACCACCTTTAAACCTAATTCTATAATAGAAAGACCTAATGTAACATCAGAGTATCCCGTATCTTTTATTGTAATCATTGGTGCAATTTTTTCTAAAATATTTTTATTTATTAAATAACCTGCTCCACCTGAACAGTATTCTAGATTAGTATCGGTTGGCCAAGTACCTTTTAATTTTTGTCCAATAATTTTTTCTTTATCAAAATTATTTAAATTTTCTTCTAATTTTTTAGTGTTTACAAATGTATCATCATCACAAAAAAAGAACCATTCATATTGATAATCATTATCAAATAAATATTTAATTACATTTACATGTTTTGCTTCATTTGAGCTATATGAAGTATCATCAGAAACTTTAATAATTTTTTTTTCTTTATCATCACAATCAGCATAGAATATAAAATCCACGTCTTTACCCCACGTATTAACAACAGCATCATATCTTTCTGGTCGTGTACAGGTGTGAAGAATCACATATAATATTTTTTTCATGACACCGCTAAATAATCTGTCCCAACTGGCATATCATTGTGGTCAATACGACTTCCAATAAACTCACCAGGGTTTCTTTTGATGGGAAAAGGTTTATTTTCAAAAAAATCATCATGTGTACATCTGTCATCTTGAAATATTGAATATATAGTTTTTAAGAATGTTTGGTCATTACCATATTGAAGTTCTTTTAACTTTGGAAATTTTTTAATTAAATCTGTTAATGGAATAACCCCTGATTTAATACCCCACATACCGCCTAAGATACCTAAACCTGTATTTCCATAAGGAATTCTATGTGCTGGATGGTCTCTCATTACGTGAATGGATTTTCTACTATTAATCCACTCATCAACTGCAAGTTTTTCTCTTTCAGTTAAACGAGCATCAGTATCTCTAAAAATTGCATATTGACAATTAGGTTCATCGTGAGCAAAAAATCTCCAAAACATACCATAGATATCAGTTCCTGTCATATCTTTAACTACAACATCTAATTCTTTTAATTTATCAATTGTTTCAGATGGTACTGTATTATCATAATAAACAATCATTTTCCAATTAGGGTAGATTGTTTTCATAAGTTCAGCATTTCTAATTGCTCCAACATTATAAATTGGTTGATTTCCCCATAGACTAAAACTCACATAATTCATTATTGTACTTTATTTTCAAGAAGTTCGTTTATTGTACTTTTTTCATCAACATAATGTCCCTGTGTCTTATGTGAGTCCATTTGATAATGTTTTAAGTAACCATTTGTTAAAATTAATTTTTTACTTTTCATAGATGCAAAAATGGTAATTGACCTTTCGTGTAGGTGACCAGCATTTGGGTCAACTTTAATCTCGTCAATCATTGGTGACATCCAATTCATATATTGGTCAAATACATTTTTTCTAAAAGTAGTGTTTGATGTTGATGACCAATAACCCATTTTTCCTTCAGAAATTACCCCCATCAATATTTTTTGAATGTCAACATGATATGTCTTTCTAATTGTTTTAAATAAAGTTTCAATAAATGGTGGGTGTTGAATAAACATTGGGTGTGGTGCGGGAAATGGTATATATCCAATCATGTCTAACTTATCGTACAACATCTTTGAAATTTGTGGTAAAAAATCATGAACATAATTCACATCATATTCAAATAAATTAACATATTCAGTATCAATTAATTTATGTTTCCATAATGTGTACCAACCGCTAAATGATGTTAGTTTTGGATAGTCTTCTAAATGACCCTCATAGTTACGAGAAATAATAACATTTGGTAAGTTTTCAATTTTGTCAATAGGTCTATTACCGACAAACACATATGTGTAATTATTAAATCCTTTAAATTTACTATTTTCCTCAAACAATTCTACCAAATCTTGGTCATGAACAAAAATAAATGTTTTTAATGTTTTATCGGTAATTGTAATATCAACTGGTAATACATCTTCAAATTTTTTGGCAAATTCAACTCTGTTTGCCTCCCATTGTTCGTTTGTTTGACCAATGGATAGGTGGGTTACACGAATATCAGTACAAACACCAACTTTAACACCTTCAAGATGATTTTGGAATGAGAATGTTACATCATAAAAATGAAAACCTTTTACAGTTTCATCAAAATTCTTTTTAATTCTTTGTTTATGTAATGCAAAAAATAAACCATCAACCATTAACGTTGATTCAAGTTTATTTCCAATGTCTTTTGAATATTTTGATTCCCATTTTTTACCTTCATTTTCGTGGTTTACAATACCATACATTGTTGGTTGTACTTCCCACCACATACCAGACTTTGGCATGTATTTGGAACCGGCTAAACCAATGATTCCATATTCAGGGTTCTTTTCAAAATGGGATTTAATTTTATATGCCCAACCATGTGTATCAAATTTTAAATCATCATGACATAAAACAACAATATCATTTTCTGATTGTTCTAAAATCTTATTATAAACTTCAGATAATGAATACTCACCATTATTTTCAATTGGAATAATCTGAACATTTTTACTTCCACAACTTTTTTCTAATTGTAAGATGTAATTTTCATCAATTTTTCTTGTACTATAACCTATTGTAATCATACTTATATCCCTGTACTACCAAATCCTTTATCCCCTCTGTCCTTACCTGAAATTTCAGAAACTTCAACAGGGTTTATCCATCTGCCATTTGCCACAGGACAAACACATGCCTGAGCAATTTTTTGACCTTTATCAACTTTAATTGTGTTTTGCGTTGAGTTATATAGGATTACTTTAACTTCACCGTCATATCCAGAATCAATTGTTCCTGGTGTGTTTAAAACAGTTAATCCTTGTTTTAATGCTAAACCACTCTTTGGTCTGATTTGAATTTCATAACCGTCTTTAATGTTAAACTTTAATCCTGTTCCAACCACCATTCTTGATAATGGAGGTATCATTGTTGATTCTGTTGAATGTAAATCAAATCCTGAATCTGTTGGGTAATTATAACTTGGTGACACAGCATCGGCATGACATTTAACAAATTTTAAATCTAATTTTGGTTCTTTTTCACTAAATGCTTTTTCTAATTCTTTTAAATTAACACCGTGAATTTCTTCAATTTCAAGTTCAGAAGTACCATCCATTTCATTTTGAAGTTGTTTCAAGATATTAGATAATTCTTGTTGCAACAAGTCCATTTCATCGTTTTCGTTATTCATATTATTGTAGTTCTTTAAATTTTTTAATTATATCAATCAATACCATTACATCTCTTTCACAATATTCAACAATCAAGTCAAGTTGATTAAAATCGTAGTATGCTTCGTGTACTCGGTTACCCGTAACTTCACCTTCTTTTGGTGATTTAACACCCATGGCAGCACACATAAGTTCCAATGATGATAATGCAAAGTTATTACCCATTTTCCATACATCCATAGTATCAATTGCTTTGATTTCCCAAGGCTTTGTATCATAAGATGGTAATAGTGGTGATGGTTTAATTCCATTGATAACCATACGTTTATTTAACACAGGAATATCAAAGTTTTTAATGTTATGTCCACATAACCAAAAATCTAATTTGAATACTTTATTCAAAAGGGCGTTAATACCCAATAAGATTTCTTTTTCATCATCACCTGAGAAAGTTTGTGCGTGTGTTTTTCCATCAGGACCAACAAAGGCAAAACTTGCACAGACAATTTTTGAAAACTCAGGAACAAGTGCCGCTCGGTTTACAAAAACTTGTTGTGGGTCCAACCCTTGGTCTTCAGGAAATCTTTTCTGAAACCAATCAAAGTAATTGTTAAATTGTTTTGTGAGTGCTGGATGATTTTGTTCAAGACCATCGTAGTCTTTATGCAATCCAACAGTTTCAATGTCAAAAAATAATAGTTTAGTTAATGGTACCTGTATCATACTATAGATTTATAAAATTCTGCTCTTGTTTTAGTTACGACATTTAAGTCATACGTGTCTTTTACTGTTTCATACAACCTTTCACCTAAATCGTGAGCCCAATTTGGGTTGTCAATAAGTTTCTTAGCATATTTAAACCAATCACTATGATTTCTACTTTCGTCAACCAACAATGCGTTTCCGTCAACAAAGTTACCATTTTGTAATGAATGTTTCAAGTCAATTGTATATGGTCCTAAATTTGATGCAATTAATGCTTTCTTATAAAAACCTGCTTCAATAACTTTTAATTGTGATTTAACTCGGTTAAATATATGATTTTTAATCGGTGCCAAAGACACATCAAATTTTGTGTAATTTTTAGCATAACTTTGAACAGGTCTTGTCCATACACGATGGTAATATTCATCTGAAAATTTAGAATAATCTTCTTCTTTAAATTTTAATAAAAAATCTTTATAATCAGGACTGATTAACTTTCCATTATCTGTAAAGATATTTTCATATTTAAACCAAACAGTTTCTTCTGGTTTAATGTCTCTCTTAGTTTGTTCTTTTGTTTCAGAATTAATTTCTGTTACACTACCTCTAATGTCAAAACCACATAAATAAGTTTGTACTTTGTTTTTATATGGTTCCATTCTTTGAAACAATCCATCTAATAACATTAAATCATATAAGTGGGATGAACCACCTAACCAACCAAATCGTAATTTTTCTGATTTAATTGTTGGTTCACAAAACTGTGGTTCTTTTGGATTAATTGCATTTGGAAAAATAAAAACATTTTTATTGTATTTTTTAATTTCATCAGCAAAAAGTGTTGTTGTAGTTAATACATAATCAGCCACTTTAATGTTATCTACAATTTTTTCGTGAATTTTATTAACACGAATTAAATCGTGAATTGGGTGTTCTTTGGTTGGTAACCAATAATCATCCAAATCCATTACGGTTTTAATACCTCTTTGTTTTAGATAGTTAACAATGTTTGGTGTGTTTTCATAATTACCAGCAATTACCCTATGAAAATGAACAATTTGATAATCATCCCATACTGACGGGTTGTTGATATCTAAATCAAAAACAATATCAACATGAAAATCATCGGGATATAAATTTTGTAAAAAAATGTGGGGGTCAACAGAGCGGAATTTTCCGACACCTGTTCTGTCTGATGGTAAAACTAAAACTTTGATTTTTGACATAAGTAAACTTTTTCATAATAATAGAAAGTTTACTCAATAAATCAAAGTATTATTTCATCTTTTTAATTTTTGTTACAACACCTTCAAACACGTGTTGACCAACTCTAAAAGAAATTTGTTCTTTAGTTTTTGACGCACTTTCAACAACCATACCTTTTTCAGTCAAAACTTCAGTTATTGTATCTCTAATAATTGACTTTAATAGACTATAGTCAATACCAGAGGTATTTTGTCCTTGTTGATACTGTACTTGAGGTTGTCTTGGCACGTTTGATTCACTTACATTACCACGAGCATCTGTTTTCATTAATCTCGCTGCCGCTTCAACAACTTCATTAGATAATGTTGGACCACCCATATTGTTTGGTTTGTCAATAGGATGTTCAATCATCAATCTTTTAATTTCATCAGGTAATCTTGAATTTAAAATTCTGTCTTTAACGGGTAATTGAGATGTTTGTTGTGGTTGAACTTGTTTTTGTTCTTCCATATATTCTTGTGGAATATTATACATTGCTGGCGGTGTGTTAAATTGTTCTAACATCGGTGTTGATGGAATTCCACCACTGTTTCCAGCTCTTGGTGTTTTATTATGGGCATCCATAATTTTTTTAGCCACCACTAATTTTTGCATTAAATCGTTTTCTGAGTTCATATATTATGTTGTTGTGTTATCAAATTTTGCAATTAAGATAACTTGGGTCATACTTTTATCTCCATTAAAGTTATAGCCAGGTTGTGCCTGAGTAAAGTTTTCACGTGTAGGTTTTAACATAGTTATTTTATCAACACGAAATAATCTCCAAGATGGTAATGGTTGTTCACCTTTATAAGCGGTGTGAGACGCTCCCGTTCTATCCCATCCTCTAAGAACTAAATTACCCGCCTTTGAACGTCCTAACGCAACAGGTTCAATTTCACGTAATCCTCTTCCTCCTGGTTCATCACCTTCATAGTAAATGGAGCATACTTGTTTTTGTTCAATAGATTTTTTAATATCATCTATTGATGCCGCTTCAGTTATTAAAGATTTTAACGAACCAATTAATTTCATTATTCTACACCTTTTACGTTGTAAGGTTTGTCTGCTTGATAAGCATTAAATTTAATGTTCATCTTTCTTTCAAAAATGTCAATTGATGTTCCCGCACTTTCATTACGAGTGTCTGAAGTACCTATACCTCTTCCCATCGAATCTCCATCCGCAAGTGCGGCCGGATTAGTGGTGCCATATTCATTGCTTTGTTGAATAAAATCATTTTTTACAATGTTCTTTTTTCTTTCTATTTCCGCAATCGCAGTTAATCTATTAGCTGGTTGTGAAAAATCTAATGGTAATTTTTCCATAACTTTTATATTATTTTTTTCATAATGTTATTTATCCTTTTTAGGCTTTCGGTTACTTGTAAATCATATTTTTCAAGACTTGTTTTATTTGCTCCGTCTTTTGAAATATTAAGATTTACATTTGCATTTGGTGTTTGAACAAATTCTTTTTCCATACCAGTGTCTTGTCTGATATTTTTGGAAGTTGCTAGTGATTGTCTTGCACCTGATAATGATGAATTAACAAAATCTCTCATTTTACTTTCACCGTTTAAAATAAATGGTGCGTCTTGAGGTGTTCCTGTGTGATTATCAAAAAAGTTTTTTACTCTTTTTAATTCAGGATAAGAAATTGTTGTTGCCGTCTGTAATCTTCTGTTACGATTATATCCTTCAGTATTTGCATCAGCGTTTTTGACCTTAGCAAAACATACTCTCATATGATTCTGCAAATCTTTTGGAAAATCCCAACTCTTATCATAAAGTTCTTTATTCATTTTTTAGTAACTTTAAAATATCAGAATTACTTAACCCTTCTTTTTCCGCCATTTTTTTAAGAGTTCTTAAATTCTTAATTAATAATTTTGATGCGTTTATTTCTTTATTTTGAACGTCAGTATCTTTTGATTTTTTTGTTACCATATCCTCAAGAACTTTAATCATTTTTTCTTTTTGGACTTCTTCTAATCTTTTTCTTGTAAAAGAACCTGGTAATTTTTTCTTTTCTAATTTTGGGTCATAACCCATTTCTTTAGCTCTACCTTTTGGGTCCTCAACACCTAATTCTTTAAATGTTTCAATCGCTTCTTTGGCATCTTCACCTTCTAATTCAGTTTCTTCAAAACCAAAGGCTCCACGAGCATCAATTTCTCTAACAACACTTTCACCATAGTAAACTCTATATCCACGTAATAATGGGTTTGTTGCTTGTCTAGCGGCAAACACAGTTTGGTCCATAGTTTTTGTTGGTGATAAAGTAGGGTCATGAATTGGAACTTTTGAATTTGAAAAACTACCATCGTAATCAACAAGTTCTTCAATTTCACCTTTTTCAGATGAAATTTTATCCATAATTCTTTTAATATCTTTTTTTGAAAATTTTTTCTTTGACTTTGTTAATTTTTCAATAACTAATTTTAGTTTAGTTTCATTAATTAAAGGTATTTTAACAATTTCATCCATTGTTCTGGCTTCTGTAATTGTATTACCAACAGAATAGTAGACATCAATAGAATCTTTTCTTTTCTTTAAGAAAAAATACATGTCATTGTTATAATATTCACGACCAAATTCAACCATAATGATTTTTTATACTATAAATACTACAATAAAAGTATTTATGTCATATGGCTTATCAGAACATTAACCAATATGTCTATAAAAAATGGTATTTATCACCATTTTTGGAGGTTACAGACCTTTCTTTAGCATCAGATGAACGAGATTATAACGAAGAAGTTATTTTTTCACCATATATTATTGGCGCATATAATGGTGACGTGTTACCAGTTAAGTTTGATATTAATTTTACAGGAAGTAATCAAAATTTTTCATTAACATATGGAAATTATGACTTTGATAACATTTTAATTTCTGAAAACTACTACAACCCAAATGATGTTCTAATTGATTGTTATTCTTCAAAAACAATTTGTGATATTGGATTAACAGGAACTGACAACGGATTGGTAACCGGAATGACAGGTCAATCAATAACTTATACTAATGGCTTACTACCTGCTAATGAAAAATTTGATAGGTATAAATTTGATAGAAGATTAAAATTACATCAAGTTACTGGTTATACTTGGACTCCAAACACAAGATTTTCGGGTGTAACCGCAGGAACGATTTATAATGTTGTGTCATATAGTGCACAAACTATTGGAAATTACCAAGAATTATATGGTGGTTTTTATCAAGGATTTTATGAATTGTTCGGATACGATTATAAAATTTTACCTGAAAGATATCCAAAAGGATGGACGGTAGAGATGACTTTAAAGCCAAGATTATCAAATGTCTATTCTCCAAGTTCAGGACAAACCACATTAAATGAATATTACCCAAATAATGCTGGTATATTCTTTTACATGGGTACAAGAGCCGAAAATAAGTATTGGCACCACGCAGCCGGAACAAATTCAGGTGACCCATCTTATTACAGAATTACAACACCGTTGACTGGATTAACAAGTTGTTTTTGTGTTGATTTATATTCGGGATATACAACTTCATCAACAACAATTTTTGATTTAACAACAACAGGTAGAACATTAACTGTTTCTCCAAATTTATTATGGGTTTCGGGTGATACGGCATTAATTTATCATGACGACGCTCAATATCTTGAGGGAACTGTTGTTGGATACACAGCATCAACCGGAGATTTTAAATTTGTAACAACAAAACGAGTTGGATTGGGAACCATTAAATTTTCAATAATAACCAAGCCGGGTTATTTGCAATATAATGATTCTAATTGTATATTAGTATATCCACCAACAGGAACTACAGATTCACATACTCAAGTAGACCTTTGTTGTTGTCCCGAACCACCAGTTCCAATTCCTGAACATAATCCTGAATATGATTCAATGTCTAATGCAATTGCAATCAAATTTAGTGGTGACCCACACAATCCAAAAATTTGTATAAGAACTTTAACCATAACAGGTGATTGTATTTACACAGGTTCTTGTGAAACTTTAGGTCCTGGTTCAGTAACTGGTTATTCAATAAATAACTATTGTACCAATAGAGGAATTTATGATAATTGTAGTGGAACAACATATGACGAACAAGAACATTGGGTTTTAGTGGATGTAGTCTTTGAACGATATACATGGTTAGATACGTGCGATTTGTTTTATCGTGGTGGTCTTGGGACAATCACTATCTTCCCATATACTGCCAGTACCGTAAATAATTCAGTTTCATTAATATCACCACCAATAACACATTATGAATTAATTCCAACAATAGAAGAACTTGTTGAGTTAAACAATCTTTGGATTTTAGAAAAAATATACCGTAGAGGTAGAATGAAAATTTACATTAATGGTATAATATTTTATGTATTTGAAGATGTTGAAGAAATCATACCTCGTGGTTTATTTGGACACAAAGAAAATCAAGTTGGAGTACCATTTAATATTTCTTGGGGTGGTGGAACACAAGGATTACATGAAAATTTAATTTTTAGCGCGGTACCAACAAACGACATTAATTACTACACACAAGACCCTGAATTGTTCCCACCAAATATTTTGAGTGGAACAACATTAAGTGGCCTTACAACCAATATATTAATAGAACAAAATTTTGCCGGTACTTTTGATGGTGCAATATCCAAATTTAATATGTATGCAAAACCATTATCGGTTCCTGAAATTCAACACAACGCCAGAATTTTAAGACCAATTTATAATTTTTTAAATCCATATTGTTTAAATTGTGATTTCCCTACACCTACACCTACAATAACACCTACACATACACCCACAAACACACCTACGTCATCAGTAACACCAACAAACACTGAAACTCCTACAGTAACACCAACTTTAACTCTAACACCAACAAAAACGGTTACACCAACCGCAACAACTGGATTAACTCCAACCGCAACTGCAACACAAACATTAACACCAACGGTAACATCTACTCAGACATTAACACCAACGGTAACACCAACGGTAACATCTACTCAGACACCGACCAACACTATAAATTTAACACGTACACCAACTAATACTAAAACACCTACGACAACGCCTACTAACACTAAAACACCTACGACAACGCCTACTAACACACAAACTAACACACAAACTAAAACACCAACACCAACTAATACACAAACTAAAACACCAACACCAAGTGTTACATCAACTAAAACACCAACACCAAGTGTTACATCAACACCAGGATATACAGGATGTGAATATTATCAATTAATAAATGAATCTGATAGAGGAAACGTTATTTATTCTTATACGGATTGTTATGGTACTTTAATTGTTGGAAACATTTTACCACCAAATCCTGATGTTTATTTATGTGCAACCAAAAATAGTATTGTAAGAACTGGTGGTGTTAATTCTTTGGTTATTGTTGATTTAGGTATGTGTCCATCGGCAACTCCAACTCCAACTATTACGCCGACAGTTACACCAACAACAAGTGTTACACCAACTAATACACCGACTAATACTGAAACTCCTACTAATACGCCAACACAAACACCTACTAACACTGAAACACCTACTAATACACCAACATCTACACCGACTAATACTGAAACTCCTACTAATACGCCAACACCTACAGAAACTCCAACTAATACTCCAACTAATACTATAACTCCAACACTTACAAATACAGAAACTCCGACTCAGACACCAACTCCGACTCAGACTGTAACTCCAACACTTACAAATACTGAAACACCCACACCTACAATAACACAAACACCAACAATAACACAAACACCAACAAATACTGAAACGCCTACTCCTACAATAACACAAACACCAACAGTAACAGTTACACCAACTAATACAACAACACCAACACCAACACCAACACCAACCTCAACACCTGAGGTTCCAGTAACCGCTAATCTTGTTTTATATTATGACCCAAGTAATTTATCAAGTTACCCTGGTACTGGTACAACAATTAATGATTTATCAGGAAATGAATTAAATGGTTCAATGTCCAATATCACATATACATCACCATACTTCACATATAATGGAGCCTCATCTCAAGTTAGTGTTGCGGATAATCCCTTATTAGAACCAGGAAGTGGGAACTGGACTATGGAAGTATGGGTTAATCAAGCAGTGTTAGGTAACGATGTTGTTCTTGGAAAGTTTGATAATGGAGGTCTATCCCAAGATGTAAGTTATAGTATTAGAACAACTAACACCACATATTATGCTCAATTAGGTTCAGGTAGTGGTACTGGTTCATCATTATTTGTTGATAGTACCTTCTACACTGGAACAACTAACACATGGTACCAAATAGTTTATGTGTTTACCAATGTTGCCGCCAATACACTTCAAACATTTGTAAATGGTGTAAGTATAGGAAGTGTGGGTCATAGTTTGGCAAGTATATTAAACTCAACTAACCCACTTTACATTGGTAGTTACAATGGTGGAGAGTTTTCTCAATGGTTTGATGGAAAAATTGGTATAACTCGTTTATACAACGCAGCACTTACCTCAGCACAAGTATTACAAAACTTTAACGCCGATAAATCAAAATATGGATTATAATATTATTTCCTATTAACTTTTTCAAATCCTTTAATATTTTTATGAAAAAATATATTCATGAAAATATTTGTTCAAATTGCCGCTTATCGTGACCCCCAACTTATCGCTACTATCAAAAGTATGATAGAAAATGCTAAAAGACCTAAAAACTTAAGAATTGGTATTGCAAGACAATTTCATCCTGATGATAAATTTGATGATTTGTCAGAGTACGAAAAAGATAAAAGATTTAGAATCCTTAACATTCCATATTTGGAATCAAAGGGTGTTTGTTGGGCAAGACACCAAGTCCAACAAGTGTATCAAGATGAAGAATATACACTTCAAATTGACTCACACATGAGATTCGCACCCAATTGGGACGATGAAATGATTAAGATGATTAAACAACTCCAAAAGAAAGGTCATGAAAAACCATTACTTACAGGATATGTTTCATCATTTGACCCCGACAATGACCCAGCAGGGAGAATGCAAGAACCATGGAGAATGGCGTTTGACAGATTTATTCCCGAAGGTGCGGTATTCTTCCTACCTGAGACAATTCCAGGTTGGCAGAGCTTAACAGAACCTGTTACATCTCGTTTCTATTCAGCTCACTACTGTTTTACATTAGGACAATTCTCAAAAGAAGTACAACACAATCCTGAATACTATTTCCACGGTGAAGAAATATCAATTGCTGCTCGTGCTTACACTTGGGGTTATGATTTATTCCACCCACATAAAGTTTTAATTTGGCACGAATATACTCGTAAAGGTAGAACAAAACAGTGGGATGATGATAAAGAGTGGGGAAATAAAAATAGTCATTCACATTTTACCAATAGAAAATTGTTTGGTATGGATGGTGAACAACAAGAAGGACATGATGGACCTTATGGTTTTGGACCCGTTAGGACATTAAGAGATTATGAAAAATATTCAGGTCTTTTATTTGAAAAAAGAGCGGTTCAACAACATACGTTAGATAAGAATTACCCACCAAACCCATATAATTTTGAATCTGAGGAAGAGTGGAAGAAAAACTTTGCTCAAGTATTTAAACATTGTATTGATATTGGATTCTCACAAGTCCCTGAAAAAGATTATGATTTTTGGGTTGTTGCTTTCCACGGTGAAAATGATGAGACATTGAACAGAAAAGATGCTGACAAAGATGAAATCAATAGAATGATGAATGACCCAGATGGTTACTGTAAGGTATGGAGAGAATTCCAAACAGAACATAAACCTAAGTATTGGGTTGTTTGGCCACACTCAATATCTAAAGATTGGTGTGAAAGAATAACAGGTAATTTATAATACTTATTTATATGACAAAAACAATAAAATTAATTGACGGTAACTTTGACGGTGTGTCAGGGATATCTTTAAATTTACCAAGTCCTGTAGAATGGTCAAGGACAACAACCGAGTATGATATTGCAATATACACCGACAGTATGGCATTTTCACAAGAAATAAATCCCGAAAAAATTAATTGTGTTTGGTTATTAGAACCACCCATTATTAATGGTGACCATCAAGGAAAGGCTGTTAGAGACTACAAAAATTTTAAATATATTTTTAGTTTCATAAAAGATTTAAACGACAGAATTGATAATTTTGTTTACATACCAGCTGGTGGAACATGGATGAGAGAAGAGGATATGGGTATTCACGAAAAATTAAAATCTATTAGCACAATTTTTTCATGGAAAACTTGGAATCATGGTCATAGATTAAGACACTCAATCTATAATATGTTTAAAGATAGTGGTAAAATTGATTTTTATGGTAGTGGTTGTGATAAACCTATTGATTTAAAAGTTGATGGTCTAAAAGACTATAGATTTTCAGTTGTAATTGAAAATTCAATTGAGTCGGATTATTTTACTGAAAAACTATTAGATTGTTTCTTGACAGGTACCATTCCAATTTATTGGGGTACAAAAAACATTGAAAATTATTTTGATACTAATGGTGTTATTTTCATCAACGATGAAAATGAATTATCAACAATTATTGATACTTTAGATGTGGAATTGTATAACTCTAAAATAAATTCAATCCAAAGTAATTTTGAATCTGCTAAAAAATATATTTACCCTGAAAAAATAATTGAAACTTATTTAAATGAAAATGTATAATAATATTTTAGTTACCGCGACCAATAGTCCCTACTATAGTTCTCTTTTAACATTGATAAGTAATGTACATAAAGATAGTTTGGAAGTTGTTGATAGAATTTTTGTTTTTAACTTGGGATTGGAAGAAAATGAAATTAATTATTTAAACACATTAAAAAATGTTGAAGTTTTAAATTTCCCATCAAACGCAACAGAATTACATTCAAAATTTTTGGAACCAAAATCTTACATCTATAAAATTTACTGTATGAAAAATGCAAGTAGTTTGGGACATAATGTTTTATGGTTGGACTCAGGAGCATGTCCTTTGAAATCAATTAAAGAAATCTATGATAAGATTGAAAACGAAGAAATATTTTTAGTTGGTGATGTTCACATAAATAGAAATTTTACACACTCAGAATGTGTTGAATGTGTTTCTGCTACAGAAAGCGAACTTAGTGATAACCAACTTTGGGCTGGATTGGTTGGATATAAATCTAATGGAAAATATCAACAATTATTTGATGATGCGTATGCGTTTTCGTTAATTGAAGGTTGTTTAGATGGAAATCAAGAAAATCATCGTCATGACCAAAGTATTTTGTCTATATTGGCTTCAAGATATGGTTGTTCAAAACAAGAAATTGACATATACGGATATTGGACGGATTCAAGTAGAAACTTGGAAGGTGCAAAATCTATTGGTTCTGTAATTTTTGCACATAGACGAGGATATGATGATAAATCAAATTTAATGTTTAAAGATTAAAACAAGTGAATGTTATTTCAACAAATATACACGGAGGTCTTGGTAATACAATGTTTCAAATCGCTACAGGGTATTCTACCTCAATAGACGAAGACTCAGATTTTATTGTTGATGAAACTAAACATTATAATGGACACAACCCATTAAGCTCATATAAAAACACAATATTTCAAAAAGTAAAATTTTCAAATACAGAAGTACCGTATGAAGTTTATAATGTGGGTAGTTTTCATTACTGTGAAATACCTAAGTTTGATAGAAGTATAAAATTATCAGGTTTTTTTCAAAGTGATAAATATTTTAAAAAAAACCGAGAAGGAATTTTATCTTTGTTTGAACCAAATGATGAAATTAAAAATAAATTACAATCTATATACGGAGAAATATTAAAAAATAAAACTTGTTCTATACATGTAAGACGAGGTGATTATCTTCATTTAGAAAATTACCATCCAGTTTTATCACATGATTACTATCAAAAATCATATGAAATAATTGGTTCTGAATCAGTTTATTTAATATTTTCAGATGATATTGAATATTGTAAAACACAGTTTGAATATATTAAAAACAAAGTTTTTATTACCGATTTATCCGACTATGAAGAATTGTATTTGATGTCATTCTGTAATAATAATATTATTGCAAATAGTAGTTTTAGTTGGTGGGGTGCATGGTTAAATAAAAAAGAAAATATTGTAATATCACCAAAAAAATGGTTTGGTCCGACATTACATTCATACATTACAGATGACCTTTATCCAGAAAATTGGGTTATCATATAAACATAAAAAAAATAAAAAAATGAATTACGAAGATTTACAAGAATGGTTTAAAATTGGTGGTGACGACACATTAAGAGTTAATTACCCCCTAAACGAAAATTCAATTGTGTTTGACTTAGGTGGATATCACGGAAGTTGGACTCAAAAAATTTACGATAAATATCAATGTTATGTACATGTTTTTGAACCTATACCTGAGTTATATAATAATTTGGTAGAAAAATTTAAAGATAAAGAAAAAATAAAAGTTTATAATTTTGGAATTTCAGACGAAGATAAATCAATTGAGATTGCATTGTTAAACGATGGAAGTTCTTTTTATATTAACGCTGAAAATAAAATATTGGCCAAAGTTGTTTCATTTGTTAAATTTTTAAATGAAAATAACATAGACAACATTGATTTAATAAAGATTAATATTGAGGGTGATGAATTTCCAGTATTAAAGAGTTTAATTGATAATGATGTTATACATATGTTTAAAAACATACAGGTACAATTTCATCAGTTTATACCAGATTCTGTAAATTTAAGAAATTGGATAAGAGAAAAATTAACTTTAACACACAAATTAACTTATGATTATGAGTTTGTGTGGGAAAATTGGGAAAAAATATAAAGATATGAAATTAAATGAAATACCAAAATTTGTTCTAAATTTAGAAAAACGTATTGACAGATTAGAACACATCCAAAAAGAAATGTCATACATTGGGTGGGATTATGAATTATTCAAAGCTGTTGATACAGGTAGTCATTTAGGATGCACGTTATCTCATATTGCAATCATAGATATTGCAATTGAAAGAGATTATGAATATGTTATGGTTATAGAAGATGATTGTTCATTTATGCCATACGCAAAATCATTTATTGAAAAATTGGACATTGAGTTAGAAAATACTGAATTTGGTATTTTAAATTTATCCCCAACACATAATAGACCTGTTGATGTTAGTAAAAACCATAAATTGTTAATTGATATTACTAATTTTCCACCTAAAGAAGAAAGACATAGGGGTGTATTTGCAACAAATATGATGGTATATCATAAATCAATATTTAATGATGTTAAACAAATTGTGACCGATAATTTACAAGGTTATTATGCAATTGATGAGTACATTTATAATAACATAACAACAAAAAAACAAAGTTACTGTCCAATATTACCAATAGCACCACAAAAAAGTGATTTTTCAGATGTCACACAAGGGTCTTATAGTAATTTTTATATACAAACTTATAATTGGAATGGGTATTCTCCATATAAAATTTCTGGCGAATTTTTAGATTACGAACGTAATCAAATAACTAAACAAAACAACGAACATAAAGAATTTATATATGAAAACTAAAATTATTACAGCAATTTATTCTAATTTATATGGAACTGAATTAGGTGGGAGAAATGGTAGACAGGGTCATTATTTTTGGAGCTTACTATCATTATTAAAAATGACAGACGCAGATTTTATATGTTACACATCTGATGATGAGTACGATAAATTAGTTGATTTTTTCTATGTTGAAAACAATATAAATCCTGAAAAAATTAAATTTGTTAAATTTGATTTAAAACAAAATGAATTTTCTGATTTGATTGGTCAATACAAAGACTATGAAGGAACTAAAAGAGGGGATAGATGTATTGAGATTCAGTATATGAAGTTCATATGGTTATCAATGGAGGATATGTCCTATGACAATTATTATTGGATAGATGCTGGTTTGTCACATTGTGGTTTAATACCAAACAGATATTTGGCAAAAACAGGTATTCATAATAGTCAATATTATGAAAGTTCTTTATTTAATAATACATTTTTGAACAATTTAATTTCTAAAAGTGGTGATAAAATTATCATTGTTTCAAAAGAAAACTCAAGAAATTTTTGGTCAGGTACTGTCAATGAATTACATTTTAATGAATATGATAATTCTAGACACATCATCGGTGGTTTTTTTGGTGGAAAAAAAGAATTATTAAACGAGATAATCACACTCTTCAAAAAATATGTTTATCAAGTTACTGAACATGATAAAAGACTATATCACGAAGAAGACATAATGACATTAATGTATAGAAACCACCCTGATTTATTTGTAACATTAGAATTTGATATTTGGTGGCATGAAGATGAAAGAGTTGGAGGTACAGATATGGCAGAACATACAAGGTTAAATAAAAGTTTTTATAAAATACTTGAAGAGTTAAATTAAATGAATCTTGTATCGTATAAAGAAATAATTGATAAAATTAATTTATTTCCTGTTGACTCAAATCAACGAGAAATAAATGTCTATGAATTAAAAAATGTAATCCCAACTGGAGAATCCTTATTTTATCCAAACATTTTTTTTATTTCAAATGAAACAAATCAAATAGTTAATCCTATTCAAGAAACCACAATGTCTTTGAAAGGAATTTCAAAAGATATTAAATTTGATGAGGAAAAAACAACTAAAAATTTTGAGTCAGAAAGTTTATTCTACTTTATTTATAATACCGATAATTATTTTCATTTTGTTTATGACACATTACCATATTTGATAAGTTTTATGGAAATGAAGAAAACAAAACCAAATTTAAAACTATTAATGAATTATCCAAATCCCAATAAAAAAGAACATTATAGATTTGTTTCTGAGTTTTTAGATATACTGGGAATTACAGATAATGATATTAAAATAATAGATGAAAATACTGAGTACTCATCAATTTTAGTATCAACATCATATACACACGATTTTGATTCTAATTTACCCCCAAGAAATGAAATTTATGATTTATATCGTAAAATTGTTAAGAGAGTGAGTAAAGATACTAATCAAGAAAATTTACCTAAGAAAGTTTATATTTCACGAAGAAGTTGGTTACATGGTGATTTTAGTAATATAGGTACAAACTACACAACTAAACGTAAATTAGTCAACGAAGATTCTTTGGTTAATTTTTTAATTGAAAATGGTTTTACAGAGGTATTCACAGAAAACATGACAACTACGGAAAAAATACTTTTATTTGCCAATGTTGAAGAAGTTGTTGGTGCAATAGGTGGTGGTATTTGTAATGTTTTATTTTCCAAAAAAAGTTGTAATTTAACAGCCATCATATCTCCATTTTTTTTAGATATAAATAAACGTTTTTTATATTCATTAAATAAAGTTAATTTAAACTTATTTGATAACACATCACACACAGAAAATGGTGAGTTTAAAACATACATGAGAGTGAAGGTTGATAATATTGTCGGGGAGATAACCCAAGTGGAAAATGATTGTCTAACTATTTCATATAGTGATACTATGTTAACCGCTTGGAATAATGATACCAAATATTTGAGTAAACAAGTTAATCCAAAAGATTGTATTAAATTAGATGGTGGATTAAATTCACCATGGGAAATAAATTTAGATAGTTTTAAAACTAATTTTTAATAGTAAAACGATGAAGGTTGCGTTATTAATTTCAGGTTATCTTAGAAATTACCAAGAAAATATTAATTTTATTAAAGAAGAAATTATTAATAACTTTGTAAACGTTGATGTTTATCTTCACATAACTAATAATGAAAATTTAGAGGATAAATATTTTAATCAAATTAGTGAATCTGATTTAAATCATATCAAAAATCTTTTAAATCCTATTACAACCCTTGTTGAAGATAATATCTTTTACGATGAGAATAAAAAAATTAACAATGTAATAAATCATTGGTCAAAACTTTATAAGTTAAATGAAATAAGAAAAATAAATGAGGATTTGTCGGGAAAAGAATATGATTTAGTAATACGACTTAGACCTGATTTATTAATTAAGTCTACCAATTTTTTTAATTTTGAAAAGGATTCTTTGTTTATTCCTGAAGATAGTAAAATAGACAAATTAAAGTTAGAAACCCCAACGGACAATTACATTTGTGATGCGTTTGCTTTTGGAAGTTCCAAAATAATGAACAATTATTTTAACATTTATAACAACATTCAGAATTTAATTAGTTTATACGGTACTTGTCCTGAAACATTACTTTATGAATATTTGAATTCAAATAAAATTAACTATACGTTGTTTGATTTAGATTATAGTTTTATTTTATCAAAATGTAATGTTTTTGCCATTTGTGGTGACTCTGGTTCGGGAAAATCCACATTAAGTAATTTATTAAAAATTTCTTTTACGGATTCCTTTTTGTTAGAATGTGATAGATATCACAAATGGGAAAGAACAAATAACAATTGGAAAACTTACACTCATTTAAATCCAAATGCAAATCATATTACAAAAATGAGTGAGGATATTTTCAATTTAAAAGTTGGAAATGAAATTTACCAAGTTGATTATGACCATTCAACCGGAAAATTTACAGAAAAAAAACCAATTTCACCATCAAACAATTTAATTGTCTGTGGACTTCATAGTTTATTTAATCAATCTGAAAACAATCTTTATGATTTAAAAATTTATATGGATACTGATGATTTATTAAAAAAGAAGTGGAAAATATCACGTGATGTTAAAGAGAGAGGATATACTCCTGACCAAGTTTTATCTAATATAAAAAATAGAGAATCTGATTTTGAACAATTTATATTACCCCAAAAAGACAATGCCGATGTTATAATAAAATTTTTCACAATTGATGATATTGACTTACAAAATTTGAACGTTAATCCTAAATTAAGTTTAGAACTATTAATTGACAAATCATTTAATATTAAACATATATTAAAAAAATTATCCGACAATAAAATTGAATTTGATTTACAAGACGAAAATAGATTTAACAAGGTAACATTCTTAAATTATAAAAGATTAATCTTTTTTGATATAAATAAGAATTACACTTTTTATGACTATATATTATATTTTATATTGAATCTTAACTATAATGGTTAAAATAAGATATAATAATGAAAAAAATATTAGAACTATCTAAATCTGTATCAAAACATTGTGTCGGTTTTGAAGGAAATGTTTCCTCTAAGTATAAAAATGGCTTAATTATTAAAGCAAGTGGGACAAGATTAGAATCTCTCACAAAAAAAGATTTAGTCTTTTTTGATTTTAAAGGTAATCAATTAAATAATTTTAAAAAAAGAGGTAGTATGGAATTAAGTTTTCACACCTACCTATTAAGTTTTGATGACATTAATTATGTTTCTCACACACACCCATCAAATACTGTAAAAATTTTATGTAGTGAGTTAAGTAAAACATTTGCACAAAACAGATTATTTCCTGACCAAGTTATTTTTAATGGTACTAAATCTTGTTTTGTACCATATGCTAAACCTGGTGAAGAATTAACAAATGTTATTAAAGATTGTATTAATCTTTTTATTAAAGAAGAAAAATATTTTCCTAAATTAATATTACTACAAAATCATGGTATTATTTGTTGTGGAGAAACAATTCAAGAATGTATAATGTCTACAGATATTTGTGAAAAATCTGCCGAAATTTTTATTGGTAGTCACGTTTTAGGTAAGACACATTTTTTGAATGAAACTGAAGTTAATAACCTAATTACTGATAAAAAAGAAATTTATAGACAAAACCTTATTAAACAAAATGGAAATAAATAAAACAAGAGTCATTTATGTTGATATAGATGAAACAATCTGTGAAACACCAGAACCTAGAAACTACTACAACGCCAAACCCATCAAAGAAAATATTGATAAAATTAATAGATTATATGATGATGGGAATACAATTGTATATTGGACAGCTCGTGGTAGTCGTACACAAATAAATTGGTATGATTTAACAAAAAAACAACTTAATGAGTGGGGTGCTAAACACCACGAATTAAATGTTACAAAACCTTATTACGATTTATTCATTGATGATAAAACACTTAGAATTGAAGAAATATGAAATTAATTTCACATAGAGGTAATATGATTGGCCCTAATCCAAGTAGAGAAAATTCACCATCATATATTGATACCGCAATTTCTGCGGGTTATGATGTTGAGGTGGATATTAACTATTTAAACAATAAGTTTTTTTTAGGTCACGATACTCCTGATTATGAAATATCGGAAACTTGGATAGAAAAAAGAAAACATAAAATATGGTTTCATTGTAAAAATTTAAATGCAGCATCAAGATTGTGTGAATTACAGAAAAATTATGAAACACCATACATGTTTTTTTGTCATACATCAGATAATTTTGTGTTAACAAGCACTAACCATATTTGGGTTCATGATTTAGAACTTAACTTAAATGATAAATGTATAATTCCGTTATTAAGTGATACTGACCTTATATCTACCACAACAAAAAATGTATACGCAATTTGTACTGACTATATAAACATATCTAAATCTATTTATACTTAATATTATGATAAGTATTGTTACTGGAACACTTGAACGATTGGAATTTTTACCAGATTTAATTAAAAATACCGTTGATTCACACGAAAAATTAGAATTGGTATTAGTTGATGGAGGAGAATTAAATAATCCAACATCCACATATATAAAACAATTAAACCACCCAAGGATAAAGTTAATTGAAGTTGGTGGAAGAAGTAGTTATCCTGACTTTATGAAGTTAGGTATTGAACAGGCTACTCATGAATTAGTCTGTCAATGGAATGATGATGTTTTATTAGTTAATTCATGGGATGACGTAATTTCAGAAATTGAAGACGGATACGATTTTTATTTATTCAATTGGAAATATGGTCATAGAACTGACGTGTCAGACGATGATTGGATAACAGGTCGTTACCATGAAAATCAAAAGAATAAAGGGTGGTGTATTGTTGATGAATATGACACTATTGGTGAAATAACCATGAATTATGGAATTTATAGAAAAAACATTTTTAGAGAAATTGGTATGTATCACCCCGACTTTAAATATTATTATGCCGATTCAGATATGTCCATAAGAGCACATTTATTTGGTTATAAGCATAAGGCATTAACCCACATAAAGGTATGTAGTTTATGTCCTGAAAAAAAGGCCATTCATTATAATTCTGATTATTCAACTTGGGTTAATTTACACAATGAATACAAAAATAAATTTTTAAATGATAGACACACATTTTTAACATGAAACGAGTAATATCTTTTTGTTTGTATAAAGCACCCTTAGATTGGGAAAGAGTTATGGAAACAAATCACAACAAATACATTAGTGGATTGTATCAAAACATTAATTTAATTCAAAAGTACTATCCAAATTGGCACATTTACTTATATCATAACGAGTTATTTGATATTTCTGAAATTCAAAAAAATATTGATTATGATAAACTTGAATTCAAGTTAATTACAAATCCTTTAATAAGTGCCATGCAATGGAGATTTTTACCAAATGATGATGAAGATGTTGAGTTATTTATTGTTCGTGATATTGATTCTAGAATTACTGAAAGAGAAAAAGTGTCTGTTGATGAGTGGGTTGAAAGTGAAAAAATACTACACATAATGAGAGACCATCCACACCACGGATACCATATTTTAGGTGGGATGTGGGGTATGAGAAGACAACCAAATTTTAATATGGAAAGTTCCTGCATAGAATACAATACATCTAAAAATTATAGGGTAGATGTTGATTGGTATGAAAAATGGTGGGATATGCATTTTCTTAGAGACATTATTTACCCAAATTATATTGATAGTTCTTATGTGAATTCTTCATTTCACGCCATGGAACCATGGAGTAAACCATTTTCTTTAGAAAGAGATGATAGTAAATTTGTTGGTGAAATTTATTTAGATACAGATAAAAGAGATTATCATTATACTTTATTATGAAAATATTAGTTACAATTATTTCATCTGAAAAACACTTAGATTCTAGAATTAAAATTATTCAAGATACTTGGTTAAAAGATTTTGAAAATTATTTAATAATTTCAGATTATGATGATAAAGAAAATCATACCGTAAAAGTTACGGATAATAAAACTTATGAAAGTGCCCCTGAAAAAAATTTAAAATCTTTTGTTTATCTATTTGAAAACTGTAAAGATTTTGATTGGTTTATTAATGTTGATGACGATAGTTTTGTTAACTATAAAAATTTAATTGAACTGGTCAAAACACTTCCCACAGATGAAATTGTAAAAATAGGTCGTTTGAATGAGAATAGTGCTGGTTTTGGTATAAACTATCATTCAGGTGGTGCTGGAACATTATTTAATTTTAAAGCCTTAGAGATTCTAAAAAACGCATACCCTTCGGGTAAATACGGTTATTTCCGTGAAGAAAATGGGGATTATAATGCCAAACAAACACCATATGCAGATGCGAATGTTGGTATTTTTTGTTCGGACAATAATATTGAACAAATCAATAGTTCATTATTCAATCCAAGAGAACCCAAATATTGGAACTATACTAACGAAGAAATAAAAAAACAAATTACTTTTCATTATATTTTTGGTGATGAGTACTATAAACTATATGATATAATACACGAAAATGACTGAATTAATTGAGTTGCATGAAGCAACATGTAGAAACTCAACCTACAAACAAGGGTTGATTGATTTAATAAACGATTTAGACAATAAAATTACAAACATGGTTGAAGTTGGTTCCTACCAAGGTGAATCAACAATCATTTTTGCGGATAATATAAATGGACTACAGGAGTTACATGCAATTGACCCATGGTCCAATGGATACGCACCAGGTGATGCTTGCTCAGATAAATACCCAATGAGCGTTGTTGAATCTAATTTTGATATTAGAACAAAAAATTTTAGTGTTATTAAAAAACATAAAACAACTTCTAAGGAATTTGTTAAAGAAATTGCCGATGGTTCATTAGATTTTGTATATATTGATGGTGACCATTCGTATAATTCTTGTAAAGAAGATATTAATATGTGGCTACCCAAAATAAAACAAGGCGGTATTATTGCAGGTCACGATTATTTAGAAGCATGTTTTATGGGTGTTGTAAATGCGGTTAATGAAACTTTTGGTAAACCCGACAAAACATATAATGACACTAGCTGGTTAAAATTTTTATAAAATGAATAATACAGGAACAATTTTATTTCACCAAGGTTTTACAGATGTAATTAACTGTCTCCCATTGGTTAATATTCTTTCAAAGAAATTTAATAAAATTAATTTATTAATGAGAAACGATTTTAAGGAGATAATTGATTTTTACTTAAAATCTTTACCAAATGTGACCGCATGTTATGTTGATAAATCTCAAATTGATAATAATTTATCATCTCTTTTAAACGACTACCGTCACAATAATTCATTATTAATTTTTGGTATGTTTGATGGTTATAGAAATGATTCTTATCAAGGAGCATTTAGTAATAGAGACCATAATCTTTTTTTTGTTGAGAAATTTTATAAATCATATGGGATTGATTACTCTGAAAGAGTGTCAATGTTTGAGTTTGATAGAGATTTAAACTTAGAAGAATCTACATATTCAAAATTTGTTGCGGAACATGGTAATGATTATGTGTTATACCATGGATTAAATGATAGTATTATTTCAAGTATTAGAGATAAACATCCTACAAGTAAATTAGTTGATTTAAATAAGTCAACAAACACTTTTTTTGACTATATTAAAATACTTCAAAACGCAAAAGATATTCATGTGTTGGATTCTGTATGGGGAGCGTTTTTATATCAAGTAGATAGTAAATATGAATTATTTAATCATATTACAATATCAACATATTGTTTACGTGGTTATAAAGAAATGTTTCTTAAACCAAAAACTTTAACAAATTGGCAAATTATTTAAATTAATATGAAAAAAATTTTAGTATTAGGTGGTGGTGGATTTATCGGTGGACACCTCGCAAAAAAATTAAAAGATGAGGGGTGTTGGGTCAGAATATGTGATGTAAAAAAACACGAATACTTTCAAGAAAATGAAATTTGTCATGAATTTGTACAGGGAGACTTAAAAGATATTAATGTTGTTAAAAACGTTTTACTTTCTCCTGACCAAAAAATTATAACAAAATTTGTTGATTTTGAAAATCATATTGATGAGGTAATTGGTGATTCATTTGATGAAGTTTATCAATTGGCGGCAGATATGGGTGGTGCGGCATACATTTTTACTGGTGAAAATGATGCAAACGTTATGCATAATTCATCTTTAATAAATTTAAATGTATTAAATGAGTCGGTTAAATACGATATAAAGAAAATATTCTATTCATCTTCTGCGTGTATGTATCCTGAACATAATCAATTAGACCCAAACAATCCAAACTGTGAAGAGTCTTCAGCCTATCCAGCAAATCCTGATTCAGAATATGGGTGGGAAAAATTATTTTCAGAAAGATTGTTTTTAGCTTATCATAGAAATTATAATCTAAATGTACGAATTGGTAGATTTCATAATGTTTTTGGTCCTATGGGTACTTGGAAAGGTGGTAAAGAAAAATCCCCTGCGGCTATGTGTAGAAAGGTTTCTGAATGTGAAGATAATGGTTCTATTGAAGTGTGGGGTGATGGTCAACAAACACGCTCGTTTTTATTTATAGATGAGTGTTTAGAGGCCGTAGAACGTTTGATGAATAGTGATTTTATGGAACCCGTAAATATAGGAAGTGAAGAGATGGTAACAATAAATCAATTAGCCCAAATGACAATTGATATATCTCAGAAAAATGTAAAAATAGACAATCTTTACGGTGATGAATTTTTAAATAAGTATGGATTTAAATGTCCATTAGGTGTGAAAGGTAGAAAATCGGATAATAAACTTTTTCGTAAAAAAATAGGATGGGAACCTTTCAAATTATTAATTGATGGTCTTAAAGAAACATATAACTGGGTTGACTATCAAGTAAAAAATAACACCAATTAATATGAATAAGAAAGCAACAATAATGCATCACCAAGGATTTGGTGATTTATTTACAAATAATTCATTATGTAATTACTATGCTAATTTGTACGATGAATTAATTATATTTGCATTAGACGAATCAAGAAGGATTGTTATTGAAGAAATGTATAAACACAAACCAAATATAAAATGTGTTATACCTAAATTAATTAACCAAAACATATACAATAGTTCTTGTTTGATTTGTATGCAATCAGACCATTATTCTTGTAGATATGATACAAAGTATGATACACACAAATTTGTTGATTATTCAGAGTGGAGTGATTATGACAATATTAAAGTTGGTTGTTTTAAAGAAGATTATGAGTTATGGAAATCATTTTTAGGAAAAAATATAAATAACAACATTTCTTTTTCACATTCTTTTTATTTGTTTGAAAATCTTGATTTAAAAGTTAGAGAAACTGAATTTTCTGTTTACAGAGATGACGATAGTGAAAATAAAAAATATGAATTGTTACCTGAAAAAGATTACATTGTATTACATGATGATAGTCAAAGAGGGATAAATATTGATAAGTCTAAATTACCTAATGACATTTATGTCCACCAATTAAACGATGGTTCAAAAACTATGGTTGACCAAATTAAAATTTTAGAAAACGCAAAAGAAATTCATTTTATTGATTCAAGTTATTCAGTTTTGATTTATTTTTTATCTTTAACTAACGAAAAAATAAAACAAATCCCAAAGTATTTTCATTATTATGCTAACCAAAGAGAAGGTTACACAATTTATGAAAATCCTATACCCGAAAATTGGCAAATACTTAAATAATTTATGAATAATAATACTTTAATATGGACTAACTCTCCACTATCTGGTTTGTGTGATAGACTTATTGATTTTTCTTTAATAGCAACATATGCTAAATTAAACAACTCAGATTTTAGTTCAAAATGGAAACCACTATATAGTAATCATGGGGATGGTAAATCTTACTATCACACAAAAGAAGATGATAACACAAGTTTAGACAATTTAAAATTAGATAATAGTGGTCACATCTGTAAATTTTTTAAAGATGTTAGATATTCTGACTATAAACATGAAAATTTTTTAAAATATTTTGAATTACCTGAAAACACATTTATTGAAAAAAATGAATCGGATTTATTAAATTTATCATATTTTGATGGGTATATTGGTGGAGTTGAATCACCAATAACGTTTTATCAAAAATACGTATTAAACGATAATTTAATTATGAGTTATTATTCCCCTTTTAAAACAAATAAATTGGGAATAGATTTGAAGTCATTTATTGAAACTTTTTATACTGTCTGTAATAGTTTTAAACCAACAAAAAAACTTATAGATGTTTCAAAAGTAGATATTATTCCTGATTTAACAGTACACTTAAGAAGAGAAGATAAAGTAAGATTGTCTAAATTAAATAACGAGGTAATTGATTATAGAGAATTAAATGATTTAAATGAATTAACTAAAATTGCTATTGATTCTTTTTTAGAAAAAAAACCAAACTCAAAAATTTTATTTTGTTCTGATGATGAGAAAGAAAAATTAAAATGGGAAAATATGTATAAGGATTATTATTTAAAAACCCCATCATTTGAATTTGATTTTGAACAAACATATTATGATATGTATTTGATGTCCATTTCAAAAAATGTTTTATTATCTCAAAGATATTCTGGTTTTTCTATGTTTTCATCCTTTATTAATAAAAACAATTTTGTATACCTTTTAGAAGATAGTCAAATTGTGTATACTAAGTGGTCGGAATTAGAAAATATCTATTACTATAAAGATTGGTTAAAATTACTTTAAAAAAATGAAAAAAAAATGTATACTATATGGCAATTGTCAGGCCATTATTTATGTTTATGAATTATTAAATAATTTACCTGAATTCAAAAAACATTATGATTTAATATCCTATGTGAATCATGATAGAGAACAAACAAAAAAATTAGTAAATATTGATGTTGATGAACTTAAAAACTGTGATGTTTTTATATACCAACCACTTGGAGAAAGTCACGGAGTTTATGGTACAGAGAATTTAAAATCAATGTTAAAAGACAGTTGTGTAAAAATTAGTTTTCCCTATGTATACAACTCATCATTTTATACCACTTATTGGGAAGACGCTTCGCCAAGATGGACACTTCAAACATTAATTAATTGTGGATGGAAAAATATAATGTCTTTGATTTTAGAAAAACGTAAAATTGATGAAATTATAAATTTGTATGACAATGGTTTAATTGATTTTTATTTTGAAGAAAGAATGAATGTTTGTATGGAATTATTGAAAGAGAAAGATGAAATTTGTGATATAAAAGTATCTGATTTTATATTAGAACATTATAAAGATAAGAGATTATTTGTCACACAAAATCATTTAACACCTTATTTCAATATATGGATAACTAATCAAATCTTAGAAAGATTAAATATTCCCCAAATACCAAACAAATATTCAGATACTAACATACTTGAGTCAAATTGTGTTTATGATAGTTATAATCTTAAATTTTATAATTTTTCACACGACACAAGCCAAATATTCAACAATAAAGAAACTAAAGATAAAATTATTAGTTTTTATAACCACTTTAAGGGAGCCAATTACAATATGAATGATTTAATTATAAATAAAATCATTGATGACCCCGAAAAATTCATTGATATGCCATTTTAATATGATTGATAATAATATTCAATTAATTATACCAATGTCAGGTATTGGTAAAAGGTTCATAGACGCTGGATATGAAAAAACCAAATCATTAATTGATGTTGATGGTTATCCTATAATAAAACATGTTGTTGATTTATTTCCTGGTGTAAAGGATGTTATTTTTATTTGTAATGATATTCATTTAAAACAAACAAATATGAGGAAAGTTCTTAATGATATTTCCCCAAATTGTAGAATATTTGAAGTTGCTAATAACACAAAGGGACCAATAAACGCAATTCATCAAATATTTGATTTTATTGATAATAACAAACAAACAATTGTGAGTTATTGTGATTATGGAACTTATTGGGATTTTGAAAATTTTATTAATTACGTAAATGATAAAAATCTTGATGGTGCAATTCCTTGTTATACAGGATTTCACCCACATATGTTAGGTAGTGACAATTATGCTTTCTGTAAAGAAAGTAATATGGAGCTTATTCAAATAAAAGAAAAAGAACCTTTTACTGACAACAAAATGAATGAATACGCATCAAATGGTACGTATTATTTTAAATCGGGTAATTTATTAAAAGAATATTCTCAAAAACTTATTGATTTAGACATTAATATAAATGGTGAATATTATGTAAGTTTACTTTATAACCTGTTAGTTAATGATGGTCTTAAAGTTGGTATATTTGAGATTGAAAACATGTTACAGTGGGGAACTCCTTATGATTTAGAGAATTATAAAGGTTGGTCAAAATACTTCTCAAATATTAATCTCCCACAAATAAAAATAAAAAACCCGCCAAACACCACCTTGATACTTCCTATGGCTGGTAAAGGTTCAAGATTTACTGAAGAAGGATATGATTTACCAAAACCACTTTTAGATGTTGATGGATTACCCATGATTTTACAAGCCGTTGATTGTTTACCTGAGTCAGACAATAATGTGTTTATTTGTTTACAAGACCATATTGACGATTTTGGTATTGATAAGACTTTAAAAAATCATTTTTTAAATACAGAGGTTATATCAATTAATGAAACCACTGAAGGTCAGGCATGTACTTGTGAAATAGGTATTGAAGAAACAAATATAAACTTAGAAAACCCCATTTTAATTTCCGCTTGTGATAATGGTGTTTTTTATGATAGAAAAAAATATTTAGAACTTTTAAATGATGAATCTATTGATGTAATAGTTTGGACTTTTAGAAATAATCAAGCCAGTAAAACTAATCCGAACGCATATGCGTGGTTAGATGTTGATGAGAATGATAACATAAAACATGTTTCTTGTAAAAAATTTATTTATGAAAACCCTTTAATCACTCACGCAATAATTGGTACAATGTTTTTCAGGAAGGGAACATATTTTATGGAGGGATTACAGAAAAATTATAATGAAAACATAAGAACAAATGGTGAATTTTATGTTGATGATGTTTTAAATCAAAATATTAAAGATGGTTTAAAAGTTAAAGTTTTTGAGGTTGAAAATTACATCTGTTGGGGTACACCAAACGATTATAAAACCTACAATTATTGGAATAAATATTTTAAAAATATAAAAAATAAAAATGAGTAAAATAACATTAGTAACGGGACTTTGGAATATTAAACGTGATGAACTAGAAGAAGGTTGGTCACGTTCATTTCAACATTATTTGGATAAATTTGACCAACTATTAAAAGTTGATAATCCAATGATAATTTTTGGTGATTCTGATTTAGAATCATTTGTTTTTGAAAGACGAAACAAAGATAATACATTGTTTATATCTCGCAGTCAAGAATGGTTCAAAAATGAATTTTATGACAAAATACAAACAATCAGAACAAACCCCGAATGGTATAATCAGGCGGGTTGGTTATCACAATCAACACAAGCAAGATTAGATATGTATAATCCTTTGGTTATGTCAAAGGTATTTTTGTTAAATGACGCCAGAATTATGGACCCATTTAATTCAGACATGATGTTTTGGATTGATGCTGGTTTAACAAACACGGTTCACCCTGGTTATTTTACACATGATAAAGTCTTAGAGAAATTACCTAACCATATTAACAAATTTTCATTTGTTTGTTTCCCATATCAAGCTGAAAACGAAATACACGGATTTAACTTTAATCAACTTAATGGAATTGTTGGTGAAAAGGTGGAAATGGTTGCACGTGGTGGGTTCTTTGGTGGTCCAAAACACACAATAGGGGACATTAACGGGATTTATTACAATTTGTTATCATCTACGTTGTCTCGTGGACTTATGGGGACTGAGGAGTCAATATTTTCAATCATGTGTTATAAACATGCCGATTTAATTGACTACTTTGAAATTGAATCAAATGGTTTATTTGGGAAATTCTTTGAGGATTTAAAGAATGAAACATTAGAGAAAAACAACAAACAGGGATTTACACCAATTAATGATGATTTGAATACAGACAACACGGCATTATATGTTATAACATTTAATAGCCCAAAACAATTTAAAACATTAATTGAATCAATGATTCAATATGATAAAGATTTTTTAGATAAACCAAAAAAATATCTTTTGGATAATTCATCTGATTTATCAACTACCGAGGAATACTCGGTAATTTGTAATGAATTTGGTTTTGAACATATTAAGAAAGACAATTTAGGTATCTGTGGTGGTAGACAATGGATTTCAGAACATGCTGAAGAAAATGGATTTGATTTTCATTTCTTTTTTGAAGATGATATGTTCTTTTACCCAAATAAAGGTGAGGTATGTAGGAATGGATTTAATAGATATGTTCCAAATTTATACAAAAACACCTTAGAAATTACAAAAAACAATCACTTTGATTTTTTAAAGTTTAATTATAGCGAATTTTATGGTGATAATGGTATCCAATGGTCGTGGTACAATGTCCCACAAAACTTTAGATTAGAACACTGGCCTGAAAAACCCAATTTACCTGTTCATGGTCAAGACCCAAATGCTCCAAGAACAAAATTTAAACATGTGAGGACTCACAATGGTGTTCCATTTGTATCTGGTGAGATTTATTATTGTAACTGGCCACAAGTTGTGACCCGTCATGGTAATAAGAAAATGTTTTTAGAAACAACATGGGGACATCCATTTGAACAAACTTGGATGAGTTATATTTTCCAAGAAACAATCAAGGGAGAAATCAATCCAGGACTCTTACTTATGACACCTACTGAACATGATAGGTTTGATTTTTATGATGGTTCATTAAGAAAAGAATCTTAATGAGTATTTATATGTAATGGAATTTAATATTAAGAAAAACGCGACATTACCACTTTTAAAAATGCAAGTGGTAAGAGACGGTAGAAGTGAATACCAATCTTTTATGGATTCTTTAGGTAGTGCGTCAATTTTCTTTTCTATGATTGATGAAGCAACAGGAATACCAAAAATTGTTTCAAAACCTGCGTATATTGTAGAAGTGGTTAATGACGACTCAAATGCATTACCTGAGTATTACGTATATTTTAAATTCACATCTCGTGATACAAATAGTGTTGGTCGTTATGTTGGACAATTTTTGATTAAATATAATAATGGTCTTTTAGGTGGAATTGAAGGAAATCTTATTCTACCATTAAGAGATGAGTTATATATCAATGTTCAAGAAAGTTTTATTATAGATAGTCCTTGTTGTTGACGAGGTTAAATCCAATACCTATACTTTAACCAATGAGTAAGACAAACTCCGTATTTTACGGAAGATAATAGGTCACTCGGTTAAAATTTATAGAAATGATATCAAACGAAGAAATTAAAGAGTTCTTGGAAGGTGGCGACCCCGAACAATTCATTGTGTCCATAGAATTTGATTATGTGACAGACGCAATCTACAAAATTAAAGAAGTTCCTGGTAAGGGAAAACAAATCATAAAAGATAATTTTATACCTTTTGCTTGGGTCGGTGACCTAAAGGGTTTAAATTTTTATCAAGGTTCAAAAGGTTTACAAAAGGATGCAATGTCAAGACATAAAATTGTCATTGACAAGTTAGAAACCCACGATAATGAAAGATTAGAGAATGGTTTAACTTATATAGTTAAATGCCTTGGTGGATATCGTTCATTAATTCAATTTTTCCGTGATGGTGGTATTGACCCTTGGGGTGATAAGGCTAAAGATAAGTTTCTTATGTTACCCCCCGTTGAACAATATCTTATTCAGAAAGAAAAACGACTATTCAAAGGATATGAAGAATACAATGACATAACCCGACTTGTATTTGACTTAGAAACGACCTCACTTGAACCAAAGGATGGTCGTATATTCATGATTGGAATGAAAACAAACAAAGGGTTCCACGAGGTAATTGAATGTGATACAGAAGAAACTGAAAAGTTGGGTTTAATTAAATTCTTTGACACAATTAACGAACTTAAACCATCTATCATTGGTGGATATAACTCATTTAACTTTGACTGGTTGTGGATTTTTGAGAGAGCCAAGGCACTTGGATTGGATATAAAGAAGATAGCCAAGTCACTTAACCCCCAACGTACCATATCTCAGAAAGAACAAATGTTGAAGCTTGCCAATGAGGTAGAAAGATACCCACAGACCTCAATGTGGGGGTATAACATCATTGATATCTTACACTCAGTTCGTAGAGCCCAAGCGATTAACTCAAACATTAAGTCTGCGGGTTTGAAATACATAACTCAGTACTTGGAGATTCAAGATGAAGACCGTGTATACATTGACCACACTGAAATCGGTCCTATGTACGCCAAAAAAGAAGATTATTGGTTTAATGTTAAAAACGGAAAGTATAAAAAGGCCGATAATCCACAATTTGATGACCTTGATACACGTTTTCCTGGTACATATATCAAGACTACTGGTGACAAAATTGTAGAACAGTATCTTGATGATGACTTAGATGAAACCCTACGTGTAGATGACGAGTTTAACCAAGGTTCGTTCCTTTTGGCTTCGTTGGTTCCTACAACTTATGAGCGTGTAAGTACGATGGGTACGGCAACTTTGTGGAAGATGATTATGTTGGCTTGGTCTTATAAATACAACTTGGCTATTCCCGCTAAACAAGATAAGACTGACTTTGTTGGTGGATTGTCTCGTTTGATTAAAGTTGGTTATTCTACATCTGTATTGAAATTGGACTTTAGTTCACTTTATCCATCTATTCAGTTAGTACATGATGTGTTTCCTGATTGTGATGTGACAGGTGCGATGAAAGGATTATTGGGTTACTTTAGAAATTCTCGTATTATGTACAAACAATTGGCTGAAGAGTTTGAAAAGAGTGACCCTAAGAAGTCAAAATCATATGACCGTAAACAGTTACCGATTAAAATCTTTATTAACTCAATGTTTGGTGCGTTATCAGCACCACAAGTATTCCATTGGGGTGATATGTACATGGGTGAACAAATTACTTGTACAGGTAGACAATACTTGCGTCAGATGATTGGTTTCTTTATGAAACGTGGCTATGAACCATTGGTAATGGATACGGATGGTGTGAACTTTTCATCACCATCTAATATTAGTGACCGTAAATACATTGGTCGTGGTTTGAATTGGAAAGTAGTGGAAGGTAAAGAATACGTTGGTGCGGCTGCGGATATTGCCGAATACAATGACATATTCATGAGAGGTGAGATGGCTTTGGATAATGATGGTGTTTGGCCGGCTTGTATTAACTTGGCTCGTAAGAATTACGCTTTGATGACCGATAAGGGTAAAATCAAATTGGTTGGTAACACTATTAAATCAAAGAAATTACCAGGTTATATTGAAGAGTTTTTGGACAAAGGAATTAAGATGTTACTTCAAGGTCAGGGTAAAGATTTTATTGAGTATTACTATGAATATCTACAAAAGATTTATGATATGAAAGTTCCTCTGGCAAAAATTGCCCAAAGAGCGAGAATTAAACATTCTTTGAGTGATTATAAATTCCGTTGTACTCAAAAAACAAAAGCGGGTTCATTAATGTCACGTCAAGCACATATGGAACTTGCAATTCACCATAACTTAAGTGTTAACTTGGGTGATGTGATTACTTATGTAAATAACGGGTTAAGAGCATCTCACGGTGATGTGGTTAAGAAGGCGGATAGTTTGGTTTTGAATTGTTATTTGTTGGACCCTGCGGAATTGGAAGCAAATCCTGATTTAACAGGAAACTATAATGTGGCGAGAGCAATTGCGACTTTTAACAAACGTATTGACCCATTATTGGTTGTGTTTAAAGATGAAGTTCGTGAATCGTTCATTGTAACTGACCCCGAAAAACGTGGAATATTTACAACAGCACAATGTGAATTAATTAATGGACATCCATTAGGTGAAGGTGACCAAGATGATTTGAACGATGTGTTAACAATTTCTGAACAGGAAATGTCTTATTGGAAAAAACGTGGATTGGAACCTTTTTATATCTACGAAAAAGCAGAAGAAGGTTGGGAAAATCAAATTACGGGATTACCAAATTTTCAAACCATCTGAAGATAAGATATACCAAGATTGGTTAATAAAAACAAATTCTACACAAGCACCTTTTTCAATAGAGATTTCATCCCACTCTTCATCAATTGAATTGATGTCAGGCAAAATTAATACGTTTGTCATTGCTTTTATTTTAACTCTATCCGTAGTTAATGAATTTAATTTTAAAATACAATTACTAACACCACGAACAACAATAGCATATTCTCCATTTGTGGTATATTGTGGTTCAGAAACAATGGCTAATTCAGAAGTTCTAATCTGAACACCATTAATGATTTTGATTGCGGGTATTGATTTAATTATTGGCATATTATACAACAGTTATTGGTATTGGCATTGCTCTATATTTTAATTGCTTGTTTAAATTTTCAGCAATAGAACCTTCTTTTTCCATTTGTTTTTCAGGACGTAATCTTTCTAATCTTAGTTGGAGTTCTGTCACTAAAGAAACTTTTTCATCTTTAGCTTCGGTTTGAAGAGACTGATAATCCATTGTTAATTCACTATCAGGTGTCTTCAAATTACCACTGAATTTACCCCTTACACGAGCCAAGGTCTCTTTGCAGTATGCGGTGAACCATCTTCTAACCCATTGTCTTGCAGGGTCGTTTAAATCAATCCAGCTTAATTCGTCTAATGGAATGTCTGATGGTAATTTTACGATATCGGGATTATCTTTAAGACATTGGTCTCTGTCAGCATCAGTTGTGTCATAATACCAATACCAAACACGGCCTCTCATTAATTCATTATCACCAAAGTCAAATCTACCACCAGGTGTGTTATACAACATAACCGCTCTTTTTCCATCGGGAAGTGCTGTTACACGATAACTAACATCGGGTTGAATAATTCTTCTTTTAAGATTTAAGTCTTGTTGTCTTGCTAACACATCATAAGATGATAACATAAAATATCCTCCACCGTTACCCGCTTGAGCAAACCCACCTACACCACCAAATCCACCTATACCACCAAGACTACCCAATGAAAAAGGGTCAAATAACAAATTGTTTTGCTCGGCTGGTGAATACCATAAAAGTTCGTTAATTTCACGACCCGCAGGTATTTCATATATTTGTACATTTTGTTGTAATTCAAAGTAATCCTTTTTAAGTACCCAAGGACCTGAGTTTTGAAGACCAACAATTTTAGAATATGCGTAAGTGTATTGTGTTTCCCAATCAAGACTTCGTCTAATTAAAGCATTTGCTACTGATTGGGTATCCAAATTCATACCATACAATGTTGTCCATTGTGATTCAATTAACCAGTCATAAAGATATTGCGTATAGTCACCGATGGATAATTCAAGTAATGAATCCATCATTTCAAATTCTAATTCCACAGCTCTTAATGGAGCTCCAAGTTGATTTAAAATCCTGTTATACAGTTTGGTTCTTTCTGGTTCAGCAATAACTACCATAGTCTTTTGTATATAAATATCAGGTTATTATAATTGATACAACTTGGCATCAATTAGGAAATAATAAACTCCGTCAATGATTTTTGTATTTGAATTATCAAAGATTACCATATCATCCAAACGTTTCATAAAAATCATCCAATTTGTTTGATATTTTTTAACATTTGCGGTTCCGTCAACTTTATACATGTCATCATTTCTTGTTATGTGACTGAATGGTTTTACCTGTGCGGTTTTTTCAACACCATCAACCATAATCTTAACATCAACACCCGTCATCATATCTTCTTTGTTTCCAAGTTCACCAATACGAGTTACATTTTCATCACCAAATTGTTTTTTTAGTTTTTCAACAACAGCGTCTTCAGTTTTATTACCTTTGTCTGATGTTACACCCATTACACTCATAACTGTCTTTAATGTTTCAGACTCCAATGAGAATACTCTAAACTTAACTTTGTTTAAAACCTTCAACATTCTTGCCATTTCAATAACTTGTTCTTTTGGTGTTTTATCTGAAAAAATAATAGGTTCCTCACCTACTTTTGTAAGATATTTGTTTATATCTTTTTTCAATACACAAAATGCACTGTAGTTTGTGTTTAAATAATTTATAACTGACCTTCCTTTACCTTCCAAATTATAAACACCCGACATTTGTCCTTTTTCGTATTCATCTTTGTTGTAGTATCTATCAGCAAATGTATCTTTTAAAATTTGCATGATGGCATTCTTGTATAGATTAAGAACATCTCTGTTTGTATTAAACAATAACTTTGATGCCATCTTATCTTGGGTTGAACAGGGTTCACTTTTAACCGCTTCGGTCAAAAATTCTTTAGCGGTTGTAGATTCTTTTACTGTTTTATCTAACTTTCTTGAAAGTTCTGACTCTACGTAGTCCCAATTAACAACTCTCCAAAAGTTTTTTACGTATTCGTCTTTCCTATTTCTATATTTTAGATAATATGCGTGTTCCCATAAATCCAAACCTAAAATTGGATAACCACCTTGGTCAACAACATCCATAAGTGGATTGTCTTGATTCGCGGTTGTCATAATTTTTAAGGTTCCTCGTTTTGTAAGAACTAACCAACACCATCCTGAACCAAACCTATCTTTTGATTGACCTTCAAATTTCTTTTTAAAGTCGGCAAATGATGAAAAACTCTGATTAATTTTTTTAAGTGTGATTGGACCCGGTTTTGTTGTTTTTGGTGTTAACATTTTCCAAAACAATTGGTGGTTGTAGGCACCACCCGCATTGTTTCTAATGAATTTGTTGAAACTGTCTATTGTTTTAACAATTTCTTCTAAGGTTAAATCCTCATCATCTTTTAATGCTCCGTTTAATTTATCAACATAACCTTTGTAGTGTTTGTTATAATGAACACTCATGGTTTCGGGGTCAATAAATTGTTTTAGTGCGGCATAAGAATAGGGTAATTTTTCTATCTTAATGTTTTTGGCTTCTGCGACAACTTTTTGTACTTTTTGTTCTTGTTGTCTTTTAACTTCTTTTTTTTGTAAATCTTCTTCAATTACTTCAATCCTATTTTTAAGATTCTTCATAAGGTCGGCTTTTATTAATGTTTATTAATTATAAATAAGCCGAAGTTTGATTATCGCCTCCAATTATTTATAAGTTCTAGTATTTCTTGAACATAATCGCCATTGTCTACCTTATCACCCATCACGGTTTCAAAGATGTCTTTCTTCTTTTTGAGTATGTCATAGATGATTCCTTCTACCGTGTTGTCAAAAATTGGATAATAAACTAATACATTATTTTTTTGTCCATAACGGTAACTTCTATCCTCTGCTTGAGAGTGGTCTGATGGTAAAAAGGACAAATCGTTCATTACAACCGCCTCACCCGCTGTCAATGTAATACCAACACCAGCGGCTTTTATGTTCCCAACAAATACCATAACACTCTCATCGTTTTGAAAACGGTCAACGGACAATTGTCTTTCTTTTTGGGACATTTGTCCATCAAGTCTAACAGCACTTTTTCCAAAATGTTCTAATATCATCTCCAATGTTTTGGTAAAGTTAGTAAAAACAATTACTTTCTTACCTTGTTCAACAATGTTTTCACAAATTTCAATTGTTGATGGAACTTTTTCTTCGGCAATCACCTGTCTTACTTTTGTAAGTTTGGTAAACTGAAGTGTTAATGAATCAGAATCACCATTTTTATCGTACCAATCATAATACTCACCCATTAAGGCTTCATATTCTTTTGATTTTAATCTTAAATAAACTGGTGTAATGATTTTATCGGGTAAATCTAAAACATTTTCCTTTAATCTTCTTAACACCAAGGGTGCGGTTCGGTCTCTTAACTCTTCCAAGTTGGATGCTCCACTAACATTCCAAATTTTTCTTCTTCCTGCTTGGAATTGAAAACCATTACAATACCTTTTAACATAAGCCATCCAATTTTTAGCTACAGGACACTCAATTAAGTTCAATAAATTGAAGTAATTAATTGGTCTTGAAGTAATTGGTGTACCTGTTAACAACCAAAGTCTTTCAACATTGGATACAAAGTCATTGATTAACTTGGTTCTTTGAGCTTGTTTGTTTTGAATGTAGTGTGCTTCATCAATAATCACCAAATCAAACTTTGTTTTCAATAAAACAGAATCATCTTTCTTTTTTTCATCGTGGAAATTTTTAATGATGTCATAATTGATGATAACAAAAGTACCATCTTCCCATTTTTTACCTTCAATGATTGACGTTGGTTTGTCTGAATAATTTTCAATCTCACGTTGCCAATTAATCTTCAAAGATGCCGGACAAATAATCAAAATCTTTTTTGCCCCTGTTTCCAAAGCGGCAATAATAGTTGATGTTGTTTTACCCAAACCCATATCATCAGCAAGAATAAACTTTTTATTCTCAACCAAAGATTTAATAGCCTCTTTTTGGTGTTCAAGTGGTGGACGGTGAGAATATTTTTCATAATCAATCACAACATCCTTAACTTTATTGTCTTTTATCAACGCAACCTTTGGAATCCAAAAGTCATAGACTTGTTCTGATTCAAAATATTTTCCCCAAATATGATAGGCGGTATCTTTTTCAACCAAAAGTTTTTCAACATATACTTTTGTTGGTACAGATGAAAGTAATTTGTCATTAGCAATTTTTTGGGCAAAATAAGAATCAAGTTCCACCCATTTCTTCGCAACCTTTGGTGCGGTTTCGTGATAATTTATAATGTACTCGGCTTGAGCACGAGTTGGGTAAAACTTTTTATTATCAATTTGTTTTTGTCTTAAACGTATGATGTAATTATTGGCACCCTGATATGTCTCTAACAAATCAAGAGCCCTTCTTTCTAACACAGAGACATTATATGTGTTTTCAGTATTTTCCAATCTAATAAAAGATAATCAATTTATGTATATTTATCAAGTATGGCACAACAACTCGTTCCAATTACAAGATTAGGTAAATTTTTTGGTGGGGAAGATTTCTCATTAGATATTTCTATGGGTCGTGAATGGCTTGGTGGGGATATGAATTTTACCATTGTACTTTACAAGGTTGATAGAACAAAAACAGTTAATGATGATGTTTACGGTGAGGTACAACAAAACGGAATACAATTTTTAGCACCCGTATCAATTAATGCTTATGTTAGGATTGAAGAAGCGTCAAGTCAATTTTTAGGTAGTAGTAAAATTATTCAAAATGAACCTGGTTTGTTAAAGTTTTCCGTTTATAAACAAGAACTCGCTGATTTACAAGTTGATATTGAATTGGGTGATTATATCGGGTATTGGATAACAGAATCCGAAGTTAGGTATTATTCAATAATGGACGCAGGTATTCCTGACTATGACAATAAACACACTTATGGTGGATATAAAGGATTTTACTTTTCTTACACTGCAACACCTGCAAGTGAAAACGAATTTATGGGATTATAATGGCATTACCAAGAAAACGAAAAGAGATTATTCCAACCATCAATCTCAAGCCAGAAAAAATTCTTTTGGCTCGTAGAGAACAATTGCTTGAAGATATTAAAAAAGATGGAACTTTTTTACCAAAGTCATTAATGCATCCCGAGTTAGATAGGGGGTTTTTAGATTTTGTTAAAGAAGATTTGCAAACAACGGTCGCTGGTAGTATAATACCAATGATTGATTTAATTATTACTACACAAAACTGGGCTCAATTTACAGAAACTTGGAACATTCAAGATTTGAATGGTAATCCAACATTACCTTTTATTACGGTTGTTCGTCAACCTGAAGTTAAATACGGAAGCAATCCCGCAATCATTTATAATATTCCAAACAGAAAAGAATATTTTTACGCAGCCGTTCCGTCTTGGAATGGAAACATCAAAGGTTTGGACATTTATAAAATTCCACAACCCGTTCCTGTTGATATTACCTATAATGTAAAAATTGTTTGTAATAGAATGAGGGAGTTAAATGAGTTTAACAAAAATGTGATTCAAACTTTTGCGTCAAGACAAGCCTATAGACAAATCAACGGTCATTACATTCCAATTATTATGGGTACCATTTCTGATGAATCAGTTGTTGATGTTCAAAGAAGAAGATTCTACATCCAAAATTATGAATTCACCATGTTAGGATTTTTATTGGATGAAGATGAGTTTGAAGTTGCCCCTGCGGTTTCTCGTGTGTTAAATACTTTTGAAGTATCTGCTCAAACATCAAGACCAAAAAGAAAAAAATACCCCGAAAATATTGATGAATATAATTTAAGTGTTTCTGTACCAAGTGGGTCAACACAAACTGATTTAATGGTTGATTATACGGGTGATTTTAATTTACTAACAAAAATAAATATTACCGATTTTGATGTGTATATAAAACCACAAGGACAATTAACTTTTGATTTTTATGGTAGTGATGTTTCATTAATACAAGTCAATACCAACGATACTTTAAGACTTGTTGTTACAAGTAGACCCGATGCAACATTACCATCAACATTCAATTACGCAATCAAATTGTTTGGTGTAAATTATGATGTTCCACCACAACCAAACTCAAATGGGAATCCCCACTCATGATTCACCATAAATGTCTTTTTTAGTTTGACATTTTTCTTTAATCAAATTTTCCAAAAATCTATACATCTTAATACCGTGTTTTTCACAGTATTTCTTTAAAATATCGTGTGACTCTATTGATATCTTCAAATTCTTTATTTTCTTTTCCATAGGTAGAATAAAGGCAGAAAATAATCTGCCCATATTATAAATAGATGGCGTAAAGTAAAGTTTTTCTTAAATCTGTTAATATTTATCTATAAAATAAATAAAACTGAATAACTAAAACAAAATGGCAGTATCAAATAAAGTATTCGTATCTCCTGGTGTATACACATCAGAGAGAGACCTTAGCTTCGTAGCTCAAAGTGTGGGGGTAACCACTCTTGGTCTTGTTGGGGAGACATTAACAGGTCCGGCTTTCGAACCAATCTTCATTACAAATTATAATGATTTTGAATCATATTTCGGTGGAACCATCCCCGAAAAATTTGTAAACACTCAAATCCCAAAATATGAGTTGGCTTATATAGCAAAATCATACCTTCAACAATCTAACCAATTGTTTGTAACAAGGGTGTTGGGTTTATCTGGTTATGATGCGGGTTCATCTTGGTCAATCACAACAATTGCCAATGTTGACGGAAGTACTGTGGGTCTTAGTGTATCAACAGGTACAACATACTCTGTTACCTTTACGGGAACAACAGGTGGAACTGCTATTACATATACTTCATCATTCCCATCTATAATCCAAACAGGAAATACATACACACAATATAATGGTGGTGTATCAACAATTACTACGGATTTATATAATCAAATTCAAACAATCATTAATAACTCAGGAACTACTTCAGGAGCATCGGCATACATTTTTGGAACCGTGTCAACATCTGATTATAATTCGTTATTACCAGGATATACCGCTCAGACAAACGTTTATAATGTGTCTGGACTTTCTGTTTATGATGCTGACTTTACATCACCAAGTGATGATACTTGGTATTACGCAAACTTTGATATTACAACAGGAGATACTTATACAGGATATTCTTTCTTTAACGTAGTATCCGCAATGACTGATTTAGGTTCTGGTAACTATTCAGGAACTATCACAGGTAAAACTTATACATACTCAGGTACTGCATATGAAGGTTGGAATGATGTTGTTGTTGCAACTTTACGTTCAAGAGGTGTTTCGTTGTTTACATCAGACTATCATGGTCCACAATATCAAATTACAGGAACAACTGATGTTATTATAGATAATTCAGGTTCTTATTCAGGAATTTCTCAAAACCCATTCGCACAATTTGCGATTTCAGGTTATACTGACAACGCTGAAACACCAGATTCGTTCTCGTTTGTTGCGTCTATGAATAGTAACGACACAAATTATATTACAAAAGTATTTGGTATTTCTAACTTCGGTAAAAATAGAGTTGAAACACCATTGTTTGTTGAAGAACAATTCCAAACAATGTTGACTTATGGTTATAACAAAGGTTACATCAGAGGTATTAACTCATCGTTAATTAGTTTACCAGGTTTAAGAAACCCTGTAACTACAGGTACAATTGCTAACTACTTGGAACAATACCAATCACCTGAATCACCGTGGGTTGTATCTGAACTTAATGGTTCTACAGTTGAAAGATTGTTTAAGTTTTATTCAATTGCTGATGGTAATAGCGCAAACACTCAAATTAAAATTTCAATCCAAAATATTTCATTTAACAACTTAAGTTTTGACATTGCGGTTCGTGATTTCTTTGATACAGATGCTAATCCTGTTGTTATAGAAAAATACACAAATTGTACTATGGACCCAACAAACAATAACTATGTTGGTGTTAAAATTGGTACTAGTGATGGAGAATACTCATTGAATTCTAAGTACATAATGTTGGAGATGAACACTGAAGCAAATCCTGAAAGTGTACCTTGTGGTTTTGAAGGATATGTTATTAGAACATACGGTTCAGCAACTTCTCCATTCCCAGTTTATAAAGTGGCATACAACTTCCCAGGTGAAGTAATTTACAACCCACCATTTGGTATTGTTACAAACCCACCATTCTCATATACAGGTTTTGATAACAAAGCGGTATCTGGCGGTGATAAAGTAAGAAGTACTTATTTGGGTATTTCATCTCAAATTGGTTATGACCCATTATTCTTTGAATATAAAGGTAAACAAAAACCTCTTGATTTATGTGTTGAAGGTGATGCTTTACCTTGGGATACTGTAACTAAAGGATTCCACATGGATTCGGGAGCAACAGTTGTAAATATTGCTTATGGTACTACTTCAGGAACACCAGCGTTTGATTGTGGGGTTGCTTCATTCCAATCTGACCCTGAAACACCCGCAAATCCATACTTCCAAATCCAAGCAAGAAAATTCACATTATTATTACAAGGTGGATTTGATGGTTGGGATATTTATAGTGAAAGTAGAACAAATACAGATAGATTTATATTAGGTGGTAGTGGATACCAAGCGGGAGCTTGTCCAACTACAAGATACCCTAACGCAACTGGTTGGGGAGCTTTCAAACCAATTGCTATTAGTAACTTTACAGATTATTCAAATACTGACTACTACGCATACTTGTTAGGTATTAATACTTTCGCAAACCCTGAAGCGGTTAACATAAATGTATTTGCAACACCTGGTATTGATTATGTTAATAACTCAAACTTGGTTGAGGATTCAATTTCTATGGTAACATTTGATAGAGCGGATTCAATCTACATTTGTACAACACCTGATACAGCAATGTTTGTACCAGTAACAAATATAGCTGATTTCATCTACCCAACAGAAGCGGTTAATAACTTAGATAATACAGGAATTGATTCTAACTACACAGCAACTTATTACCCATGGATTTTGGTAAGAGATACTGTAAATAACACACAAATTTACATACCACCAACAAATGAAGTTTGTAGAAACTTAGCGTTGACTGATAACATTTCGTTCCCATGGTTCGCAACTGCGGGTTACACAAGAGGTTTGGTAAATGCTGTTAAAGCACGTAAGAAGCTTACACAAGAAGATAGAGATACTTTGTACCAAGGTAGAATTAACCCTATCGCAACTTTCTCAGATGTTGGAACTGTAATTTGGGGTAATAAAACATTACAAATTGCTGACACAGCACTTAACAGAATTAACGTAAGAAGATTGTTATTACAAGCTCGTAAGTTAATTTCAGCGGTGGCGGTAAGATTATTGTTTGAACAAAACGACGCTAAGGTAAGACAAGACTTCTTGGATTCAGTTAACCCTATCTTGGACGCTATTAGAAGAGACAGAGGTTTATATGATTTCCGTGTTACTGTAAGTAATTCACCTGAAGATTTAGACAGAAATACTATGTCGGGTAAAATTTACTTGAAACCAACAAAAGCGTTGGAATTCATTGACATTGAATTCTTAATAACTCCAACAGGAGCGTCATTTGAAAATATTTAATCTTTAAATGATTAGAAAAAAAATACTAAATCCAACATCATCATTACTTGAAGGTTTTGATGATGTTGGTACGCCTGACATGAAATATTATGCCTTTGATTGGGATGATAATATCATGATGATGCCAACAAAAATTATTGTTAAAGATGAAAATGACAATGAAGTTGGTATGTCTACAGAAGATTTTGCAGAATATAGAAGTGAAATTGGTGTAGAACCATTTGATTACAAAGGTAGTAAAATAGTTGGATATTCTGACGAACCTTTTCGTAATTTTAGAACGGGTGGTGATAAACAATTTAAAATTGATACCATGAAAGGTAAACCAGGTCCCGCTTGGTCTGATTTTGTGGAGGCAATCAACAACGGGTCAATTTTTTCAATAATCACCGCACGTGGACACAACCCCGAGACAATTAAAGACGCAATTTATAATCTTATTATTTCTGACCATATGGGTATTAATAAAGACTTATTAATTAAGAATCTTAGAAAATTCCGTGACCTTTCAAATATGGAGGACAAATCGGATATGGAATTAATAAAAGACTATATGGATATGAACAAATATTATCCTGTTAGTTTTGGTACAGACGCAGGAGCCGCCAACCCCGAGGAATTAAAAGTCCAAGCAATGAAAGAATTTATTTCATATGTAAAAGGACAGGCTAAAGAAATGGGTAAAAAATTATATGTTAAAGATGATGTGAAAAATAAATTTGTGCCTAGTATTGGTTTTTCAGATGATGACTTAAAGAATGTAGAAGTAATGAAGAAGAGTTTTAAAGATGAACCAGTATTAAAGACTTATTATACTGCTGGAGGAACTAAAACCAGATACTAAAGAATCATAATTTTTAAAAAATCAAAGTAAACACAAAAATTTTCAAACAACGAGTATTTATAAATAAATAAACTAAAACAAAAAACTAAAAAAAAAATATACCATGGCTGATTTATTAATGAAAATGCCGGTTCCTTACGAACCAAAAAGAGCGAACCGATTTATACTTAGGTTTGACACAACTTTAGGTATTAATGAATGGTTCGTAGAATCATCAGGAAGACCAAGTATTGATATTAACCCTGTTGAGATACAATTTTTGAACACTTCTACATATGTAGCTGGTAGATTTAAATGGAATCCAATCTCAGTTAAATTCCGTGACCCAATTGGTCCATCAGCAACACAAGCTCTTATGGAGTGGGTTCGTTTACACGCTGAATCAGTTACAGGTCGTATGGGATATGCTGCAGGTTATAAAAAGAATGTTGACCTTGAGATGTTGGACCCAACAGGTGTTGTTGTGGAAAAATGGATTCTTGAACAATGTATGATTACAAAATCCGCTTGGGATGGTGTATCATATAGTGATGACAAATTAGCAGGATTAGACGTTACATTACAAATGGACCGTTGTATCTTAGTTTACTAATTTTGTATTTTATTTTATATTGATAAATTAATTTAATATGGTATATTTAACACAGGGTCTATTCCCTGTGTTTTTTTATGGACGAAAATTTATTACAATACGCACAACAAGAATTTAATTTACCACACGATGTGGTAAAATTACCATCTGAAGGTAAATTCTACAAATCAAAGAAAAAATCTGTTAAGGTTGGTTATTTGACCGCCGCAGATGAGAATATCATTATGGGTTCAAATACCGATGATATGATTATGACATTAGTTCGTTCAAAATTGTACGAACCAGATTTAAAACCTGATGAAATGTTAAATGGAGATATTGAAGCAATTTTAATATTTTTAAGAAATACTTCTTTTGGACCTGAATATAAAATCAGTATTAACGACCCTGAGACTGGAAAAAGATTTTCTGCCGATATATTGTTGGACGAATTAGATTTTAGAAAACCATCTACAGACCCCAACGAAGATGGTACTTTTGATGTTGTTTTACCAAAGTCACAAGCAACCGTTAAATTAAAACCACTTCTATATAAAGAAATTCAAGAAATTAGTAAGGTGGCTGATTCATATCCCGCTGGAAGAGTCGCTCCAAGAGTTACAATGAAACTTCAAAAACAAATTGTATCTGTTAATGGTGACACAACACAGTCAACTATTATTAAGTTTGTTGAAGGATTACCAATTATGGATTCAAAATTCATTAGAAAATTTATTGATGAAAATGAACCAAGATTAGATTTAACTAAAACAGTTATAGCCCCGTCAGGAAACAAGGTAGATGTTGAAATCGCCTTTGGGGTGGAGTTTTTTCGGGTTTTCTTCTGAATATAGGAAATTTCAATTAGACGAATTTTTTATTCTGAGCCGAGATTTACATATGTCTTGGACAGATTTTCAAAAAATGCCAACATATGCTCGTAGGTATATGGTGGACAAATTAATAGAATCTTATCAAAAATAAGTTTTATTCTATTTATTAGAATATGCAAGCATCTCCACCACCAGGTAATCCCCCAAATAATAGTACAGCGTCTTCACAGGCGGCTCAAGATGTTATCAGTGATTTTACAAAAAAAATTGATGAGGGTTATTCTAAATTAGCAGATAGAACCAAATTTTTAGTAAGAGAATTTGATATAATGTCGGCAGACATTTCTAAAACTTTTGGTCAAACCCAAATGGCCATTAAAGGTTTAGCTGTTGAATTAGCGGTTGCGACACCATTGGTTATAGGTTTAGGTGGAAGGTTAACAGATGTACAGAATATTCAAAGAGGAATTGCCGATAGTTTAAATACAAATGTAATAACTCTTGGAGAAACTGTAGGTGATTTATATGCTGCGGGACAGGCAGTTGGAATAGACTCAAATGAAATTGGTAAGATGGTTGCTGATTTCAAAGACGCTGGAGTTCAAACAGGAAAAATCAAAGAAAACATTCAACTAACTGTTGATACCGCAAGAAAAGTTGGTGTTAACACAAGTGCAGTATTTAAACTTGTCCAAGACAATTTAAGTAATATAAACAAATTTGGTTTTGAAAACGGTGTTGCTGGTTTGGCTAAAATGTCGGCACAAGCGGCAGGATTACGTATCAATATGAATCAAATTTTTGATTTTGCGGCGAGTGTATTTGACCCTGAAGGTGCTGTTGATATGGTATCAACCTTCCAAAGGTTAGGTGTTGCTGCTGGTGATTTAGCGGACCCATTTAGATTAATGTATTTAGCATCTGAAGATGCGGGAGAACTACAGAATCAAGTTGTTAAGATGACCGAAAAATTTACATTTTTTAACGAAAAAACAAAACAATTTGAAGTTTTTCCAAATGCAAAACGTGATTTAAGGGAGATTGCAAAGCAAACTGGTATTGCGTATGAAGAATTAGTTAAGATGTCTGTAGGTCAACAAAAGTTGAACAAAATTAGAGGCGAATTCAAAACAAACTCAATGGATGAAGAATCCAAACAATTTATTGCTAATGTAGCCGAATATAACAAAGACAAGGGTGGATTTACAGTTAAAGTTGGGGGAATGGATAAATTGGTTTCTGAAATTAATCCTGCGGACCTTGATGAAATAAAAAAATCACAAGAAACCGTTACTGTTGAAGAAATTGCAAAGGCTCAATTAGATACTGAAAAGTTACAACTTGCAGCTATAAATAGGTTAGTTGATAGTGTCGCAGCACCAATAGCGGGTTCAAAAGCTCCAAGAGAACTGAGAGAATTTGGTCGTGGTGTTACACAAGTTGGAATGGCGGCAACCGATAAAACAATTGGAAACCAAAGAGGGGCTATAGCATCTATTGATAAATTTTATGATGAGACGGGTAAAAGTATTCTTGATTTATTAAAAGGGGAAGGAGGTCCTGCGAAAATTGCTGAAGTTTTTAAAAATGCTGGTGCGGATGTACAACAAAGTTTTTCTAACATAAAACAATCAATCACAAGTATTGATTTTAAAGCCGCTATTCAACCATATGTTAGTTCAGGAAATAAAATTGCTGAAGCAGCAGATTTGGCGGTTACGGGACTTAAAAAATTGGCAGCAAAAGCCACCGCATCAGGAACAATGACAAATAAAGCGGACGCAAACCAATCACAATCATCAAATAATCAAACAATAAAAGTTGAAGATATTAATTATAAAGGTGCGATTGAAATTAAAGTTACAACACCAAATGGAAATACTAGTAATTTAACTGACACCCAAGTGTATGATTTATTTAAAAACGAAACATTTATTAAACAAATTAATAAAATGATTAGTGATGGTAGTGTCAAGGGTCCATATAGTTCTGTTCCAAACAACACCGGATAAATTAAATAAAAAAATAAAGGCGCGTCTATTTATAGATGATACAACAACATGCCAAGTAAATTAACCTTTATTGAAACACAATTCGTAAGAAATTCATTATTGGTAAGGAATTTAAAACCTTATGCGAAACCTGGTGTGTATACTCCTGTAGGTGTATCGGGTGTTGATGAATATATTAGAAGTGATTATTCGGTTATTGATTCTCCTGATGCATTAATTGATGCTGACCCATATGCCGACAAATTATATACAAACAATACGTTTGGTCCTTTAGGTGGGTATAATAAAAATATTGATGGTTTAATTAATACACAACAAACATTATCAAACCAAGGTCCTTATACTCAAACACCACCATATACCGAAGCATTACAATTATACTCAGTATCGTTCCAAAAAAGACAATACATTAAAAATGTTTATTCGCCAGGAAACCAATACACCTATTATGACATGGGTGATGTTATTAAAGTACAGAAAAACGCCACTTATTGGGACCCACCAAGTTTTAGACCATCATCATATTCACCATTTTCAGTTTTATTACAAGCCGACCCCGTTGGTGATAATGGCCCCGCTAGTGATGATTCAGAATTGGCTAGATTAGGTATTAAAGGAGCAAAGCAATCTTTTCAATATAGAGTAGACCAAAATGTTAGAACTGAGACACTAGGTAGAGTAAATATATTAAATGGTGTTCAAGACCCCGTTAATTTATCTTTAATCTTAGCAGGAAAAAAACCTTTAATTTATAGAGATTGGAAAATTACATCAGGTGGTGGAAATATTTTATCACAAGGTCAAGATATTGTCCAACGTATTGCTGGTTTTACATTACCATTTTCACCAATACCGGGAAGTTATTACGAAGCTCGTGATATCAACTCAACCCAATCGGCGGTTAAGGCGGCTGGTAATGGAAAACGAGGTGGATTATTTGGTTTATTTGGTTCAAGACCAACATCACCATCTCAAGTATTTTTAGATTATACAGGTTCAGGTCAAAGAGCTCAATTGACTCAGAACTTAGATATGAACAGATTCCGTCCACAATACAATACAGGTGGAACAGGAATTTTATCGGCACTTGGAAACGCAATTACAGGTGCAATTGCTAACAACGCCAGTCAAGGAACTTATTATGTGGGTAGTCCTGAAAGGGAACCCGGATATTTAACATCTCCTCCAGGTCAAGTACCTATTGACCCATTTGGGGCTCAAGTATTGGCACCTGTTTATGGTCCTGATGTTTTAGGGAAAGAATATGAAGGTGTTGACAAAGACTTTAAATTTGGTTTGGCTGGTAAACCATTTGTTGATGACGGCAGTATTGTTGGTGGTTTTAGTTGGGTGAGTCAAAAATGGGCACCAAACGCAGGTAGGTATCAAAAACCTGGTGGAGATTACGGAACAGAAGACCCGGCATATCCATCAATATCAAATCAATTTACAGCAACTGAATCAGTAAACTATGAATTCAAACCAGGTTCAATTTTAGATGATACTCAAAGATTAATTGATTCACAACCAAATTCAGGAGCCAGATTTGGACACGTAGGTAACGCAATTAGTCAAACATCAAAAGTTTTCTTTGATGGTTATAAAGAAATTACAAAAGGTTCTCAGATTGTTAGATATTCTGATGGACAAGCCAATGTGGGTATTGAATATTGTCGTGTTTTTACTAAAGACACACCATATTATACTTTTAACAACTTACAAAAGAAAGACGGAAATATTCGTAAGTTTTCATACTCCGTAATGGACTCTACTTTCAACATTAATATCGCACCTGAAAAAGGTGGAGATAGTGTTGTTAATGGTAAAGTTAAAAAATACATGTTCTCAATTGAAAACTTGGCTTGGAGAACAGGATATAGAGCGGGATATAGAGTTGATGATTTACCCGCTTGTGAAAAAGGACCTAATGGTGGTAGAGTAATGTGGTTTCCACCATATGATTTATCATTTACTGAGGATACAAGACCATCATTTAACGAGACTACCTTCTTGGGTAGACCCGAACCAATTTATACCTATAAAAACACTTCTCGTAGTGGTACATTGAAATGGAAGATGATTGTTGACCATCCGTCAATTCTAAATCTTATTGTTAATAAGGTGTTAGCAAATGAAGGTGATAGACAAAAAGTAGATTCTATTGTTGATTCGTTTTTTGCTGGTTGTAAAAAATATGATTTATATGAACTTGCTAAAATTTATAACACAGTTCCATTAACTGATTTACAGGCTTGGCAAGAAATAATTACTAATCCAAACGCAACAAATACAGATATTGTTGATGCTTCAAAAGCAACCAATTCCGTAGCCACAAACTCATTACAGGATGGGGGAACAACAGATGATGCTACAGGAAACCCAACATTAAACGAATATAATGGTTTTGGGTTTTATTTTGATAATGATATACCAAGCCCAACATCAGTGGCTTTTCAAACAACATACGCTAACTATACATCAGCGTCTAATAAACAAGTATATAATAACAACTCAAAAGACAAACAGGTTACAACCCAATTTTTTGATGGTGTTATTGAAGAAAACTATACAAGATTAAAAGAAATGGCTCAAAAAATGTATAATATTTTGAGTCAAAAACAAGCTTCTAGTATTTTAGTTACTTTGGAGGCAAGTGCATCACCATCGTCATCTATTGATTATAACGATAAGTTGTCTGTTAGAAGAGGTGAATCTGTAGTTGAATTCTTTAAAACTTATAGTTTTGGTGCGAATAATAATTCGTTAGGTCAATTTATTGGTTCAACATTAGTATTCAATACTATTGCAAAAGGTGAAGTTGCAAGTGTAACCCCAAGAGGTAAACAAAGTTACAGTACTTACGATTGTAAAGACGAAGCTCTTAATAATGAAAAGTATACAACAAGAGCAATGGCTTGTAGAGCAGTATTATTAAAAAATGTTGAAATTAAACCAATTGAAAAGAACTCAGAACCAAGCTCAACAGCCGCTGAAAATAGTGCAGCAAACAACGCCGCTGGAAAACCAAACACAGGACAAAAACCAGGTCAAACTAATACTGTTGTAAATCAACAACCACAAAAAGATTTATATAAAGGAGCTTCCAAAAAATTATTAAGATATTTGTTAAATGAGTGTGATTATTTTGAAGTTTTAAAGGCTGAAAATCCATTTATTTATGATTCAATTAAAGAAAAAATTAAATATTTCCAACCAGCATTTCACTCAACAACGCCTGAGGGACTTAACTCACGTTTAACTTTCCTACAACAATGTATGAGACCTGGTGAAACAATCCCAACAATTGGTACCAATGGTGAAAAACTTTATAATGATGCGTTAAACACATCGTTTGGAGCACCACCAATCATGGTATTACGTATTGGAGATTTTTATAACACTAAAATTGTTCCAACATCTTTAAGTTTTACATATGATAAAACATTTGATATGAACCCTGAAGGTATTGGTTTCCAACCTATGATTGTTGATGTCAATTTAAGTTTTAATTTTGTTGGAGGTTCAGGATTGGCGGCACCAATTGATACATTACAAAACGCATTATCATTCAACTATTATGCTAATACTGAGATGTATGATGAAAGAGCCGAAGCAACTGAAGATACAAGTAAACTTGATAAACAAATTATCCAAGCGTTAACTCAAAATCCACCAACTGTTGGTGTCGCCAACATTCAAAATGATAAAACAAATGATGGTGGAAATACTATTGGTGTTTCAACATTTACGGGTTTAACGGATAGTGGACAAACAGGAACTATTGAATATGCAACATTTACCAACAAATTTGTTGATAAAACTAAAGCGTATTATAATGGTGTTATGAATACCATGAATAGTGCTTTATTAAACTATAATTATGGTATGTTGGCAATATTAAATTATGGTGGTGATAATCAAGGATATAACACGGGTTCATTTAATTCCGCAACATCAACAACTACTTTAATTTATGGTAAACCAATTAATACTCAAAAATATGTTGACGAAGCATTTAAAGCATTGTTAAAAGATGTTGACGATGATAACTTACCAATATTCACATCAGGTGAATTTACAAAATCTGTAATTACAACGGCTCAAAAAAGATTGTTCAAGAAAAACTATTCAAATTTTGTTAAAACTTACAGAAGTAGTTTTTTAAATACAATTACCTCTGATGTAAATACTTTAACAGAACTACAACAAGATTATGTTTATAATGTTGATAGAATGAATTTTGTTGCTAGTGGAACTACAACAGGACATGACGGTAAATTAAATGATAAAAATATTGCAATTATTTATATAACAACGGGTCAAACAGAAACTGTTAATGGAACTCCAATAGATACTTTAACATCCCTTAGAAATGATTATACTTCTATAGCAACTAATAACAATCAATTTTTAACTGATTTAACCGCAGCACAATTATATGTAACTAGTTCCTATAAACCAAATGAACCTGGCGTTTTTACACCACCAACAGGATATGAATTTTTATCAACACCAGAAAAAACAAGAGAATATTTATTAATGTCAAGAGCCATAACAATTGAATCAGCAAAAGATAATTTCTTAAACGCACTACAAGAAGGGTTAGACGTTTATACCAAATTCGCAGTTGAATCATATTATTTTTCAGGTCCAAATTCATTATATGTACAATGGCCAAAATTAAATCAAACAGGTCTTGCTTTAATGACAACATTCCAAACAAACACCACTGGTAAAAATTATGTTGATTATACACCACCATTTGGTACAACACAAAAAAGAGTTGTTGATTTTAGTGAAGATAGCGCAGCATCTGAAGACCTTAAAAAACAATTACAAAATCTTTACGCAAATAAAAACGATAGTTCAAGCATAAACCCATATAACTTCAAGAAAAAATTTAATTAATGGATGCTTATTACAACCGATATCAACAATTTTCAATTAATGGTGAACAAACTGTGGTTCCATTTATTCCACTACAGTCAAAATCATCTGACCAAAGATATATCTACAGAACTGGATTTAGTAGGTTAGACAAAGTATCCCAACAATATTATGGAACACCTTTTTTTGGTTGGTTAATATTACAAGGCAATCCTGAATATGGTGGATTAGAATGGAATATTCCAAATAATGCTATATTGACAATTCCATATCCACTCATATCTTCATTACAAGACTATAAAAATGGTTTAGACAACTATTTCTTCTATTATGGCAGATAATTTTGGTACAACGGACAATATCTACATTGAATCCGATTATGATAATATATTTTTAATTGACCCAAATAAGGTTGAGAATAGTCTTGGTCAACCAATGGATAGACCAATACATCATGAAGACCTTGTTATGTATGCCAACTTGGAAGCAAAAATGTTACCAAGAACAAAATTAGCCGTTGGTTCCGCTCTTACAGATGCAGTACAAACAACACCAATCGCATCAATTAACTTTTTAAGACCTGGTGGAAAAACAACACTGAATAACAATTATCTAAATGAAATTACTGGTTTAAACACTGTTGATGGTAAAGGTACAAACCAACCAAGTAAAACCAATGTACAACAACAAAACAAAAGTGACGATTTTTATATTAAACAAAACACAATTAACAGTGAAGATACTGGTTTATTAGGTATTGAAAGTATAAGAATTAAAAACACAAGAAGTTTAACACCAACAGTTGAAGTTGTGTTAATTGATGTTCAAGGAAGAGCATTATTTGAAAAAGGTGAAAACTCAGAATATGCCTGCTTCTTTAACTTACCGTATCCAACATTTTATTTAACATTAAAAGGGTATTATGGTAAAGCAATTAGATATCAACTTATTTTAACTAATTTTTCTGCGGCGTTTGAAGGTAATACTGGAAACTATAGAATTAGTTTAAAATTTTATTCTTACAAATATACAATTTTAGCGGAAACACAAGTTGGTGCTTTGTTTGCCGTACCGTTTATGTATACAACGGATTATAGAATTAACAATACCGCACCAAATTCTCCTGGTGTAAACGCGGCTCAAACATCTAATGGAAACCCTGATGTTACAACATCTTCAGTAAGGGTAACAAAAGGTGGTCAAACCATTAGAGATGTTTACAAAAGATATAAAGCATTAGGTTTAATTTCACCAAATCTTCCAGAACTTTCATTTCCCGAATTAAAAGCTAGATTAGAGGCGTTAGAAAAAAATTTACAACAAAGTTTTGGACAAACGGATTTTACACCACTTTCTGATTGTGATACATATTTTAAATTATTAACAAGTTTAAGAGATAGTGTGTTATCAACTGATGATACTAGTTGGTCTAAGAAATATCTTGACCAAGAAAAAATTTTTGTGTTAGACCCTAGTGTTGTTGGTGGTAAAAATGGTGTACTTACTTACATTTACAATAATAACACTAGAGCTAATTTACAATTACAAGTTAATGCGTATTCACAACTAAAACAATTAGTTGATGGATATAAAGTTGATTTGGCTAAAAATAAAACATTAAGTGACCCGGGAACATTTACAATTGATGGTAAAAAACAAACATCAAAAGTTACTAAAATTAACAATTTAACTATACAACCAACAATAATACCATCTGCACTACAAACATCTCTCCAAACAGGTTTTTCTGTTAGAGAAGTAGTTGGATTAGTTGGTTCTAATAAAGTCATGGGTGATGTGACTAACGATAGTTCTAATTTAGTTGGTTCGGACTCTGTTAGAAAAAGTATAAGTGAAAATGATATTAACTGGGCGGAAACATTTAAAATTAGATATAAAAGAGAAGCACTTAGTACAGCTGAAATTTCAGGTTTAACAGCATCGGAATCAATATTCTTTAGAACATTTTCTAATGATACTGGAAATAGTTTTATTCCACCAACCTATAATTTTGTATTTGACGGACCTGGTAACTTTTCAGACATCTTAGATAAAACATTTGAAGATTTGTCCCAACAAAAAGAAAAAATTGTTCTTGCGTTAAATGAGTTTTTATCTAAAAAAATTGAAGGTAATGATGGTTTAGGATTTAAACCAACAATGAGAAATATCATGGCAATGATATTTGCGTCCGTTGAAGCGTTTTATAGATTAATGGATGATGTACATAGTCAAGCTTGGAGTCAGAGGTTAAACCCAATTAGAAAAAATGCGGTGTTTGATAATACAAAATCTTCCGTTAGTACTGATAGTAAAGATTTAGTACAACAAACGGACCAAAACGCTTTAAAAGATATTCCAGTATATCCTTGGCCACAATATTTTGTTGAAACAAACAATCCTGATGGTGAAAGGTTTGAATTAAGATACCCAGGTGACCCGTCAGAAATATCAAAAACAAGAGCGAATGATTATAAGGTTTGGCCTGAAGTTCAATTTGTTGAAGAATATATGAAAGGATTAGCTCAAAGAGCTAGTATTAATATGGGCCCAAATGGTAGTAATAACGAAGCCAATGTTATAAGTAGAATTACTGTAAACGGTATTGAATTCCCCACAACAAACATACCGTATAGTGATTATGATAGTGTTAAATTTATTTATGAAATTTATGAGAGAGTCTTATTGGCATCATATTGGGATAGATTGTCTACATCAGGAGCAAAACAATTATCAGTATATAATACATTATCCGATTTAGAGGTTTCCAACATAAGAACAGCACTTGCTTCTACAAGTCCAAGTTTAACAAAAATATTAAAAAACTTTGCTTTTACACCACAAGGTTTCCCGTTAGCTCTTAAAAGTATTTCAAATGACGGAACTGGGCTTAGTTGGCAACAATTTACTAGAGGTGAATTTACTTCTGAGTATTTAAGAGCAATTACGGAAAATGATTACGCAATTTTAAATAGTTCGTTTATTAAATCAAAACCAACCACGAATAAAAATATTCAATCATTAACAAACATATCAAATTATATTAAATCAACATTGTCAACACAAACAAACATAATGGATGTTTATCCATTTGTTATTACTGATTGGCAAAATGAAAACTTGGCCGGTGTAAAAACATCAAAAGGTAATGTTTTTGATACAACAAAAAGTTTGTTTTTAAATGATACTCAGAGATATATTACCAATTATGAAAGTGCTGATAGTTTAAATAACAATAGACCTTTTGTTAATAATTGTTTCATTAAAACATTAACAACACCCAAACCAATATTATCCGTTGGTGGGTCGGGAAATCTTACAGGTGTAGCACCAACAGGAACTTTAGCGGCCTTTAATCAATTTTATAAAGAAAGACGTTTAAATAATAGTTTCTTGGTAACCGAAGGACCAATAAATTACCAAGCTAAAACAGGAAATGTTGATGCATTCCAAACAACATCAATGTTAAATACACCTTTCTTTATTAACGCATTACAAGATGGTGTTGATAAAGATAGAAATAATACAAATACAACCCCATATGTTTTACCGGCATATTTGTTTTTAAATTCATTACCACTTGCGACATTAAGAGAAAAATATAAAAACATTACAACAGAAGGTTTTACTGATTTAGATTATATTTTTACCACTCTAACAAAATTTGGTGGTGTACATAAATTACCATATGCTTGGATTATAAAATATGGTTCTATTTGGCACCGTTACAAAACATATGTTGAAACAAATGTAGACATTTTAGATTCTGTTTGGAAAAATGTGAATGTTGCAAATCTTTATGACCCCGATGGTTCGTCATTACAGAAACAATATACATTTACATCAACCAATGAAAATTATAATATTGTTGCTCAAGACACAATATCACAACCACCATTAGTTTTATCACAAGTACAAATGAATCTTGGATTTTATCCAAAGATTATTAATGACACATACTTTTTAGTTACTGGCCAAGAATTGTTGACGGGATACACAAATACTGATATACAAACAGCAATTAGTCAAGGATTAGTTGTTGGGGCAATACCAAACGCTCAAATATCAACACAAGCTGGATATAGTTCAACACCAAATCAAGTGTTAAAGTTTAACAATTTCTTTACCACATTTGAAACACAAAATTCACCAAAATTTAAATCAAACCAACAATATAAGACTTTGTTGATGCCAAGTTTTGGTACCATATACAACCAAGTTATTGGTGAATGTTTTACGGAAACAATAACAGGATTAATACAAACACAAGAAGTTCAAAATAATAAAGCGGTATTTAATGGTTCTGTTAGACCATTTTGGGCGGCACCTAATTTTGGATACTTTGAATTATCAAGTATTACAAAACCGGGACCAAATGAATACATGAAAGAAGTTTATCCAAATTTAGAAATACAGGATGTGGTTAAATTTGGTCAGACTTATTCTAAAATTGATGATGTTTTTGGAACGTTTAAAACAGAAATTTTAGATTCATTTGAAACTGAATTTTTAAATTTTTGTAAATCATTTACGGATTTAACATCTGAAGATTTATCAGACTCAAGTTATGCCAATAGAAACTTCCAAGGATTAATGTCACAAATGTTGTTAGTTCCAACAATCACATTAACAAGTACTTTGGATAATTATGTTGTTGATTGTGGAAATGCTCAATTAACACAAGCCAATACGGTAATACAATCTTTTGTAAATTATGATGTTGTTTTTAAATACGGAAACCCAAGTAATTTTAATAGACGTGTCTTTGGTACATTTACAACTTTGAATACAACAAACTACAATAAAGTTGTTGACCCTTATCCATATAACGCATATGTTCAAAATAGTGTTCCTGTTACAAACGGAGCCGCAACACAAATAACTTTATTACAGTCAAAAGCCGCATATCCAAACGCTTGGATTGCAATGGAAACATATGTAGGATTTGCAACAACAACAGGATTAACGTATTCAAATTCAGGAAGTTATTATACTGACTTTTTCCCAACATTAAATGTTGAGTTTACTGAAGGAAATGTTAAAAACTTTGCACCACTTATCAAAATTTTTGGTACTCAAAAATCATTAAATAATGGTATATACACAAAGACGGATTTTATAACAGCAATAAATGATTTTTACACAAATAATGATGAGTATCTAAATTATGTTTTGGGTGAATTAATGTTTGTATTGAGAAAAGAATTACCTGATTATGTAGAAACAACTGAAAAACCAATATTATCCGCTATTGACGGTATGCAACCTAAAGTAGAACTTTATGAAGCATTTAAATCATTTAACGATAAGTGGATTGCTGGAAGTGAATTTAAAGATAAAACATTATATCAAGATGTTATGTTCTTAGATAGGGCGAATAGGGATATTGGTGATAAAGTATTGGTTGATGTTTTTAAATTAAAAGATTTCTTTTCGGGAACAACATCACTTGATGCAAGGATTATTGATTTTGTAAGTAGGATTATTGCGGATAATCAATTTCAAATGATGCCATTACCGGCATATATGAATTTTTGGGGTGCGGGAGAAGTTACTCAAGGTGTTAAGCCTAAGGAAGAAAGGGCTAATGACTTAGCAAACTCGTTATTTGGTACTTTTTTAGATGTTGATTACCGAGAGTCACAACCAAAATTTGTATGTTATTATGCCGGAAAACCAAGTGAGCATTTAGATATGAGAGAAAATGCTGATTACAGATGGAGAACAGATGCCTTTGATTTATCAAGGAACTCAGATAATCCATTGATTTCAGAACTAAAAAGTACAAAAACAGATTGGGCACAATCAAATAAAGTTGTTGGATTTAATGTTGATTTTGGAATTAGAAACCAAAGTGTTTTTTATAGCATTCAACTTGACCAAAATAATGCTGCTGCAACAACAGAAGCTAACAGAGTTATTAGTGATATGAGTAACCAAGCTGGTGGTAGAAGAACAAATACTCAAAACGTTAGTTTATATAATTTATATAAAAATAGAAGTTATGAATGTAGGGTAGAATCAATGGGAAATATGATGATTCAACCTACAATGTATTTTAACTTAAGGAATGTACCAATGTTTAGAGGACCCTATATGATTCAATCTGTTGAACATACGATTAGTGCCGGTGACTTTAAAACATTTTTTAGTGGTGTTAGGATGCCAATTTATTCATTACCATTAATAACAAAACAATTGGTTTCAATTAATGCTAATTTATTGGGACAATTAGTTCAGATATTAAAAAGACAAAAAGAAACTGAAGTCGCCTCAACACAACCAACAGTAAATGTTATTACTATTGGTAATAGTGTTCAGACTAATGTTATATATTCGTCAGCATTTCAATCACAATGTCAAGCAGATATGTTATCAACAAATCCTAAATATCAAAAATTTCTTGGAATTGAAAATACACAACAATCAATATCATTTGCTGATTTGGCAAAAATAATTAGAGATAATGTTACTTTAGGTCCGGCAAGAGCGATGGTTTTATATACCGCATATGTTAATGGTCATGATGACAATTCCGTCTACACATACAATCATGATTTAGGTAATACAATATTAGGTGGTGGTAGTTTTCCACAACAAATTAGTTATGGAGGAAGAGAAAAATATTTCCAAAAACAATTTGGTTGTAAAACTAACCAAAATGGATATGCCCAACCAAGTGCTGTATTTACAACGGGTACATCCGGTGAGTCATTTACAAATTCAGTTAAATTTATTAATGACTATTATCTTAATGAACAAGTTTTATCTAAAAGTTTGTTATTTGCACCATTATTTACAACTGGAAATACCGGTTCATTAGTTTGGGATACTAAAGAAAGTTATGTTGAAAATATGTATACAGTGTGGATTAAATATTGGCCACAAAAAAGATTCCAAACAGATGACCAATACACTCAGTGGCTTAAGTCAAATAAAAACATGGCGGATACTTTTAGAACATCGGCTGAAAATGTAGTTGAATTATTATCTAAATATAAACTTGTTAACTTTAAATGATATTTATTAAGAAACTATAGTTATGAATATTAAACAACATTTAGACAATTATCTTGGTAAAAACACAAGATATACAGAAAAAAATGCCGGAAATGGATTTACCGAAGTATGTGATTTAGATACTGGTAATTGCTATACAGTTAGAGACAGAGACGGTCTTATTGAAAGAGTTGATAACACAATGAGAACAAATAAAAGAGTCCAAGTTGAAACACCACAAGGTGTTAAACAATTATTAAATGGTTAAAAAAATGGCAATTGATAAAAAAATTATTGAAGAGATTAAAAGACACAATTCTATTAATAAGTATATTGTAGAACAAGATGCCTTGGGTGATTTACCCCCACCACCTGAAGACCCTGCGGCTCCTGTAGACCCTGCAGCGGCTCCTGCGGCAGCACCTGGCGGAGACCCGACATTAGCAGCGGCACCAGCGGCACCTGAAGTCATTGATACAACAACTGATACTGAAGTTGAAAAAATTGATGGTAGTGGTAAGAGTGAAGAAAGTGACAGTGGTTCTGAAGAATTAGATATTACTGATTTAGTTAATTCACAAAAAAATGTAGAAACTAAACAACAAGAATATTTTGATATGATGTTTAAACAAATTGAAGGATTACAAACCAAGTTAAATGCTATGGATGATGTTTTCAATAAGTTAAACTCTATGGAAGAAAAGATTGAACAGTACAGACCAAAAACACCTCAAGAAAAATTAAACTTGAGAAGTCTTGATAGTGGACCATTCAATCAAAAACTTTCTGATTTTTTTGATGACAAACAAGATGATTTGGAAAAATCGGGAAAGAATGAATATGTGTTAACTTCAGATGAGGTTGAAGATATTGTACCTACAGATATTAAAAAATCATTTGATAATTATGGTGCAGAACCAACAGGAACATCCTTTAAAATGTATTGATTTTTAACAACTTTTTACTATATTGAAAGGGTCACGTTGTGGCCCTTTTTTATTTGGCGAAATAATTTGACGAACAGAAAAATAACAACTATAATTTATAAACAAACAATCTAATTAAACAAAAAACATGATGAGTTCACTTGACGCAGTACTTTCACAGTACGAAAAAAACACACAGTCTTTCGGAGACTCTAACCGAATGTCCCAAGAGGAAAGAATGAAAAAGTATTTTGCTTGTATTCTTCCACAAGGGCAATCTCAAGGACAACGTAGAGTACGTATCCTTCCTACACCCGATGGTTCTTCACCTTTCAAAGAGGTTTGGTACCATGAATTACAAGTGGGTGGTAAATGGCAAAAATTCTATGACCCAGGTAAAAATGACAATGAACGTTCACCTTTGAATGAGGTTCACGATGAGTTGATGTCTACCGGCAAAGAGTCAGACAAAGAATTGGCTAAACAATACAAATCTCGTAAATTTTACATCGTAAAGGTTATTGACCGTGATGCTGAAGACGAGGGTGTAAAGTTTTGGCGTTTCAAACACAATTACAAGAATGATGGTATTCTTGACAAAATCATTCCAATTTGGAGACAGAAAGGTGATGTAACTGATTCACAAAAAGGTAGAGACCTTATTGTACAGTTGGTTAAATCTAAAACTCCTGGTGGAAAAGATTACACAACAATCCAAACTATTATGCATGATGACCCAGCACCTCTTCATGAGACTGCTAATGTTATGGAAGAGTGGTTGAAAGATGAGTTGACATGGAATGATGTTTACTCTAAGAAACCTGTAGAATATTTGGAAGCAATCTCTCGTGGTGAAGAACCTCGTTGGGATAGTGAAACAGGTAAATACTTGTACAGTGATTCAGGAGATATGATGATGGGTGGTTCTAAATCAGCACCCGCGGCTCCTGCAGACCCACAATTATTTGACGAACCTGCTGAGGACTTACCGTTCTAATAAAACAAAACATCATGTATGGTATCATGTACGGTACCATACATGATTAATTTACAACACATATGGCAATCAAGAAAAACGATTTTAATTCAGTAAAGAAGAAATTCTCAACTTCGGCGAAGTATAAACCACAAAGATACTTTGACTTGGGTAAAGATTTCTTGGACGCTGTAGGACTACCAGGACCCGCCATAGGACACTTGAACATGTTCTTGGGTCACTCTGATACAGGTAAGACAACGGGTCTCGTAAAAGCGGCCGTATCAGCTCAGAAACAGAATATTCTTCCCGTGTTCATTATCACCGAACAGAAGTGGAGTTTTGAACACGCAAGACTTATGGGTTTTGATTGTGATGAAGTGGTTGACCCCGAAACAGGTGAATTGGATTGGGATGGATTTTTCATCTTCAACAACAACTTCTCTTATATTGAACAAATTACAGATTATATTAATAGTTTGTTGGACGCTCAAGAAAAAGGTGAATTGGAATATGATTTATTGTTCCTTTGGGATTCAGTAGGTTCAGTTCCTTGTAAGATGACCTTTGATGGTAAAGGTGGTAAACAACACAATGCTGCGGTTCTTGCCGACAAGATTGGAATGGGTATTAACCAACGTATTTCAGGTTCTCGTAAATCTGATTCAAAATATGAAAACACATTGGTGATTGTTAATCAGCCTTGGGTTGAACTTCCTGACAATCCATTTGGACAACCAAAGATTAAAGCAAAGGGTGGTGAAGCCATTTGGTTAAATTCGTCTTTGGTATTCTTATTTGGTAATCAAAAAGGTGCAGGAACAAACAAAATTTCTGCAACAAAAGACAAACGAACTGTTAAATTTGCAATCCGTACAAAAGTTTCTGTCATGAAAAACCACATCAATGGTTTGGGTTATGAAGATGGAAAAATCATCGTAACACCACACGGATTCTTGGCAGGAAAAGATGCTGCTGAAGAGAAAGTATCTATTGAACAATACAAGAAAGAAAATGCTGAGTATTGGAAAGAGATTATCGGGGCTGATGGAGATTTCAGCTTGTTTGAGGAAAAAGAAAGTGAAACAGTATAAACAATAAATTGTGAAGACACTCTTAGTAGATGGTGATAACCTATTTAAAATCGGATTCCATGGGGTCAGAGACCTCTTCGTGGAAGGAAACCATATCGGGGGTGTCTTTCATTTTATCAATACCCTCAGAAAACAAATTGATGAACACAACTACGACAAAATTATTGTCTTTTGGGACGGTGACGACAACTCAGCCGTTAGACGTAAATTATATCCTAACTACAAGTTAAACCGTAGACAAAGTATGAACGAGTTTAAACTTGAGTCATACCACACCCAAAAAGAAAGAGTAAAAGAATACCTTGAAGAATGTTTCGTTCGTCAGGTAAGAGCAATTGAATGTGAAGCGGATGATTTAATCGCCTACTATTGTCAGATTGCTAACGAAGAATCAAAAACAATATTATCGGCAGATAAAGATTACTTTCAATTGATTGATGGACACACATCAATATACTCACCAATTTCCAAAGTCACCTTTAAACTTGGTGATAAAGTTAAATTTGGTGATACCGAATTTCCACACTATAACGTATTGACACTTAAGATATTAACTGGTGATAAGTCAGACAATATCAGCGGTATATTAAGATTGGGTGAAAAAAGTGTAATAAAATACTTTCCTGAGATGCTTGATTCTATGGTTAATTATAACCATATTTTAACAAAGGCACAGGAACTTTTAGAACAAGACAAAAACAACACAACTTTAAAAAATATTGTAAGTGGAAAAACAAAAGACGGAGAATTCGGAGAATCATTCTACCAAACAAACAAAAAAATTGTGGATTTACAAAATCCGCTTATTTCTGACGAAGGTAGGGTACTTGTTGAACAATATTATGCCGACACTTTAGACCCTGAAGGTAGGGGTTACAAAAATCTAATTCGTATGATGACAGAAGATGGATTCTTCAAATATCTCGGTAAGAGTGATGATGAATTTATAAAATTTATACGACCTTTGATGAAATTGACAAGAAAAGAAAAAAGACAACACAAACAACAAATAGAAAAATAAAAAAATTATGAAAGAAACAGATGTAATTAAAATGGAGTTCTTGATTACCTTGAACAACAACATCGTAATCCAACGTTACTTTAACGTAAAAGATTACAACCCACAAGCTCGCAGTTCTATGGAACTGTATCAATATTTAAAAAACTTTGTAGAAGGGTTTGAGTACGGCCAAAAGATGCGTTCGGTTGTATACCTTTTGGAGAATAAAGATGAAATTTTTGAGAACCAAAGTATCTTGCAAACATCAAATACTGATGGTCCTGAAACATTTAATTTTTTAATAAAGGTTGGAGAACAGACAATTTGTCATAGAATTTTGGATGCGAAATTGTTCCCACCTAAAATAAGATACACCGTAGATATACGCCAGCAAGTAAAAAGTGTATTAAAGGACTTAACTGACATTTTTTCCGATGAAAATTTTGTTACAAGTTACATGTCTTATAGCTTAAACTAATAGTATTTATCAAAACTAACAAGGGAATTTTAATTATGTCAAACAAGAATTTTGAGTATCTAGGTAACACATTTCAACTACAATTATTAAATCAGATTATCTTAGATAAAGACTTCTCACATTCTATCATTGATGTAATTGAATCCTCACACTTTGAAAACAAATATTTCAAAACACTTCTCCAATTGGTGAAGGAGTACTATGTAAAATATGATTGTACTCCATCATACGAAACACTTTCACAAATGGTGAAAAGTGAGTTCCCACAAGAGTTGATGTTGAAAATTCTAAACGACACTATCAAACAGATACAAACTGCGTCTATAGAAGGGGCATCGTTTGTACAAGAGAAATCATTGAAGTTTTGTAAACAACAAGAACTTCAAAAGGCAATCACCAAATCACAAAAAATACTTGATAGTGGAGAATTTGAAAACTATGACAAACTTGAAGAACTTGTAAGAAGTGCTCTCCAAGTAGGGGAAAATGGAAATAAGATTGAAGATGTTTTCCAAAACTTGGATGATGTTTTGAATGAAGATTTCCGTCACCCAATCCCAATGGGAATTACGGGTATTGACAAGTTATTAAAAGGCGGATTGGCAAAAGGTGAATTGGGGGTAATCTTAGCACCAACTGGTGTAGGAAAAACTACAGTTCTTACAAAAATTGCTAACTCAGCGTTTAATAATGGTTACAATGTACTTCAGTTATTCTTTGAGGACAATCCAAAAGTAATCCAACGTAAACACTTCACAATGTGGACAGGTATACCACCTGATGACCTCCCATTACACCGTGAAGAAGTTCTTGAAAAAGCACGTCAGGTCAAAGAAGAAATGACCAACAAATTGTTCTTGAAAAAATTACCTTCAGACCAATTTACAATGACTCAAATCAAGAACATGATTAGAAAGATGGTTGCTGATGGACATAAGATTGATATGATTGTTTTAGATTATATTGATTGTATTGTACCTGACAAAAATATGGGAGACGAATGGAAAAGTGAGGGTTCCGTTATGAGAGGTTACGAATCTATGTGTCATGAACTTAACGTAGTAGGATGGACCGCAACACAGGGTAACAGAAGCTCTATATCTTCTGAGGTTGTTACCACCGACCAAATGGGTGGTTCTATTAAAAAAGCACAAGTTGGACACGTTATCATTTCCGTGGCAAAAACTTTACAACAAAAAGAAATGAATTTAGCAACCATCGCAATTACCAAGTCTCGTGTGGGTAAAGATGGGGTTATCTTTGAAAACTGTAAGTTCAACAACGAATTGTTGGAAATTGATACTGAAAGTTCTGTTACCTTCTTAGGATTTGAAGAAAAGAAAGAAGAAAAGAACAGAGACAGAATCAAAGAACTTATGGAAAAAAGAAAAGAGCGAGTACAACCAAATAACTTTAATTAATAAAAAAAAATAGTATTTTAAATAAAATGGACGCATCACAAAAGATATTGTCGGACCTAACGGTTCACATGAAGTATTCAAAATTTATTCCTGAGTTGGAAAGAAGAGAAACTTGGGAAGAGCTTGTAACAAGAAACATGAATATGCACATTAAGAAATACCCCCACATCGCAAGTGAGATTGTGGACGTGTATCAATATGTGTATACTAAAAAAGTATTACCTTCAATGAGGTCAATGCAATTTGGTGGTAAACCAATTGAGATTTCTCCAAACAGAATCTACAACTGTGCTTACCTTCCTATTGACCACTTGGACGCATTCTCAGAAACAATGTTCTTGTTATTAGGTGGAACTGGAGTAGGATATTCAGTTCAAAAACATCACGTAGAAAAACTTCCTGAAATTAGAAAACCTAACCCAAATAGAACAAGAAGATTCTTGGTTGGGGATTCTATTGAAGGATGGGCTGATGCAATTAAAGTGTTAATGAAATCTTACTTTGGTGAGCATTTGTCAACACCTGAGTTTGATTTTTCAGACGTTAGACCAAAGGGGGCACAACTTGTAACATCAGGTGGTAAGGCACCGGGTCCTCAACCTTTGAAAGATTGTATTCACAAATTGAAAGGTATGTTGGACGCAAAAGAAGATGGTCAAAAATTATCATCAATTGAAGTTCACGATATGATATGTCACATTGCAGACGCAGTTCTTGCTGGTGGTATTCGCAGAGCGGCTTTGATTTCTTTATTCTCAGCTGATGACAACGAGATGATTGCTTGTAAATCAGGTTCTTGGTGGGAAACAAATCCACAAAGAGGTAGGGCTAACAATTCAGCGGCTTTGGTTAGACATAAAATTACAAAAGATTTCTTCATGGACTTGTGGAAAAGGGTTGAAGCATCAGGAGCAGGTGAACCTGGAATCTATTTCACCAATGATAAAGATTGGGGTACTAATCCATGTTGTGAGATAGCATTGAGACCAAACCAATTCTGTAACTTATGTGAGGTAAATGTTTCTGACATTGAATCACAAGAAGATTTGAACAACCGTGTTAAAGCGGCGACATTCATTGGAACACTTCAAGCAGGTTATACTGATTTCCATTACTTGAGAGACGTATGGAAACGTACAACTGAAAAAGAAGCGTTGATTGGTGTATCTATGACAGGTATCGGTTCAGGTGTTGTATTGGGTTATAACATGAAAGAAGCGGCTAAACTTGTTAAAGAAGAAAATGCAAGAGTTGCTGAGTTGATTGGTATTAACAAGTCGGCTCGTACAACTACTGTAAAACCTGCAGGGACAACATCTTTGACATTGGGAACATCTTCAGGTATCCACGCATGGCACAACGATTATTACCTTCGTAGAATCCGTGTTGGTAAGAACGAAGCAATTTACCAATACTTGGCAATGTATCACCCTGAGTTGGTTGAAGATGAATTCTTCCGTCCACACGACACGGCAGTTATTTCAGTTCCACAAAAATCTCCTGAAGGAGCAATTTTGAGAACAGAATCTCCATTCCAATTGTTGGACCGTGTTAAGAAAATCACACAAGAGTGGGTAAGACCTGGTCACAGAACTGGTTCAAACACACACAACGTATCGGCAACAATCAGTTTGAAAAACGAAGATTGGGAATTGGCAGGTGAGTGGATGTGGGAAAACCGTGACTTCTATAATGGTTTATCTGTATTACCTCATGATGGTGGAAGTTACATTCAAGCACCATTTGAAGATTGTACAAAAGAAGAGTATGAAAGATTATTCGCTAAACTTCACACAATTGACTTATCAAAAGTTGTTGAATTACAAGACAACACAGATTTGAGTGGTGAATTGGCTTGTGTTGGTGGGGCTTGTGAAATCAAGTAATATTAATAATAACGATAAAAATAAGGGGGGGAAGGTAAAACTTCTCCCTTCTTCATTTTATATAGAAGATGGAAAATATGTCTTTACCGAAGAATTCCATTTAGAAAGAGGTTCTTGTTGCGGTAATGGTTGTAGACATTGTCCTTATTTACCTAAATACAAAAAAGGAAATACAACTATATTTATAGATAATGGCTGATGGTAAAACATATGGATTAACTTTTCCTTTCGTAGAATCGTATAATGGTAAGTATTTGGACCTTTCAGATTACCCTGCTGAAGAAATTAGAAGTAATTTAATTCACTTGTTATTAACAAGAAAGGGTACTAGATATTTTTTACCTGATTTTGGTACTGGATTGTTGGAATACATTTTTGAACCTTTGGATGGACCAACTTTTAAAAACATTGAATCTGAAATAAGAGATTCTGTTGAAAAATTTATGCCTCAACTACAATTAACAAACATTAGTATATCGGCACCAACTGGTGAAGCGGCTGGAGCAACTGTAACAACCGCAGGAAATGTTGTTAATCCACAACTACAAATGACAAATCAAGATGTAACTGAGTATACAGCTACGGTAAGAATTGATTATTCTATAACTAATGACGTTTTTAATTCAAAAGATTTTATAATACTTAATATTTAACATAAATGGCTCAAAGAAGAATATCATATACCGTAAGGGATTTCCAAGCAATTCGTCAGGAATTAATTAATTACACAAAAACTTATTATCCTGAATTGATTGATAACTTCAATGATGCTTCAGTTTTTTCTGTATTCTTGGATTTAAACGCAGCCGTAGCCGACAATTTACATTATCATATAGATAGAAGTATCCAAGAAACAGTTCTTCAATATGCACAACAACGTTCATCAATCTATAACATTGCAAGAACGTATGGATTAAAAATTCCTGGTCAAAGACCATCTGTAGCTTTGGTTGATTTTTCAATTACAGTTCCGGCATTTGGTGATAAAGAAGATGAAAGATATTTGGGAACATTAAGACGTGGAAGTCAAGTTCAAGGTTCAGGTCAAGTATTTGAAACAATATATGATATTGATTTCGCATCACCATTTAATGCTGATGGTATACCAAATAGATTAAAGATACCAAATTTTGATGCCAACAACAACTTAATAAACTACACAATCACTAAAAGAGAAACTGTAGTAAATGGTATTACAAAGGTATTCAAAAGAGTTATAACTCCAAATGATGTTAGACCTTTCTTTGAATTTTTCTTACCTGAAAAAAATGTTTTAGGAGTCACATCAATAATTCAAAGAGATGGTACATCTTATTCTAACGTACCAACGGCACAAGAATTTTTAGGTGTGCAAGGTAGATGGTATGAAGTATCGGCACTTGCTGAAGATAGAGTTTTTATTGAGGACCCTACAAAACCATCAGATGACCCAGCAATTAAAGTTGGAAGATATATACAAACACAAGATAGATTTATTACAGAATACACACCTGAAGGTTTTATAAAACTTACTTTTGGTGGAGGAACAAATACTGCTGAAGACCAACTTAGAGAGTTTACAGCACTTGATGTACCGTTAAAGATTCAAAGATACCAAAACAATTCAATGTCATTGGGTAATGCTCCACAAGCAAATACAACAATGTTTATACAATATAGAATTGGTGGTGGACAAGGTACAAACTTAGGTGTTAATGTTATTACACAAATTGGTTCTGTTGATTTCTTTGTTAATGGACCTTCTGATATTATAAATAATTCTGTAATTAATTCATTAGCTTGTAATAACGTAACGGCCGCGATTGGTGGAGCAGGATATCCATCAACTGAAGAAGTTAGAAATTATGTAACGTTTAACTTTGCAGCACAAAACAGAGCGGTTACAATACATGATTACGAAGCGATTATAAGAAATATGCCGGGTCAATTTGGAGCACCCGCCAAAGTGTCTATTACTGAAAACAACAATAAAATTAATATCAATGTATTATCATATGATGCTACAGGTAATTTAACATCTGAAGTTTCACAAACTATGAAGAAAAATTTGGCGGAATATTTGTCAAATTATAGAATGATTAATGATTATGTTGTTATTGGAAGTGCTGAAGTAATTGATTTGGCGTTAGACATTTCAGTTGTTTTAGATGCCACACAAAACCAAGGAGTTGTTATTTCAAACATTGTGGATAGAGTCACCACATTCTTTAGTCCTACTGTAAGAGGTTTGGGTGAAAATATTGTACTATCAGAATTGAATAGAATATTACAAACCGAAAATGGTGTGTTAAGTGTTACAGACATTTCAGTATTTAACAAAGTCGGTGGTCAATATAGTTCAGCACAAACAGCAATGCCTTATGAAGATGTGGCAACAAAGAAAATTTCTTTAGTGGACAACACAATATTTGCAGAACCAAATCAAATTTACCAAGTCCATTTCCCAACCAAAGACATCACGGTAAGAGTTAAAAATTACCAGACAACAAACTTCTCTTGATAATTTATTTTATTCATTCTTTAACTACTATTATAAAATAGTGTATAAACTATTTATGATAGAAAGTAAAAGGAATGTCCAAAACTTATAGAATACGTACAGAAGTTGGTGTTGATAGACAAGTCAATATAGAATTAGAACAAGATTTTGACCAGTTAGAGATACTTTCTTTAAAAGTCAGAAGTGAAGATGTCTACACAAGAATGTGTGCAGACTATGGTGTAATTGTAGGTCGTGTTCTTGCCAATGGTGGATACGGTGTTCCAAATGTAAGAGTTTCTGTTTTTATTCCAATAACAGATGAAGATTTAAATGATGAAATAATTTATGATTTATATCCTTACCGAAGTCTTAATGATGTAAACGCTGATGGATATAGATATAATCTATTACCTTATGAGCAACAACATACAGGTCATATCCCAACAGGAACATTCCCAAGTAAAAATGATATTTTAACAAACCCAGCGTTGATTGAGGTTTATGACAAGTATTATAAATTCACTGTTAAATCAAATGGTAGTGGTGACTATATGATAATGGGTGTTCCAATCGGAACGTATACTGTTGTTATGGATATGGATTTGTCTGACATCGGACCATTCTCATTATCACCACAAGATTTAATCAGAATGGGTAGAGCAACCGCAGACCAATTTGACGGTGTGAACTTTAAAAGTTCAACTAACTTATTTGAACTACCACAAATCGTAACTTTAAACCAAAGTGTAAATGTACAACCATTTTGGGGACAACCAGAAATTTGTCAAATTGATATAACAAGAACTGATTTTGATTTACGTCAATCAGGTATTAATATATCTCCAACAGCCATGTTTATGGGTTCTTTGATTACAAATAGTAAAGATTATGCTTTACCAAAGAATTGTAAACCACCACAAGATTTAGGAAGTCTTTGTTCATTAGAAACCGCACCTGGAGAAATCATTGGTGTCAGACAAACCATTTTTCAAGACACCCAAGGTAGACCTATATTAGAACAAGCTCAATTTCCACAAGGGGCAAAAACAATTGATAGTGATGGAACATGGTTATTAGAAGTTCCAATGAATTTGGATTATGTAACCACTAATGAATTTGGTGAACAAGTTTTAAGTCCTGACCCAAAAATTGGTATACCAACTAGAGGAAAATATAGATTTAAAATCAAATATTCACAACCAGCCAACTTTGCAAAAGATGAAGTTAGACGAGCATATTATTTAGTACCAAATATTAAAGAATATGGTTGGGGTACTGCAAATCCATACGATGACCCAATTTATAAACCTGACAGTAATGTGGGTTATCAAGAGTTAATAGGTTCTTATTATTTTGGTTTAGATTGGAGTGGATATACTAACGCACAAGATGCTATTGATTGTAAAGATACATTCTATGAGTTTCAATATAATAAAGTCTATACGGTATCACAATTAATTGATGAATATAAAAAAGGTACTAATAGAAAAAAGTTTATTGGTATTAAAGAAATTACTAATACTGAATGTGAAAGTGAAAATAATAGATTTCCGGCAACAGATGGGTTAAGACAAAATTTTAGTATAATACCAACCTTAGTGACGTATTTGTTATATACAGCATCATTAACAATTATGATTTTATTACCTATTGTCCATGTGTTAGCATTAATATGGCCAATTATAAGTGTATTATTAAAAGTTGTGTTTGGAACAATTTTGACAATTGTTTCAGTTATTTGTAAAGCGATTAATAAACTGCGTGGTGCTGATAATCAAATAAATTGCCCAAAACCATACAATTTTCAAAATCTTTTTAAAGAATTAACAAATCCATTTAGTAAAATAACATTACCAAATTTAACATATCCTGAATGTCAGTTTTGTGAATGTAAACAAGAACCTGTACCACAAGACAATGATGAGTTAACAGCAATTCAAGAAGCCGCGGCACAAAATTCATTATCATTAAATGCCGATTTTTTTGTGTATGACAATTGGAATCCAAATCAATCTAATGTAACAGAACACCAAGAAGTTTTTGCGGGTAAAGGATTTAATACTGAAAGTGTTAGAGTCCCAATTAGAAAAAATGATAATAATGATTTTGATTTTATTGATAAATTACCACCATGGGAAATTATCAACAAGTATAATTTAAAATCAAAATATTTTGATACTGACCCCTACGCTGGTTCAAACAGAATTAAAGTACAAGTAGAACCAAAGTACAATTCAAATACAAATCACTTTGATAATATCATGGCGGTATTTGTTGACCCAGATGTTCAAAATACTTTTATTTCGGGGCAACTATTATCTTTCCAAGAGTTGACCAAATCAACTGACCCAAATACAAGTGGTGCGACTTCAACACCTGAAACAGGGATAACAGGAACAACAAACGTTGGTAAAAGTGTAACGATGACATTTGCCAATCCAACATCACCAAATTTATCAAATAGTACTGTAACATATAATTTCCCGACAGTACCAAATGAAACTAAATCTTACAAGTTCCCAACGGACATTGAATATTTCCAAGTTATTACTGGTGTTACTTACAATGATTTTGTATCTCAAAACGCGGCATATGCTAAAGGAACTACAACTTGTAACTACCTTAATTATACTGTAACAAATCAAACTACAAATCCAATCACCATTAATTATACGGATTACAATGGAACTTCACAAACAGCAACAATTGGTATTGTTGTGGACCAAGACACAAATACAACTTATGGTGCGACTGAAAATATATGTGCTTGTGAAAATAGTTTAAGTTCAACAAAAAAATTCAGTATAGATAATATAAATTCTTGTTCAGTTCCAGCACCTGCTGGTTCGGTCTTACCAGGAAATTTATTAACTCAATTATATCAAAAAATTGAACTTTTTAAAAATGATGGTAAAGACGGTCATGATTTTTATGATTCATATATTGGACAATGGATTGGTGGTGAAATTAGTTTAGTCTTTATGGTTAGGGGTGTTGACCCACACAGTGGACGTAAATCAATCAAATATGATTTATCAAGAATTTTTGGTTATAGTAGTTACGGTCAAAAAGTGATTAGTGGTGATTTTTACATGAACGTTCCCGTCCAACAAGGTTTAAAGACCGTAAGAAATGCAGAATTAACAAGTAACTTACAATCCAATTCAAATGGATATTTGTATTTCAACTCTTTTCAATACACCGCTGGTACTCAATATAGTGCTTATACCACTACACTTCAAAATTATTATTCAGCATTAGACCTTAACCGAGTTGATAAATATAAAATCAACTCTGATAATGAGGATAGCTTATTAACAACTGCGATGGTGTATAATGGTGGAAGTGGACAATTGGTTGCAAACAGTAGTACTGAAGGTTATATACAAGGTGAATATATTGAAGGTGGTTCGTTTATATGGGCAGAAAAGGCTAAGGGATTAAGTAAAATTAAAAAAGATAAAAACGGTAATGATAATAATAATACAAGACCGTGGTTATATTTTGCACCATCTTATGGTAATGGAGGACTCGGTAAAATGGTTGTGTATAGTCAAAAAATGGTTATGAGGTCAGATAGATTACCTGTTGGTACTATATTTGATGGTAGTGCTAATAACTACTTTGCTTGGCAAGCATCAAACGCATTACCTTATACCTTTGTCGATGATAATGGTACATCTAATACCCAACTTGTTGTACCATCATTTGATTTTAGTGACCCAACAGCAAATCCTGATTTAGTAACAGGTGCGACATTTAATGCTATCGCCAATTCATTTACCTGTAATGGTATGGTTGATTTGTCTTGTTATCAAGGTGACGGTAGAAATTTTACTGCATTACCCGCAACCAATGAATGTAATACTAATACTAAAAAGGGAGATAAAGTTGTTGTTAAGGGTTGTTACATATTAGTAAACAAACCAATTGGTACCCTCTTTGGTAGGAACAATGATTATTCATTAATTATAGAATGGATTGGAAGACTTAGATTAATGATTGCAGTATGTCAAGGAACTTTTTCACATACGTTTGTAAACTCTTGGATAAATGGAACATTGTTTGCGTTCCCATTCCAAAATGCTGTTAGATTTAATGCTAAGAATGAGCCAATTGTTAGAACAGTTGTTTTAAATAAAGCCTTTTATAATTTTTGTGCCGATACAATAGTGTACGAACCACAATCTAATAATTTTTATTATCGTTCAAGTCCATGGGATGGTCAAAATTTTATAGGTCAATACCCACCATCAGGACTATTTAATTCACCAGTGAATGATAGAAACTTATTATACCCAACTACAATTATGGATTTGGGTCCAAAATTTATTTGGAGTAAAGATGTAAACAAAAGTCCAAATTACTTTGGATATCAAATGGATAGGTTCAATGCAACATCTTGGAACAATGTGTCTGATTTATTGCAATTATTTATAATATCAAGAATATCAAACTCTAACCTATTAAAATCAACCAAAACAGGTTTAGACACATCAATTTCTGCATTTTTCAGTAGACCCCAATTAAGGGTTGATGGTGATTATGCTCAGATGTTACAAATCAATTCACAGTATGGTATTGTACCATATACTGCGGATAATTATTTTGATGACCCTGCAACAACAACTGACAATGTTGTTTACGTGTCTGTTGATAATCAAAAAAATTCGGTATTTGGTATTTTTTATAGTGGGTATACTGAAGAAAGGGATTTAATTTCACCACGTAGAATAGACAGAACATTTACTGGAAATACATTAATTGCTGATTATTTAGGAACCAAATCACAAGAAGTTCCATTTTATAGATGGTCAAATACAGCATATATTGATGGTCAACCGTCCATTTTTGGTAACGAGGAAAACAATTGGTATACAGAAGGTAATGCTTACAAAGAAAAATATCAAAATTTAGATAGAATGTTAAACCCAATGTTCATTGGAGGAAACAATCAAATTCAAAACAGAAAAGGTTACATTTACCAAACAAATAGTTTGGGACAATATTCCCAATCACCGGCACTTGGTAATAATAATGAAACTATAACAAGTGCACCATGGTATTTTTATTTCGGTTTAAAGAAAGGTTCGTCTGCCATGGATAAATTTACAAAATTATATATTAAATCAGAAGAATGAGCGAAAGTAATTACATAGTAGTTAAACCTGATTTGAGGTATAAGTCGGCACCCGATGCAGATTTATCTTTTGTAACAGAATTAAATCAAACACAATCACAAGTAATTGATTATGATAGAACTGTTAATGTTAATTTAGCAACATTGTTTGATGCTGAAAGGCAAAAATCTGTATTGTTTAGACCAACAGTTAAGTTATCATATATCTACAAAAATAACTTGGTAGGTTATAGTAATTACAAACCGTATAGAGATAATTTATATTATATTAATCCCGAGTTGTCTGTAATCAATGGGATATGGAGTGGATTACCAACATATCAAGAATTTGAATTTATTAGAACAGATGTGGAATCAACCCAATTAAATTTTGTTGCAAAAAGTGCGTCAACATATAATTGGAATGTTGTTTTATCCTATCCATATGAAAATGACTATACGGTACCAATGCAATATTACTTTTCAAATGGTCAGTCATTAACACCATGGGTATCAGGGGATGGAATACCATTTAAAATATCTCAAGGAACTGAAAATGGAACACCGTTAATTCAGTTTACTTGCCCTGTTCCACACGGGTTATCTGTTAATGAATATGTTGAATTGTCATTTAATTATAGTGGTGTTAACACATTCCAAGTTTCTTATTTGGGTGATAATACAATTGGTTCAGATGAATATATTTTTAGTATATACAATGTTGGATTTACGGGTTCAACATTTAATAGTGGTAATCAAGGATTCTTTAAACGAATCATAGACATTAATAATTCTGGTGAAACAAAATCAAAATATTATGTTAGATTACATAAGATTATTAGTAATCCACATGATTCAATCATTACAAGAAACGGATTTGAATTGAATCCATTTAGTGATGGTTCATTTTATCAATTTTCTTCATTAACACCAAACAATGTTGGAAGGGTTGTTAATTATCAAAGCTCAAACACATATAATATTACCATGGCTCGTGATTTGGAAGTTACAAATCAAGTTGATAATAATAAAAAACCTTTAACACAAGTGTTTGCAACATTTCAAAACGTTGGATACTTTGGTTGGTTCAATCAATTAAGAAGAGGTTGGGGATTTAATATGGTGCCAAAGACAACAAACCCGTGGTGGGCAACAACAAATCCAACATCATTAGAAAATAACACAACATCAGGATACACAAAAACACAAAATGGTGTTCCTTATAATTTTACGGTTAATCTACCAAGATATAGTGGGGATACAATGTATGGTGATTGGTGTGAGTGGAATGAAAGTAATCAATCAGAAAGGGTTATTTCAAACTACATGAATAAAATGACCTATTACCAAAAAGCGTTTGATATTGCACCTACCGCATCTACAAACCCAAGTGGGTTTTATTACCAAGTTCATTATCCAATTACCTTGAAAGTGTTTTCAGATTATATTGAAACTGCTGAACAAAGTGGAACTGAAGGAATTCCATATTGGGCTTACTTCAGTGATAACAACAAGTTATGGTTTTGGAGAGATATTTACGAATATGGTTATATTGACAATTTAGGTAGAGGTGTTGATTATCCATACTTGAATACTGCCCACTACCCATTCCAAGATATTACTTTCAGATTATATCCTGAAGGTGCGTCATTTGACATAACAGATTTGTACCAAATTGTACCAGACCCTATAATAGATGGATGCGAATAAGATAAGAGTGTTGTTTAATAACCAACCAAAAGATTTGGTTATACCTCTTCAACAAGAGTGGGACTTCTATGGTCAGCAACAAGCCATTGAACAATACGAGTCAACCATTATTGAAAAAATATTAAATCAAGGGGATGATTACGAAGTTAATAGGTTTGACCATCAGTTATATGATGGAACAAAAAGTTCTTTAAACTATGATTTTTATTTAAACAATCCCGTGTTTGCGGTTAACAATTTTTGGGAAAATTCTTACTTGGCAAAATTTACTGCTGACCAAGTATATTATTATAGTCCATCATTTACAAAATCTTTTTGGAAAATAGATTTTTATGATAGTCCAACTACAAGAACACAAAAATCTTATTTTACTACAATATTACCAGTACAACAAGGAAAGTTTCAACCAACAGTTTTAAATAATACAACAGCGGTTACAATTAAAAGACCAAGTTATCAATTAGATTACATTGGTGATAAAGAAGGGTTTTTTCTTTATTGGTTGAAATCAAGACAATTCTTGAATATCAATACTTTTTATATGACGGCCAAGTTCTTTGATGGTAATACAGGACAGTTTATAAAAATGATGAAAGCACCTCAAAGTTCTTTACCAAACTATTATGATTTTCCATCTGAAGAATATTTTTACTACAAAGTAGATTTAGATTATGCAACACAAACATATCAAGTGTTTGATTACCCAAGAGGGGTACGAGCCGGAACAGTTTCAAATCCGATAAAATGGTATGAATACGTAAACCCATAATGGATACACAAGTAATGAATATCAGGGTATCACCCGAAGTCTTGAATACAATCATTCATGATGTTACTTACTCAGGTGAGACATTTGGGGTGTATTCATCTATGACCCAAACTTTAACAAGTGGTGTTAACAACACGTCAAGTTTAACAGGTCTTACAGTTCCAATTCTTTTAACACAAAATACAATTGATTTGGGTTATTACTCTGTATTTGATGGTGCAATTTCACAAATAAATGTTGTAAATAATTTTATATTTTCATCTACAACAGGAAATCCATTTACTTGGTATGTTTATAATACCGCAGATGTTGAGTTTAATGCCTACCTTCAGTTGTCAACATATTTTTTAGATTGGGGTGATGGAACACCATTACAACCAATTAATACGTACGCGCCTAATTCTATTGTTCACACGTATAATACAAACCCAAGTGAATATACAATTACATTATCACAAAATAATCCTTGGGGAAACACAACGGTATCTAAAAATATTCAAACACCATATGTTGAAGTTCCTGATTTTAATCCAAGTGGAACTGCATACTTTACACCAAATGTTGGTTCTTGGAGTGCAACACCAATATCGTACAACTATATTTTTACTGGTGACAGTGTTAATTTAGTTGAAGACCAAGTTTCATCGGCATATGTTTCAGTACCATTTACTGTTAGTGGATATACTGATTCAAGAATTAACGACTTGGCATTTTATGGTACACCAAAATTTAAATTATTAGTACCTGTTCAAAAGAATAATGTTGATTATGGTATTATTACTGAAATTAATTTAGTTTATACTGCATATACAATACAGAATGTTGATTATGTTGACTATGCTGATGGTACTACAATTTTCTTTCTTCAGTCATCGGGTTTAACCGCAGATTGGATGGTACAAGAACCCTTAGTAAAAGATGAATTATTGTTGGGTGTCATTGCTCAAGCTGAAGTCCAATCCAATATATTCATTGAACGAGGTAAAAATTCGGCGTATGAAAGAATACAAAGAATTGGTGAGGTTGATAATTTGGGAGACTTAATAAAATATGGATATTACTTTTTTAATGTTACATAAAAAAATAAAAATGGTATTTATTACTAATAGATAAAATAAAAAAATGGCTACAGGAACCTATGGTACAATAAGACCGGCAGATGTATCACCCGAAGACGTAAGTATCGTCATGAATTATACACCATCAAGAGATGTGACGGACAATTTTGTTCTAACCACTTTGGATGCGACAACAATATTAAGACCTTATTTTAATAATGCAGCAACTGGCGGAAACTCAAATGAAATCTTGGGTGGTTTATACAATCTTAGATTACCCGCAGAAACATTCACTCAATTAGGTATCTACACTCTTTATATAAGACCAGCGGAAATTAGAACAAGTATTACTGATTGTGGTGTGTTATCAGCATTACCAAACGTTAAAGGAATTGTAATTGATTTAAGTAACGTACCAAGTCAATATGTTAATAAATTTGTTGCTCAAGGACTTGTTGGATTTAGAATTGAATATTTAAACTCTGATGGTAGTAAAATACCTAACTTCTTTAGGATTGTTACTTCAAATTTTTATTGTGAGCCTGTTATTCAAAATTTAACTAATACTTTACAAAAGGCTGTTAGATATAGATATACTGAAGGTCAAACTAATTTGGTGTTTTGTACTTTATCACCAAGTTCATCACCAACAAACAAACCAAACGCCACACCATATATTGGACAACCAGCTCAGAGTATTGTATTATCAAATACTTACTTCAATCCATTAATGTTAGAGGTTCAAGTTTCTGAATATGACATTGATACATTGGGTATTGCTCTTTATGGTAATCAAACTAAATCTATGGAGGATGGTATCTACACAATCTATGATGCTCAAAACAACATTTATCAACAATTCAACTTGTATGAAATTAAAGATGACTTTAATAACTTGTTGTATGAGGTTAAAGATAATAGAGGTACAAATATTGACTTCAGTAAAAGTTATCAAAATATTACGGCTCAATAATGGCTAAAACGTTCATACCTAACACAGCGGCTTCAGGAGCCGGAACTCCCTTTGATAATATCGTAGGGTTACAAACTGTGCAAGGTGGTGGATTAACACAAGGTAATTTTGAGTTTGATTTAGGACTTTCAGAAAAAACAAATAGAACATTTAATATTGGAACGTTTCAAAATCCAGTATCATTAGAAAATTTAGATTTAGATTCAATAAACGCTTCAAGGGAGTTGTTAGCGAAAGAATATAGAGTTTATCCAAATTATGATTTATCAGTTGTAACTAATTTTACAATATTTGGTTCGTTACAAAAAAGATTTGAAGTATCAATACAAAAAATATTAAACTTTTTTCCTGCGGCAATTGAAGTTGATGCAATCTATTATGATTTTACATCAGGATTAACCGCTGAGAATATTATATATAGTTCAGTCCCAAATGAAACTGAATTTACAATTGATGTCGCAAGGATTAAAAATCCATTCAACATTGATTACTCAGTTAATTCTATAATTAATCTTCAAAACAGAGAACAAATATTTTCACCTATTAGGGATTTAACAAATAGATACCGAGATTATAGTTTGTTTGTTAATGGTAATGAATATCCAATTATTGATTTAGACCCAACAACAAGTTTATATTCTGGTAATCTTAAATTTATTGTTACAGGACAACCATTTAGTGGTGCTTCATCAACGGTAGATTCAATTTATATTAAACCAAACACATATTACACCGAAAAAGGATTTTCGGAAGATTTTGATGAGGTTGAAAAGTTCTTGTTAAATAGATTAGCGACACCACCATTTACAGCAACATTTAATGTTCCTGTTGAAACTGACTCAGGTGTTGTATCAATACAAACATCTACATTGACTTGGCCTAAAGATGGTCTTTGGAATTTAGATATTAGAACTCCATTATTTACAACTTATCTTGAGAAGTTAAATGAAATTGCGATTAATTTTGATTCATTCAAAACAAACTTAATTACCCGTTTTTTAACAACAGAATCATTTTTAGAATTTGACACGCCAGACCATAGAGTTGCTAAAGTATTACAAATATATGGAAGAAGTTTTGACCAAATAAAACAATTCATTGATGCGTTGGCATACATGAATTCGGTTAACTATACTCCAGGTAATGACATACCATCAATGTTATTGAAAAATTTAGCACAGACATTAGGATGGAGTACAAACATATCACCAATTACGAATGAAAACTTTTTAGATTCAGTATACTCGTCAACAGGTGTTACACAATACGCTGGTTTTTCAAGAGAACTTACACCATCAGAATTAAATTATCAATTTTATAGAAACTTAATATTAAACTCGGCATATCTTTTTAAATCTAAAGGTACAAGACGTTCAGTTGAATTTACATTAAGATTGGTTGGAGCTCCTGAAGCGTTGGTTGAATTTAATGAACACGTTTATGTTGCTGACCAAAGAATTAATATGAGACAATTTGGTGAACAATATGCTCAAATTACAGGTGGTACATATATTGAAAATACAACAGCATTAGCAACTGGTAATACATTTTCAATTTACGGTCAAACATATACCGCATTTACATCATCAACACAAACTTTTTTTGTGGGTGAAACAATTGATGATTATCCAGTTGATGAATTTGGATATCCAAGAGCACCAATTGAAACATCAGATTATTATTTTGAAAAAGGTGCAGGATGGTTTGAATCAACACCACAACACAGAAGTCCACAAATTGTAAATCAAACCACTTCAGTTTTTACTGGCAATAGCCCAAATGTTCAAACAACATTACAGCCTTTTACTTACGGACAAGAATATTTTGATAGATTCAGGAATTTCCCATATATGAATTTGGGTTATAACTTAAAACTTGTACCTGACAATAAAAAAAGTTGGCAACCACCAACATTCAGAGTTAGTGTTGAATCAGGGTATAATGCATATTATGTAGTTTCAGATGACAAATTAGTTCTTAATGCCAAGAATGTTGATTTGTTTATGAACCCTGGTCAAGGTATCCTTTATAATGTTTGGTCAATGTCCAAGAATTATAATTACCCAATTCCTAATTCAGGAATGACATCGCCATACCCAAGTTTGGAAACTTATGATTGGACATATATTAATCCTGAAGCAAACAAAAAAACATTCTTTGAATTCGCTCAAACATTTGTTAACAATACAATTAATATCAGAGACAGGTGGTATTCAACAGATGGTAAAACTGGTGGATATCCAACACTATTAAATATTTTTTACAATTACCTTCTTTCTGAACAAAATGTTGGAATTCCAAATGATGATTTTACATATCAAAAATTAATTGAATATGTTGATGGTCTTGGTCCATATTGGATTAGATTAACACAACAAATGATTCCAGCATCTACAATATGGAATACTGGTACCCGTTTAGAAAACTCAGCATTACAAAGACAAAAATATGTTTATAGAAGACAAAGAGGTTGTCAATTAGTACCAATTGAAAATGACCCATGTTTGGCAACAAGTCAATTATTTTCTTTTGATTGCACCAAACAAAGTGCAACATGTTCAATATATCCTTGGATTGGTGCAAACCCTGGTGATGTTACATCATTCTCACAAATTCTATATAACGTATTATACAATTACTTAGACACACAAGGTTATCTACTTTCAGATTGTAACGCAAACTCATTGTATTCACAATGGTATGTTGATGTTAAGATTGATGGGGCAACTGTAATACAAAATAAATTTTTTGATGGTTATGGAACAGGACAAGTTCCAACAAATAACCAATGGAAGACAGCGCTTATTTTAAATCTACAACAATTAGTTAATTATGGTTATTTCTTTTATGTGAACGGTAATGAGGTTACAATATATAACTTGACATGTGCTTCAAGTTCAGAACCAATTACTTTACAAATAAACGTGGGGGTTAATATAGACATTAGTTGTCAGTAAACTACCTTATAATAATATTTAATAGTTATGGCTTGTAGTACTTGTATTAGATGGATGGTTTGGAATGAATCGGACAGTGACCAAACATTTTATTATTATGATTGTACTGATGGTACCACATTATTAAGTAATTTATTTGGTGCTGGTCAATTTTATAGTGTTTGTGGTTGTCAAGCAAGTGGTTCTTATGCAACAAGTGACGATGTTTATATTGAAGATGGTGGAACAGGATATATAAATTATGGAGGATTATTATTACCTCCTTGTGAACCAGAACCAACACCATCACTTACTTTAACACCATTTCCAACAAGAACCCCAAATCATACACCGACACAAACACCAAGTGTAACACAAACGCCTACAATTACGTCAACTCCGACTGTAACACCAACAAATACTTTAACACAAACGCCTACAATTACACGAACTCCGACTGTAACACCAACAATTACACAAACTCCGACTATAACACCAACAATTACGCCAACGGAACCTCCACTAACTCCAACACCAACATCATCACCATATAACAATGGTAATACATTTGCATATACTTTAACAGTTACAGGTGCTTGTGAAACAGGATTGGGTTCGGCATTAATTACCGCTAGTGGAGGAACACCACCTTATACATTTGATTGGTATAATCCAAACTTAGGCACCGGTGACTACAAAACAAATTTACCTGCAGGAACTTACTATGTTAGAGCAAATGACTCGACAGCACCTACAAATAACGAATTTTATATTAACGTTGTTATTGGTTCAGGGTTGACAATTGGATTTCAAACTGAAGTTGCAACAACATGTGGTTTAAATAATGGTTCATTGACGGTAACAGCAACATCAAGTTGTAATATTATTAACTATTATTTATATTCTGCTTATGGATTTGCTGATTCACAAACAACCTCAACAAATATTGGGACGTTTAATAATTTATCGGCTGGAACTTATTCAGTAACAGCAGTTGACTGTGCTGGTTGTTCAGGAACTTCTGAGACTTGTATAATATATTCATCAAATACGCTTGATTACGGATTTTATATTGTAAATGACACCGAATGTGCTAGTCCAACAGGAAAAGTGTATGTTACTGGAGTTACGGGTAACGCTCCGTTTACTTATGAATGGTCTGATGGTATTACAGGAGATACTATTACAGGTCTTACAGCTGGTGGTTACGAAGTTACAGTAACATCATCAGATGGTTGTGTATTATCACAAGTGGCTACAGTAGATTATGTCCCAAGTATTGGGTTAGGTTCATGGACTGCGGTTACACCTTCTTGTTTTGTTGCTGATGGTTCACTTACATTGACTATAACTGGTGGAACTGGGCCTTATTATTATTCAGGTTCAAATGGTACCGTTGCGATTACTTATGCAACATCATATGTTTTTTCGGGATTATCGGCAGGACCATTCTCAGTAGATATTACTGACGCAGCTTTATGTAAAGCGACATTTTCAACAGTTTTACAAACGCCAAATACATTTAATAGTTTATCTGTTACTCAAACTAACTCTACTTGTGGTAGTAGTGATGGTAAAATATCAATTACATTAGACGGTGGTGAAATTCCATATACATATACATTAGTTTATCCTGATTCATCAACAGTTAATGCGGTTTCAAATTCAACTGCTTATGAGTTCGTTAATTTGGAAAGTGGAACTTATACAGTTTATGTTTCTGATAGTAGTGGTTGTTTATATGAACAAGAAATAACCATCATAGCCGAAAATCTTTATAGTGTAACAACATCAAGTTCAGGTTCAACTTGTAATTTAAATAATGGTAGTGTTACACTTACATTATCAACAGGTGGTACCGCACCATATACCTATCAATTAAGTACAGGTCAGTCCGTTAACACTAGTTTTAGTGCTGCAACGTTTGGTGAATTAGGAACTGGTACTTATGGTTATACGGTGACTGATACAACAGGTTGTGTTCAATCAGGAAATGTTACGGTATCATACGGTACACCATTACAATATTCTTTATACCCAACAGGTTGTGGAACTGGTTCAGGTGGTACAATCACGGCATTGATTAGTTCAGGTACACCACCATTTACATTTACTTGGTCTGATAATGTTAGTGGTAATCCACCAAATATAACTGTAACAGGTCTTACGGGTGGAACATATAGTTTAACAATAGTTGATGATAATGGATGTGTTCAAGCAAGAAGTACAATTATAAGTTGTACAGCAATTGAATCAACATATCAAATTTACACAATGTGTGAAAGAGAATTTCAATATACTTCAGGGACTGAACGAGGTATTCTTCAAATGTTAAATGAAGGCTATTATGATATTATATCTGGTCACACCAATTGTTTATTAAGTGCGGCAACTTTTGTTGCTCAAGTGGAAGTTAGTGGTGTAACATATACCGATTCTTTTTATACGGGTACAACATTATTAGACATTCCAACCAATCAACAATGGTATGATGCGGTTGAAACAATTTTATTGTCAATACCAGGTGTTAGTAGTGTTACAATAGATACGGTATCAAGTGTTGTAACAATAGCCACAGAAGGTGAATTGGCAAACCAACAAATTATAATTGACCTAATAATCCAATACGATATTAATTGTGTGAGTTAAAATGGCAATGATAGAAATCATATCAATAACAGGTACATCACCATATCAGGTGTATGTTTCTGATGTTTATGGTAATAACGAATACTTTGTTGGAACAATTGGAGGAGCGGTTCCACCTGTTGAAAATTTTTATCTTCCTACATTATTTGATAACGCACCGGCAATCATGTTAAAAATAACTGATGCTAATGGATGTTCAAAATTTAAAATTCTTGAGTGTAGATATGGTTGCGGATTTACAATTCAAGTGGTTGCTTCAGATTGTATTTATAATATTATTCTTGAACCTCCAAGTTGTGATTTTACTATTTAATTTTAACTTTTATTTTAAATTATTTAAAGTTTCATTTAAAAACTATAATGTCTTTGTATTTATATAGGAAATCAAAAATTAGATGGCGGTAAATTATGAAATTATTGTAGTAAATACGGCAAGCGGTTGTGATAACCCTGTCTCGTCACAATACTCAGTTACTGCGTGCTCTCAAAGTGTTATTATAAGATTTGATGGTGTAAATAATGCTGTAGGTCCTTTTGATATTTACACAGGAACAACAGGAACAACGGCAGTTTATACAGGTGCTTCAAGGACTGACATGTATAATGGTGTTGAAATTATACTTTCAGACCCTGCGGCTTGTTCAGGATTAACACCAACGCCAACACGAACAGTTACACCAACACCAACATTAACGCCAACCAACACTTTAACACCAACATTAACACCAACACCAACCACCACTAACGCAGGTGCTCCAACAACACCATCTCCAACACCTACAGTAACACCAACTAATACTGAAACTTTAACACCTACGGTTACACCAAGTGTTACAACAACATCAACACCTACAGTAACACCTACGGTTACACCAAGTGTTACAACAACATCAACACCTACAGTAACACCAACAACTTCTCAAACATCAACACCTACAGTAACACCAACAAATACTGAAACGCCAACTCAGACAGTAACACCTACTAATACACTTACTCCGACTCAGACAGTAACACCTACAAATACTGAAACGCCAACTCAGACAGTAACACCAACAAATACTGAAACGCCAACTCAGACAGTAACACCAACAAATACTGAAACACCTACTAATACACCAACTCCAACAGTAACACCAACAAATACTGAAACGCCAACTCAGACTGTAACACCAACAAATACTTTAACACCAACAAATACTGAAACACCTACTAATACACCAACTCCAACAGTAACACCAACAAATACTGAAACGCCAACTCAGACTGTAACACCAACAAATACTTTAACACCAACAAATACTGAAACGCCAACTCAGACTGTAACACCAACAAATACTAAGACACCTACACCAACATTAACACCAACAAATACACTTACTCCAACAAATACGCTTACACCAACCAATACAATTACACCAACTAACACAATTACACCTACTAAAACTGTAACACCAAGTGTAACACCGACAAAGACAGTTACACCAACGGTAACTCAGACACCAACTAATACAGTAACACCAAGTGTAACAGCAACGGTGACTAAAACACCTTCTCAAACACCTACTGAAACACCAACAAATACGCCAACGGTAACTCAGACACCAACTAATACGCCAACTAATACACTTACTCCGACAAACACTGTTACACCTACAAATACTTTAACACCAACACAAACACCAACGGTAACTAATACTCCAACAAATACTAATACACCAACATTGACTGAAACACCGACTAATACACCAACAGTTACACAAACACCAACTAATACATTAACTCCAACTAATACATTAACTCCAACTAATACATTAACTCCAACGAAAACACCTACTCCAACACCTTCTGGCGCGGCATTTAGGGCTTACATATTTGCTGAACCACAAACTAGTGGAGCTGATGCAACTTTATTAGCTTACGCCACAGCAAGTAATGCTCAAGAATGGTATAGTTATTTTTCAGTAGGTGGACCACCGAATAATGGAGCAGGAAATTATAGTGGTGATTTAAATATTTACGCACACCAACCTTCGTTTGTAAATGGTGGTAGTGATTTCGTAACTCCTGTTACTTTAAGCGGACCAATATCACAAATTAATTATTTATTTACTAACATCCAAGTTTCATCTAGTGTTGTAAATCCAACTTTGTCATATTTTTATTCAATTTGGTTACCTTTAGATGGTATTGGTGGCTCATTAAATAATTATGTTATGGATGTTGGAACATCACCAAGTGCAGATGACGTACAGGCGGCAGTACCAAGTTTAGTGCCATCAACAAATGCGTTTAACGTTACTGTTACTTCAGGAGCTGCGGTTCCAAGTGGAACTTATAGAGTTGTTTGGGTTACACCTAACTTCCTATTGACTGTAGCAACTGGTTCAAATTATTATAACGCAACATCAAAAACATAACCAAAACTAACTAAACAAAATAATCATCTATTTATAATCATATGTCATTTCCTTATAAAAATCCCGTAGCTAATTCCACGTTATCCGCACCCCAAGGTGTGTCATTAACAAGTACGCAAGGAACTAATTTTTCAGTTTCTCAAGTTGGGGGATATATGGAGGTTTATTATCTTGAAAATTTAAAGTTAACATTTAGTGGTACAGGGTCTCAAGCGTTATCCGCTAATACAATTCCAATTGCTATTGCGGTACAACCTAATACTGGTTTGTCATTCACTCAATTAACTCTTAATTCTGATAATATATCTTCAGGTAGAAGAAGATTAGGTATGCAAGTCCATGTACAAGAAAATGATACAGTTTATCAATATACTATTCCCAATTACACAGCTTTATGGGATTCGTTATCTGGACTTACAGGTACATCAGCAGTAACTCAATCATCTACTTTTACCACCGTAAATGCTCGTTCACAAGCAGGTAGAGATTTCATTGCTGCTTGGACTGGTTCAACAATTGAAGGTGTTAGTGGTGTTACAAAAAATGATGCTAGATGGCAAATATTTTATGGTTCTGATGTTCAAATTACAGGTGGAACTTATTTTTCAGGAACACAAGAATTAGATTTATTTAATAGTACTGGTGGTACTGTTACAATTACAGGATTTACTGGTACTGTCACAGGTGGAACATATAATAGTGGTAATGGCACGCTTACTTTAAACAATAGTGATGGTACTTCAGTAGCTGTTACAGGATTCACATCAGGTGGAGGAGGTAATCCACTTACAGTTTATGATGCCACGTCAGGTGTAACGGCAACAAACGTTACAGGAATGACTTTTTCAGGTGCTTCAGTTGTTAATAACGGAAGTGGTAATGTAATAATTAATTTTACGGGTGGAACTGCAGGTTCAAGTGGTTCTTCAGGTTCATCAGGAACATCAGGTATTTCTGGTATAGATGGTTCAAGCGGTTCTTCAGGTTCAAGCGGTTCTTCAGGTTCAAGCGGTTCTTCAGGAACAAGTGGAGAAAGCGGAACAAGTGGTTCTTCAGGTTCAAGTGGTTCTTCAGGAACAAGTGGTTCATCAGGTTCAAGTGGTTCTTCAGGTTCTTCAGGTTCAAGTGGTTCAAGTGGTTCTTCAGGAACAAGTGGAGAAAGCGGAACAAGTGGTTCTTCAGGTTCAAGTGGTTCAAGTGGTTCTTCAGGTTCAAGTGGTTCAAGTGGTTCTTCAGGAACATCAGGAGAATCAGGAACTAGTGGTTCAAGTGGTTCATCAGGTTCAAGCGGTTCTTCAGGTTCTTCAGGAACAAGTGGAGAAAGCGGAACAAGTGGTTCTTCAGGTTCAAGTGGTTCTTCAGGTTCAAGTGGTTCAAGTGGTTCTTCAGGTTCTTCAGGAACAAGTGGAGAAAGCGGAACAAGTGGTTCAAGTGGTTCATCAGGTTCTTCAGGAACAAGTGGAGAAAGCGGAACAAGTGGTTCTTCAGGTTCAAGTGGTTCAAGTGGTTCTTCAGGTTCAAGTGGTTCAAGTGGTTCTTCAGGTTCTTCAGGAACATCAGGAGAATCAGGAACTAGCGGAACATCAGGTTCAAGCGGTTCTTCAGGTTCCTCAGGAACAAGTGGAGAAAGCGGAACAAGTGGTTCTTCAGGTTCAAGTGGTTCAAGTGGTTCAAGTGGTTCATCAGGTTCTTCAGGAACATCAGGTATAGACGGAACATCAGGTTCTTCAGGTTCAAGCGGTTCATCAGGAACTAGCGGAACATCAGGTTCTTCAGGTTCAAGTGGTTCTTCAGGAACATCAGGTTCTTCAGGTTCAAGTGGTTCTTCAGGAACATCAGGTTCTTCAGGTTCAAGTGGTTCTTCAGGTTCATCAGGTTCATCAGGAACATCAGGTATAGACGGAACATCAGGTTCTTCAGGTTCAAGTGGTAGCTCAGGTTCTTCAGGAACTAGCGGAACATCAGGTTCAAGTGGTTCTTCAGGAACTAGCGGAACATCAGGTTCAAGTGGAGAAAGCGGAACAAGCGGTTCATCAGGTTCAAGTGGTTCTTCAGGAACTAGTGGGACATCAGGTTCAAGTGGAGAAAGCGGAACAAGCGGTTCATCAGGTTCAAGTGGTAGCTCAGGTTCTTCAGGAACATCAGGTTCAAGTGGTAGCTCAGGTTCTTCAGGAACTAGCGGAACATCAGGTTCAAGTGGTAGCTCAGGTTCTTCAGGAACATCAGGTTCAAGTGGAGAAAGCGGAACAAGCGGTTCATCAGGTTCAAGTGGTAGCTCAGGTTCTTCAG